GATGTACCTTGTGTTTTTGATGTTACCCACGCTGTCCAAAAGCCAGGAGGCAATGGGGAATCTAGTGGCGGTAATCGCGATTACGTTCCAGGTCTTGCTCGTGCTGCCGCTGCTATGGGTGTTAGCAACTTCTTCTTAGAAGTACACCCTGATCCAGACAACGCACCTAGTGACGGACCTAATATGCTTAAACTAGAAGACTTTGAGGATGTGGTTAAACAAATCAAAGTTGTAGGTGACGCAGCAAGAGGATACACCTGGTCATGACAACAGCAATACTAATACCAGCTAGGTATAACAGCACACGCTACCCTGGTAAACCATTAGCTATGTTAGATGGCGTTCCAATGATAAAGCGTGTGTATGACGCTTGTGTTGCGTCTAACCTACCAACATACGTGCTCACTGATGACATGCGCATCTTTAACTTATTCAATGTTGATAACTGCTGGGTTGATCAAACAGATTATGCCAATGGCACAGAACGATGCGCAGGTGCAGTTAAGAATGACTTCTTTGCAAAATATAATCAGTTCATTAACGTACAAGGTGATATGCCTGATGTGACTTTAGAAATGATTGAAAAAACTAAATGGCATTTACAACACTATTCAGTAACTACCATGTGCGCTATGATGCCAGCAGAACAGCAGAACGATCCAAACTCAGTTAAACTAGTAAGAGCAGCTGATAAGTGTTTGTGGTTTGGTAGAGGCATGACAGGATATGGCGATTGGCACTTAGGCATTTATGGATATAAGCGTAATGCACTAGAAATGTATCCTAATTTGACCAGCACACGTGAAGAGCGATTAGAAGGTCTAGAGCAACTACGTTGGCTAAAAAATGGATGGGATATAGGTGTATTCCCATGTGTGTTTAATGGTACCGAAATCAATACACCAGAGGATGCAGAAGCGTGGCACAAAAACTTAAATTAAAACGAATACTCGGAGTTAGTGCAGGATTTCATGATGCAGCATTAACTGTGTTGCATGATGACGAAATTGTATTTGCTGGCCATAGTGAGCGTTACAGTAAACAGAAAAACGATAATAATATTTGCCTAGAACTTGAGATGGCAGCTCTTGCACACGGTCCATTTGATAAAATTGTATACTATGAAAAACCGTGGAAACGGCAGTTGCGTAAATTGCTCAGCGGTGAACCCTGGGGCGGTAACTGGCGACTAAGGTCGGAACTTAAAAATACAATTCCAATAATAATGTCAGAACACAAAGGTGTTATAACCAGTGTTGGGCATCACATGAGTCACGCTGCTGGTGGATTTCAAACATCGCCTTACGAAGAAGCTGCTGTTGTTGTAATTGATGCAATCGGCGAAATAGATACTATCAGCATTTACAAAGCTAGATACGACGATGCTACCACTGGTTACTTGGGGTATAAGAAGCACAGACAGGCCCAGTACAAGCGTGTTTGGTGTCAGCAGTATCCTAACAGCATCGGCATGTACTATAGTGCTGTTACACAGCGTGTAGGCTTGCGCCCAATGGATGAAGAATACATCACAATGGGTATGGCAGCATATGGCGATGCATCAAAAGCATACCACACGTTGGTTGATAATTTAATAGACAACACATCAACAGCAAAATTTAAAAGAAACCTGCACATTGGCATGCAAGACTTGGAGTTTTCTGCAGGCGTTGACGAAATGGATATTGCAGCCGCAGGACAGCAACTTTGCGAAGAGCTGATTATGCAAGTGATGCACAAGGCCAAAGAATTAACAGGTTCAAACAATCTTGTTTACATGGGTGGTGTTGCACTTAATTGTGTAGCGAACAGCAAGCTGGGTGATATTTTTGACAACATATGGATCATGCCCAACCCGGGAGATGCAGGCAGTAGTTTAGGTGCCGCGGCACTAGCATATGGTAAAAAGGTCAATTGGCGCACAGCATTACTGGGCACTGATATTCCTGGCAAGTATCCAGTAAAGAAATTAATCAAACAATTAAAGACTAAAAAGATAGTAGGAGTGGCAAGTGGTAAGGCCGAGTTTGGCCCACGTGCTCTTGGAAACAGAAGTTTACTTGCTGATCCACGTGGTGCCGAAATTAAAGACAAAGTAAATGAAATAAAAAAGCGGCAAAAGTTTCGTCCTTTTGCTCCAGTGATACTTGAAGAACATGTACACGATTATTTCAACATGCCAAAAAATCAAAATACATCACATTACATGCAGGTAGTAGCGCCAGTTAAACACCCGGACCAGTTTCCTGCTATTACACATGTAGACGGTACAGCAAGAGTGCAAACAGTGCCCAGCGACAGTAGTGGCATTAGACAATTATTAGAAGCTTGGTACGAAGAAACAGGGTGCCCGATGTTGTTAAACACATCATTGAATATCCGTGGCGAACCAATGGTTGATGACAGAGCAGATGCAGATAGATTTGAAAAACAATATGGAGTAAAGGTGTGCAGCTAAAACACATAAAAACACGTTACAGTGAAAATTTTGCATATCATGCAAACGATTCGGTTATTGGCATGCAGTTAACACAGTATGGTGAGTATCAGCAAAGAGAAATCAATCTGTTATCCAATCTAATAAGACACAATGACGTAGCATCGGTTGTGTGGGAAGTGGGCGCAAACATTGGAACACATGCTATGGCATTTTCCAAAGTGGCAAAACAAGTTGTATGTTGGGAAGCAAATCCTCAACACTTTGCAATATTGAAATTGAATACCAAAGGCAAACTGGCTCCCAATATTCACTGTATTAACAAAGCCATTGGTGCACCTGATGTTGAAACTATTACAGTTGAGCAGTTCGACGACACAGTGCCTGGCAATTATGGTGCAGCAAGAGTTGGCAGCAAAACTGGAACAGTTGTTGAATGTCGCACACTGGACAGTTATCTAATGGAACTGCCGCCACCTAGCGTGGTCAAGATTGATGTCGAGGGACATGAAATTGATGTACTAAAAGGTGCAATTGGTTTGATGTTAATCACAAAGCCAATTATCTATATGGAAGCTGGTGAGCAAACTGACACCAGCGAACACTACAACATGCTTGACAAGCACGGATACAAGATGTGGTGGTATGCTTGCCCAAATTACAATCCAGAAAATTTCAACAACAACACTGAAAATACCTGGGGCGACACACATATCTTTAGTATACTGGCTATACATGAAAGTGTTACTGGACTTGAAAACATTGACTTGCCGCCAGTGGAAGGTCCTGATGATTCGTGGACAAGATTTTGCAATACAATTTCACCGTTAGGGGCCGAAGATTTTGCTGATAGATGATGTCAAAGAAGCACTACGTCAAGTGCACGATCCAGAAGTTCCAATTAATGTATTTGATTTGGGATTAATCTACAACATTGAAATAACCGGATCGCATTGCATGGTGGAACACACACTTACTAGCATGATGTGCCCGTTTGCAGATCAAATTTGCAATGACATCGACGTAGCAGTGCAAGGCGTTGAAGGTATTGAAACTGTAGATAGGCAACTAGTGTTTGATCCACCATTTAGCCTGGACATGGTGCCAGAAGATACTAAAATTATAATGGGCTGGGGTTAGAGATAACTCTCTAATCCACCTTTGCGCCTAATGTCTTGTGTGCAACAACTAATACCACCATCCCAGAAATAACTGTGACGCAGTTCGCTAATAATAGGATTGATTTTGTGCTTGGCGCAATAATCAAATACTTCTTTATTATACGCACTAAAGACAACATTTTCTTCGTCTAACACAAGGCAGTTAACATCGAACACTGTGTCGCTGACAAAGCCAACCCATTTACTGAGATACTGGTCTACAAAGTTGCTGAATTCTTGTGTTGGGGTTTGTCCTTGCACATACCAAGAGCCGTTGAAGTTTTCTTCTTTAAACTTACCAACTTCCATTGCAGCCCAGATACTACTATCCCATATTTTACAAACGTCCCATCCCGGAAAGTCTTCGGCTAAGTTGAGTTGATCATCCCACTTGCTTGAAAGAATAACACCTGGTTTGAGAATGGCAAATACAGCATCGCCGTGGCCGTCTGTAATTGCTTCGTGTACACGATATTCTGGGCCTAATGCATTTTCTACAATCCATTTAGTTTGATGCGGTTGTAAATAATCGCTATTGTCAAAGAACACGTCACGACCAACACGCACGATGCAACTAGCACTAGCACCATTTAAAATGCAATCAGGATCAAATGTTTCACCGTGTGGGTTAATAACTTGATCTCCGTATTCGGCACAAATATCATTTAATTCGTCAACTGGCAATACTCGCAACAGCTTGTCACCTAAACTAATCTGCCAATCACGTGGTGTAAGCGGAGGCAATGGTGCGCCACCGTCGGCGACTTGGCCTCCTTGGAAATTGTCTTTATCGGGTAAACTAGGGCGTTTTACAACAGCACCATATTCTTCACAAGTCTTTTGCAAGTTGTCCAAGTCTTCGTTTGTTTCTGCTAAAATTTGTTGTAGCTGGTTACGAACTTGTGCATCGTCGATAAAGTCAAAGTAGTCAGGTGTGTATGCACGACCAACAATAACTTCTTCCAATGGTTGCCAACTAGTATAGCTGCTTACTTTGCTCATTTTAATTTTCCTAATATTGTTTCTAATCTATTGGCTTTGCTAGCCAAGAATAACTGTTGATTGTGCAGCAAATCTTCTTTACAATCTATATACATTTGATGTATTTTTTTAGATTTTGCAATTCGTTCCATTTCGTTGCACACTGCATTCCAGCGCTCAGTGTTGTTAGCAATGTTGTCATAGCTGTGATCAACCACATGATCGAATGTCTTGTATCCCATGTCACGTAACTGTTGTATACTACCAGCGGCACCAACAATTACAAATGGCTGTGCATGCTTAATAGGTTTAAATGTTTTTTCTGTTAAGAACACACCATTGCTTTGATCTACATCTAAATGTGTTTCAATTACAAAATTAAAGTATGCATCGTCGTGATGTGCTGCCACAGTGTGATGGTACAAATTATGTTCGTTGCTGCTCAACAGGTCAGCATGGAACGGGCATAGCTTTAAAAAGAATTCGGTGTGATGTCTAAGGCTACCAAAGCTATCAACTTCGACTGGATTATCTTCTGGTAAATCACCCACACTAATATCAGCATTGTAACTAAAGAATCCTTTTTCGTGCAACCCTTTCATCCACAGTCTGGTCATTGTATTAGCCCGCCACCATTTGTGTGTGCGCACAAGTGCAGTAAAATTTTTACTGCGTGGACGGTCATGGAATTCAGTTGCTAAACCTTCATTACGGAGCCGGTATAACAGCTCGTCGTCACATAAGTAGCTGAATTGTGCAAGATCATGGCTTTTAGTGTTTGCGGTGGTAAAATGCAGGTTTTCTGGCGAAATGCCTGCTGTAACCATTTGTTTTTTAATATGTTTTTTTATGCGAAAAGGGTTATCTCCTTCGCTGTAGAAAAACCAAATTTTTAGTTGGTTGTCTACGAGACGTTTTACAACGTTTTTTGGGATAATATCAAACCATTCCACAGTGAAATCAAAAAAGCTAAGACTAATTGGATATATGCTGCCATTGGGTGCATCATCAGTTTTGACCACAGTGTAGTCAATGCCTTCTTGTTTTAGATATTCGTAAAAATGCACTGGTTCGCTAAACGGGCTGTTCAAACTAAATTTGCGCCATTCTGGTGTGTACGGAGCTGCATCCCAAGTAGCACAGTTAGGAAAAGGCACATCGCCTTTAAATTGATCTGCACAAAATGTTACCATTGATTTGTCATTTCGTTGAGTTCGTCCCATAGTATGTTCTCAAACTTGTCACTATAAAACCAGTCGAAGTTGTGTTGTACAGTATTACTTACAGCCTTTTGCAGAGAGGCTTTTTCTTTTTGGCTCATATTGTTAATATCGTATAATACTTTGCCGATTTCCTGAGTTCGTCTGTCGTCTTCGTGCTCGTCGTAACTTTCGTCCCAGAATTCGCTGAATGTTTTAAATCCGTAACGGCGCAAATATTCTAAACTGCCTTTGCAACTCTGTATTATAAACGGCTGTTGCATTACTATAGGCTTAAATGATTTTTCAGTTAAGTGTTGCTTGTTACCGTCGTACGCTGTTTCTGTTACAACTTGTATTAAACTATTGTTTGCTTGTTCCCATAAATCAATTCTATGACTTTGTGCAGCGTATCCACTACCATTGTCAATGGTAAGAGGTAATCGAACATTTGGTACCTGTAAGTTATACTTTTTGCATATAGCATTAATCGACAACCCTTCATATGGGCATGTGTCTGGAAATGATATAAGATTTCGGTCCAACATATTTCTGTTTGCAAACTGATTTAAAAGTTCAATTCGATGTCGACGTTCACCACCAATTATATTATTAGGACAAAGAAATGTATTATATGGCTTGCGCTCTGCAAAAGGTTGTGCTAAACTAGTTCTGTTATATCCCCGATACCAGTCAAGTGCAGCCCATCCATGAAAAAAATAATAGTCGCTAGTGAGTCCATAAGTATCACAAGCCCACTGAGCATCTTCGCTATTGTATTCACTGGTAACAAGTCTTTTGATGTTGGACTCAAACATATCTAAAAATGGTGTGATAAAATTATGAAATCTAAATCTATTCAACACTTCTTGATCCCAGAATATAACTCTAGTGCTATCTTTGGGATTTCCAGTTTGTTCTGGCAGCATGCTCCAATTGGCAGGCGGTTGACTACGTATGTTTTGAAAATCCGTTGTACCAAAGGGGTCAAACCAGTGCAAACCAACTCGATAGTTGCAATTATCTTTGCAGCCTTCGTTGGTCTGTGCCAATGCACGTGGCAGAAAAACATTATCGTAAACTTCGTCGATTCTAATCATGTTTGATAAATTTTATTCCATAGACATTAATGAAGCCTGCAAACTCAGCAGGACTAGGTACTTATGGGTATTAGATGACCGGTGTGATTATTCTAACTTTGACTTCTCCTGGGAGCCGGCACCTTGGGAAAGTGAACAAATACACGTGTGGCCCAGTCAGCACCAAGAAAACTCTGGCACTATGCTTGTCCCAAAACAAGGAGCTGTGGACAAAAACTATAATCATGACATTATAAGACACACCGGGCAAGCACCTAGACTGCATATAAAACACAGCCCATCCAGTCCGGACTTGGGTGATATCAACACACGATATATCAGTGATTACTTGGGCACAATGCGTCGAGTGTTAAAGAAAGTAGATTGGGAGTATTGTTGGGTTACAGCTGATGTTTGCAATTACGAAGATTTTGATTTCACTTGGCATCACAGTGAATACCAGCACGACATGCTGCACGTATTTCCTAGCAATGAACAAAAGTTTGGCGATACTTTTTATGTGCATGTGCCTAGTTTTTTAGCTAAAACAGAAAACTTAAAAATACTTGAATGGTTTGAAACACTGCATTTTGTTACAGATGTTTGGACAGTAAAACGTCAGCCTATGCCTTTTGTTGACTTCGACGCAGACACTGTGGTTGATGCAGTATGGCAACACGAATTTGTTGAGCCTTATGCAGTATTTCGTCGTTATGACAATGCGCAGATTGATGTGCCAGCAATTAGTTTGTGGCAAGAACAAACCAAGACAGTTGTCCCATTAGTAGCAGGTGCAAGTACTGTATTAATTCCGCGAGAAGTTAAGAATCATTTAAATGAGCAAATTTATGACTATCCATGGTTGGATAAAAGCCGTCCTACACTTCCATCTCGGCCTCAGGATATTGTTTATATCAGTTATGATGAAATTGATGCTGAAAAGAATTATAATACATTATTAGAAATAACAAAAGATTTGCCTAATACTGTGCATCGTGTGCACGGAGTCAACGGCATGCAACAAGCGTTGCAGGCAGCAAGCTCAAAAAGCAACACACCCTGGAGTTATCATGTGTTTGCAAAAACTGAACTAAATCCAGAGTTTAAGTTTGACTATGTACCCGATTATATGAAACAACCTAATCACTATATTTTTAATTGCAAAAACATGAGCAACAATTTAGTATACGGGCACATGGGAGTTATATTATATAATAATCGCTTGGTAATTGAAAGTGCTGATTACAGCGAGCTAGGACTAGACTTCACAATGAGCTTTCCAGTTGAAGTAGTTCCTGAGCTAAGTTGTTATGGAAACTTTGCTACTAGTCCGTATCAAGCTTGGCGTACTGCATTTAGAGAAGCTAGTAAATTGAGTTACTTCTTGGATGGAAATCCTAACATGGAAGCTCGTCATCGATTGCATGTATGGACCAGCGAAGCATACGGCCCACACAGTGAATGGGTGTTAAATGGTGCCCGCGATGGTGTGGAGTTCTTTAAAGCAACTGGTCCAGATTTGCCTAAATTAAAGGCTGCATTTGATTGGACCTGGCTGAGACAGTACTTTGATTCTAAGTACGGATCCCTTTAAGGGAATCAATAACATTAGCAACTTCTAATGCATTGCGTATGCCTGTGCTTGGTGTAGTACGATTAACAACACAATCTACCCAATGCTTTAATTCGTATTCCAAGGGCGAATATTCGTAATCGTATTCATATACTTTAGGGGAAGCATCGGTTATACTTCTGCGATCTTCTATACTGTGTTTGCTAACAGTAACAGTGTTAGCATCTTGGTCCCAAACAATTTGTCCTTTGGTTCCTAGCAACACAGTGCGACGAATACGCACTGGACTATACCAGCTGACATCAATATCGTAACCGGGTGTGCCACTAAACCAAACTCTGTCAGGTACTACATTATTACTGTAGTTCCAACTTTGTGCATTGGTTACAGTCATTGGGCCTTGGAAATAATTCACAATGCTGATATCATGTGTTGCTAAACTCAGCACTGGATCTGTTTTAGTCTGATAAATTCCCCAATTTGATCTTTCACTGCGAATATAAGTCAAGTCGCCAATGTCGCCGTTATCCAGCATGCTTTTAATCAAATGTATTTGAGGATGGTGCAGGAATATGTGACCTACCATTATCAATTGATCATCTTTAAGATGGCTGGCAATGTCTTCAATTTGTTCAGCAGTTTCGGCCATTGGCTTTTCGACATACACATCGTGCCCACGTTTAACCAGCTCAACTGTTTGCTCGTGGTGCTGCCACAATGGTGTTGCTAGTATAACTGGATCACTGTTGTTGATGTCATTGATGGTTTGGCCGTTGCGTATGTCAATTACTGTTGCATCAACATCGAACTGCTTCAAGCTTTCAAGGAGTTTACTTCCCCAGTAGCCCGCTCCGACCAAATTCATTTTCATGATTTCCAACCTTTAACATTGTCTACTACATAATCAACTTCGCTGTCAGTCATGCTATACCAACACGGTATGCTGAGTATTTCGTCTACAGTGCGCTCAGTGACTGGCAAACTACGGCTCCACTGTGCAAATGCTGGTTGTTGGTGAGCAGCTCTCATATAATGAATGTTTGTTCCAATGCCAGCGTCATTGAGATGTGCTTTTAAACTTTCCCTATTGGCAGTTTGTATTACATACACATACCAGCTATGACTGTTACCTTCTACAGTAACAGGCGTTTTAATCACACTTGATAACTGTTCGGTATAATAGTTACAGATTTCTCTTTTGCGCTCAAGCCAGCCATCTAGCTTGGGCAATTTAGCCATAACAACATTGCTTTGTATGTTGTCAATTCTAGCATTGTATCCAACTTCTACAATGTTGTAACGACCAGTTCTACCATGATCTCTATACTTGCGAACTTCATTCATGTAATGCTTGCTGCCACTTACTGCGCCTGCATCACCTACTGCACCCAAATTTTTCACAGGATTAAAGCTCATACAAGTAATGTCACTGAGGCTTCCCACCGGACGACCGTTCCACCGGTTGCCCACACTTTGTGCAGCATCCTCTACCATTGCAAGATTGTAATGATTGCATATGCTGCGCACTCGCTCAATGTCGGGGCATTGTCCGTAAATGTCTACAAATAGTACAGCACGAGTGTTTTTATTAATCAGTGTTTCCAACTGATCAAGATCAACTAGCCAAGTGTCTGGATCAATGTCGCAGAACACCGGAGTAGCTCCACATATAACAATACTTTCGGGCGTAGCAACAAACGTATGGCTCACTGTGATTACTTCATCACCTGGTCCGATGTTCAATGCCCGCATTGCACAATAAAGTCCTGTAGTGCCGCTACCGCAACTTGCTACATCATCGGCACCAAGGTATTCTGCAAACTTTAGTTCAAATTCTGTAACATCAGGTCCTGTAATAAAACTGTCGATATCGAGGCAACGTTGTATTGCTGCATCGATATCTTGTTTACAATCCTGATATTGGGCTTGTAAGTTAGTAAATGGTATTTTCATGCAACTTGTGCTTTGTTAACGGCCCAATAACTACTGTTTGTAAGCCAATCATAATAGATTTGAAAGCCTTCATCAATATCAACTTTTGGATCAAATCCAAAGTCTTTTCTTGCTGCATCAATGTTTAGTGCACCACGACTTGGGAAGTCGTCGTCTTTTGCATGCATGCTAACTGAGCCTTTACCAGCTAGTTTAACTGCAAGATTTGCAGCCTCTTCCAGTGTGCAGCTATGACTCTTGGTGAGATTGTATGTGCCAACGTGCTCGCTGAATGTAGCAGCAATCATGCCATCAGCTGCATCATCAACATATGTAAAGTCCAGTTTCTCTGTAGCACCATTAACTTGAAGTGTTCCACCGGACATTGCACTAATAAGGAATTTGCTGATAACTCTATCACCTACATCTAACGGACCGTACACTGCACTAGGACGAACAATCACATAATCTAAGTTGTGTGCACGTTTGTACTGACGCATGATTTGCTCGCCAGCTGCTTTCCAAATTGCATATGCACCTTGAGGATTTAGTACTGCATCTTCGTTTACATCATCTTCGAAGTCGCCATACACCATGCTAGAACTAGCATACAATACTTTTTTAACACCATGTCGTGCACAACATTCCATGATGTTAATCAAGCCCTCGCCCATTGTGTGTGCTGCATCAATTGGGTTGTGCTTTACTGCTTTTTCTCTTGGAAAGCTAGCCAAGTGAATAACATAATCTGGATTAAAGCTTGCAAAGACTTCATCAACTTTGCCATCACAAATATCTAATTTATAAATGTGGGTGTCTGGAGAAATCTTTTTAATACGTTCGTTGTATAGGTACTCTAGTTCTTCTTTGTTGATGCTGTTGTAGGTTGTGAGTACATCGATGATTTGTACTTCATGTCCTACTGATTGCAGCTTTGCGACAACATTGTGACCAATAAGCCCCAAGCCGCCTGTTACTAGTACTTTACTTCCTACAGGTAATGTAGCTTCGGTTGCTACTTTTTCTGTTTGTTTTTTCTTTTGATTTGGGTGCTTCTTTTTAGCCATGTTTGTTTACCTTTTATATTCTAGTAATTAGTTGCTTAATTCTAGGCTGTGTAGTTTTTAATGTTTGGAAAAATATAGTTAATAACTTTTGCACAAGCATGAGCAATTTCCATATGCTCCTTTTGTGTGCCATTGGCACCACGCAAATCAATGTAATGAATCCAACTACGAATAGTTCCGTTCATATACAGTCTTGTTTTTGTATTACCCTCGGGCAGCACTGCACGAGCTTGTTCTTTGGCAATGCCGTTTTTGATGGCCCAGTTGTAAGCTTCGCTGGCTGCATCAATTACTTTTTGCTGTTCAGTTGCCCAGGCATAGTGAATATCTTCTTCGCTGTCGACTTCTACACTGTTCTGCCTGTTCTTTGTATCTTGCAAACGTGCTTCACGCAATACAAACATGTCTCCCATTTCTGCAGGATTAGCATAACGTTGACTGAACTCCTGGAATGAAAAACTTCTATGACGCACAATTTGATGTGCAATATCACGTGTCGTTTCGATTTCCAAGCAAGCACTAACCATTTCAAATGGTGACCAATGCTGATGTTTAACAAGATAGTTAAGAAGACGTTCGCTTGTTTCGTTGTTGATCTGTGCACTGGGATTTGATACCTTAGCGCAAAATGCAATCAAGTCTTGAAGGTCATCCAATCCTTCGGATACCAAGTCTTCTGTTGCCTTCGAATAGGAAATAAGTTTCACACTCATAAATTTGCCAAATACTTTCTAGTTAGGGGTTGAATTTGCTCGGCTACGGCAGCTACATCTATAACAAACATTAAGTTAACAATGTCTTTACCGAAGTCACCAATATTGCGATTAACTACAACTTCGATGTCTTCTATTAGTAAACCTTGTTTTCTTAATTTACTAAGATTAATTGTTCGTTGCTTGCCACCACGAAGTTTAAACACTACCTTTTTAACACAATCAATTGGAATCATGTCCTGATCGATACTGTTTATAACTTCGTCCCATTTTTCTGTTTCAGTGACGCTTAGATTCATTAAGCAACAGATGCTTTCTTAGACGGACGTCCACGTTTCTTGGGAGCATTGCCGTCAGCAGTGGTGTTAGTAGTAGTCTTGGTAGTTCTTTTTGCTTTGGCTTTAGGTGCTGGTTCACCTAGCATACTTGCTGCTTCTGCTTGCATGCGCTGTGATTCGGCAATCAAACTAGCTGCCTCAACTGCCATGCGGTCTGCTTGGGCTTTGAGGTTGTTTGCAATACTTGCATCATCAAGTGCACCTTGTGTTGGTGCAACCATTGGAGAAGGGCGTGTACCCGGGTTAGATGTTTCATTCAACGAACCTTTGGCAATATCCTGCGGTGCACCAACTTCGCGACCGTAGTCATCTCTGCGACTTGCTTTACCAGTATAACCTGTGTTTGCATCAAGTTCGGCCATACGGCGCACTGCATCTTCGCCGGTTTTCATTTCATTGATAATCTTGTTCATTTCGTCTAAACGAACATGGCTCTGCGGAGTAGGCGTAACAATAACTTGTGCAGTTTGTACTTTCTTAATCATGCCTTCTTGGTGTAATCGCTGCAAGATAACTGTACCATCACCGAACATTTTACTACCAAGCGCATCGCCTAGACTGTCAGCTTGTTGTGCTTCATTGCTTTCAATTGCTGCCATTAGTGTGTTATGCATGTTTTGCTGCAATGTGTCTGGGTATACCACTAGGCACATGTGCTCATCACCGGGCACTTCTCTAAAGATAATTGCTACTTTGCGATCACCTTGTTTACCAACATGTTTAATCATTTGTTTCTCCTTGCTCTGCAACATCTTCGTCGTCAGGCTTTGTTGTTTCAGTAACTGATGCTAACCAGCTTGATATTTTATCGTATGTTAATCCCACGACTTGCAATTCGTCTGCACGAAATGCACCTCTAGTGCTTGCTGTTTCAATTATTTGCTTACAGTATGCAATATCCTGTACTGATAAAGCAATTTCTTCTGCGGGTGTATCGTTTTCGTTTTCCATACTAATACTTATCGTTGTTATCGTTAACTGCGCAGTTTATCTGCTGTTATAAAGTGTTTTGACCATGATTTCGGTAAAATTACCTGTCCATGTAGTAAGGTGTTTCAAATGGTTCGCCCCACTCGTACTTGTTATCAATTACCCATGAACGCTCTGCACCCAACGACACCTCCCAATCCCAATCTACCAAGATTTCGTTGCCGTTTTGCTCGGGCTGTTGATATTCGTATTCACATCCCGGAGTATCAGCCTTCATTGTATAGTGCCCATGTTCCAAAGGGCGGGTCGGGATTAGGATCACCGTGAATAATCCAAACTGTGTCACAGTAATTAGAATCTCCCCAACTGTTCCATGGGTACCCATCTGTGAACACCAACAAGCGTTTGGGTTCAATTTCTTCTTGTTTAAGATAGTTGAATATAGCATCAAAGTCAGTGCCGCCGCCGCCCATTAATTCATAGTCACCGATGTCGTCTAAGTTGTCCGCAGTAAAGTCTTGTGGGTTGTAAACATTTGTGTCAAAGCAAAACAAGTGAATGTTGAAGTTACTAAACTCCTCCATAATACCTTTTACTTCGCTTAGAAAATCCATGCCCTGCTCTGCACTAATAGATCCACTCATGTCCATTGCAATTGCAACATCGATGCGCTCGTCGTAATCCATGCCCGGTAGAATAGCATCACAATCCCAACCTTTACGATTCAGTCGTGTAAATGTATAATCGCTTTTAATTGTGCTTTGCAATTGCATGCGCAACAATTCACGCCAGTCCATCTTGGGTTCTGTTAAATGCTGAACAAGTCGTTTCACACCACCTGGTATGTTTCCTGCATCTGATGTTTGTGCAGCACTCAGCATTGCTTCTTTGATTTCTTGTTTAATCTGTTCACGTTCTTCCTTGCTGTACTGTGCTGGGCCTTTTTCATCACCGTCGCCTTCACCTTCACCGTCAAGATGTTGATCCAGCATTTTATCTAACAAGTCTTGTAGATCAATTTTTTCTGCATTTTCGTACAAGTCATCGTATACTTCCTCTGCACTCCAGTCAGTGTACTTGGTGTCGTACAAACACGGAACAGTGGTGATAAACTCGCCCACTCTGTGTTTTTTAAGATCAGCATTTACGCAATAATCAGCAGCAATGTTGAACAATTGCGGGTCACGCTCCCCCCGACGACCAAAATGGTCGTACACACAGTGCAATACTTCATGTCCAAACAAGAATTCAACTTCTTTGGGCTTGAGCATTTTGATAAATTTAGTGTTGTAATAAAAGTTTCTGCCGTCTGTTGCAGCGGTTGAACACCATTCGTCTGCGTTGACCAATTTTAAACGTGTAGCAAGGTTACCAAAAAAGCTGGCACGAAGCAACATGCCCACCCGGGCAGTTACTAGCAATTCACGCACTTCTCGATCTAGTTTGGGATCCATTGGGCCTAAGATGTCTTTGAACTGGTCAGATACATCTTTGTTTACTGTGGTAGTGCTCATGGCTTTCTCCTAAATGTTATATACATTGTAACACATGTGCATGCAAAGTCAACCTAATTCTTTCTCAGCTAATTCAAAATGTTGAGTTAAAAACAAGTCCATTGTGTATATTTGTCGCCCTTTGTATTCAAATACTGTGTTTTGATTGTGCTCTAGTATATCCGCGCATTCACTATAAAATGATTGTGTGCCATTTTTTATAATGTCCTGTAATTGTGCCAGCATTAATCTAACACGATCTTCGATACGTGGCTCGTTATCATAACTTTCGTCGATGATACCGCTGAATGTCCGAAAGCCAAGTTGTTTCATATATTCTAATTGGTAACGAGTGGTTACTAATAAAAATGGAGTTTTTGTGATCAATGGTTTTATTGTTTTTTCAGTGATAAAATATCCACTATGATACAATGTCTCTGGAACAATTTCTAACCATGAGTCTGAATACAAATCCATTGACGGGTGAAAATCTGATGTTCCGGGGATAGTAGGTGGCAATTGATGCCCGGCCCAACTTGGTGTGTTGTATACTTGAGACTTGGTTGTATAGCTTGCATGCCCACAATCAAGTAATCCCGGAATATCATTAAGTTGTTTCCATAATACATTACGATGAGGACGTCTTCTTTTTTTGCTAGTAGTTAACAAGTAATCTTTTGAGCAATTGTGTTTATCTACTGTAGACTTGTATATTCTTGCTGCAAATCCCAAACCTAATCCTAGGAAAAAATTAGTTGGCAATGTATGAATGTGTATGTTATTAAGATTATTTGCTGGATGATTGTTAGTTAAACTTCCGTCAGGGAATAGAGTAACTGAGCCGGGTAATACATGCAAATCGAGATTAGATATCAATGAAAAATAAAGAATCATGTTAGGCAAATTATCTATGTCAGACCACACCCAAATTTTGTTGCCATTGTTACAAAATTTAATAAGTTGCGCCCTCAATGATTCCCATGTACATAGTTCATAAAAAATAGTATTACTAACAATTAGCAATGTAGAATCGTCTTGTGTTATACTTGGTTGCAAATTATATGTATTAGTATCACTGTCCCACAAATCATCTAGTGTGTAATCAATTTGATTAAAATCTAGGTAGCTGGTTAAGATATTCATTCCTTCGGCCCGAGAAACAACAATTTTCATTTTTTTTCCTGTCTTAATTGTAATATCCAGGCACCAGAATTAAATTTTACTTGTTCGTAGCTTCTGACATATCTATTAGACGATGCCCAATTCGGAAATTCTTTCATCATAGCACCTTGGCCAGTTATTACTCGTATTTGTTTTTTTCTTGCATGATAACTGTCCTGGACAAATACATTAAACTTCTTCCATGCATCATGTAGTACATAGCCGTGCAAGTCAATGGTCCTCATATTATACTCTTGAGTTAATTGGCCATTTGAGTTTAAAGAATGCAAGTTCTTTGTCACTCTTAATGTATATGCGCCGTTCGTTGTAACTGTTGGCCCAACTCCAGCTGTAGTTTACCATGCTCGGTGTATCTTCGGCAGTTAAGTTCCAAAGTAACTGTTGTTTGTGTGATTCTAATATGTACTGCCAGTCACGTATTTCGGCGGTGTAACCGTAGACATCCATCATCCATTTTGTTGCAATATGGAATTGCAACGGACCTTCATGTTCCTTTTTAAATTCCAAGAAATATTTGAAATACTTCTTATGACTGTATCTACCGTCTAATTTTTTGGTAATATATTGCATTAGACTCCAAACCGCTTTACAACTGCGTTTTCCCAGACAAATTTGTCTTCAAATTGCAAGGTTTTTAGTTGGTTCTCCCAATGTGCAGCAAAGCTTCTTGCTTTATTGCTCACTGGAAATTTCACACAATCGAGGTATTCTAAATGCTCTATTGGAGTAGGATGATGATCGATCCGTCCACTTTTAATAAAATGCCGCCAGGTTAAAAAATCAAATTCTTCATCAATTTCTTTCATTACACTGGCATCTACATTGTCGTCTTTTTCGTCAACAAAATCATTAAAAGCGGGCCAGCTGCTACCTGCTACTGCATTATATTGTTCAGCAAATCTTTCCAATTCTTCTGTTTCTTGTATTTTAGAATTACCTATAGCATGGTAATCCCGACTGTGCCAGTCGCCGTTGAAGATTGTTTCCCACACACTAGGTTTTACTTGCTGTATTACATGCGCATATAGTTCTAATATTTGTTTGGATATAACAGGAGATTGTTTTGTAAATATAGCAGGCACTATCTTTTCAACTGTTGACATCCATTTGTTTGATTTAAAATCAAGATCAATTGGCATCATTGAAAAGAAATGTTGTTTGCACCCAATTTGAGTTAATAAATCATAACTACTTTGCATATAGGTAACAGTATCCAGTAGATACCCAGTTAAGTCCGTGAAGTTATCAACAAACTCTGCAGGATATGTACTATTGTATATACTACCTTGTGTAAACCATTTGCCGTTGAGGAATCTGTCTTCTCTTGCTTGACTACTCCACATTATAATAACAGTATCATCAGCAGTAATATTATTACGTTGGTTGCATTCAATTAAACTAGAATGGATATGTTTGTTTCCTGCTCCGTTTTCTCCCCAATTTTCGTAGTAATCATAGTCTTGGCCGACGATGTCAGCCCATGTAGGCCAAGCATAATTTGTAAAACTGCATCCAAATGTAAAAAGACGTTTCATGCTAGTATTTAAGTGAAAACATCACTGCATCTGATTCTTTTCGAAAATGAAATATTACATTAAGTGATTCAGGTTCGTCGCCTACGACATGATCAGGCCGCTGTATTAAGTCGAGTTCGTTGCTCCATTGCCAACGCTCACTGGGCCTGCCAAATGTACGGTGTACATCTTTTAACAAGTTCATCCAAGTTTCGTGATTATACGGGCTGATACAGTAACGCACCCGGTAATATCCTTCCAGGTGCCTGTCTAGTAATAAGTCTGTTTTGTCCAGTATTTCTTGTATATGGGTGAGACCCTGCATAGCCCTATGCTTTCTTGATTACAGTTAGAAGATGGATCTCACCCATAACTTGTTCTACCTAGCGCTCTTGGCTAGCTAGAATGTATTTGCCATACCGCTGATGGAACTCGTCGAAGTTCTTTAGCTTGGTTGGCTGGAACGGCAGATTGTATGTAGTAAGTGCAATTCGAGCACCCATAACGACCAATTCAGTTTCAAAATTGTCCATGGCGTAGCGGAAGAAGTTGTCGCTCATCTTGTGAAACTCTGCATCTTTAACTTCGCCTAATGCTTGCTTGAGTTCGTAGCACATGGAGATAACCAGGCTATACATAGCCGATACTTCTTTAACTTCGAGTGTTTTAACTTTGCCACTCAACACATCTTCTGGATTGGGGAGCTTGCCTGCGATGCGTCGATGCGCCATAAACTTAACAGCGAGACCTTCACCAATGGAACCAGCAATCAAATCGGTCATTGTTACATCATCTACATCTTCGCTTAACAGCTCACTAACAAAGCTCCAGCTGCGGGGCGTAGCAAAACTACGGCTCACACTTTTAGCATCAAAGTCATACAAGTCTTGTTTAGCAAAGCTCAAATAACCAACTACATCTTCGTGGATGTCATTGTTAACAGCCCAATCCATCCAAGCTTCAAAGTCTGCCCGCATTTCGATGTGGATAAAGCGGTTAGCAAGCGGAGTAGGCATACGATACGTAACACCTTTGTCGCTTTCTCTATTGCCTGCTGCAATAATAACAACATTGTCGGGTAATTTATACTTGCCAATGCGCCGATTGAGAATCAACTGGTATGCTGCGGCTTGTACGCTAGGCGCTGCTGAGTTCATTTCGTCTAAGAACAATCCAACAACAGGATATTGTGCAGCAACTTCTTCGGTGGGAAGATCAATCGGTGGAGCCCAATCCATCAATCCCAAATCTTTGTTGAAAAATGGCATACCACGCAAATCAGTTGGGTCCATTTGTCCCAAACGTAGATCGTACACAACACCATCCATATTTTCAACAATGTTGGTAACCACGTCCGATTTACCGATGCCTGGAGGTCCCCAAAGGAACACTGGGCGTTTTACTTTAAATGCAACTTTGATTGCGCTAGCAGCGCCTTTAGCAGTTACGGTGCGATATTCAATTGCGTTTGACATGGGCTATTGTCCTTTGTTGTTTTCTAACTGTATTACTATATTACTACAAATGATATACACTGTCAACCTTTTTTATGCTGCCTCTAAAACTGTAGCTGTGCAAACATATGGCTTGTTCCACTTGCCTACATTGATGTCGGTGTAGTGGCTACGGCTAAAGTAGTCTGACTGAGAATCATCGTTGTTAAAATATTTGGGACCTTTCATAGCATCTACTAGCTCTACTAGAAAGTCACTTGCAGCACCGTATGTTTCTGGGTAGCAATCGTTTACTTGAAGGTAACCAGTGCACTCGTAATATGAGCGACCTGTGCGCTCAGCAAATTCCATGTTCTTTTTATTGGCTTCGCTGATAAAATCAATTGGGCCACTTTTAATATTAACGCAAATTGTGGAATGGTTGTAAACACTAATACTGGCTTTTACGTTGTATTTTTTCAATACCGCTTTAATAGCTGGAGCAAGTTCTTTTTTCATTTCTTGTGAAACATATGCCATCTTGTAGTCTCCTGTTTGCCTAACTGTTACATACAGTATAGCCGAAACTAAAGAAAAGGTCAACCTCTAAATGCCATTTTTAGAAAATTAATTTTGCAAATTCAGGAAAAGTTTTTTGAAAGTTTTCTTTGCGAATTTGATCCAACGCCCCGTTTACTTCTAGAAATTTGTCCCATTCGGCAGGATCCCTAGGTTGTTGGATAACATTAGTCAAGTCTTGGAATTCTTCGTCTTGACTGAGTTTTTCTATCACGGCTGTCTTTACCGATTCAGGCATGTTTTTAATAAACAAGTATGCCGGCTCGACCAGCAAATTCCAGTACGGTGGCAATGGCAGAATATTCATGATAGCTGCTTTAATTTCGGGTAGATAGAAAATGTTTAATACACCTACAGTGCAGATACAATCAATGTAGTATTTTACATTATGCTCTTCAAAATATTTTTTCCAATCTGCGATATTGTTCTTAACAACTTCGTATTTTAACCCATGACGTATGTATTCAAAATGATCAGCAATACCGTCGATGCTTACACCAATTTCAACTTCTTGGAAATGTTTAATATTTGGTATTTTGTGCACAATGTTAACACTGCCATTGGTATTGATGTATAATACAATATGAGATGAGTGTCCAGTCTTTACTAATTGTTCAAGAAGTTTGATTACTTTTTTATTATACATAGGCTCGCCGCCGAATAATTCAAGACGCTTTAACCCAGGAGCCATGTTGAGTATTTCTTCGAGTTGATCATCTGACCAATTTGTTGCAGCCTGATTGGTTACATAGTATTCTTTCCCGGTAAGTTTTTTTAGTTTTACGCTATCGGCTATCCAGCGATTGCTATCACCTGGATGACACACTCTACATTTAGCATTGCATATGTTTCCATTCTTGATAGTCAACACCTCTGGGCCACTGAGATAGTCACCGCTGTTAACTCGGTTAATTAATTCGTCAGCATATGTCTCGGAATCAATAAAAGAGTATTCACTTGTTGAATTAACTGGATCAAACAATCGCTGCCGCAAGCTTTTTTTATTGTTTTCTTCTTCGTGCCAGCAGCGGTTGCACACAGGGCTTTTTTTATTGTTAATAAAGTCCTGGCGCAGTTGTTCAATTTCGCTGCTACGCCATTGCTCTAGTATGCTGTTGCCTGATGCTTTCCATGTTGTGCCACCAAGATACGGGCAAGGGGAAAAGCTAGTTGACGGATGTGTAGTGCATTGTATAAACGGGGCTACACAAAAATTCTCCGTCAACTTTTTCATTATATCAACCTTGTATTTTGGCATCCCGTAGGGGAATCGAACCCCTCTTGACGGCTTGAAAAGCCGTAGTCCTAACCGATAGACGAACGGGACAAATTAGGGGTGTATGTGAGTACCGCTTCAAAATAATCCTCTAGAGGTTACTCCACGCTTCCCACTAACGACATACACTTGCCGGCATACTTGCATCGACCCTTTTTTTGTGACTGCGACATCACTTCAATCATATGGGATTTGGTAACCCATACTAGTTAGGAGCAACCTAACGTGTCTGGCAGACAGTGTGGGATTCGAACCCACGGAACCTTTCGGTTCGGCGGATTAGTAATCCGCTGCCTTCGACCACTCGGCCAACTGTCCATTTATTCTGGCTCCGACGGTAGGGGTCGAACCTACGACCAATTGATTAACAGTCAACTGCTCTACCACTGAGCTACGTCGGAATAACTTAATACTAATATAGTGGCTCACGTACCAAATGTCAACCTCTATATTGCTTTTTTTTACTCTAATTCTAACTTTTTTATAGTCGCCAGCGGCAAACTAACTGGATGCTCGAAGCAACGTTTGGGAAATTCTTCTGGCAACGTTTCGATTAAGAAAGGAGTTTCTGCTGGTGACTGTCCCATTGGGCAACTACACTTTGCTAAGCCGTTCTTACCAATTTCGCAGTTCCAGCTAAAGCAATTGCTTGCATTGTAACCTTGCTTTAACTCACTTGGGCATTCTTGAATACTGGCTCGCATGTCTTTTTTGTTGTGAGAAAAATCATTTTGTTGGCGAGGATATTCGAAACGTGGCCAAAATGTGCTCCACACATGATTTTCATCTGTGGGTTCACATGAACCTTGCATGTTGCCTGCATTAACATCTGCTATGTTATTGCCTTTGAGAATTGGGCACGAGCATTCAACTTCCGGATATTCAACACCTTGACTGTTGGTAATTGTGCCGCCAGTTGGCACACATGCGCTAGCAGCACACAATGCAAACTGTCCATTACAAATAGTTAATCCGTCTGTGTCCTGTGCAAATGCAGGACTGGTTACAAATACAATTGCAACAACTTGCAATAGCTTTTTAAAGAAATTCATTGTCAGTCTCCATGTTCTAATTATTACACATAATTAGCCAGGTTATCTTCTTCTTCGTCTTTTTCTTCTTGATGCCTAGTGATGATTTCTTCCATTAGTTCACGACCAACCAACCCTTGTTCAATTTCGCGAAGTGCTGTCATAGCTTTGTTGCCCGGCTTGGTAATAAGTGGAGGGTCGCCGCGACCAATTTGCCGTGCACGTTCTACTGCAATCACAATGAGATCATATGGCGATCCACCAACGTTTTTGCGGCCTTTATTGTTACTGATTCGAGCCATGGTATTCTCCTAATTATATGTCGTTACTAACTGCATACACAATCTAGAATCTCCAGACTGTGTATGCTTGTTTATAGTATTAGTATATAGGTTAGTAAATAATATGTCAACCATTATTGTTGACATTAGCGCAAATAATTAGGCTGCGTCTTTGCCTTTTCCGCCAGATACAGTGCGTAGATTGCTGCTTACAAAGCTGTACAGCTCGTTGGCTTTTTCAACAATCTCTTCTGGCTGATACATTTTAGGTGTGAAATCAGCCCAAAATTCGGCAATATCTTTGCCTTGCTCTTTCCATACGTCAAGTGCTTGTTTTGTAAAAGACTCTTGCATTTCAACTTGTTTGTCCAGCATGTCTTTTGCCATCTTTAGTGTTTCAAGGCGGATTTCAAATGGGTTCTTATTCATGATATTTTTTCCTTTGTGTGTGTCATGTGTGTTTTAATATAGTCTACTACTCGTTGTGATTGCACAATTTCGTAGTGATTGCGGTCCACTGTTGCGTATTCTACATCATCCCTGCATGTCATACTGGAACGAGTAACCACACCGTCATTTTCCCCAACCAACCATGGTACATCTCCTACAGTGGTAACAATCTGCATCCATGGTATGTCGATATTTATCCCCTTGCTTGTTGAGATAAATTTACTTCTTGATGTTATATCTTTGAACAACTGATAATGCGGAACAAACAATGTGCTCCATGCAGCTATTTCACTGCCATTAAATGGTGTTGCCAAACTTATAGCACCTACACTGTTTGGTATACAATTTTGCAAATGCACTCCGTATATACCTCCCAAACTGTGTGTTATATAATACACTGGTTTGTTAATGTTTGTCAACCTATTAATCATACGATCTAGATTATTTTCTGCACTATCTTCCTTGTCATAATCAAGATATATTGGATCCATTGCTTGAATGCTTTGCTGTATATAAGCAAAACTTCGATTGCTTGCAGTTGCGCCGTGTATGTAAACTATTTGCATCTAATATTTAGCCAGTAATAAAGGGGCGCCGAAACGCCCCTTGGTGCCGTTGTTTTTATATTTTTAAATTCTTAGAATTTAAAGGATAGGCTTACTTTTGGTGTTAGGTCTTCAGTGTTAAGGTCATAGTTGATGCCCGATGTTAATTCAGCACCTGCGAAACCCATTACATGCTCGCCGCCAATGTTTTGACTCATGTCATCTTCGTCACCGTTGATGTATGCTGTGAGACCATTATCAGCATTTACCGTACCCTCGTATGCCCAATGATTTGCATCATTGTCATATGTGAGTAGACTACCCAATTCTAGTGATCCTGCATTAATTCCGGAAAGTTCACCGCCCCATACATAGTTTTTACTTGTACGGTTATAATCTACACTTGCTGTTACGTCTGCAATACCTGCATCCATTGTGTATGCACCTTGTAGGTTGCTTACTTCTGCAATGTCTGTTGTGTAGCTGGAAAGACCAATTGCTACACTTGCTGCACCTGATGTTACCATTAGTGACTCGGTCATTGCTGGTTTTGTTAGTGTACCAGTAGCACCTGCAGCCGCTGTTGTTTCTGGCATTAGGTTGTTGTTGTCACCAAATGCTAGGTCGAGACCGTTTACTGTAGTTCCTACAGTCCATGTGTCTAATGTCAATGAATTGCCGTCTGTTGCTTTAAAGTCTAGGTCAACAGTTGCAACATCGCCTGCATCAATGTCTAGTTCAACACCCATTGTGCCTTTGTATTTGTTGCTTCCGTTTTCAGCAAAGTCAAGATTTATTGCACCTGACAATACTGGAGCAACCGGAGTTGCTGTGTCTTCTGCTAGTGCAGATGTAGCAATCATTGCAGCTACCGTTGCTAGTACGAATGTACGCATTTTAAATTTCCTCATAATTAATGATTTTCTCGTGAGCAGGATTCTCTTTTGCTCAACGTATTAATTATGTAGACCTAACCTGTAAAAATGCAAAATCCAGCGATTTTGTAATAAGATAAAATGAGAATGTCACATTGCTGCAACACTCTCTTGATCGTTCTGTTGCTAGGTGATCCACCCCGGGAGCCTAACTAGGCTGCCATTGCCATTTCTGGCGCTCTATTTGCGTTTGCATTTAGAAAGTTTGTTCGCGGTAACGGCGCTTACATCCCGGTAACTCCACTCTGCTATCTCGTCAGTCGATCCTAGTTCTGCCCCATCATAATTACTCTACGCCGTAAATTTGTAGTTTTTACGCTACAAAGTAATTATGGTGGAGCAGCGCGGTACTGCCCCGCGGTCCTGTCCGTATTCACATCACTTCAACGTTACAATCTATTTATACACTAGTATTAGTTGTTTGTCAACCTATTTTTTAAAGGTTCAATTGCTGCCGTTGCTTGACTGCGATTCCAATTAAACTTCTTCATAGCATCAGCATATAGTTGTTCGTTGTCCTTGGATGCAACAATAAGTCCACGCAAGAAGTTATCTATATCAATCCAATTGTTCATGCTGGACCACACAATTCAAACCCATCGAGATATTGTTTATAACTAGCAGCATCACCAAGGTACAAATGTTTGAATCCTTCTTGTTTGTAATAAGCACAAATATAGTGCAGACTGCGAATACCCAGTCGTATTTTAGGTTTATGATATGTCCAAGCAAATTGATTTGCAGCTACATTTTTTGTATTATACCGAAACATCAATGTAAACCCTACCATTACTTCGTTATCGTAGTATGCAAATACATCTGACTGTGGGTACAAGTATTCGTCACTGAACAGTGGCATAACACTGGGAAATTTCTTGTACTGACAGTATGAGATATAAATTTTGTCAAGTTCGTCTGTGTTAAATGCTCGTATTAATCGAACTTTTAAGTCTATTTGCTGTATAGCATCCGGGCTGTAATTAGTTTTGTCTAAATCAATTCTGGCATGCATGTTATACGATTACTTGGAGGTTATAAACTCTCCATCCTGTATTTTAAATACTTCTACTTCGTGCGCACCACTACGGATATAAGCACGACCACCGTCAATCATCTTGTCTTCAATTACTTTGTAATCATGTCGATGCTGACTGTAATGATATTTACCATCAGCTTCAATCATGCCAAATGCCAATGCTTCAATGGTGTCGGCATTAGCAATTATTACATTTCCAGTAGCGTGAGGGTTTTTGTATAACCCGAAATAGTGATTACCATATTCAGGATGCGGAGTGGCACGATAATAAACATCAGCTGCATATGTAGCATTTTTGTTGGTTGCACTTGTGCAAACATATTTTACTGTTACATTGTCTTTTTCAGAGTAGAGCTTTTCTATTTTTGCTGTATCGAAGATTGGTTGATGTTGGATATCCACCGTGCCACTCCGGCTGTTATTTTTTAGTCTTCTTAGCAGGTGCTTTTTTAGCTGCTGGCTTCTTGGCCACTGGCTTCTTAGCAGGTGCTTTTTTAGCTGCTGGCTTCTTTTTAGCAGGTGCAGGTGCTTTTTTTCCAAAAACACTGGCAATTTTGCTTGATAGTTTTTTAATCATACTCATTTTTATTTCCTTGTATAGTATTACTATATTTAGTGCTGATTATTATTCATCGTCATTAACTAAAAAGCATACTTTTACTACATTGCCTTTTTGTTTTTTAATAAGATACTCTAATCCATTGTCTTTGAATATTTTACGCAGATCTGCTGTACTGACTTCATTGAACGTTTGGGTACTCATGCTGATAACTTTTCTTCTACAGATTTTATATGCTTGCATTTTTTAAAAGCTGGACAATCGCAAGTAAAGCCTTTGTCCAACATTTCTATATTATAGATGTTACCTTTGCTGCCAACAGCATTCCACACTGTGTTAACCAACCAATGCTTTTTAGTATTGATGATCTCACTGGTGTAAACTTTTGGACCAAACTTTGACATATTGCACCTCTATGTTATACGTTAATATAGCATATTAAAGACATGTTGTCAACCTTAATCGTAGCCTAGCACTGCAACTTTTTCACGTTCTTCTTCGTGTATTTCATTTAGCCTAAATTTGTAAGCTCGTTCAAACCCGTCCTCGTGCACAACATTTTCGTGATTACCCCAAATTCTTTTGAAATATGAATCGTATAATTTTTTGATGGTTGTGTCTGATTCGGACTTGTCAATTAATTGGCCTTTGATGATCCAATTAAAACGGTTGGCTTCTTTACGTACATATGGACTGCACATGGTGGGACCTTTCCTTGTTGTATTTGTATTTACAACGGTTCCGCAATGTTAGCGTAAACTTGCACAAGTTATACCTGTTTAATACTGAATAATAAATACAGCACAAAGGATTTTTACTGTGAAACTATACACCCCATTCCAACTGTTTACACCCGAAGAATGTGAGCAAATTATTAAAGATACAGAAGAACTTGCTGAAAGTGATGGTATTGCCGGGGGGAAATATAATACTAGTATAAGAAATAATAAAATATTTTGGATAGATTATAAAGATATTGAAAAGTTACGCAATCTTATGATGGATATCGAGGATTACAATATATCCTGGATACAAGAACCTATCCAAATTTCTAAATATGAAAAAGAGCAGTACTATCACTGGCACACAGACCAATCAGTGGATAAAAGAACTAGCTCTCGAATACTTACACTAACATGCACACTTCAAACAGCGCCAGGCGCACATTTTGAAACAAGAGATCATACATTCGATCTACAGCAAGGCGAAGCAGTTATTATTCCGTCAACTGCCGAACACAGGGCGCTACCGCCAACCAGTGGCACACGCTGGGCGGTAACTGTTTGGGGTATGGGTGATAATCCTAATTTATAAATTTTGGAGTCAAGCCAGGGAATCGAACCCTGCCACAGCGGCGACTCGTGACGCCTAGTCGTGTCTATGCTGCTAGCAAACCTGCACTGACTTATTTTATTCTTTTCCAATGTAATTCGCCATCCAACGGTAAACGCCCTCTGTATTCTACACCCGTTTCGTCGTCAATTAGTCGCCACTTACTTGGGCACTTGGTAATTACGTTAAGTTCAACAGCTACATCAATAGCGGGTACTTCTGTACCGTCTTGTAAAGTTCTAGTCAAGCTCATTCTTTATCCTCCATCGTGCAATAACGTTAGTTAACACTGTTGGAGTGTCAGTGAACCATTTACTTACATGATAGTCACATTCCAGTGGTTCTTCGAACATTTTATTTGTATCGTCAAATCGACTCTCTTTGATGGTATCCATCCAAACTGTAAAGTCTGCATCAAACTCTAATCGAAACCTGCGAGTAGGACAAACAAAGTCTGCCACAGCAATTTTGCCTGCCATAACAACACCATCTGCCAAGTGTCGCATACGTACTGCTTGACGCATACGCCCTATTGGTGTAAAATCCCAATCGTTGTAATGTTTACGCACTGCATCTGCATTGATATGCACACCACCAATTAAATCTGCAAATGGTTTTGCTAATGTAGTCTTGCCACTACCTGGCAATCCAAAAATTAAAATTTTCATATTAAATAAATTATGCCTGTTTAAAACTGTCCTCGATTAGATCTTTAATAGTGTGCAAGTTAGCACCAATATCTAATACCACTCTAGGCTCGTTGCTTCTGTTTAATACCCAATGGGCATATCTATAGTTATTAATCAAGTATGCATTGCGTTCAACAATTGGAAGATTTCCCCATTTATAAAAACCAAATTCATTGCCTTCACTCCATTTTAGAGGAATGTAAATTTTATTTAATGCACGGGCACCCTGGGTAGGATCAACGTGAGGGAAAAGATATCCGCCTGGCGGCAACACATAAAAGTTAACAATGTTGATATCCTGGGGGTTTGGAAAAAGCTTCTCAACAAACTGTCTAATAGGGTGATCAACATTTAGTCGCCATTCAAATTTAAAGTCATTGCGGTGTAACATACACAGCCGGTCTTCGTCATTTGCTTTCTGTTTGTCTGCTGCAAATTTTACCCATGCATCCCAGTCTGCCGGGCCAAACAAAACTTGACCGTTCCATTCTTTGATTTGATAGTCAACCTCAATGTGTTCGTTGTCATTGGTAAACAGCCATTGCTGTCTCCAGTTGGTGCTTTGTTCTACTGCTTGGTCAAATACATTTTGATCAAACTCCGGGACATCAATGTTTAACTTGGTCCAAGGTACTCCGCTGTCTAGATAATGGTCAAGATCAAACTGGTTATTATTGCTTAGTTCTTCGATTAGTTTAGGGAATTTATGCATCGTAACCGTCCATTAAAAACTTCCAAATTGGTGTTTTGATATCTAATTCAAATGTACCATTGTGATAAAACACGCTGCAAGGCTGATAGTAATCAGGTGGCAAAAATTCTCTATAAAAATTTTCATCATAGCAAGGAAAGTACTTTCCTTTGTAAAAATGATGTTGTAGATTTATGTCGTCTATTACTACTTTTACAAGTTCCACAAATGTGTCTTTTTCAGAATCGGGTATGTGTACTTTGTCAAAAAATTGTATTCTCAATTGATCAATTGGCGAAAAATCAATCTCAGTTGTTACTGTAAACTTTCCGTCTTGTACTGAATCATATTCTGTAGTGTTGTTGTGTCTATTAGAAACGCTGATTTTAGGATCGCCGCCAGCAACTGATCCTATAAATTCTAATTCAACCTTCATAATTAACTCCCGCTGTGCATTAATCCTATTAGTAAAGGATAGCAGTTTTGTGTCTTGCTCAGGACACTCTGGGCACCATTTGCTCAATTGTTTTACAAGAGGAACAAAACCCTATATGTGTAAGCTAACCGTGGGCTTATACGAGCGTATTAAGTCGCTACACTATTGGTACGAGTAAGAGGACTTGAACCTCCACGCCTTGCGGCACCAGAACCTAAATCTGGCGTGTCTACCATTCCACCATACTCGCATGTATTACATTATATACTATCTACTTATAGTGTCAATCCTGCTCGGTTAAAAAAACTCTACAATACATAACTTATTCCGGAATTGTTTTATATGTTCCTTCGGTGCTACTATATGCAAGTATTAATTTTTCCCACTGCCTGTCCGACATTTCAATCACTGATACCCACACATCATCGTCATTAATGGCTTGTGTAATTAACACTGATTCCTCTCCAAAATACATTTTTACATCTTGAAACTCACCTTGTGAGTCCAGTACTGTAACAACGGTTTCGTCAAACTCTTCTTCGACTGTGAACATTTTTACTTGCGTCCTAAATTGGCGATCTCTGCAGGATTCGAACCTGCGACCTAGTGCTTAGAAGGCACTTGCTCTATCCAGCTGAGCTAAGAGACCATGTTATAATAATAGTATATGATATAGTGTTACTGTTGTCAACCTAAATAATCGATACACCCATCAGTGTCTCTATTCAACTCATTTGTTAGGCAGGTCATGCCTTGGTTGAAAAAATGAGAATATGTAAAATCAACAAAAATTACTTCAATTTGATACTTGTTAAACTGATCTAGTAGGTATTGATTGTTTTTGTAATGGCTGTACATCATAACAGTGTTAGTGTCAAGACTTAATGTATTAACTGCTAGAACCGTGTTAGCAAAGTCATCGTCTTGAATTTTATCGTCTACTAAAGTCTGAGGTAGACTCAACGATTTATCATGATCGGGATTAACATGAATGATATCCCAATTTCTAAAGTATTCTGGCAAGCTTTCTTTGCTATGATAAGTGAGCAACAGCCCTGGTCTCAGTATAGACAAATGACTATCCAAATGCCCACTAAAAACATTTTTATCCAACTGATGATATCGATAGTCTGGGTACATTGCTTGTAGCCATTGGCGCCCTAGTTCATTATGGCTTCCGCACCCGCTAACAAATATGTCTTTTCCGTACCTTAAAATTGCAGCACCGTCTAATATCGGATCTTGTTCTACTACAATGTCGTCATAGTCAACTTCTATGTTTTTGTAATCATGTCTGGGCAACGGCATGTTAAGCCAACGTGCGCCGCTTTGGAGTTTTTCAATTAGCAAATCTCTCCAGTAGTAAGTTTCAAACGTTCTTTCTTTTTGCCAACTAGCTGACTCAATAATGTCGTTGCCCATAACTAAAAACACATCTCTCGGGGTTAATGGTATTTTTGTTCCCATGCTATCCCAATAAGGAGTGCAAACTTGTGTGTTGTTAATACTAACCGGGCGATGAACTTTAATATTCCTTGATTCAAGGATTTTTTGTATCTGATTGAGTTCTTTTTTTGTTTTGTTAAAAATATGAGTAAGTCTTGGGCGTTGTGCAGCATCGCAAAAATCTATCACATTGTGATCAACATCACCTAACATTATTTCTTTAACTGTGTCAAATGTATTAAACGAGTTTATTGTCATCTTTTTTCCCAAGGGTTGTTTGCATTCTCGTCAAGGAATACCCAGTCTTCTTTGCTGCTAAGTATTTTTGATATAGGTGATTCTTTGTCAAATTTACTTTTCCAATCGTATCCTGCTGCAAATTTAAAAATTATTTGACCAAACCATCCAAACGTATTTCCATTGATGCCATATATAATATCTAAATAATGTTCCTGCTCGTCTTCGGTTAACTCATTCCACCATTCTTGGTTTAGTATAGGTCTATAATCTGCATTATAAAAATTCAACCAAGCATTGTTGATCAAAATTGAATTTATTTTTAAATATTTGTGCTGTGCTTCTACATTTCCTGAAAATTCAAAACAGATTGTGTTTTGCTCAGACTCAACATACTCGTTGTAAAATCTTATTGTTTCGCTGTGCACCACGCCTGGCGAGTATACTTTTTCAAACATCACTGAATCATTAATGCTTACTTTGATTAAAACATCTGTGTTCTCATGATATACTTCGATTGGTATGCTATGTGAAAAAATCAATGATCGGTTATTCATATCGTTCTTCGTCCTGCACATGTGTTGGAGCGGGTGATGAGATTCGAACTCACGACAACTTCGTTGGCAACGAAGAGCTCTACCACTGAGCTACACCCGCTTGTAGTATTAGTTATACTGTATCTACTTGTTCGGTTAAAATTCTAAAAGTGTCGTTCCAGTCAGCAACTTTGTATGATTTGCCTCTGTTTTGTTCAGCTATTGCATCTGCTAAAGGGGCGTCATTGCCGCCGGGGAAAATCGCATCACCAAAAAAATGTAGTTCGTCAGTGTCGGCAAAATCAACTAATATCTGACTTTTGTTATTGCCTTTTGGTGCAATATCTAATCCTGTTTCCCCACCTGATGTAGCAAGTAACTCTGGAAACATTAAGTTAAATGATTTAACAATCCTAGCACGTTCACGTTGTGCTTTATCCCATGTAACGTATAATGCACGTTCGGTTAAACTAGCGTTACGACCTACTACACTAAAGTTTACCATACCAGATCGTTCTTCGATGTGATTGCCAGTGCGTACTGGAAATTTACTTTCGTACTCACAACTGTCTAAGAAATACCTGGCAAGATCGGGTAACCTCCAATTACTAGTACGAACATTTTTATCGCCTTGCCACACATCACTACCAGAACATTGGTAAACACGCTGACATTTGTGGTAAATGTACTCGCCAATTTGTTCGACAGTTTTAGGTTTGTCGCTCCCAGTGACAAGATACACAAGATTGTTTTCACAAAACTTGCTAAACCACACAGCAAATTGTTTGTCCATGTGCTGCCTGCTATCAGTAAGTGTACCGTCTACATCAAATATGTACTTTTTTGCCATCTTCTTTCCTGATTACATAATTGTTAATTATTAATACATCAAGACCGCATTTCTTAAATGTGGCAACTGCATCCTCGGGTGTTTCTACAATAGGCTCCTGGCAGTTGAAGCTGGTGTTGAGCAACATAGGAACGCCTGTTAGGGTATAGAATGCATTTATTAAGTCGTAGTAGCAAGAATTAAACTCGCGCTGTACAGTCTGTATACGTGCTGTGCCGTCTACATGTGTTACACCAGGAATAGTATTACTTGTAACTGGCATGATACGGCTCATGTACGGACTAGGCTGGTTGGTATCAAAATAATCTTGATAATGTTCATACAATACACTTGGCGCAAATGGTCTGAAGTCTTCACGCAGTTTAATTTTACTGTTGATAATATCTTTAATATCTGGCTTGCGTGGATCTGCAAGTATACTCCGATTGCCTAACGCTCTGTGCCCGCTTTCGCTAGCACCCTGATACCATCCAACTATTGCACCATCGGCAATAGCAGCGGCAACTTCAGTGTATACTTCTTCCATTGATTTTTGTTGATAGTACAATCCGTTGAATATAGCAGTGTCTACAATGTAGTCTTCTCCTGCATACACTGTAGGAATATGTGTGTTACCATTTAAAATGTAATCAGCATGCATGTAAACGCCTAATGCCTGGCCTTCGTCACCAGGAGCCGGCGGCACATGTACATTTGTGTAATGCTTTGTAAACTCTTCATTCATATAACCGTTGTATGCAACTCCGCCTGCAATGCATAAATTGTCTGATGTTTTAAGAGGATATACGTGTTTTGTAACAAGTTCAAATGTAACTTGTTGTAGCGTAAATGCTACATCCTCTTTAGCAACACGCTGTATAATATCATGTGCACCGTCAGGGAGTCGTTGATTGGGATTTTCTAAATAACGATGAATCATTGTGTAAACTTCATCGTTATATTTTCCAAATCCTACCAAGCCCATAACCTTGCCGGCTTGGAGGAATTCAAATCCAAGATTCTGTGCTAATGTGTTCCAACACCCGCCAATTGACAGTTCCTTGGTCAAGTCAGTGATTGTACCGTGTTTATTAATAAAGATACAATTAAAATTATAACCCTTGTCGTCAATCGCTAGTACATCACTTTCTTTAAAGCCTGAATTTAGAAATGCATAAGCAGCATGACTTTGGTGATGGTCGATATAGTAATAACTATCTGTGTGTAATCTATCCCATAGATTGTTTGGCTTAAACTTTAAAAAATCTGTGTCCGGTAAGGTCTCTTCTACTAAGTCTTCAACATATTCATGTCCTAAATTAGAAATAGTAAATGCAAATACTTGCTCTTTATTATAGTTAGGCAAGAAATGGTCGTCGAAAAAATCCCTACAGGGCACAGGGTCACGCAAGAAATCCGGATTAAGATTATGCTTTACTCTGGTGTGCCGTTCTATTTGGTTATGAACCAGACCGTTGTATGTATTGTGATCGTGGTGATTTACTGCTATAGAAAATATTTTCATCAGACTCTCTGTTTTGTTAAACATATAATAACACTGATAGTTGCTATACGTCAACCATTCTTTTTAAATCGTGAATAGTAAAATCACTATCTTTGGCGATAGTCACTATTTCGCCCATTCGTTCAAACACTTCTTCGCCATCTGCGGTCTCTGTTTGATTAACATGTGCCTGAGCTTCATCTAACCAAAACGTGGTAAAATAATCAATATCGCTATTGTCTGTAAAATTAAACTTGTATATACCATTGAATCCAAAATAAAGGTTGTTAATAATGAACTCAGGCGGGGTTTCATTTTTTTCGTGGTAGTCACTAACAATATTCTCAGGCCAGTTAACATAAAACGGCATTGTGTGCAGCACTGTGTGCAGTATTGAATTATTATCTATTGTTATATCTAGTAGTTCAACGCTTAAATCAGCTACAATATTATTACTATCGTCAACAATGGTATCGTCGTTGGTTTTGTTATAGTGTTCAATGGACAATACATTTTGCAACAATGGTTGAATGTTTAACGTGTGTTCATTAATCTCAGAAATTTCAGTATCAACATATACTGTATCGTTAACAGATAGTCTCACCTTAGGTGATTTTCCATTGGCACAGTTGCCACGGAGCTTAATCTTTATTTCCATTATGTGCTAGCCTGTTTTTTAAAAATTTTGCTTTGAATGTGCCCATGGTTCAATGATATCAGCTGATAAACTGTTCTGTTCTCGATCAAACTTTACATTGTTAATCATAGTTCCAGTATTATCTGTTAGTAGCTGAACTTCGTTCCAGCTACTCAGCAATTGCTTTGTATAGTTTGCTGCTTCGAAAACTGGATACCCCAATTCTTCAACATGTGATTGTAGGATAATCCTTCTCTTCAATCGTTCCTTGTATGTTAATGTCGGATTATCAACACAAACCCAATCATTAACATGATCATTGTCCTGCACTAGGTTATATTTTTCTCTATCATCATATAATGGAGTGCGTTTTAATAGATTCAGTGTAAGTCCTAAATTTACTTCTTCGATTGTGCCGTTATCTAGATATGGCTTGTATCGAGTAAACATCTCTTTTGTTAAATCAAAATCTTCTATGGTCTCTGTAGGATACCCTACAATCATTAACATACGTACTTTGATCCCTACTCTATCTAGTTGGGAAATGCTGTAGTTAAGATCTTCTTCGCTATATCCCTTTTTCATGTGTTCTCTCACTGCCGGAGAACCGCTTTCGATTCCAACTAACATTGTACCTGCACCAGCTGCCTTCATGACATCAAAGTCTTCGGGTGGCATCTGTTTTGGCCCACGTACAATAAAATGGGTGTCCCATATAAACTTTTTTTCTTCTGGTAGTGTTTTTCTGTATTCAGCTAACTCTAGAGTCATTTCCCTAAATGCTTTCATACTACCATTAATTAGACTATCTGTAAATCTAAATGCAGTTGCACCATATGCTTCAACTTGTTGACGCATTTCGTCAGCAATATTTTTGCCACTGCGATAGTAAAACTTTGGCCACATACTTGCAACATCACAAAATGTGCATTTTCTTACACATCCTCTACTGCCAGTAATCGGCAATGCTTCCAACCCTTTGGAATTAGTGTAGGTTTTTAGTTCGTAGTCGTCATAATTGGGAAAAGCTAAACTATCAACATCTACGATTTGCTGAGGAGGCTTGCCATTAATTCCAGGATAATCAATGTTTCCTTTAAGTAACTCGACTAATGCAAGTTCTCCTTCGCCCCGTATATATGCGTCAATGATACGATTTTCGTGCAGAGACTCTGCAAATTTAAAATCTGTAGCAATTCCGCCGCCTCCGATTACAATTTTAATAGCAGGGTTGAGCTTTTTAATTGCAACAGATAGTAAGCGAGTTGCTCGTTGACTATTATAACTAAACACACTCATACCAACCCATGTTGGATTTTGATTAACAATTTTTTCGGCCCACGATTCGATAACAGGAGCTAATAATTTCCATGTTTTATTATTATAGAATGTGTGATAAAAAAAGAAGTTGTCAATGGCGTTATGTAGTTCGTGATTATGAAACTGCTGATCAATTTCGGCATTAAGGTCAAAGATAATACTACTAAATCCGTGTGCAGATAAACTTCCCTTTAGCAATGCTGCTCCTGCTGGAGTATACCCAAAATCGTCAACGATTCTCGGCGGTATTACTAACACAATATCTTTATTCATATTTCTATTTACCGCTAATCGCATATTTGTGTTATGGTGCCCCAAGAGAGACTCGAACTCCCGACCTACTGATTACAAATCAGTTGCTCTACCAGCTGAGCTATTGGGGCATTAGTTATCTTCTTACTCTACATTCCGGACAAAAGTCGTTAGTGTCTAGTTCTGATCTACATTCTGGACATGTTGTTTGCTGCATGAAAATATTTATCCAATGTGTAATACACCTTATTTTTTCTACTTTTGTTACAAGCAATAACTATAGTATAACACAGGTAAAAGCACATGTCAATGAGTACATATATTCCAGATTCGTTCGCTGGACCAAATTTTAACAAGAAACTGCTAACACTACTTCGCGGTGCTGGAATTGATCCTATAATTGCATATTCAATACTTCAGCGGCCAATCGTTGGAGGTATGTGGACTGTGCAACTACCCGAAGTGCCAGAAGAGAAATGGAAGCAACCAAATTTTCGTTTGATATTGCATGCACAGGACTTTGTAAACTGGCACAATAACACATCTTGCCCCGAGTTGCTGTGGATTGAAAAACATTACACATACGAGCAACAGCGTAAAATTATAGTCGTACATTGGGATCACAGCCTAACTGACTACTATGAAGGAAATATACAATTTGTTGAATTTCCAAGTCATAGTTATGAACTAGTCAATCAGCTCAAAGAAAGATGGAACGAATGGAAGGATGTACACAATAAAGACTTCAAGTATAATTTTATTTGTTTAAACGGGCAACCAAAGCCGCATAGAAATAAACTGTTTGACCTATTGCGGAATGAACCAACTGTATACGCCACACACGGGCATAAGTGCCCGGCGCCGTTTGCTTTGTATGTGAAATACGACTGGAACAACACCAACAACTTTATTAACCTAATGCCATTGTATCAACAAGCCAAAGCTAGTATTGTGAGTGAAACAATATATTCGGACGGCCCTGGCATTATCACCGAAAAAACATTATTAGCCATTGCTGCTAAACATCCGTTTATGTGCATAGGACACATGAACATACATCGAGAAATCGCTGAACGAGGGTTTGAAAATTTTGATGATCTATTAGATTTAAGTTACGACACACTGGATGCAACACATAGATTGGATGCGGCTATAGAGTTAAACTTGCCAATGCTGCAAGATCCAGACTGGGATACTAGTGTAGCAATTGAAAAAACTGAACGCAATTTTGATTTTTTAATGAATGATTATACAAAAAGCATCGAGCAACGTGCACAAAAACAGATATACAAAATTATGGACCAAAACTATTAGTAAGCCATTTTTCAATATCACCGGTTAAGTTAACCATCATAGCATCTTGGCTATTAAAAAAACTTATACGATGTTTACCGTAGTAGTAAGGCCATTTTATTTTGCGATCTAGTCCTAATATGACTCGCTTGTTATGTCGGTTCCAGTCTTCGGGCAACTCAAAATCCCAGTGCTGAAATTTTAATTTTTTCATTATGTGAAAGCCAGTAGCAGTTAATCTAAGTCCGCCCGAGTCTCGAGTGTTGTACCACCAGCTATTAAAAGCTGACTTGTATTCATACCCGCTAGCAGAATCTCCGTGCAAGTCCAAAAGAAGATGTGTTAATTCTTCTTTATTTCTCTTCACTGTAAACAACTTCACCCTTAGTGAGCATTACCACACTAAATTTATCTGTTTTAAATTGTATGTTTAATTTTTTAGCTAGGCTAATAGCATGCCCTGGGTTAGCAAAGCTGACTTTCTTGTACTTAGGACCAGGGTATTGTACTAACATGTTTGATGTTTTCAAATTGATCGGTGACTTGTTGTAGTATACTGCCCAAATACCTTCACTACCAAGAACTTGTTCAGTCTTGTAGGTAGCTTTATCGGTGATCTCAGCTAATATAGTAGGTTTAGGTCTGCTCATGATTTGTTATCTCCACAGTTATATTTATGATAACTGCGTAGATAACTAGGTTAACGGCTTAGTTAACTACCAATCTCCGCCGCTTACTTCAACTTGCACTACTTCTTGATTGTTAGCATTTTGCTGTAATAATTCAATATCTAACAATAGTTTAGTAATGTCTCCGTGTAAGTTTTTTGCATCACTAAGTGGCCAGACAAAGTCATTGACTCCTTTAGCATCGCATGTTTGCACACGATCAATAAATTTTCGTATGTAAAGTCCACTCACTTGTAAGTAAATCCGTCTTCATCTGTTGCAGGACCGCGATAAGGATAACGTTCAAGCAAAATAAGTTTAGGACAAAACTCGATAGTAGCTTTGCCGTTGACAATAATTTCGTACCAGCCAGCAGCATACCAGCTTTTTGATTTAGGTTCTTTGGTATAGATAGGCAAACGAGTGTTTACATTATAAACAGCATTGTATGGTTTTGCATCAGTTTCGTATCCGTTGATTTGGTTTTCGGGATTAACAACTTTCTCTTGCTCATCCTCAAACGAAATCTTTGTAATATCACGAAGTGATTTGATGGTTTTATAGTTTGTAACACCACTGTTTGTGCGCAGTATATAACCACCTTGGGCTTTTTCTACACTTCCAACTTTGTGATCTTGATCTTTAACAATCCAAAATTTACCAGCAACAACTGGTCTAGCAATAGTTTTATTCATTTTAATTTTCCTTTGTCATTGTTGCAATACTCCTTGATATCGTTGATTAAGCCAACGACCGTATTGCTCAGCTTGATCACTAAGTCGACTGAGTTCGTATTTACCACAAAATTTCAAGAACTTTGAACCAACCTGTCCAATGTCTTTGTTAGTAACTTGGGTAATGATTGCTTGATCAACTCTGTTCTTAACATCATCAGGTTGTGCACAAAGATCAATTAGCTGCCGATTGCGATTGTAATCATCCAACACACGATGCTCGTCGCCGTTGTGATCAGTCCAACGCTGCAACATCATGTTGTTCCATGCATAACCTTGTTTAACACGATCTTCAAATGCTTCAATAAGACCAACTTTGTTCTTAGTGCCTTTCTTGCGTACACCTGGATATGCCGAAAATACATTGTCGCTGCTATCGCCACGCATGCACTTTTCAAACAACAACCACTCTGGGTCAGGTATAGCTTTTGGTTCTTTAGTTTTTTTATCTAGCACTTTTTTACCTTTACTATCGAAGATACCCTCTATAGTAATCAAATGGTCAGTGATACCGTTGAACTGTTTTACTTTATCTGATAGCAGCTGGTAAAAGTCACTGTCACTGCTGATAATAACGTGTTCATCATCAGGGTGTAAATGTATCCAACGTGCTATAAGATCGTCTGCTTCTGCGTTAGGTTCTCTTAGTACACTGCAATTTGTCTTATCTTGCAAGTACTTATTGAAGTCATCAAAGGTGCTCCAAAAAAGTTGTTCTTCTTCTTGTTGTGCTTCTGTAAGAGCGTCACGAGCTGCCTTGCGGTTTGCTTTGTAAGGTGTGTAGTGATCCTTGCGCCAGCTGCGCCCTTCCAAACAAAACACAACATGGTCTGCATCAAACTTCTTGGCTACTTTGTTAATAGCTGCCATGCTAATGTGTAATGCGTATCCTACTTTTTCCCAAGGATCATTTGCACGAAATGCAACGTGTCTTGCACGGAAAAACATATTAGCAGTGTCAATAAGTAGATATTTCATACTAAGCCCTTTGTTGTTATAGTACTATACTAACACTATAACACGGTGTTGTCAACGGTTATATTCAACTACTTTAACTTTACATCCATGACTTTGTCCCCAATCTTTGGCTGCATTACGAGCTTGGTTGATGTTGGTGTATAAAACAGGAACCAGTAAATCACAACGTCCTGTATCTTCTGTAAGGTATATCCAATCATCTTTTGCTAGCATTGCTTTAATTGCATACTTCATTTATTCTCCTATACAAGATTGTTAGCAGCTATATACTTGGTTAGATATTGTGCCCATACCCTGTGCCCATCTGGCCCGTAATGCCAGCTTGTTGGACTAACAGTGTTGCATGTATTACTTATCACTGCGTTGTATGTGGATTCTGGGTCATATGGCTCAATATAACTACTTCCCCATTCTTTGCGTGGCGAAGCCTTTTCAAAATGGTTGTTTCCATTGAAGAACACATGCTTGATTCCTAGAGACTCGAGTTCCAAATGAAACTGCCAGATTTTTTCATGCCATTCTTGTGTTATAGTGTTCCAATCTATGTCTGCAATAAACTCTTTGTATTGTTGTTGATGCGACTCGGGTACATCGTCGATTCCGGAAGCATTTAATTGATAGTACTCGCCATCAATTAACCATTCTTGGCGTTCCCATGTACTCCATTGTATAATCATTAATGTTTTATACAAATTGTGTGGATTTTCTTCTATCCATTTGCGTGTAGTCCTGATAATACGATCGTTACTACTAGCACTTTCTGCATCACACTTGAATCCGCAACTGAGCCGCTGGCTTAGTAATTTACCCCAACTTTGTGCAATATTATCTGGATGCGGTAGTCTCTGCATCATCCAGTACTTTGTATCATCGGCTGCAAACGCATGTGGATTTACGCATTCTGCGGCTGCGGTATGACTGTCGCCGTTAACGTATAATATCATTTTACTTCTGTGTATCCGTCTCCGAGATCACGCTCTCTTGTAAAGCGTACTTCAGGATCTGCTTGGAATTGTTCGTATGTTTCCATAACAACATTACGGCATACATTTTGAAACCAGCGATCAACAATTTCGTGGTCAGGTTCATTTGGTTGTCCTTGGTAACCAGCCCTTACAAGATTTGCTATAAACTTTTCATTCCAGTCAAGTTCAAATGCGCCCTGGTCGATGTCACCTTCGGCAAGTTCCATGCTTAGTATAGCAACATAAGGCTCGCCCTTTTCAGTGGCAATCTCTTTGTCAGTTTTAGTTACTTTCTTGGGTTTAACAGCAGGCTTAACTTCTGGTTTTGTTAAGCCTAGTGTCTTTTTAAATTTATCAAACATGCGTGTTCCTTTTAAATACTGGGATAGGCTGCATCTTATGCAAATTGCGTTTGCGAATCTCAAGATATTGTTTTACTTGAGTTTTGTCCTCTTCGCCAAGCGACTCAACATCAATACCTTGCTCGTCAATGTCCATGCATTTTTCTAAATCACTGTAGCTCATGCCATGCAATTGATCCTCATCAACACGCCCATCATCCCACAATCCATCTGTGGGTTTGGCATCGATAATTTCTTGGCTAACTCCAAGTTGTTTACCTAATGCCCATACTTCAGTTTTTGTTAAGTCTGCAATTGGAGAGATATCAACTCCCCCGTCTCCGTACTTAGTGTAAAAACCTACTCCAAAGTCTTCTACTTTGTTGCCTGTTCCGACTACAATACCGCCATGCGTTTGCGCTTTTTGATACAATGTCATCATGCGTAATCTGGCACGACTGTTTGCTAGTGCTAGTGGGGAATAAGCATGTTGAAACAAGTCTTCAAACTTCTCGAATACATCTGTAAGATCGATTGTTTCAAAGCTGGCGTTCATGTACTGTGTGTTTAGGCGCAAGCAATGATCAACACCCAAGTCTGTTTGCTCTGCTTTTTGTCGAATTGGCATAACCAAGCACAACGTGGGCACACCGGATAACGCACACAGTGTACTGACAACAGCACTGTCAATTCCGCCACTAACACCAACTACTAATTGATCAATCCCGTTTTTAAGTGCATATTCTCTAATCCATTGCGGAATATCTTTTGTTAAATCACTCATAATTGCTTTCTTACTTTTTCGTATTGCTCTTCGGTAATCTTTTTGCCTTTAATATAATTCATGTCTTCTTTGCTAAGTCCCCCAGGCATTTCCGAATAAACTAATGTGGAGTCGGGGAGTGAATCTCCATCCTTCGTCCATACACGCTTGGGCAACGTCATTAACATTGAGGGAATATTCTTCACTGCGACCGCCCATTGGCATAAGATATACTGGACATTGTACCCCGGCACTTTGATAAGCACTGACAGCTTTTTTGACTTCAACAAAATCGTCTTGATCAGCGACAACAAACTTAAAATAAATGTCACTACCGTCAACAAGGCTGTACTCATGAGCAACATTAGGTTTAATAGCATCTTCCCAAGATTCTCCCGAAACACTAAGTTTTGGGGAACAACTCCAAGTGACTGTAAAGTCGTCATTGTTGTTGAGATAGTTGAAGAAATCATCGTGTAGGTGTTGTGTAGTGTTTGTTTCAAATGTAACATTTTTCAAGTCCTGCATACGTGGGTGTTCAAATAGTTCAACATACAATCGTTGCCAAGCAAGCAATGGTTCACCACCAGTTAAGATAAGATGAACGTCTTGTCCATTGTCTTGCACCCACTTACCATTGGGAGTAAGCGATAATAGATGTTCAACTACTTCGTCAATTGTTGCTTCTTTGTTAAAGTGCTTAAACTCGGGATAGATACTTGCATATGTATCACAACCTGTGTGAATAATAGGCAAGTCATTAAACTCCTTAGTTGTTTTATCAACGCCGGCGTCCAATAATGCTTTTACTTCTGCATTGTAACGCTGCCCGTTTGCATGTTTTTCTGCACGACTGGGCTCATCTTTGCCGAGGCCAAAGTTCATACAACGCAAGTTACAACCAAAGGTGCGTAGGAATACACTGGGTACTCCTACAAACTTGCCTTCGCCTTGCACACTATAAAATGCTTCACTATATCTTAGTTTCATTTCGATACCTCTTCGTTTGGATCCCAACGTTTCCACCATTCTTCCCACGGAAATACTATCCAAGACGGGTCGTCGATTTTATTAATTTCTTCAGCGCAATATCTAATAGGTAATTTGCTTTCACTTGCAGTATTATCATACAGCACAGCAACTCGTACTGTGTTCTCCCACACAAGATTCCACAACTGTTCGCTGTTGTCTCGACTAGGAGAACAATTGGCTTCCCAATCTTGCTTGATCCAGTTCAGCGTAGCACCACTGTCGTTAATATCGTCGACAATAAGGATTTTCTTTTTAAGAGATGGATCCCATCGTGCGCCAGACATACCAGTTTTAGTTTCATCATTGTAACCAAACGCTTCTTCGGCCATCCAGCAGTTACTTTCGCAATCTTCTGGTTTACCATCCCGCAACCGTACATCCAATGTGTGCATCTTAACATCGAGATACTGACTTATTAAGTTTGCAACTGTTAAGCCACCACGTGTAATACCGACAACATAATCTGGTTGCCAATTGTCAATTTGCATTTGTCGCAATATGTCTTGAGTTTGCCGTTGCACATCATGCCATGTTACAAATACTTTTTTCACACTTTTCTCGCTTTTACCATCATATGCCAACCCAGGTATTCGTTAACTGCTTCACGCATTTCCTCGCTCATAGCAGCAAACCAGGGTTCTAACACATAGTTTCCCTTCTTGTACTCTTCTATATTATACATGAAACAGTGGCTTTGGCGCAACCTTTCAATTGTCCATTTTGTAGTAGGCAACAACTCATATATCTCGTCTTTGCTATATGCTTGTGCATAAGGACACGCATCTTGTGCTTCGTATTGATCCAGACCTTTTTGTATCATTGCCATTTTCCAAGAGTTTTTAGCATATACCAAAAGACGCAGTTCGCCGCCGTCAACTAGTGCATTGTGCATGTTGTTCAAGCTCAATTCAATGTCTGGAAAATGGTGTATTACTCCCATGCTGTATACAAAGTCAAATTTACCAAGATCGCTAAGGTCATCCTGTACATTACGCACATGAAACTCTCCGGGTAATCCTAGTACATCAAATCTCTGTTTACAAAGATCGATGCTTACACTAGAAAGATCAATGCCTACATATTCAGCTCCGTGTTTAGCAAATTCTTCAGCTTCGGTTCCAATGCCTGATCCTACTTCAAGTACTCGTTTTCCTTGCCATTGGTGATATCCAGCAAATTCACGTAGGTGCGGCTCGACTTTAAATCGTCGCTTGCTAACTTCGGCAAAAAACTCTTTAGTACCAACAGGGCTTGTGCCATGATTGATATTACACGGCTGAGCATTCCAGTAATCTGCAATGCGTTGTTTTAAATCACTGCTCATATTTCCAAGTTCCTAAAAATCCTTGAGGGTCGTTTTCTCTCATGCGTGTCCAGACGTCATACCCGCCTTTACGTGCACCATCTAAATATCCATTGTCTTGACCAAGTCGTTTGCGGAACCATTCCATTTTGTAACCCCATAGAATCCTTGTTTGCGCAGTCGGGGGATAAAGAAAATCCTTGGGGTTAGACATGTCGCCTTCGAGTCGTTCTGGCTGTCGCTCTGCATATGTTTCGTCGTCGTTGTTGCCAGTTAAGTCAGCTCTGTCGTGGATGCACTCGCTTTTGAGTTGAATCATTGCATCACATATATATGCTACTTGACTAATCCATCCGTCGGTAATAACATGCGGAGATACACAGCCAAAAAGTATCAACCAATCTCGGGGAATAACCGGAAAGATAGCATATGGATGACCGTGATTATCTGAGAATCTTTGTACTGCAAATTGCCCTGAATGGCTGAGAATTTCAGTGTCCCATCCCTTGCTCACCATTATAGCATCATCATTCCAAACACACAGCCATTCGCCTTTACTATGCTGGGCTAATATATTAGTGTATTCGTTTAGTCGATGATATCCCATGCGAGGTTGTGTAAACACATACAGATCTAAATCTGCTTCTTCAAAATATGGAATCATGTCACTTTCAACATAGTCAATAGTTTTTTGATCATCGTCATCAATTGCAATCATGAATTCAATATCATGCGGGTTATCAGCAGTATCAATCATGCTCTGCATACTGCTCAATGCTTGTACTGGTCTCCCGCGAGTTGGGAACATTACAGATATTTTCTTACTTGGATTAATTTGAAATGTCATTATCGTTTCTCTATAATTTTATCAGCCAAGCCCCATTCAACTGCTTCTGCCGCAGTAAGGAATGTATCAAACTTCATAGTCTCTGACATTTCGTCATATGTCTTGCCGGCTGTGTTGTGCTTAACGTAAAGCTCTGTAAGGCGTCGATTTACTTTTTTGCTCTCTTCCATGCTGCGTACTGCATCTTCAAACTGTAGCTCTTGGACATACACACTACCGCTTGTTCCACGTGTACCTGAGCTCACACGGTGAATCATTGTTCGTGATTCTGGCAATACAATACGCTTGCCTGCTGCACCTGCTTGTGCAAGGAATGAGCCCATGCTGCATGCTTGTCCGATAACTACTGTGGATACATCGCACTTGATAAATTGCATGGTATCGTAAATACCAAGTCCTGCACTTACCTGCCCTCCTGGGCTGTTAATATAAAGCAAGATGTCCTTGTCTGGGTCTTCGCTTTCTAAAAACAACAGTTGTGCAATAATTGCATTAGCCATATTGTCCTCAACTGGACCATTCAGCATGATAATACGATCTTTCAGTAATCGACTGTAAATGTCGTATGCACGTTCGCCTTTTGAAGTAGTTTCAACTACCATTGGAATTAAGGACATTATTCAGAAAACCTTTCTTTGCGTACAATAAATGGTGTGTAAATTGCGCTGTTAGCACCGTGCTCCATGCACTCTGCAGATTCGCACCAACAACGATTGTCTGTTGCTTCTCTAATAAGTTTATCAGCAAACTTCCATGCGTGTTCTGCAAACTTTTCTGCACCCACTCCGTCTAGTACTGTAACTTCTGCTAGACCCATGTTTTCAAGTTCTGCAAACTTGTACAAGAACGGATCTTCTCTATCAATTACTGTCTTATGATCAAATGTATCTTCTAGCCATGCTTTAAGAGGTTTAAGTCCTCCAAAGTCAACGGCCCAGTTTTTATTGTCTAGCTCGCTACATCCAAATGTAAACTTGAAACCCAAACTATATCCGTGTAAGAATTTACAATGTGAATGGTCTGCATGTGGTTGACGGAACACCGCTGAAAGTCCGATGTTGTGTCCGTAAGTTTTTGTTGAATAATGTGGCATTCTATTTTCCTTAATGTAACAGGTCAGAATGTTTTAAGACGGATGATCCTTCGACGTCTATAATAGTTATCAGTTCTTCCAGACGTGTGCAGAATAACCTTTACCATTGGTATCCCCGCCCTGATTGTCTAGTTCTTCTCCATTGTAAGACACACCGTCGATGATGTCTTCCCCGTTTGGATATTCATTGCAGTGGAACATCAGTTTCTTAGGATCAAATTCGCCTACTGTTTTGATGATAGCATCAAAAAAACTGCCTTTTTCACTGCTATACATTTGTAGTACGTATTCGCCTTGTTCTTCATACTCTTCACCTTCGCCCCAATCGGTGCCTTCAACCTCGTAATTGGTTTCCTCTTGCAACTTGTCAACTAGGTCGCTTACTTTGTCGTCAATTACATCAGCAACATGCTTGCTCATGTATTCATCACTGTCAACTTCGTTGATAATAAGATAAGCACTACTGTATTCAACTCCCATTTGGTGACAAAACTCATTAGGTGCTTCGTACCAAGGTGATTTAAATGCGGATTCGCCATATTCAGTTAGAAAGTCTGCTTCTTTCGGAATAGTTCCTAGTTCATCGTAATCACAATCGTCTGGATCATCATTGATCAGATACTCTACCAAGTCGCTGTCGTGATGCTCTTTTAAGTGTGCGTTCCAAAATTCATATGCTTCTTTGGTGATATTTATGTATGCTGCTTCACCACCATAACCTCCAATGCTAAGACGATAATATCGTGGGCCCTTGATAGTGTCAATTAGTTCTTCTTTTTGTTCAATACTAGCCATTTGTATAACTCCCTGCGCCCGGAATAACATTGCGAACACCGCCAGTTGGGTCAGCGCAATCCCCTTCACGACGGAAAATTAAATGTACATGAGGATACATACAAGTTTGCCCGGCGCTCTCGCCTATGTTAATGCCAACATTGTATCCAGTGATTTCATTATTTTGTACTTGAACATTTTCGTGTCCCATGGTGCATGCATATTTGAAACACTTCATAATGCTATCCAGTGTAGCATCACGAGGTACAACAAGAGTATGCCCAGGAGTAACCGGAAAACCATCGTTGAAAATTACAAAATCTCTAGTTTCAAACTGCACATTAGTCCAAGGTGCTCGACCTTCGGCTTGTGCTACGGCTAACGTATCTAGTCTATCCATTGTATTCTCCGTTGTGTATAGATTTATTGTACTATGTTTAATAGTATATGTCAACCTTTTTCGAGTAATCTGTGCAGTGACTTAGAATCAGTAGGAAAAATATTTAGGCCATCACATCGTATTTCGTAACCCAAAGATCGCAATCGTTGTTGTACAATTGAAGCAGCAACTATGTTTAGTTCTTTCCAACTAAACGCAACATCGTTAATAGTATTATCAACGACAACATCTAACAAATTAAACTCGTCTATTATATATTGTTGTTTTTTTATCCACTCTTCGACGAACAAATCTATGTCGACCATTGCTTGTGCATTGCAAAAACTAAAAATACGGGTGATAGCATCTTTGGTCTGAAATAACATCTCAGTAGTGGATATTTTTAAAAAACTATCTGGTACTTCGTATTTTGAATTAATCCATTGTTGCACGTATGTAACATAAAACAAACTCATCCACTCTCGCCATTCCCAGGGTTGCATTTGACTCCAGTGTGTATACTCGCTGTTCCATTTTACAATATCACATTCATTTCCAATGGCAAATGTTTCGAGACCTAGCTGACGCCTTTTCCCTACTGCAATTTTATGATACTGGAACAATAAGTTGAGTTCGGCTGCCCGTAATGATTCTGCATATATTAATATATTTTTACTAGAGGGGGTAAGCGGATACGTTTCTAAAATTTTAGAAAGGGTCCCGTCTCTGGTTGGATATATAGGAGTGGCTATTTCTGCGTCTATGGTTTGATTATAAGCCGACATACTAAGTGGATGCCAAGATTTTGCAAACCCGTGAACAGAACCGTCGGGTTGTAAACCACGATCCAACAGTTCCGGATTTGTAAAATTATTACTAAACTCTCTCAGTATATACTCAACTGTTGAGCCAAACATACCTGGCACAAAAAATATCGAGATCATTTACTTTCCACAGGAAAACTCTTGTTGCAATTTGATGTTGTCAAAGAATTCTTTCTTTGTACCAGAGTCTTCCCTGAAACTACCTTTAAGCACAGTTGTTTGGGTAAGACTACTACTCGCCATAATGCCGCGATTCTCACAACAACCGTGTGTTGCTTGGATATACACACCCAGGTTTTCTGCACCGGTGGCGCTGGAAATCTCCCGTGCAATATCATTTGCAAGTTCTTCTTGTAGAGTTCCACGCCGAGCGCACCATTGTGCAATACGTGTGTACTTGCTGAGTCCAATAAGTTTATCAGCAGCAATAATACCAATGTATGCTACACCGCTTACTGGCTGGTGGTGATGACTACACATGCTCTTTAGCTCACTGCGCACTACTAGCATACCTTCATAGCGATCGTCGCTGTCATTGGGAAATGCAGTTGCACTTGGCATAGGATCATAACGTCCTGCCATGATCTCGTTAAAGTACATCTTAGCCAGTCGACGTGCAGTGCCGTGTGAGTTAGGGTCGTTCTCTCGATCAATCAACAGTGTGTCGAGCACACCTTCAAACGCTGTAGTAGCCTCGTTAATCAAATCTTCTTTAATGTTAGGTGTAATATAATCTGAAATATTATCGCCGGCCCAGTATCGTTTGCCTTCTGCTGTCATATTATCACGCAGAATTTGCGATGTTGTTTTGTTTGTCATTTGTTTCTCCGAGTTAGGGTCGTGGATGACCACAATTGTTTATATTGTAATGTATATTTAGACAGATGTCAACTTAGTCGGTAATTTTTATTTTAGTGAGATCTGGATAAGTTACTTTTTGTGTATCTGGGTCTTTGAGTTGATTTGCGGCAAGCATTTCTAATCCTTTAACACAATCTTCAATGGTAGGACGATAATGGTATCCAACTTGAAAGTTAATTTGGTCTTGCCAAGGACTTATACTTAAATCTCTGCCATCGTAACTAGCACGTTTCAGCCAATGATATTCTTCTTCGTTGTCCAACAAGATTGCGCCACCATGTCCTATTTCCAGTGTTTTGCTGTAACCAAAGCTCAAACACTGTTGTTGTCCTGGACGGTACATATCACGCTCAAAGCGTCTTGCACTGTCCCAAATATTTGTTGGAGAAATTTTATATTCCCCTTCCCAATCATATTCGTCCATTGAGTATGGTATTGCAAGTTTATGAAATATCATTGGCACACTGAGATAAGTTCTTGTAGGAATTCTACATCTTAGTAGGAACCTTTGTTGCCGTCTCAAACACAATTCAATTGCATGTGTGCAGCAATCTGTTAATACAACATAAGGAGCGCCAGTGAATTTGCTTAGTGCTTGTTCGAATTCAGTAAACTTAGTGAAGCTCACGTGTATACCACTTCCATGCATGTTCAACAATATCATCAGTATGATATTCATTTTGCCAATTTGCTACTTCAAAAAACTTTTTGTTGTCAGCAACTAATATGTTAGGATCACCGTCACGCATAGGTCCTTCGATTATCTCACGGGGCTTGCTGTTAGATACTACACAACATTTGTTGATAATTTCTAGATTGCTAGCACCAAGTCCGGTTGATAGATTGTAAAATCCAGCTGTTACTCGATGTTCTGTTGCATAATAGTGCGCTTTGGCAATGTCTGCAACATGTACATAATCACGCACACAAGTTCCGTCATCTGTTGGCAATCCTACACCATTGAGTGTAAACACCTGATTATCTCTAATAGCTTCCATTACTCGTGCAATGATGTGTGTAGCTGACTTTTCTTGCCCGTGCCGCCCAAGTGGGTCTGCACCAGCAGCATTAAAGTAACGAAATCCAACATAGTTAATGCCATATGCATGACTATATGTTTCCAACAGTTGCTCTACCATGTATTTGCTCATGCCATAAGGAGAGATTGGAAACTTGGGGTCGTCTTCATGTATAGGTGTTGCAATTGGATTTCCATACACCGCAGCACTACTTGAAAAAATAAACTTGCTGTGAATTTTGCGTTCTACCATATAATCCAACAACGTTTTAGTAGCAATAAAGTTGTTGTCATAGTATGTCTTTGGATCCATAAGACTGGGCCCAACTAAACTTGATCCTGCACAATGCACAATAGCATCTGGGCAATGGAAACTAAAACATTCTAAACCAGAAGGCGTTGCATATGATTCTTCGTAGTATGAGTCATACCATTGTACAAGGTGCGAACTCAACGGCCGGCGATCTATGCCAACAACTGTCCACCCTTGTTCTTTGAAATAGATTGCTGTTTGCCCACCGATGTATCCAGCAGCTCCAGTAATAATTACTGTTTTACTCATGACTCGATCTTTTTTACTGCATACTTTGCACTAGCTACATGGTCTCTATAACGATTGCCGGTACGTAGCCATTCTTCGCCATTGCCTTCCATAATATCCACAATTCGGTCAATTGTGCCATCAGTCCAGTCGCTAATTAATCCCATGTTGTGATGCGGCTCACGCAATAGGTTAGTTAGTTTGTTTTCAGCATCATCAATACTCCACGGAACATACAGTCTATCAGGATCGTTTGCAAATGTTTCCGGAAAGCTTCTATATGCTGGAAACAACACATTACATCCTAGTGTGTCTGCTTCGCTTACTGTGTTGGATACCCAGTCTTGTAACGCACAGTTAAACAGCACACGACTGTCGTTAACAATCTTATAATACTCATCCTTTTTAAGATTTTCGTGAATCTCTAAGATGCCTTGGTCTTGTAATTTTCTAGCACGGGTTATATAATCTGGATTGTTCGATCGCAATGGACCGCCTTGCAGAATAGCAAATGTTTGCTTACCTGGATAAATCTCGCTATATCGTTCTACTAGATCCATAAAGAAGTCAGGTTGCTTTTCTTGATCAAATCGTGCTGTAAATACAATTCGATTAGCACGTTCATAGAAAGGTTTTATTGCTTCTCCTACACGTTCTTGCACCTCTTGTTTGCCAAATGCAAGCCCAGATACATTGTAGATAGGTGCTTCCCAGCCTGCAATTTTCATGTGTGCTACCATTTCTTCATTGGTAGCCAGCACTGTTGCAAACTCGCAAACCATCTTTTCGTACAATCCCATCCACTTTGCCATGCCCCAAACATGAACAAAATCATCAGGGTCAATTGCTTGTGCTAGGCATCGAACAAACACTTTTGGACGTTGATCCGCTGGAATCTGGTCCATGATGTATGGAAGACTTTCGATGCCTGGTTGAAACATGTCTTCAAAATAAACTGCATCTTCGCCGGTGCATTCTCCGTTGCGCATCATTTGCACTAGGTTCATAATCTGACTCATACCAAAATAACTGCGTCCGTGTGCATCAAGCACTTGCCCTACGCTAATACTTTGTGTATCATCAATTGTTTCACCTGGAACATAAACAACATCAAGTCCTCTACGGTCGAAGACACGTTTGTTCCAGTCAGTTAATTGAAGGGTGTAACGTGCCTCGTAGCTTTCGAGGCCCATGTAGAAGAGTTTACGCATAGTTTATCTCCGGCCGTTATAAGGAGTACGGCTTTGATTAGAGTTGCTTCGATTGTCATTTGAACGGCGAGGACTATGCCCTGCAAAACGCTTGGCATCTTCTTCCCACATATTTTTACAGTTTTTTCCAGCTTGGAATTTACGGTATTGCTGATATGGATATTTTTTATTATTATAAAGATCTTCGGGATTATATCGATATCCATAATCGCGACAGAATGAAATGTATGACTCGAGGTCGTTCCACACTTGGGTTGTTCGAGAATTTTTATAGGTAGCCATTGTATATTCCTTGATGACTAGTTAAAATAAGTGTAGTCAATTTTTTGCCTACAAATATATTTATACACTGTTTTTTTGTGTTATGAATTATTATAATTTATAGTACATCCGTTTTCGCCATCCTCGCTAACTTCAATGACAACATTTCGCCCTGGGTATTTGCCAGCTACATTAAGATAGATATCGTCTGCAATCATTTCGCAACTTTTGTAATCCAGTGACAAAATTCCATCGCCAAACAGTTTTTGCAACCAACGTGAAAACTGAATAAACTCGATGTCTCTGTCATTGTGGAATACATCAATTCCCACACGAAAATGAAACATATGCCTGTGCGGATGTCCTAGAAACGATACATCGTCCCAATCGCCTGTTGCTAATTTAGGATCAGTTAATGCTGCTGGATACTTGTGTATGCCTTCCTTTTGAAAGGTTACCCAAATTTGCCGACGTGCAGATTGCATCGTTGCATCAATCACGGTGCGTTCATCTTGATTCATTATACTACCTTATCTTGTGTGTAAGCACTCCAGGGAGTGAATTTTTCTCTATCCATTAAGTTGTGCAAACTATGGCACCACACTCCTGGATTTGATTCATTGAAATCAATGTCATCAACTTTGACCATTGCGTTATATCCCCATTGTGATACATATGGAATAGATACACGTATTTGTGGAATGAAGTTATCGTATTCGACCATACCGCCTTCTAAACACCATTCTAAGTTAATGTTACTTGGAATATCTAAACTACATATTACATCCTTTTTTAGCAAAGGCACTAGCATTTGTTCCCACGCTTCAAACTCATCTGCTGTTTGAGGATTATAACTATGATTAGCTCCAAAGAAGATATGCTGGCAGTTGTTAGCTTTATATTTGGCTAGTATGCTATCAACCGGCTGGACACCTACTACAAACAAGGTTTTTAATCCATAGGCCGGTGTACGTTCTACTTCGGTTCCAACAAAGTAGTTAACACCGTCATGTCCTTCACGATCCATCTTCGATTCCTAACTGTGTTTTTAGTTTTGTCATTTCGTCTTTTACTGCAAGTTTTTTCTTCTTGATACTGGTAATAGTTTCAACAGAGGTGCTATCACTCTCAAGGTACGAGATCATGTCGTGTAATCGTTTGTGTTCTTTGACTAAGAATTCGTAGCGTGTTTCTGGAGTTGCCATTACTAAATAATTCCTTCCTACATTAAACTTATTATACACTAACTATACCATGCTGTCAAGTAAATCTAGAGCATTTTGATCTAAATCTATTTCTTGTTCTGGCTCTTCTACTTCAAACAAACTATTAAACTGTGTTGCTGCATTAACAATACGCTTTCCGGTAAATCCTCTCGTACCTTTGACACTATCCCAAAATTTGCTGTATTCATTGATGATGCTCATACTTTTATTAAAGTCTTTTGCTGCAAATACACGTTCGACTACATCGCGGAACAATATTCTATCAAATGTTTCTTGTACTAACATGGCAGGAATAACTCCAGCATCGTATTCTCTGTTGGCACGTTGCACCGATTCGATGTGCATCCATACATTGTGCCCCATAAGCAATGCATACGAAAAACTATCCCATGAAGTTTTTCCTTCTTTGCCAATTTTGTTTAGCATACCTGGGGCATAATGGCATATATCCCCGATGGTCATACGTTCTGTAATAGGACTGTTTTCAAAAAGTTTGTGCACACCGTCCTTGAGTACTGCATCTCGGAATGGTGTTGTGTCGCCTGCATATTTTTTGTTATCAATTGTGGGTTCCATTTGGTAACTCCACTTGCCACGATCTTCAATTCGAATACTATTGTATACTTGCCCGTTTGCTGTAGCAAGAAATGGGCTTGCACAGTCAAAGCTGATAGTGAAGTTTGCATTTGCATGACGTCTTACGCTGCGTTGAATATCAGTAAGCAAACACGCCCACTCTAGCTTGCTTGTTCCCAGGAAGTGCATCCAGTCATGCTGCCCTTTTTCAAGCAAACCTTCGTGTATAAGTGTAACCAAACGTTTTAGAACTAGATGCACATCACACATGTTTTGCCCGCCCATTGCCCAGCCGTTGAATGGTCGATCCATCTTGTCACTGCAAAAGCCTTTCATTTTGTCATACCAATGATCTGCTTCCTGGTGATTTGATCCTTGCAGCACGTTTAACACCTTTAGGTCGCCACCGCGATTTGCCATCCAAAATTCGTTGTTAAAGTGTGTAGCTGTTACTGCATCATCATAACTATGAATCCCGCACAGTGCACTTGCTTTTTTATCCAAGTAAGTCCATGTTGGAATATCCATAGTCATGCCATGTGTAGCAATTCCGTGTTGCCATGCAATAACTTGCTCACGTTTCTTTTCTGCATTTTTGTCTTTGGGATTAGCCCATTCACCGGGCCACACACCTTTGGCAATCTGGAACCCGCCGCTGTCGGCTAGCATGATAGTGTCTGCTTCTCTATTACGAACCATGTCTTCTTTTGGCACATGCTTTGATAGATCCATGTCAGCATGCCCAGCACTATACAAACTATATTTGTATGGAAACAACCCTTCTTTGCTGTTAAGCCAGTTTAAGCTTTCCATATTAGGGATACCTTTAGGCAATCGATCACCGATTATGCTTTTTGATTCATCTGGGTATCGTTCTTTGCCAATATATCCAGCATAAAAACTGCTAATAGCAGGCAAAAATATTGCATAATCATTTTGTTTTTGTGTTAGGTTATCTTGTTTTAGCATTTTTAGCCTTCAAGTTTATAGCATCCAGGACTGATTAGTGCCCATTGACAATGATCGTTTATTATAGCATCCACAGTAACATACTGTTGATCCTCAGTGACTATTCCCCATTCGGGAAAAATATAAAAATTATGATCTTCAAGGTGCTTTAATTTAGTAACACCCATTGGACCATAATGTATACAGATGTTCCATGCCGCACCAACTATAATCCAATTGTTTGTTTTATGTTGGTGCGACAAGAACTCGCTGGTACTATTTAGATAGATAGTATCATTGTCAAACGTTTCTTCAATTATTGCATCTATAGGATCAGATTCAGTCTTTCCGCAGCAGATTTTACTCACAATAGTTAAATTGTTTAATTGTTCAACAACCCGTGTATAAAACTGCCTTGTTGCAGTTTCGTTACGCATTCCGTCTACTTTAGAATTCGCTGCCCAGCAATCAATGAATACTACTCCCCAATTCATTACTTGCTTTGTGCTGGCAGAATGTAGTTGTAAACTGCCAACCCACTATCAACTGTAATTTTAGCAGCGCCGCCATCTGAAATGCGTACAGTTTTATCGCCAGTTAGATTCATAATTGCAATAAACTGCGCAACTGGCCAACTCCATGATCGTGTTAAGTTGCCTTCTACATCATGATGAAATACAAAATCACCAGCGTGTGTGCTATGATCGCCAAACAAGAACTTCAAGTGCCCATCTTCAGTTTTAGTCTGAAAAGTCAATTCTTCAGCATTTGCTTGTGCCATCATTTTTAAACGCATAATACTAGCAGATGTAGGTTCAAACTCAACATTCCATGGAATGTCTTTCATCTTAGCATTTTTAAGTTTTTCGTTAACAATTTCACTTACCATGAAGCGATAATCGTTTTTAAAGTCGCCTGCGGCATTTTTAAAATGCATACCAACTGGTGCTGATTCGCCGTTACGATCTTGCCGAGTTACGGTAATTTCAGCATTTTCCTTGTATTCAGCAATGTTTAACAGTATCTTTAGTTTACCCAAGTTGGGCATACCAAATGTACCTATAAATTCAGCAACAGGTGTGTGATACTTTGCATCTAAGACAACACTCTTGTCTTCTGCTAAGCCAGTAATAGTTGTTTCAGTATCGCTGCCTGTAATTTTAATAAGTTGGATACAGCCCAAATCATGACTGTGTTCAACCAAGTCTAGTAGATAATCTCTCATTTATTTTCTCCGGTGTGTTGTATTAAGTGTTTAATTTTGCCCAGGCTTTGCCCGCCTTTGATGCTAGTTCTAATTCCTGGTTTTTGTATTTCTAACCAACTTACGTTCTTCTTCATATCAAAGCTTGCTACTACATTAAATCCATATCGGGTACACGCTGCTTTTACCAAGTGGCCCGGAGTATAAGTGTAATACGAATTTCTAAAATTGTCAATACCAATTGGATAATCACAATTATTATAGGTAAAAATGGCTGTACCTCCTGGCTGTAAAACAGAAAAAATATCGGATAGATACTGTTCAATGAGCCTCAGAGGGCGAAAATTAAAGTAATCAATTGCAACAACTAACCCAATTTGCCCAGTTGGTAAGTCATGTAACACACTATCTTTTGTTTCATCGACAGTGTAGTATCGTACTCGGCGCTGATAATCAGTCTTCCATAATTTTTTAACTTCCTTAAACATATCTTGATGATCATCAACTAGGTACAACGGATCACAACTTACTAGATGATCAGTTACATCACCTAGTCTAGGGCCGAGTTGCAATGCAGAATGTTTCCAGTTAACATGCTTTGTAATTCGTCCTACAAGAAAATCTCGAATTTCGGGATCACCTAGTAGATTTTTAAATCTATCTCGATCAAGTTTATAGTCAGCATCGTCCCTTAACCCTTCTTGGTAAATCTCTTCACTTTTCTCATTCAAACACGGACCTTCTATTTCACCGAGCTCTTGGCCTAGACACACCCTAAACTTAGAAATATCCTGGTATACTGCGTCTAATTCTCTAATTATATTTTTATGTCGGTCCAGTATATTGCTCTTAAGATTATTAACATCAATATCGTATGTATTTAGATCGTTGTTAAACTTCTGCAATAATTTTTCAATTGCTTGCCTTGATTCCGTTAAATCTAACTCGTCTAACAGATGTTTATAGTTAACAAGGTTGACTAAATCCATTATTCAAACTCAAATAAACTGTTAAATGTGTTGCTAGTGTCGGTGTCTTGCTTTAGATTCCAATCTAGCACACTAAGCAAATTATCAATTTTCTTATCAACAACAGCCGCTTCCATTTCAGCATCGTCAAACGGCAGCTCTTTGAACCAAGATGGGATGTGCAGCTCATCTGTTGGATACCCAATGCTAGTCCAATTAAGCGGATTTGCCTTTAGCTTACAAACAATAGTTTTCATACCGTCGATGATACTTTGTGAATAGTTGTCGCCATTCATTTTTTTCATCTGGTTCCAGTTCATTGCTGCTCTAACATGCCCGGGCATGTTTGCACGACCTAAACGTTTTTCTTCTGCTGCGTACTTGGTTAAATTGTTAACACGTTTGGGCGCACCCTTTTCCCATGCAGGGCGTTCTTTAAAGTCATACTTAAAGCTCTTGATCATCTCAACAATTTCAGTGCGCTCAGCACCCCCGAGTACGCTGGTTAACAATGTTAGCAAGAACTTTTGAATTACAACTGGCGTGTCGCTGCGTTTCAAGTCTAATCCCATTGCTTTGATTTTGCCTTGTTTGCCTTCTACATCAAGTCGCTTGCCTTCGTCATCATAGATGTTGATTGCATAACGTTTCTTTGTAATAAACAATCCACGATCAGCAACACTCTCACGACCGCCTTTGATAATTGCACCATTTTCTCGTGGCACATGAAATGCTTGTTCCATAAATCCTGGCCAGCTTTCATTTAGCTGATCACTAATAGCATCATAGAGCTGGATACAAGTTTCTTTGTTCCATTCCATTCTGCCGTCTTCGACGTCTTTCTTGATCACTGGCCAGGCGCTAAAGTATACACTGTCAGTATCACCATAGATAACACTTTGTCCAGTGTGATCGTATTTGCCTGTGATACATTCGTTTACAAAACTGTCCATATGATGTGCAATAGCCCTACCAGTTAGTGTAGTGCTTTGTCCAATACGTTTGTCAAAGAATCGACATCCAGGATTGAGAATAGCACCATACAAACTATTTAGATTAATCTTCTTCACCAGCTGACGTTTATCTAAAAATTCACGCTCCTCGGGATCAGTTGATGCACGAAGTTTTGCTTGAATCTCCTGGCGTTCTCTATACCAACGTGCTAACAGCCCGGGCACAACGCCTTCTTTTTCATATGAAAAGATAGTACCGTTTGCACTTAATATCCAAGGTTGATTGCTGTCAAATATGATCTTCCAAATCTCGGCTGCACTGTGCACACTTTCTTCGCCATTCTCCCAGTCGATTGTAATCTCGCTGCCGATCTCTTTGTTCATAACCGAAGTGTATTCCAACGATCCGAACAGTCCTTCCCATGCCATAGCAAAACTGCTTTTTTTGTCAATTTTGTTTTGGATATAGCGTTCAGTCATAGTTGGACGCAACTGCCCAATGATTGTTTCATTGCCCATGTTTAGTGCACGAATAGCACTAGGATACAAACTATTAATGTCAATGGCACCAATCCATTCGTGTATACCCTTCTTAGGATAAGCAACATATGCACCTGCTGCCGCAGTATCCTCACTTGAGTCTCGTTCACGACGATTGGGAACAACCAAGCCTTGCTCGTGCGCTTCGTTGATAATTGCTTGCTCAGTAACAGCAACCGCACCCATTGTAGTTTGTAGTAGCACTGTGTTTGCGTGTGCTAGTTCGTTTGCAAGTGCAAGAAAGCGTAGTTTCTTATCCAACTTGTCCAACAGCAATGTATCCTGCCTGTTGTATTCGATAAAAGTTTTAAAGTTTTGGTTGTACAAGTGATCCAGTGTGCCTTCGTATGCAGTTTTACGTTCACCTAGCTCGTGTTCACCAATTGCATCCAAACTGTAGCTGTGACGCTCTTCGTATGTGTACTTTCGATACAATTGCATATAGTCCATGTGTACTCTGCCAATGAGATCAAACGTAACATTCTCTGCACCAAACCGTTCAAACATGCGTTTCTTAGGAAGTTGTCCCCACAAACAAAAACGTCTTGTGTCATCCTTGCTGAGTATGCGATTTACTCGATTGACAGTGTACGGAATATCATAACCTTCGCTGTTCCATCCACTAAGCACATCTGCATCTTCAATAAGATCAAGAAACACCTTCAGCATTTCTTCTTCTCGTTCAAACAACATAGTGTTTTCAAACTCGTTGCATATTTCCTGTGCGGTTTCCCAGCTCATGCCTTTTGGTGGAATAACCAGCGTAACTAGTTGTTCCATCCATTGTAAGTACACAGAGATAGCAGTAATTGCATTAAACGGATCATTTGTTGGACTATAACCACGCTCTGGGTCAAAGTCAACTTCGATATCGAAAAATGCAGCTTGCAGTGTAGGCGCAGCTTGATCTTTGTAGTTCTCTTCAAAACAGCGAAACACTGGATTGATATCACTTTCAAAGATGTTTTTACCCGAATGCATGCGTAGTTCCTTGCGGAACTCTTTGTTGTTACGGGTACCTACTCTACTCACAGGACTGCCGTAAATGCTTTTGTGTTTACCTCGTGGATCCTCATAATAGAACACATAGTTAGCCGGATACTCTTTGTATATCCGTTGTCCCTCTACACGTTCTACCACATGAATGCGATCTTTTTCTCTGTCAAACAGAGCGTCAACATAACTCATGATGATTCCATTATACTATAAGTTAAGTTAAAGTGTGCGGCCTGCTGTTGTTAGGATTTCTTCAAGAAGTTCTTGATCTTCTTTTTCAGCAGCATAGCTGGCTTTGTGTGCAATGCGAATTGCTTTTTTCAAGACACTGGGCTTGATTTGCAGTTCCTCACCAATGGCTTTGATTGTGTCTGACAGTCCTGCATTGAGTGCTTCGACTTCACTCATAACTTGCATGCCTTCATTGATAATCTGTGTTAGTTTAGTTTTAGAATTGCTGTCAAAATTCATAGTATGATCCTTATGTTTGTTTGTTTATTGTAGTACAGTTGTTGCAGATTGTCAATAGAATAGTTTGCCTACTCGTAAATTAGATTATGGCACTTCAAACATTAAGGGTAGCGATATCTTAAATGTTCAGGGCAGGTCCCGCCAGCAGCCATTAGACATCGGTCCTAAGGCTACACAACTACTTATATAGGAGTTTTAAGGATGAATTATTTTAGTTAAGTTCCACACCAGTCATGTCTGCGGCCATGTCGCCCATTGCAAGACTAATTCTTCCATTGCGATTGTATAGAAAGAACTTCCCGTTTCCTTCATCAGGGCGCATTGTAATTTTACCAACCTTGGCTTTGCCAACAATGTTCTTAGCAACAACAGTAAATGTACGCTTGTTGTCTTTGCTAATAGCTGAGTCATAACTAATTGTAAGTTTGTCGCCACGGTTAACACTATCCCACATGTCTTGTGACATAGCGCCTTCGTTGACGCCTTTCTTGTTAGCAAAGTCTTTCTTGGCAGATTTTGCTAAAGACTTGGCAAGATTTTTAGTCTTAATAATATTGCCAAATTGGTCTTTCTTTTCGCCTTTGTAATCTTGCCATCCAGAGTCGTACTCTACATCGCCTTCTGCTTCGCTAACGCCCTCTTTTTCCAGCATTTTCTTGCCGTAGTCCATCATCTTCATGATACTAGTACGACTAACGCCCGTTCTCTTTTCTAGTTCTTGAATGCTGCTAGCACCAAATGATGCACCGTAAGAAGTTAGTTCATTGCCCACTCGGCTAAGTGCAGTTGATAATGCATCGTCCTTGGTTGTTGCCGCTTTATCCATTAGCTTGCGACCAATGTTTGCAAGCTTTCTTTGTGCCGGGTTAATTTCAAACTTAGCCGGGATATCTGATTCAGAGACTGGTGTATTATCTTCAAATAAATCTAAAAAACGCATTATTATTCATCCATATAATCTAAATTGTGTGGCGTAGTCTTTTGTATAAAGGACTCGCATGCTTGTACGGCATCCGCAAGTTTACCGAATGAACTTTTAGATTCTTTTCCGTTAATCTTTACTCTATATCCGTCATCTTCGTTGCCGAAGATTTTGAGTGATTTACCGTTAGCAGCTTTATAGCTCTTAACTGGTTCTTTGATTACTTCTTGTACTGCACTTGTGTCAACATCTCTAAGGTAGTCCATAATACTACGCTTTTTGCTAACTTGATCTTCTTTGGTCATTTTTGATAATTGTGTAGGATCAACTGACCCCTCAGGGGCAACTGGGCCTTTATATCCACTGTTGCCTCCCCCGGCAACTTGGCTAGTACCCGGGCTTACACCGTCCCATGACTCTTCGTCGCCTGGGTTGGAACCTTCTTTCATATCACTGTAATCGTTATCCAATGCTTGAAAATCATCATAGCTAATGTACATATCAGTGTCCGGATCGTAGTACATGCCTTCTTTTGGATCGTAATAAACAACTTTGCCACTCAGTGTAGTGAATGGACCTTCAAGTCCTTTACGTGCTTGATACTTGTCATCCATTGGAGGCATAACTTTATAGCCTTCGTCCAATTCGTTTTTCATGTAATCACGAGCTGTGTCAAGATAGTCGAGTGCTTTGGTAATCTTTGCTTGTACCCATTCAGGCAAGTTGTCACCATCGGACAAGATACTTTCGAGCTCTAGTGCAGCATCCGCAGCTCTATTAAGATCGCCTTTGGCCATATCGCCTTCTTGATCGTATTCACCTACATCTTCAGGATCGATATTTTCGCCAACAAAGTAATCGCCATAAACATTCTTTTCTTCGTCGCTGCCCAGTACTGGACTTTGATTTGGCATGTCGTACTCTGCTGGTAGAGCTTTGGCACTTTCAAAAGGTGTCTCACGATACATATTCTCAAGGATTGCACTCATGTCGTTTGCTGCCAAACCTTCTTCAAGATGATGTGGCTTAGACGAAGAAACACTTTCTCCGCTTTCTAGCTGATTCATCTTGGCGACTAGGTCTGCAAAACTTGAAACTTCTTTTGGGTCTACATTACTCATTATGCTCTACTTCCTTTGAGAAAACTGCGTAACATCCATCCGTGTTTGTTATGTGCATCTAGCCTTTCAGCAATAAAGTTAGCAATGCCTTCGTTGTTTTCATCCACGGCTGATTTGAAAGTTTGTGTTAGTATTTGCAACATTGCATTGTTGTCGTCGGCTAATTCTTGTATCATTAGCATAGCCCGTGGAATTTTTGTCTGGCCACTGATAACACTAAGCTCTCCAAATCTTTCAAATGATCCCGGAGTGTATACGTCGAGGGTTCTAATATATTCAGCTGTCTGATCAATTGTGTTTTCGTACACTTCGCTGTACAAGTCTCCAAAGAACTGATGGTACTGTGCAAAGTCTGGACCTTCAACATTCCAGTGAAAGTTCTGTGCTTTAATTACAAATGCGTATTCTGTTGCCAATAGCGTTTTTAGATCATCTGCTAACATTATGTTTCCTGTTTGGTTATTATAAGAGTATTTATCTTGTGCTTGTATTTATTAAATGATTATCCAAAAAGTGCTATTAACAATACAATAAGTATGAACCATCCTGTTATCCCAATGCCATTGTTGCCGACAAGCCCTTTGCGTTTAGCACAGTTATAACAGTATCTATACTTTGAATTAGTTCGATTACTGCAAAAAAACGCAGCACAAGTTTTTTGACTCATTAAAAACTCCTATTTTATAATCCGGCAAACCATGTATCAGAAAAGTCTCTAACTTTAGCAAGTTCGATTTGTGCTGGTTCGTATTCAGGGTGCACAGGACTAAACACATGATGGAAGTTGTATTCCTCAAGCGACCAAGAGCCCCACATTTGCAATTTAGAATATTCCACTATGTCTACATCAAATTCCTTGCAAAAATAGTAAAATGGTTCTATTTCTTGATAATTTTGCTGTTGTAAAATCATCCTGGTATGTAATTTAAAACCTAATTCATGTTTCTTGTTTTGTAAAAAATGCATTGCTTGTAGTAACTTTGGCCATTTCCCACCGCGGCGTATTTTTTCGTATGTGTCGGCTTGTGATGCATCAATACTTACAGTTATTTTGTTAATGTTATTAACTTTGTTTCCGAATCGATGCCAGTTTTGTTCGCACAGCAACCCATTTGTACCAAAGTCAAATTCTACATTGGGAAATTTATCAATATCAATTGAGTTTACAAAATCCATTAACATAGGACTAGCAAACACTTCACCTGCCCCGCCAAGTTCTATTTTTATTTTTTTATCTGTTGCGTCAGCAAACAAGTTGTTAGAAAGAGTTTCGCCTAGCTTGCGCTGTTCTTCTTGTTTTGATAATGGAGTTTTTATAATATGACGTCGGCAGCTAGGACAACTTAGATTACAAGTTTGGTCCCCATTGAAACTAATATGATGAGGCATTTCAAATTTTGATGGATCGTCGAATAGTTCTCTTATGTTCGGCGGCACTGACTTGATCTTGTTTAGCCCGTTGTTAGCAATTACAGCACACCAATCTGCATCACAATAAACATAAGATCCATCAATGATACTTTGTCTAATTTTTTGTGCCAGTTCAGACGACAACAATTCCTTTAGTGTGTTTTCTTTTAAATTTCCAATGGTAGTTGGCATCCATCGGTTACATCCACACATTCGAACATCGCCCTCTAGGGTAACCTCGATCATAACAAATGGTGACAAACAGTACTTCCCTTGGTACTGTTTAGCCGGAAACATTTCAATCATACTTAACAGCCCGTACTGTGTTGGCATATTTTCGTTTAATCTTTTTCACAGTGGGCTTGCTGCGAGAAATAACTGAACCTAATGGTGCCGAAACTGTGGCAATACTACCACTTGCTGTTCCGCCTGTACTTACATCTTCTAGTAACTCTCGAATCTTCATGATGCTAATATCTCAAATGTTTCATTATCTATTATAGATACCAGTCCTTCGGTGCACTTTAATCCACGTATTTTAAATTTGCCTTTGTCAAGTTTTTTTATGCGTATCTTGTAAATACCAGCAGGGGCATCAAGTTGCAACATCTCTGTTAAGTATTGCGGCCCACTCCATATATAATTGCGCTCGGTAAACATCTCGTCATTGACATATACTCTATATGCAGGCGGATTGGTTTGCCAATCACAATATAAATCAAATTCAATTTTAGTAAAATCTGTTGTCATATTAGTAACGTGATTTTCTAGGGTATTTGTCTGCAAGTTTATCACGTTTGAGATTGGCAGAACTAAATGGATCATCCCAAGACGGAGGAAAAAAAGTATCAACAAAATTATCAAATACATCTTGTGCACTTGCTGGTCTAGTCCGAGTATCAAATTGTTTGATAAGCAATCCAGCTGCTTTGCCTACACCTGCTTGTCCCTCACGAGACAGTTTTGCAGCTTGGGCAATAACTTCATCAGATACTTCGCCTTGTGGATCAATCTTTTTAAGATCTTTAATAGCTCTTGCAATAGCAGGCATTATATCTTCGGGGCCTCGATCTTCGTTGATTACTTCAAACATTTTCATACTGTATTCCTTTATCTGCCTTGTGCGTAACTGTAACAGCCTTCGGTAAAACTGTTTGATGCACCAATTGGGCATTCTGATGTTGACTGTATGTTACGAGCTGCTGCCCATGCATATCCAGCTTTGTGGCCTGAACAATCTATTGTACAACGATATCCTTTGTATGTCAAGTCTTCATTTACTATGTCATTTATTTTCATATTTTTTAGCCTCTTGGTATTCTTTCCAATATGTATTACGCTCGTTAGTCGTTGCTCTACGTACTTCGTGTTCAAGCAGTTTTTTTACATAATGTTGTATGTCTACCATTTTTATTCACTTTTCTTCTATGTACGTATTTATTTAACCCAAGCACCTATACGTCCGTGAACATCTGGATAGTCACGATAAGTGTACCCTTCGGGCGGTGTTGTATCCTCGCCTTCCCAAACAGGGATAAAATGATTGATATTACCGTCAAAGTCTTCGTTGCGTCTTAGGTGTACTTCAATTAGCTTGTTGCCTATAAACTCACAGTTCACCCATGGGTGATGTTCTACTAGTTCAGTTAGCAGTGTAGGAAATGCAAATGATTTGTCGTCTCTGCGCCAGTCGATCCACTTGGTAAATGTATCTTCAGGCTTGCGTCCTTGTACACACAACATTTGCTTGCTTTCAAAATAGTCTATACTATAATGATCGCCTTCGAAAAACTCACACCAAAAATGTCCCACTGGGAGATGCATTGTTTCTTGATCAAGCCAGATTTTTTGTGTACCTAGTCCAAGTCCTTGCATGTTAACACAAGGGCGCACAATATAAAAACCCGGATGCGGAACATCAAGTCCGACCGGGCCACAGTTATAATTTAGTTTACGTGCTAGTATAAGTTTATCCATTGCCCATATGTGATCTGGATTTATGTTTTGCCAAACAAAATCTTCTGCACTGTTTGGCGTGTACATTATTATTTTCCTTTGGTATTGCTTACATTCTTTGCTTTGCCTTTACGGTCTTTGTCAGGATCTTGCCTACGTTTTTTATTAACCGCGGTAGCTATAGCTTTCTTGCCGCCTTTAGCTCTTAGGCTTGCAGCTTTACTTTTACTGAGACACTTAGGCTTGCCCTCGCCTTCGCTGCTATCACCACATTTGCCAATACGTTCGCCTTTAGTATTGTAACGATCCCATCCGCCGCCTCCGGCTCCGCCTTTTTTACCTTTGCCAAACCACGCTTTGAGATCTTCTTCTACTTCTACTTCTTCGTTCTTAACACAGTTGGGCACACGTTTTCCAAACATGGTTTTCATACCATCTTTTTTGTAGCCTTTCCAACACTTCTCTGTGACAATTTCTTCTATAAGCATGTTACTTCTTCTTACTATTACCCCAATTAGCGGCACCCTTTTTGCGGCACTGTACTAACGCACCCGATGCATATGCACTTGGCCATACTTTATAACGTGATTTTACTTTGTGATAGCAAGCATCTTTCTCGCCAGCGGCTTCATCAAACTGTGCTTCTGTCATCATTTCTGTTGATTCATTTAAAACGTCATTGATTTTCATTTAGTATATCCTTCATTACGCTGGTTGCTGTATCAGTAAAGAGGCGGGGCGCAACTGCATGTATAACAAGAGCGGGTACTAACAACTGTAGTCTTACAGCAATTTTGAGTGCATGGCCCATATGTTCTAAGCCAGTTTTGCCTGTTTCTTCTAAATGTAGTTTGCATTGTTTACTAAACATTATTTCTTTTTTCCACTCTTCATATTGGCACACCAGTGATACATCTTAGCTCGCTCGCCTGAATATTTCTTTGCACGAGCACGTAAATCAGTTACACTACCGTTGCAACTTGCACCTGCTGCTTTTACACGACCCGGTTTGCTTTTGCCTTTTACTTTACCGTCTGCAAAGTTTTCATCCATTTTGGCTAATTTTGCAGCAATAGCCATTTGTCTACGCTTTGCTTTACTTTTACCTTTGAATTGCGGAGCATCACTTTGGTAGAAATCATCAATAACATCACCCATTGGGGTACGCTTTGTAATCTTCTCATTAATGCTTTCTGTGAAAAATGGGCCACTAAGTTCTTGGTCATCCTGGCTTAACATTGCTTTGTTAATATCAGCAATAATGTCTGGAGTTAAATGTCTTGCACGGTTAACAGTGTTACTGTTAAAAAATAAATGTACTTCAACAGGAATGTCGCCAAATACTTGTTGTATGGCAATCATTCTGCTGCGACCTTCATGCCCAATGATTTCTGCTGTACTGCCTTCTGTGTAACTAATAATAAGAAAAGGTGCTCCAATTGCACCACCATTTTTGATATGATCAACTACTTTATCAACTGCCGGAACACCACGTCTGCTTTCTGCTAATTTCAAAAACACACTTGGTTTCATCTTAACACGCATGCCAAAATAGTCAACTTCTTGGTTGTTAGGAACAGCACCCCAACCTTCTTTGTTGTCTATATTTACATCTTCGTTAAATGCTGTATCTGTTGCAGTCTTTGCACTCTTACCGTCAGGATGCTTAGGATTGATACCTACAACTTCGCCATTGATTAAGTCTGAGATGTTTGATGCTTTGCCAATTCTATCTAATAGCTGATGTAGTTTGTCATTCGCATCGTAGTTACCACTTTCATAGCCACTCTTACCACGAACTTCTGTACGCTTGCCAGTTGCGGTATCAGTAATGTTTAACACCATCATATCAGCATCACGTTCTAGTTGTAGCTTGTAACCTTCGTTAACACTTTCATTAAGTTTGTATTCGTATGTATCAGTGCCTGTTTTTTCTAACCATTCAAACTTGTCGAAAAACTTCCGGTTAGTTACTTTATATACTGTCAACGGTAATTTGTTTTGATCTGCATATGATTTTATTGCATTCATAACTTTACCGCCTATGCCCGCACCTCGTTCTGACGTTGAGATTTGTGACATTAAGATTTTTTCTGGGCGATAACTCTTTGCTGCATCTAATAGTATATGTCCAAAGTCCCCTTTAAGCATATACGTGCCACCACCACCGATCATTTCTGTTGTTGACCATGGGACCCCAACTTTACCCCAACTAGTCCAACTAGTTGCACCAATAGCTTTACCGATATGTTTGATTAATGGGTAATCATTATTTAATGGCCACCATTTCTTATCAAATTCGATATCTACGTATCCATTTCGGATAGCGTCAAATTCTTCTTTAGATACTTCGTTGACACTTTCATTAATGCTTTCTTCGTTTACGTTGCTAGATCTAATTGCATCATACTTTGCTTGTAAACTTTCTACTAACCCTAGATTATACGCCTTGTTAGCACTGGTGTTTTTAGCTGCTGTTGCATGCAGTAGTGGAGGACTGCCCTTTTTGTCAATCTTCATACCTAGTTTAGCAGCCTGGCGCTGTGTTTCACCTGGCTTAACGTCAACAGTGAGTGCACTACTAAATCGAGGATCTTTTGCTTGTGCTTTAGTTGGAATGTAGCCACTTGCTTCTTCAACTTTAGCTTTGGGAATATCGTTGCGATGTTCAAGTTCGCTAGCATCTACTACAATTGCTGGCAAACTTTCAAGCCCAGCTTTTTTTGCAGCGGCAAATCTGTGGTGACCGTCAAGAATCATATAACCATCAGTGGTACGGGTTACAACAATAGGATCACCGTTCCACATGTTTGCTTTCATTTTAACAGCAATGCTTAAAACTTGATCTCCATGCTCTTTGGCATTCAACTTGTCTGTGGATTCAAATCCGTATAACTGAGACAATGGTATATCTTTGTCAGCAGAACGCTTCATAAATTCATCAGGTATGTCGGCACCCCTGTAACCAGGGTTGTGCCATAATGTTATTTTTTCTTTAGATTCAAACCATGATGCTCGCATGTCAGTATTTATGCTTTAGCTAGCTTTCTTTTTTTGTTGGTTTTTAGCAAGAAGTCTAGCACCATTTGGTGCTGTTGGAGCTTGGCCTGGCAATTCGATAGTGCCTACGTCAGTAGCTTGTGCTTCCAATGGGCCATTGCGTTCTATCTCGGCTTGCAGTGCTTTAAAAATGTTGCCTTGCTCGTTATGATCAAAAACAAAACTACCACTGTGTTGCAACAGCACACGCTTGTCGACCCACACTTCACCACCTAGATCACGCCAGTTTTCGCAGAATGTCCAGTCTTCGCTGTAGTAACGTCCTTCGCGAACATCAGTGTCAAAATAGGTTTTCATGTGTTTGTTTAGTGCAGGATCGAGGCCAATGTCATTTTGAAAAGGAACAACTGACGGATGGTTGTCGAGTTTTTCAAACACATGACGCTTGATCAACAAAAAGCCTGTTCCTGTTTTACTTACTTCCTGAAGTCTTCCGTCATCTTCTGTTTTTGCACCTTCGAATCCATTCACGCACCATTTAACTGGTAGAGATTTAAGAGGATACATACCGCCAATAACATCTTTGTCTTGATGCAACAACAGCAATAAGTGCCAAGGTTGCCAGCCAATGTCAGCATCAATAAACATCAAGTGTGTTGACTTTTCTGTATTGAGAAACTTTGCTGTCATGGTATTTCTGGCACGACTAATCAAACTTTCGTTTGTAAGTGTTTCAACAGTCCAATCTAGTCCAAGTTGCCTTGCTGTATTACTAAATCGAATAAAACTCATAAAAGTAGATTCAGTTAGCATACCTCCATAACATGGCATACATATATGTACTTTTTGCTGCCGTAAAAAATCAATATTTACTTGCACTTTGTTGGGATCGACTGTTTCAACTTGAATATCGGTGTTGTTGTCTTCTACGTTGTTATCTTCGGCCATTGGTTCCTCATGGGTTATATTATATAGGTATTTAACGGAAGGTTGTAGGCAGTACTAAATTAATCTTTGACAACAAGAGTAGTCTTAGGTCCATCTTTCATCAACATGTTAAACGTTTTAAGAAAGTGACGCTTTTGAGTAATTCTTTTGTCAATGTCTTGTTGCACCTCTGGGCTTTGTCTAAGGAACAATGACATAAATTTTTCAGCGACTTTTGGAGTTACTTCAACTGTAGTACCATCATCAAATTTAATTGGAAACGCTTGTTTGTCTTTTCTACTCGAAATGTTGTCTAGTACACGCAGCGGTTTGCTTTGATATACGTACTCTACGAGTTCTTCTTCTGGTAGATAATCTTCTACTGCCATTGCATCTAGTGCGTTTTTCTCATCGCCGGGAGAAACATATCCACTACCTGTTCTTGCAGATCCCACAGTGTGGCTTGATGATGGTGACTTGTCTGCTCCTGCGGCTTTCGCTATACCAGCTGCTACACCACTTAGTGCTGATCCAACCATGCCCGTGTTAGCAGGATTCATCTTAGATGCTATATGACCTGCGCCACGCAGAGCTGCATATGCAAGTGGATTTTCATCAACCTGCTGTTCTTCGTTTGAAATATCAATTTCAACATCTTGCTTAACAGGGCGATTGCCTCTTTTGTCTTTAAAACGCTTGTACTGAGCAAGTGCTTCAATCATTGATTGCATTACACCACTTTGATAAATGTGATATTCAAGTTCTTCGTACTTGCCTGAATCCAACATGTCAGCTAGACTGCGTAGCTTGTTACCGAGATTATTTTGTAAACTAGTTTCACTGTGTGTACCCATCCCGCCTTTTGGCAAGATATCAACAGTGTCGCCTTTGTTAACAATAATTGTCTCGTCGACTGTTGCCAGCGTTTTATCGCCGAGTACTGTTGAAAAAATTTCTTTGGCTTTATTAACAATTGCTGGGCTTGAATCTCCATACAAGCTTTTAACAAGATTGGTTCTCTCACCGTCGCTCATAGTTGGCCATTTAGCACGTATCTCAGTAGCACTACTCATGCCTGGGCCAAAGCTTACAGTTGGCAAGTAAGTCATAAACCCGTGTTGTGTCATTGGTTCTGGATTGCGTCTATTAAGTGGTTGCAAATAAGATCTGCTACCATCTTTCTTTACACCACCCGGGAGAGGTGTTACGCCGCTGTCTTTATCAGATCTAACAAAAATAAGTTGTGTATCTGCTGGATCATAATGTTGTGTAATTTCTTGAGGACGAAAGGGCGATTTAACTTGAATAAATCTATGCTTTGGTATTCCAGCAATTTGCGCTAGCTGCTGTTTTAGCCTAAACGGAAAAGGTCTTGCAGCTTGATCATCAGTTGCAGCAATATACACATCAGCACGGGGAAACGCTTCAACGGCTGCATCGTACAGTGCTTTGTGCCCTGCGTGGAACGGATGAAACCCTCCTGGAATGACGACTAATTTTTTTAACATAGTATTCTTATTCTTCCTAATAACTTAGCGTGATAGGCCCAATTTCGCCATCAGTAAACTGACTAACAATTGCACGTAACCAAGTAAACTTCCCGTAAATTGTAATACTGTAATCTGTAGTAATCGCAGTTGATCCGTCAACAGCACTATCGCCGGGAAAGGTATACACATTAAACCATTCACTGTCCACCGTTGGGTCTGTGTCTAAACTTGCTTGTATAGTCACCAACCCAGGAAAATCGTCAGCAATAAATCTTACACTCTGACTGTTACCTTGTCCTTGATAATAGCCCACTGCTTTTTGTCGCTCTCCAGTTATAACTGAAGTGCCACTGTGGACTGTTTCTGGAATTAGTACAAGGTTACTGGATTTCATTTTATTCTGCTTTGATTACTTCTACTAGCACACCACTCTGCGAGTTTTCGTTTGCTAGTTGCGAAATTACTGCCTCGAGTTGTGCAATAATTTCATCATTGAGAAGTTCCGTAGCAGGTGAATCATCCTTGACTAGTTCGCTTACTGTGATTGCTATAGATGTTGAGTTTATCTTTGCCATAATGTTATTTATCGCTTGATTAACATTAGAGGTTCATTCAATATAGCTGGGCAAATCATTTGTATCATAGTCAACAATCCTATGTTGTTGTGATCTATAAAATAGTTTGATTGTACATAACGATAATTTGGCATTTGTGTGATAAAATGCAGCAACCCCGGGCCTATTCGTATATCACTTTGATTGAGAAGAAATTTAGTTAGTTGTTCTTTTTCATCATTGCTTATACGCTTGTTTTTAAAATAAGTTCTGTAGTCATGTTTTGGATTTTTTAATTCAAGGGTCCCTGCGGGTCTTGGGTCAACTTTATTGTAACTTGTTATTCTAAGATATTCTAGTGCACTAACTTCTTGGAAAAGATTTGTGTCGTTTGTATACAAGTGCCCGTGATGGCGCTGTGTTATTATTTTATACTCTGTGTTTATATTTTCAATAAAGTATAGGAATTCGTGTAGTTGATAAATGTCGCCAGTGGGTCCGTACAAATCTAAACCGGCACTGTACAACGACTTCCAGGAACGAAAATCTGTCCTGTATTCTCTGTCTTCTCGATTCTTAAAAATTGAATCAATTTGATTGTGAGATTTGTGGCGTACCATATGAACATCGGGCATATAAAACCCTATTGCATACTCATATTTACTGTAGTATAAACTAGAACGAGGAACTAAGTTAGATTCAAGCATCGTCATCCTTTACAACTACTACACCGTTCTCATTTACTTCAGCACTGACATTAGTTTTAGGTTTGCTGGTAAGAACAACCTTGCCGTCAAGTAAATCAGCTGTGACATGACAATTTTTTAGTTTTTGAAACAAAATTTTCTTACTCAATGGTACTTTGATCAGTTCATCTATTTTACGCCCTAGTGGACGAGCACCCATTAATGGATCGTAACCAACTTCTACCAAGTGATTGGTTAATTGTTCAGATAGTATGAGGTTGATGTTTTTATCATTAAGGCTAACTCGCAACTCGTTGGCAAACTTGGTAACAATTTTCTTGATTGCTAGTTTTTCCAATGGCTTGAATTTAACAATAAGATCCAACCTATTTCTTAGTTCTGGCTTGAAATAGTCCTTGACTGCTTTATCTTCACTGCCTGTTTTGTTTAAGTCTTGCCCAAACCCAATGTTGTTGTTTTCGTTATCACGTGCACCCAAGTTCGAAGTCATAATGATAATGCAGTTTTTAATATCAATAGTTTTACCATTAGCGCCTGAAATTTTACCTTCGTCCATCATTTGCAAGAAGATGTTTGACACATCTGGGTGTGCCTTTTCGATTTCATCAAACAACAACACACTGTATGGATTCTTACTCACATCACTAATGAGCTTTCCGCCACCAAGATTGCTGTCATCATACCCAACGAAGCCAGGAGGTGCACCAAGTAAACTACTAACTGTGTGCTTGTCTTGGTATTCACTCATATCGTAACGCAACAATTCCATGTCTAGGTTGTTACTAATTAATTTAGCAAACTCAGTTTTACCTGTGCCGGTTGGGCCTAGAAACAAATATGCTCCCATTGGACGATTAAGTGCACCGATTCCGGCATAGTTAACATAAAGCCTGTCTAATACTTCATCAACTACATGGTCTTGGCCAAATAGTTTTTGTTTAATATGCGAATTAAGTTCGAGAATTTTATTACTCATATCGCCAGCAATTTTAGTTTCTGGTATATTAGCAACTCTTGCTACCTGCGTTTCGATTGATGATTCGGTTACTACAAGTCCTGATATGTCTTTTACACGTTCAACTGCACATGCAGCATCAATCAAGTCAATGCTTTTGTCAGGATTTTTCTTATCATTCATGTAGCGAGTAGCCAAATCAACAGCTTTAATAATTGCGTCTGGGTGTATTGCTACGTTGTGAAAGTCTTCAAACCTTGACTGCAACCCTTGTAAGATTTTAATTGTTGTTTTTGTGTCTGGCTCGTCGATGCTGACTCTATAGAATCTTCGCATCAGTGCACGATCTTGCTCAAAGCTTTCGTAGAATTCTTCCCAGGTAGTACTTGCAATCACTTTAATATTACCTTTAGTAATTGCTGGCTTGATCATATTAGCAAAGTCGAGACTGCTACCGCTGCCGCTACCAGCACCTTTCATAGTGTGTGCTTCGTCGATAAACAAAATACAGTTTTTCTTTGATTCAAGTGCAGCAATAACATCTTTCAGCTTTTCTTCAAAGTCTCCTCGATACTTCGAACCAGCAAGCAAACTACCAATTTCCAATCCCCATACTTCAAATCCTTGAAGAAATTCAGGTGTTCTATTGTCTTTGATCATAGTGGCTAGTCCTTCGGCAATTGCAGTCTTGCCTACACCTGGATCGCCTACCATCAACACATTACTTTTAAATTTCTTGGCTAATACTGTGATTATATCGTTTAATTCTGTGTCACGTCCAATTACTGGTTCAAGCTTGTCATTGTTCGCTAATTCAGTAATGTTAGTACAGTGTTCTTTAAGGATAGTATTGGCTTGTTCGTGCGCCATGCCACTTTCCCCTTTTCCTTGGTAATGTTCTTGCCAAAAATTTACAAAGTCTTTTTTAAGTACACCGTGCTTGAGCATGAAGTAATGTGCATGGCTGTTGTTTTCTCCCATGATAGAAAGCCACAAGTCAATTGTAGTCATAGTGCGCCGACCGCCGAACATTACCTGTGTTGATGCACGATTAAACACTCGTTCTAATGCATTGGTTTTTTTAGGTTCGCTGCCCTTGGACACAACTGGGTGTTTCAATGACTCAAGACTGTCTAGATGAAACTCCAGATCTTCATCAAGTCCCTCAGGACTCACACCAAACTTATCAATACATTTCCAAAAAGGAGGATGACGCAATAGTGACAGGCACAAGTGTTCAATTGTTACATATGCATGATCTTTGTTGTGTGCAAGTTTAGTTGCATCAATGAGAATTGACTCAATTTCTGGATTTAATTGCATAATATTCCTTTAGTTTTATACTGTTATTTATTTTGGTTGTTTTTTATTATTCTTATTACTTCGTCAGGTATGTTGTCCGGTAGTGTTGCTTTTAATTTCACAAAGATATCACCTGTGTTGTGACCTTCTCTTTCGATACCTTTGTTGTGCATTCGCATAACACATCCTGGTTTGGTTTTAGGCGGAACAGTTAACCCATATGTGCGCCCTAGTATATCTGTAATAGTCAACGTGCATCCTAATATCAGCTGCCAAAAATCAACAGGCTGTTCAATGTGCAAGTCAAGCCCGTCACGATGCCATTTTTTATGTCCAAGAACTCTAAAAGTCATAACCAAGTCTAAGCCATTAGGCCCTAACTTGGGATACCGTACATGTTCGTTATCGACTACGCCTTTGGGTATGCTAATTTCGATACTATGCGGTCCTGTGTGTGTTTGCACAGCAAATATCTTTTTTCCACCTGCTACAGCGGTTGGCAAATCAATGGTTATACTCATTCGTGCATCCATTGGTCTTTGCGTGTTTTGTTGCCTGGCTCCAAAGCCGCCCATACGTTGTCCAAATATTTCAAAAATACTATCAAAATCAAACGGCGTACTTTGCTGCCTGAATCCTTGCGGTCTTTGTTGTTGTGGATCAACAGTGCCGTAACGATCATATGCTGCACGTTTTTGAGGATCTTTTAATGTTTCGTAAGCATTATTAATTTGTGCAAATTTATCAGCATCACCTCCTTTGTCTGGGTGATGTTCCATCGCAAGTTTACGATAAGCTTTTTTAAGCTCAGCTTCATTGGTGTTTTTAGTTACACCTAATGTTTTGTAAAGATCCGACATTATGTTATTTTACGTTAAAGTTTGGACAATGTCAAGTGATTAGTCCACAGTTAACTCTGGATCGGCATAAAATTCTTCGTAGTAAATAATAATTTGTTTTTGCTGTTCAATGTAGCGTTTTAGTTCTGCAAAATTTAGACCAATGTTTTCGTAATCCTTGACACTTAGTGCCACATACACAAGGTCACCATTCTTTTCTTTAAACTTTTCAACAAACTCGTCATAGTTTTCTGCTGTAACAACATAGATTTTCACATCACTGATTTGTGTAGATTTTGGGCGAGCTACAATCGGCGCTGTGGTTCGCACAGTATTAGTTACTGTTACTATCTCCGGTTCTGGTCTCAAACTGCAACCCATCAGGGTCAGTAATAATGCGGAAATCATTCCATAATTCATCAGTTGCATTTTGCATCCTCAATTCAATTGGCCCAGGTTTCCTTGCTGCCAATGCTGTTAAGTCGTGTTTTCTAAGAGTTGCACGAAGTTCATCTCCGTACTGTTCTGCTGATTGTAAATTCTTTTGTAGTGTTGCATTAAGCTCTGCGTTGCGCACAGCTTCGGCTTGTAAAGTAGCAATACTATCTTCGCTAATTTGTATTGCTACTTCCATTTTTGCAACATTTTCTTGTGCTGTTTGTAAATCGTTTTGTAGTTTTTGTATGTAGAGATAGCCTACACCAATTCCTGCAATCAAACTTATTACCAAACCTATGCGAACAGCACTAAACATGCCTATCCTAGTAGTTTCTCTAGTGTTGCAGGTCCTGCAATACCATCTGCTACTAGACTGTTTGCTGTTTGCCATGCTTTAAGTGCACGTTCTGTACCTGGTCCAAATGCACCATCAGCTCCAATGCCCAATGCTTCTTGCATCATTTTAACACCTTGGCCTTTGCAACCTTTGCGTAATACACCGATGTCATCTACGTCAAAATCATCATCGCCAGCATCTTCTGATAGCGATACTGGGCTACCAAATACTTGCATTGCTTTTGCATAACGCTGTTGTCTGTCTGCAAGCCCAATGTTACCACCGTTGATTTTCTTGGTCATCTTTACAACATCATCTGTGTCAGCAATAGTGTTTAGTTTGTTTGCATCCCAGAACCAGCAAGCACTTTCAACGGCACCTTTTGGAGTTGCAACATATATTGCTGCTTCTTCTGCACTAATATTAATAGAATTACCAAAACGTGTGTAGTTTTCACGTCCTGTTAATTGCTTTAGTCCACGCCCGCGGAACAACCAACCGTCACCTTCATTTACGTTGCCCATCTTGTACTTACGGAACTCGTCCATATACACATAGTTTGCAATCTTCTCTGGGTTACGAGCATATTCTGCTGCATTACGCTTAGGTGCTGCACCAAAGTAACGACCAAACACTGCATTGAGTGCTTTTTCACTGTAGTTTAAATTCTCCGATAAACTACGGAAGTTGTTTGATTCGTGCGCACATTGGCTAATAAAATGTGCTGCTCTTCTGGCAGTGTTGATACCATACTTAGGCATTACTGCAACCAGAGCTTCATGCCATGCATCTACATCTTTATTACCAGGTATTAATTTAGCTAGATGATCTTTCTGTAGTTCAAAACTCATTTTTTTTATGTACCTCTATTATATAGGTATTTATATGTTTCGTTTGCACCGAAACAAGTTATCGCTGTCGCTCAAACTTCTTGTTTTAAAATAATAGAAGATAATAATATTGTTTTATTTCATGTAGATCATTTCAGTCAGACGGAACCTGTTACGGCCCCATCATCTCAAAGATAAACTTCATGTGAGTCTTATCCAGCCGAGAACTTGGAAGTAGGTGTTTATTATACTGCTACACACTGGGCTCTGACCTTTCCCAACCTACATCGACATCGCTGTTTCCAGCTACCTCTTGCTTCGTTCCTGTGCAAAGAGTTTTTGTGTGTAATGTGCAGTTTTTCGACAGCCAACATGCTATCTACGTCAACCAGTGAGCCCAATTTGTTTGATGGCTTCCACACTCTGGTGTGTTGATCAACGTGTTACGTGTGCTCCTATACGGTAGCCTTTTCCACAGCGGAATTACTAACTGGCCCGCTAACCTTGTGTGTTGGATTATTAAAGATGTAATTTGTTTTTTATTATATAATCTGCTGCGGCTGCATGTGCATCTTCTAATGGGTGCCCATTTGGGCCGCATTTGAAATTGTTAGAATGGCTCCATTCGAGAAACGTCTGACCTTCAAAATCTAATATATGTGGAACTACTTGGCCGTGCAACCGGTCAACTGCTGGGTCCCAAGCCTCTAAGCCCGGTGGCCGAGGGTATGGATGAGGGCGTATATCAAGAACTTTAGTAGTATATTCTGGATCTAAGCATGTCATGATAAATTTAATATTATGTTGCTTTAGTAGTTGGATGGTACTGTGCATTTGTTGTAAATTTCTAAATAAATTCCAAATATCGTTGTCAATATTTTTATAAAAATAATGATCTAGTTTATTTTCGTGCCGTGGGTGAGTTGTTTCCCAAATATCAGTTTCGGTGCCAACATAGTCAAATCTTTCAAACCAAGTCCAGTTTATGATAAAAATATTATCTTGTTTGATGTTTCCATTAGTTGTAAAACTTATCCATTGGTTTCCTTTGCCACCAATGGCTTCGGCATTATAATCAATATTTAATGACTTTGCAATTAATGCCGGCCAAGTGCTTTGACTAAAACTACTTTGGTATGGACTTACTTGTTGTTCCGGGCAATCTGCTAATTCGTCGCCACGAGTGAAGCTATCACCGACAGCAAAAATACCTTTATAAAGCATTTAAATTCCAGCGTTGTTTAAGAGGTTTCTAATATCGTTTGCTTTGCGTTTGTTGTATATAGTCTTAGGAGGAAGCCCTGATGCAATTCTCATTTCATTGAGCTCAAATTGCTCACGTTCTCTATATACTTGCGGACTCTGGGGCACTAAGTTGTTGTAGGTTTCAATTGTAAAAGGATATTCTTCGCCTTTGTATCCTAAAGTCCAATTGTCACCTTCGTATTCAGTTAGTGTGTTAAAATCAGACAACAACGTTTCTAAGTTGTCGCCTGTGTAACTTCTGCGTTTCATTTCGATATACACTAAATAACGGTTTGGTTTAACTTCGCCTGGACTCATATCGGCATCTAGCACAAAATCATATCCTTTTTCAAACCAGTTGACCAAGTCCATAGCCGCTTGACGATCTCTTACATAAAAACTAGCAACAACAATCTCGTCATCGTCGCCCATCTTAGATGAAAATTCGTCGATGTAAACTGTGTTTTTCATCAAGCCACATAAATCTTTGTATCCTAACCCCTCATTGAGATTAAATTTAGACATTATCTTGCTCCATCTCTTCTTGTGAATCTTGATCCATGACTTGCTGCTGATCAAGATCTTGAGAGTACGCATCGTCGAGATCCTGCAAGTCTACAGTTTCATCTTCAATTTCAACAGATCCAGTTTTAATATCAGACATTAGGCTTCTGGGCATGATAACTTCTACTAGCCACACAGGCTTCTCAACGAGTTTGGCAACTTTTGTACCAGGTTTAAAATCACTGGCACTTTTCATCTTCGCTGGAACTTTCATTGTAGTTTTCTTCCAGTATACTTCGCAATCAAACGGCAGCAAACGCATTGCGCCACGTGGATCAGGCATTAGTGCTAATGGCCACAAAAATGTACATGAAGTTTTATAAGGACCCTGGTTTGGTCCAGCAACTAGTTCACCTAACTCCCAATTACGAAAAGCAAAAATATCAAGTTCATTGAGAACTCTTTCAAAGTCTAGCAGTATGTTCATACTGCCGTCACTCATGTAAATGCTTTTAATATTATCAGCAATCATCCAGTAGTCCTGGTCGTTTTTAAAAATATCTGAATCTAGTGTTTTCATAACTGTATTTAGCACAATTGGCAGTATGTGGAAATTTGTGGATTGCTTTTGTCCGTCTTTTATTTAGTGTCGCAGCATTTGTTATCAGTCCTGTTATATTGTAGTGGCACACGGGTTTAAGTATTAGTAAGGGTAGCAAACATTGAGACAAAGGAGATACAATGTCGAGAGCCAAACGCAAAGCAAAATATCAGCCGCGGGAAGACAACACTATAAACTTTAATCAAGCGATTAAAAATCGCAACATTGAGCTCAGACCTAAGTCACTCAATCAAGAAAAACTCATCTTAAATCTACTAGACGAATCACAGTCAATTGTGGTTGCAACTGGCCCAGCTGGCACAGGTAAAACTTATCTGGCTATGTTAGCAGCAATCAAAGCTTTTAAAGCAAAAGAGTGTGAGCGTATTATACTAACACGCCCGGCAGTAGGTGTTGATGATGAAAAACACGGGTTCCTTCCAGGAGATCTAAACAGTAAAATGGAACCGTGGACACGCCCATTATTTGATGTGTTACGTGAATACTACACGACCAAAGACATTGAACGCATGCTCGAGTCCCAAACTATTGAAATTTCGCCACTAGCATTTATGAGAGGACGAACGTTTAAAAATGCATACATTGTTGCAGATGAAATGCAAAACGCAACGCCTAGTCAAACAAAAATGTTGATGACACGCATAGGAGAAAACAGTAAAATTGTAATCACCGGTGATGTTGAACAAGCAGATCGCAAAACATCAGACAACGGATTAATTGACTTGTGTTCAAAGTTAAACGCAAAACCTAGCCCAGGGCTAGCTGTGTGTTATATGACTAAAACAGATATACAGCGCCATCCAATTATTGACACTGTACTATCTTTGTACTAAACTTAACGAAAGGGAAAGGGTGTAGTAATTACACCCTTTCATAACTCTTAGCTCCCAGTGGATAGTTCGAGTGTACCGTCTTCGCCGAATACAAAGTCTTCGATGTAACGGTGATGTGTGCCGCTTTGCTTAATGCAGCTGTCAGCAGCCAACCAAAGCGACTTAACTGTGCCGTCGATTGCCCACGAGCTAACTTGCATCATTGTGTTGTTAGTACCGTCACGCATGTCGGCCATCAACTCTTCACTTGTTGCGTCAGGGCGTACAAATTCGTAAGTTACTTTACGCATCTTTTTAACAAACACTTCAAAATCCAAACCCTTTGTGCCAAAATCCCACATGCTCCAAACTGAATCAACACCCAGCTCAGTTTGCAAATCAGCAAAGTGCTCACATACTAGTGTGTCAGTGTCAACATTTTCGAATTTTACAGTTTGATCTAACATTGTTTACTACCTTTGTTGCTTGCTATACATACTTTATAGCATATAAGAAATCAGTTGTCAACCCCTAATTTAGATTTTTTAATCTAAATCACAAACCCATTCGTTATTTTCGAACTGTGCTACAAGAACATCTCCTGGAAAGAACGGGCTTTGGATTGCTGCTATTGGCTTAGAAGTAACAGGATGGATATCAAGCTTAACGAGCTTTACAGATTTAATGCCGTCATCTGTACTATATCCGCGGTTTACAAAGTGTACATTCAATTCTTGCATTTTCTAGCCCTCGTTTGCTTAACTTATGCATACTTTATAGCATATAAGAAATCAGTTGTCAACCGGTATTTTACAAAATTACACTATTTATTTTTACGAGATCGACGTGCTTTGGCGTATTCGTTTTCGAGCTTGGTAGTAACAGTTTCTTTTACTGCCTTACGTTTTGCACGGGCTGCTTCGCTCTTACGAATACGTTCGGCTGCGGCTGCACTAGTTTCATTGGCTAAATTGCTCATAATAATTCCTTACAAGTTAAACATTGGGTGCAATATCAAGTCTTCTACACGATCAAACTGCAATGTACCATTACTCACAATCCATTCATTGCCGTTCCACAAGTAGAATAATTCACAGTTTTGTTCTGACATCCTGGTAACAAATTCGTCGACATCGTCAAACGTTTTAGGTTCAATATCAGTTTCGCCGGTATCACGACCATAGTATACACTACTATCAATTTCTTTTCCTAAGCTACTCACGTCACCGAGTGCAATTAGTGCTTTGATCTTTTCAATGCTTTGATAGTTGAAAAACAAGATTTTACCGTTGTGTGCCAACCCACCGTCCCAGTGGCAATAGATAGCGTTAACTTCGCCTGATGCTGTTTTATAACCAATTGCTGAACGTGTTGCCATTATACATACTCCTTGTGATTGCGGATAAACCATTTCTCTATTACAGGCAATCCATATTCGTCCTCGTCTACTACAATAGCTGCTACAGTTTTTCGAACATTAGCAAATCTCCAACCATTGTCATTAATCTGTGCTCCACCGACCCAGACCTTGTGCGGAAAGTCCTCGCCTAAGTGACTGTTCAAAGGTTCATCATTCACACTATATTCAAATGTGTTGCCTGCGCTTTTTTCAACAAACGCCCCGATTGGATTTTTAGTGTAGGTGTAATATGCCATACCTCACATGCTCCAATAAGTTTCGCTTGCAGGGCTCATATGAGCTGGAGTATTTACTGGTTGTGAGAACTTCTCACCGTTCATCATACTCTTTACTGTGCGTGACTTTTCAATGTCCTTGTGAAAGTATCCTGCTTCTGCAATACCATAACGGTACAATGGATCATTTACTGACTCTAGCATGTCTGCACGATAACGTTTGCTCATACGTGTGAGCGCAGCTTTTGCAGCTGCCATAGTCTTGTATGAATGGTTATAATCTGGACGAACCATACCAGTCTCTTTATTAAGCTTGCCCATGATGTAAGTTGATGAACGTTCGTAAATGTAAAACATTGTAGCTCTCCGTTTGCTTAACTGTTACATATACTATAACATCAGAGATTACTGTTGTCAACCGAATTCTGTGTTTTGGTGTAAATTAATTTGAACAGGAGCTTGTTTGGTGATATAGTACAGCTTTTTGATTACTGAATTAACTTCAACTGAAGTCATGTAAGGCCTAACATCATCCTCAGTGATCCCCGGGAGTCTTACAAATCCTCCAGGGTTCTCTAGTATTGCAATTTCAAAAAAATTGCGATCGCCACTAGCCATACATTCATTGTTGATTACGCTCAACTGGTATTTGCCAAAATCTAGTAAGATTTGCCCGTGAGTCCCAACTGTAGGTGGTACCATTGTAAAATTTTCAATTTTCATAGCAGTCACTTGTTTCGATTACTTCCATGCCACTAAAGCCTTCTTGGTACCAGCCACGAGCTTGCGCATAAGATTCAACTATGTCAAACCAATCTACAAACTTGTGATCGCTGCTGTCCCAAATATCGTTATCCAGCGCCCAATCTCGCATATCTGATTGAACCATAGTAGATTGTTCACCTTGTACAGTATCAGCATTGATGCGATCGACTTCTTTTTCAACAAAGATTACATCGTTCATTGTATCTATTAGATTCATCATAATTTTACCTCTTACATTCCCAAGAAATCTGTTTTCAAAACTTCTACTTGCTCTACAGCATTTGGATAACGAGCAAGCAAATCGAAGTCCATCTCGAGTTGTGTTGCAGTTGACTTAGGAGTCATTTCTTTTGCAACTTGATCTGCAATTTCGTCAAATGCTTCGTAAAACTGCTCTTCGTCTTTCCAGAGATTGAAATTGGATGCATACACCTCAGCATCTACAAAATTCCAATTAATAGTACCGTCTGTATTCATGTTTTCGGCTTTGAAAACTGCATCACGGATATCAATTTCAAGCATTGAGTAAATCATGTTGTGTACCTTCTTTGTTACTACCTATACATGTTTATAGCATGTAGTAATTTAAATGTCAACCACTATTTTACTATTTTTGAAATTTAAGTGAATATTTTTTGCCATCTGCATAAAATGTTACCACACTGTGGCTGTACACTTCACGACGGCGTTCTTCGTAACGTGTTTCGGTTTGGCATTGACGTTGTACACCGGCTTGTTTGTTGGAATTGTTAGTAACAGCTTCGGCACCAACAATTGCACCAAGAACAGTCATTGCATCTTTTCCGCTGCCATTGCCGAGTTGATTGCCAATTGTTCCGCCAATAATTGCACCAAACAGCGTATCTGCTGCACTGGCACCGTTGCGCCTTACATCTTTGCACACCTCGACGCTGTAAGGAGTTTGATCGATAACAGTTTTATAATGATCTCTAACTGTTTCTGCAAACGATGCATTTGCAAATAATGTAATTAGTGCTGTTACTGCTATAAGTTTCATTGGCATGCTTCCTTTATCACCCTGATGTTGTTACTTATCTGGGTGTTAAATTCTTCAGTGGTTTGATGTGCGTACAACCCTTCTGACAATGCTCTACTAAAACTAGCAGTTACATTGTCATTGAGGCCAAGCTTATTACATGCTTCTGCTGTGCTGTATCCGCCACTTAGGAACACAACACGTTCTACATTAGGAAATACTGTAAGGTTATGATACAAGTTGGGTACTTCCGGTGGTGTTAGTTTGAGAATACATTTGCCTGGAAACTCGTCTAAGAAATCTTGTAGATGAAACATAAGAGCATCTTCAACTTCGCCTTTGATGGGATGGTCAATAGGCACTTCAGGTTCAATAATTGGTACAAGGCCATAGTCCCAAATAGTACGAGCAAGTGTAAATTGTTGTTTAAGCACAGGATGAATCATACCTGTACCATGTACAATGCTACGCATCTTAGTGCCGTAGATTCGAGGACCAATACCATTTGTAGCAAACTCTAACATCTGCTTTACTGGAAACTGTTTGAGTGTCCCGTCAGCATCGCAGCCACTGTCAATCTTTAGGAACGTGTCGATACCTTTTTCATCCAAGATGTTAACCATGCCACGTGTGACTGTGTCTTGGTAGAGGATTGCTGCCCAGATGTTTTTGTCGTTGAAGTCAGGACTGTTGACCATTCTAAGACGCATAGCATGCACTGTTTCCATTTTGTTGTGTTCGTTCCAAGGTGCCTTGTAGCGATCTAGTACACCTCCGGTTGAACCACCACTGTGATCCATTGCTGCAATAAATCTACTCATGTTCGCCGCCGGCGGCACGCCCGTTGTATTTGTTAAACAAATTTGGCTTACGTTTTGCTGTTTCGAATACTGCAACAGTTACTACAATTCCGGTAATCAAGGCTGTGTGTACAATTGCATTAAGTCCTGCATATGCCCATGTGCCACTTGCAATAGTGAATACAATTACCCACATCCAGGCAAGAACTTGCATAATCATATGACGTACTGGCAGTGACGGAATGTTGCGCAACGGATTTCTAGTGTGATCCATAATCAAGTTCCATTGTTCTACAATAAATTCACTCATTTTTTACTCGCTTAAATCGTATTTAAAGTTTTGTGTTGTGCTGTTAATAGCAATTTGTTTAGCACCATTTCGAATGTGAAAGTGTGTGGCCATTGGAGTCAATGGCGATAGTGTCACTAGTGTCTTAATGTTGATAGAGTTTTTCATCATATCACCCACCTTGCCAATGATTTCCTTGCCTGCACCACGCTTGCGGCTCCACACTGTGTATGCTACTGCGGTATCTGCATTTTTTTGTAAATGTGCATTTTGGCTCATCAAGTCTAGTTCTTTTAAACTTGAAGGAACATCATTGGTGTAAGCAATACAGATAATGCCTTCAATCTCGTCTTCGTACTTTAATCCGTAGATTTTGCGTCCGTAACTTGTGCGCCATTCTACATCAAGTTCGGGACGCACAGGATCTTCGCTTACATCAATATTGTCAAGTTCAACTAATTCAGTAACTTTAACCCAACCAAAAAAGTTGTCAATTTTACTCTTGAACTTTTGTACTTTACTCATTTTATTCTAAGCCTAGGCAAGGAATAATAATAGATTGAGCACAATTATCTGGCCAAGCAATAGCTGCGGCTAAAATAGGAATACCCACCATGCCAATTGTAATGACAAGAAATGCAACTGACAAATATTTAAAATCTTTATTCAACCTACTCATAACTTTCTCCTGTTTCTCTAAAGAAGTTTTCACTCCAAAATGCTTTGTCGTCAATCCAAATGTCGTAGTTTTCTTTTTCACCAACACTTAGTTCGTGATACTTGCATCCCCAAAAGTCTAATTGATTTTTGGTAAGGTCGTAATAATCCACGCCGCTAACACACCCACGTGCTGTCATATATTTAATTGTATGCCCTGCATTATATAATGCATTTACTTTCGCAATGCGAGCTGGCAGTGGGATATGGTTGGCATAGTCTTTCTTTCCGCCGCTGTTGGGTATGATTACTTCTTGGCAGATAGTACCGTCAATGTCGATTACATATTTCATATTCAGTTCCTTTGTTGATTATCCACCGGGCACAAACCCCTTGGGACGATACCAAACTTTTTGTTCATGTATGCGTCCTAGGAGTTCTTGTATCTCTCTCATCTCCTCGTGGAGTTGTGTTGATACAGTGCCTTCGGCAATGGCTAGACCTCTACGACCGGCCTTTGCTCTTAGTGCCGATTCGATGATTTCAACGTCTCTTATAGTGAGTTCAAAGTTATTATTAGGTTTCATTTTGTTACGACCATTTCAACAACATTATTAAGTATTCTTGTTTGGTATAAGTTAGCGGCCAACTTGACCCTTTGATAGGAGGCTTCCCGGTGTCATCGTATAGTATGTGCACAATGTGATACTTTTTTAGCCATATACGTTTCTTGCTAAATGTGCTGTACACTGGAAGCCAAGCAAATTTTTCTTCATGTTTTTCTTGATCGGCTAGTTTTGTACCGTAGTATCCATGCCCCATCATGTGTTTAAGTGTTTACTCCGTTGATAATATCACGTCTACCTTCTGGACCAATTTGACCGTCGAGCATGGTTTTTACTCTATCCAACATGACACACGCCATCATTAGTACGTCTTCTCGACTGTCGCACATTAAAATTTGTTGTTCAATTGGTGCACACAATTCCAACATACGTGCGTGTATTTTATCATTATCCACCAATATATTCACCCACAATATGTTTGTATATTTCTTTCCAGTTGACTACTTTCTTCATACCATCTGGCACAACTTCGTTCATGTTCCAACCGTGTTCGATTAAGATTGGACGCATACCTACTTTCTGTCCTGCAACTGCATTTGAAAATTTGTCTTCGATCCAGTAGTAACCGGTATCGCGGTATTTCTCGAGTGCTTGTTCTTTGTCTGCACCTGTGTCTAGACACTCTAGTACTGGAAATGCTGTTGGACCAAACAACTTGTCCAAGTTCATTTGGCGCAGCTTCTTGGCATTAGGATCAAGACTCATACTAGTAACACAATGGAACACATAACCATGTTCTTCGTGTAAACGTTTGACATAATAACGTGCATCACGCAGTGCTGGCAAGAACGCCATTGCTGCACTTTCGTTGAATATCACAACTTGCTTAACAGCTTCTTCTAATGTAACACCAAACCGTTTACCGATGTTGTATTCTTTATTGCCATTTTCAATTTCAGTGTAGCCATGTTGTGTCATCCAAGCACAAAATGCGTACTCCCAATTCAACAAAACGCCATCGCAGTCTGTTACAATAATTTTTTCATGGTTGGTCAACTAATATGCTCCTATATTATTATTACGCTTTAATATAGCACAGGAAATAAAATAAGTCAACCGTTATATTATACCTATCCAATGTGTACAATCGTCGCAAGGGTCGTCGATCCATGTGGTTTGCCACTGGTGAATATCATCTAAGTCTTCCATTGATTACTTATCAAAGAAAACTATGAAATCTGCGCTAGTTCTACCATTGTTGCACTCAAATTAATTTCAGGATCTGCGACAAAACTATGGTTAACCAAGCCATTCTTGATAATCACAATAGCACTATCTTGCCCTTGTACACTGTCGCTAAACAGTTCTAAATTGTCGTACATCCAACGGAATACATCTTCCATTTCTTCTGCTCGTACTGTGCTGCACATCAGCTTTCGTGCTTCGTGTATCTTACCTGCTTTAAACAATTCCACAGCATTAATACGCCACTCCTTAGTTGTGCCTTCATCGCCATTGGGACTTGTAAGTTTACCATCCGAGCTGTTCATTTGACAAACGTTTAAGCACTTGCGCAAATCTGGATATGTGCTTCTCACATAAGTGTCCAGCGTGTCAAGATCAAATTCAACGTCCTCTGTTACTAATACAGTTGCAACACGGGCAGTAAATTCAGTTAAATCTACTTTTTCAATGTGAAATCCTTGGCAACGACTATGTAGTGCCGGAATAACTCTGTTGGGATAGTTACAAGTTAAGATGAACCTTGCGCTTGCATGATATGTTTCCATTACGCCACGCAGTGCTGCTTGGCCATTTGGCGAAATATAATCAGCTTCATCTAACAACACTACTTTAAAGTCACCAAACGGCATAGTCTGTACAAATCCAGTGATCTTGTCTCGGATGGTATCAATACTGTTTTCGCGACTAGCGTTGATTTCTAGCACATCATACTCGTTAACATCTAGTTGGGCAATTAAGATCTTTGCTAATGTAGTTTTGCCAACACCTGGCGCACCTGAAAACAGCAAATGCGGAATAGCTCCATCTTTGATCCAACTTTTCACTTGTGCTTTTTGGTCGTTGTCTCGGAACACATAGCCGTCAACATCTGCTGGCCGGTACTTTTCAGTCCATAGTTGCTTCATTTATAATTTCCATCTATGTCATAATGATTGTTGTTATAATAGGCCCATGCCAAACTGTTCCACCAAGGGTGTCCTTGCTTTCTTAGTTTGCGATACCATGCCCAATACATATCTATAGTATACACGACTATATTTGATTTGTAAAGAAGTTAATTAGCCTTTGTAGAATTTACTTGATTCAGGCATTGCATTTTCGGCAATGCTAGTAGCCATACTTTGAGTATCATCTTTTGGTTTTTCGTTGCTAACTAGTAGCATATCTTTGGGGTCAACCTTGCGGATTGTAGTTTGTTCTCCGTTAGCGTCCTCAATTAGATACCCACGACTCCAGCGCCCGTGGTCTACCATAATCCATTGTCCTTCTTCAACATCAAGTTGCTTTGGGCCAACTGCGTAAATTTTCCCCCAACGTGGGCGGATGCCGTAACCTTTGCCATCATCATTGATTAGGATCAACCCGCCGCTTAGACTACGTTCACCGAACTCCATTTCTTCTACTAGGACATCGTCGTGTAGTGCTTTAATTTTTTGGGCGACCTTGATTGCGTTAATATTTTGAGTGGCCATTATATTTTCCTTACTCCGGCTTTTTCTTGTGCAAGTTGACGTGGGGTTTTTGCTTGTTCTTGTTTAATAGATCTTGCACGTGCAATAGCATCTGCAAGTCCTCGAGGTGCAACCGGTGCAGGCTCAGCTTCTGCTACTGGTTCTGGCGTATCAACAGTTTCCTTAACTTCTATGTCAAGTACTGTTGGCGATACTTCCCTAATCTTTGGTTCGGCTTTTTTAGCTGCTGGTTTTTTAGCTGCTGGTTTTTTAGCTGCTGGTTTTTTCTTGGTACTTGCTTTGGCTACTTTTGTAGCCTCTTTTTCGGCACTGCTTTTACGTGGTTTTGCTGTCTTTGCTGTTACAGGCACTTCTTCATTGACCACTGGATCAGGAACCAAGTCAGCAGCCGCTCGACGACTTGCAACCGGTAAATCATCAACAGGGCCAATTTGTTTATTATATTGCCTATTGGTTTGTTTTACTTTGCTATCAACAACTCCGCCGCGATTATCGATTCGATCTCCACGAGCATTTACACCCATGTTACCAACTGCTCTGGTGTTTTCGTTTTGCAATAACAAAGCACCTAAATCTACTGCCTTGCCTTGCGATGACCTGTATGTACGTTTTCCTGCCATTGGTGGCTCCTATTAACTACGTATATATTTATCTTAGAAATTCTTCAGGCGACAAATCATAGTACATACTGTTGACTCTATGCACACCTAATAGGTATAGAACATAGCTAGCAACACTGGATCCACGGCCGACGCCCCATATGATATTATTGTCTTTTAATGTATCAACAAGATACTTGAGATATTTTAACAAATTAAACAAGTCACGTTCTTGATACAGCAATAATTCATGCCCAACTCTTTGTAACTCTTCGGGTGTTTTACAACACTCAATAACATGTTTTGCAATGTCTAAGTCGTGGTATTCATCTGGCATTAGCCATTTTTGTTGATTTGCACGATCGTATTCTTCAACGGTAATAGAGTTGTCAGTTGCATTTACAAACTCAACATCATCAGGATGATCCACAGTGTGGTCCACAGTAATACCTGAGATGTTTTGTTCACTCATAACAAGATCTACTACATCATCGATGTTATATACCAGTTCACCAAATTTATTTTTTATCATTGGGTTTAAATTCTACAACATTTTCGTTTGAAGGTGCAAGGTGTGTTACTTCTAGTACTTCGCCTTCGAATTCAATTTCGAACTCGTCGTCATCTTCATAATCTTCTTCTTCGTCTTCCCACTCCAGACCAAGTTTCTTCCATGTGGGTACCTTGAGGGTAACAACTTTGCTGTTAACTCCTAACGAGTGGCAGCTAGGATCATCATTATGCCACCAACCCTCATATTCACTCAGAGGCGATTCCTCTTCCTCGTTGTGTAAATAATTAACACCGCCAACATCGCTGTGTATGTTAACATCGAGAATTTGTACAACAGGATCGACTACATTGTTTAATTTGTGGAATATCGAAAGACCAACTACTTGATCAATTGGGTTTGTTGGGAATGTAATGCACTTAAAACCTGCTGTCTCTAATAATTCTTTTGCTTCTGTTTCTTTTTCGTTGATTAAAATGCTACTGTCAAATTCATCATTTGCTATATACCTAATTCGTTCTACTGCAATATTATGGTCAAAAGAACTGTTGGTCATTGTCATCATCTGTATATCCACATAGTACCGATTCATTACAATCCCGTGTGGTGTGTGTATGCCTGCATAAAATTGCGGACTAAGGCTTAAACGTGAGTAACTCATGATATATCTATTTTATCCTCAAAATTATTGTCAGGGTTCTGTTTTGTTTGTTTTTGTATTAGTTTGTTTCGATAGGTTTCAATCGCCATGCCAATTTGGTTGGTTAATTGGAAATTTCCCATGCTTGAACTAGCATAATATTTTTTGTTTAGTTCGGTAATTTTTTCAATTAACTCTGCTTCGGTTAGATGATCAATATTACTAATTAATGGATGTTCCATTGAAAACTCCTCTACACTTAATTATAGCGCAGAGGAGTTGATATGTCAATTAATTGTTTGCCTATTAGGCAAATGTTACGCCATTGATTCCAACTGCAAACCATTTGTCGTTTACATATTGCAAGGTGCATGCGTCACCAACATCATTAAATGTAATTGTGCCGTCGCCACTTGCTTTCCAACCGCAGTTAGTAACAGTTACTACCATATCGCCGCTGTCGGCTACCATCATAAGTGTTTTAATTTGGCCTTCGACACCAGCTGCAAGAGTTGCTGTTTCTGCACCACCTGTTGAGAAATAACTTGCAGTTACTGCCAAACTAATTGCTGCTGCATCTGCTACGTCTTCGTTACCTGCTAAAATTAACGGGTTCATAAGTCTGTTGCGTGGGCGTGTTAGTTCACTTAGGTAAATTGTTGTACCACCATCATCTGTGTGGAACTCGAACTCATATGTGCCAGTTTCAGCGAATGTAATAACATTCGAACTAATTCCCTGGATGCCTGCTACGCTTTGTGCTGAACCAGCTGAACCAACGGCTGCCGGAAGTGTTACGGTGTGTGCAACATTGGCAACAGTAATTCGTACATTAAACCAACTTGCATTACCGCTTGCTGGGATGTTAGTAAATGCTAATGAAATGCTGCCACTGGTTGTAACAGTATACCATTGTCCTGCGCTATAATCAATGGTTGCTGTACCAGTTGTTGCAGGTAATGCAATACGAGTGCCACGGAATGCTTGTGTCTTCATATTTTCTACTAGCGCACCGGCCATGTCGTTGTCTAGTGTAGTGCCTGTTAGTGCACTTTTGAAGATACCTTTTGCTTGTAAATCATCAATTTCAGTCTCTGCATATTCAAAGTTTGTTTTGATGTTTGTAAAGTTATCACGAAAGCCCTGACTGTCGTTATCCTGCCCAGCAATAGGGTAGGTGGTATCTATATTGTTGGGATTGATATTGCTTGTCATTTTTCTCTTCTTATCCTAAAATAGTTGTCTTCGGAAATACAAGATATTTATCGTATTTGTCCGTCTTACCGTACATATCTACGGGTGTAGTAAACCTCAAACTATTGCCATCGAATGTGGTTGCATTGTTAACTGCACTAGTTGCAACATAACCTGCTTCTCCCTGATCGTTGTCTTGGAAGATGCTATTCAATGTAGCAAAGTTTGGTTTGCTCAGTACAGGTGCAAAGTACTTCTCAAACAGTGCATGCCCTAATGGGTTGTTTGCTAATATGCCAGATGGTGTTCTCATTAGATCGTTCCATTCCGGTGCTAGACTTTCGCCAGCCCAAAAAACACTCATCTCCCACATGCCCCAATTTAGCAAATACATGTACTCTTTCATTAGTACACCTGCTTCCTGTGGGTCGTACGGGTCACTTGCGCCAGCATCATACATACCATTGTCAATTGCTTGTTCCATTGCTTTAAATAACTCAGTGCCTGTGTATGTTCCTGGGTTATTTTCACTGTCCCAGTTGAGTTCAGTAACTGATCCTTGAACACCGCCACGTACACCATATAGATGTATTGTATGCATAATGTGTTCAAACACTTCTTCAATGTCTTTAGTTCCAGTGCCGTTCCAGCCGTTGTTGTTTTTATACCATACCATGTCGTTAACTGCATGCTGGTCTAAAAAATCTGTGTAACCAGCATAAGATGCTGCACCTATATCGGTTAGCCAGTTTGGAGAATAAGAACTGCCGCCGCCATACCCAATTCGTTGTGCAGTTTGGTAGCCAGCATGCCAAGTTCCAGCTGCACCATTTAGTGTGCGGATCATTTGTTGTTGTGCTGTAGTATTGATTCCCGTTGCATCTTTGTCCATTAACAGTTGATAACTTCTACCAACCTTTTTGACCCAGGCATCAGGTACAGCCTCTTGCCCGCCAACTGCTCCTGCTGCAACAACTAGTATGCCGTTAACCGTTAAGCTTCTGTCAAAGATTTCACTATTAGTAGCGTCAGCAACCAACGATGTTGAAACATACAAACCACTTATATTAAATTCAACATCAAACGTAGTGCCAAGTGGCGGTGATGGGTTCCATGCTCCACCGTCTGTTGAATCTTCGTTTGGTATCCAGTTTGCAGTAAGTTGGTTGTCTAGTATATATCTATCACTGATAAAGTCCACGCGATTTAGTATTTCACCAAACTGTGTGCGTATGTTATAACTAATTCTATCACTTTCACCTGGATTGGTATAACAAATCACCCACGCTTTAGTAAAGCCTAATACTCTACCATCTGTTTGTTTTGTGGTCATCCACAATGGCAACACTGTGTTTTCTTGTCCAACAACATCGACAACTTGATTTCGCATGTTAACCAAACTATTCGGATACACAGTGCTAATGGTTTGATCAACTTCGCCTGTGGTTGGGTCGTATACAAAAGAACTGTAATACAATATCAAGTTGTCAAAGTGTTGATCAATTGGCGCATAATAATTAGTTGGCCCAACAGGAAACTCACACTGATTCTCCACACCATCTTCGTTTTTATTATTGTATGGATTCTGGGGATGTCTAAGTGCATACGAGTAACAACAACAGATTGAATGATTCTTTGATATGTCTTTTTTACCATTAGAGTCTGTATACAATGTATCAAACAAAACTTCTTGAGCAACTGGAATAAATCCCAATAATGGCCCAGGAAGTGTTGGTACGAGATCATTTTTATTTGTAAGCCTGTAAAAGTTATTGCCCAGCGTGTTACCGTCTTTGTCTTCAAGAGCATTAAAGTAATCAGCGTATATTTGGTTACCCACTGTTGGTGATGCGCTCACATAACCTTCGACGCGGTTAAATTTGTTCAAACTTTGAGCATAGTTGGCAATCAATGTACTGATCGAACTTCCAAGACTGTGTCCTCCAATTTTGATTTTTGTTTTAGTGGTGTCGTTTAACACAGTGTACAAACTCTTACCTGGAACATCTGCTGCTCGAACTTCAAGAGGGTCAGGACCAAGACCTTTGTATGCCATAGTAAATCCATTTTGTGTTTTACCTTTACCAAAGCCGGCAATTGGATTTATAACTTTTCCACTCATAAAGTCTAACGTAAAATCATATGAAGTTTGTGTGCCACGCATTGTGATGTATGCAGTATCACCTACTTCTATTAAAAAGCCAAACGGTGCAACACTGCGAACTACCTTAGGCGGATCTAGTTTTTGACCATTGGGATCCTTGTTGATGGTTACTGTATAGTCACACCATATAATATCATCTGCTGTGAGTGCTTCGAGTGCTGACCTAAATTTCTCATATCGTAACGGTTCGTTGATGTTTACCGGACATTGGTTACTTGGTGCTGGAGTAAAAGTATCGTTTGCTTTAGGATTTGGAATATATTTGTTACCATCCCAACGTTCTGCAGGATCTCCTGGTTGTCCTTGCCCAACCCAATCTCTAGCTAGTTGACTCATGACATTGGTTAGAAGGTTTAGATCTCTTGCTTCTTCTAAATATGCTTCGCTTACTTGATTAAGTGCAGTTACATTCGGATCTCCAATGCTGCCATTGCTAAAGTTTTCATCAACTAATTCTCGAGCTTCGGTGGCTGCTTGATTCGGCACTGTAACAGGATACGGCAGATTAATACTTTGCGGCGGCGATTCTCCGAGTTTGTTTACGCCAGTGTCAATTACGTCACTGTACACAACTTCGTATGCAACTGTTCCGTCACTGTTTAATGCTTGTGCTGTTTTTATGTTGCCAAGTATTAACTTCTTTCGAAAGTGATTTTTGCTCAGTGCAACCAAATATTCGTCAAGTGTAGCAGTATCCAAGCTATATGCATGTGTGTAAGTTACATTTTTTGCAATACCAAAATATGGGTCATCGGCTCTATACACTCTACTAGGCGGAATGATATCAGTATCTTGTAACAAACTGTCTACAAGATTCCTGTCTGCATGGTCAGGCATTGCTTTGATATACAATCCTTGGTATGGGCTGTTGTATTCTCTGTCAACAGTGATCCGAAAAGTCCTACTAACACTAATCAATCCATCTGAGCTGTATGCTACTACTGTGAAATCAAAATTCTTATCCCATGTAGTTTCGGTTGTTGTTAATCTAGTGCTTGCTTCTTTGTCAAACGTGGTTGTACCGCCGTCAAACGTAAATGTATTAAAGCTAACACGACCTGCAATATGCCCACTTTCAAGTAAACTTAATCCTTGCGGTAGCAAGTTGTACTGTCCTGGCGTTGAAGGATATGTACCTTGTTTTAACTTAAATTGCAACGACCTGTCACTTGGGTTGCTTGCCAAAACGGAAAACATACTGATTGCACCGTTGCTGATTTCGCCTAAACTGTATATAGGATCGTTAACATCTCTGCCTGGAATCAATGTACCAGTTAACCATGTGACACTACTTTCGATGTTACCGATGACAGTCATTGTGTATTCGTAAGGTTCACTTACAATGCTGTTGTTGTCTTTCTTGTAAATAGTAATAGCAAATGTGTATTGAAGTTCTGTTGCACCCTGATCTGGGAAGAATCCAGTTAACCATCCTGTGAATCGATCAAACGTTATGCCCGGGGGAATATCACTACTGTCGCCTTGTTCAATTTCAAACTCGAATAAATCACCGTCGAGATCCAATCCTTCGATTTGATATGCAAAGAAATTGTCGTGCCTAAACGTTCCTATAATGCCGTTATCCGGATAGTTAATAATAAGAGGAGTACGGAATGGCGAAAGATCTGCTGTAAGTACATCAGAATCAGCTGTAAAGTCTGTTGTGTCTGCTGTTAAACTATCTCGGCTAACAACATACATCGAGAATGTTCTTAGGTTTTGATCTTTCCCATCGGTAATTTTTACTGTAAATTCGTATGTTTGGTTAATACTGCGAGTACTAAACGCAAATGGGTACAAATCAAATTCACTAGCATCGTACCCAACTTGGGCATCATTTGGCAAGTTACTAATTGGCAAAATGTATCCAGTGATGGCACCTGTGAGTGGATTTAAACTCAAGCCTGGCGGAAGAGTTCCAATGTCAACACTAATAGTCGCAACATCGCCTGGATCTTGATCATTAAAACCAATGGTAATGTTAACTGTATCTCCATCAAAGAATGTGCCCAATGAACCAGATGGTGTAGTAAACTGTGGAATATCTTGGCCTGTAACAGTTAATGAAAATGTTCGATCATTAATCTGTCCATCAGTGCTTGTTGCACGAATTGCAAAAGTTGATGTTACATTTTCGGCAACTTCACTTGGTACACCTTTAACCATTGCTTGTGCTGTTGGCACACCTTCAACAATTCCATTTGTTGTTACTTGTACACCTGCAGGCAATTGTCCAGCAATTAGTGAGTAAGTTACAGCACCGCCATCGGGATCAGTTGCCACAATTGGCTGGTGGAAAAATAGACTCTCGGCTATGGTTCCAAGATTGCCGGCAGGTGTTACCCAGACTGGTTGTGCCATTTAGAGCCTTCCTACTACTACTTCGATCGTTCCGTGAGTTCCGTCAAAATCTTCTAACGCTTTACCAATCACTGTGCCCATTGCTGGGTTAGCTTCGGCCCTTGCTTTACCAGTTGCAGTGGAAACCATCATGTCTCCTTTGCGAACTGGCCCAACAACATGAGTTGGTACTCTGCCTGTTAATGCAACAGCAACACCTATTGCATCACTGTTCATTAAATGTGCAGGATTAGTACTAACTACACCTGCTACTCTCGGACTAGCGTCTTCGTTGCTTACTGTTACTTCAGCATCACCGCCAAACATCAAAACTGTACCCGGTTTATAATCTTCATCACTTGAATACATTTCTGCTAAGTCGGCGTATTGGGCTGATGTAGCTTGTGCTGTCATTGTACTGGCACTAAAGTTACCGCTGCCATCACGTAATACGATTGTGTTAAACGTGTTCGCACTTGCTGCTGCAATAGTTGCACTGTTTGACTGGCTTGTAATATTAGCAGCGGTAATTGAATATGTTCCACTTAGTCTAGCACTTGGTACTGTGCCGCTTGCTAAGTTGCTTGCGTTTAGATTGGTGATTCCAGCGCCTGTGGCTGTAATTGCCCCTGCGCTAAATGCACCACTTCCGTCCCTTAGCACGATCTGGTTAGCAGTGTTTGTACTTGCTGCGGTAATAGTTGCACTATTTGATTGACTTGTAACGTTGGCCGCAGTGATCGAGTATGTCCCGCTTAGTCTAGCACTTGGTACTGTCCCTGTGGTTAATTGAGTTGCATTTAATGCAGTCAGGCTTGTACCTGAACCAGCTATTGAGTTAAATGTTGCGTCATATGTGCTGTCTAATGAGAAGGTAACACCGGTTAAGTCAATACCGTTGCCTGCACTATAAATCTGTGCACTTGAAATTTGTACAAAAGTTATATCAGTAGTACCGAATGTAATTGTACCTACTGTGTTCATTACATATGTTTCACCGGCACCCGCAGCACCTTCTTGCACAAAGAAAGCATCACCTTGTCCTAGTGAATCAGGATCACTTGGCGAATATGAATCAGCGTCTGCGGCACGTGTTAATACCCAGTTTGTACTAACACTACCAATATCGGTAACAGTGTACACACCGTTTTGACTAGCATCTGTTTGTTCATATACTAATACTCTGTCAGCAACAACCATTGTAACGCCATCAATAACAAGAGCTGCCTGTGTACCGGCATTGGTTAGTGTAGCACCTACACCACTTGCGCCATTGTTGTACGTAGCATTTAAGTTGCCTTCTTGTTCAACTCTAACTGGATCGTGGTAGTGAATGCCTGCGGCTGCAATTGTGTCAACGTAGGTTTTAGTAGCAGCGTCTTGCGCAGCCGAAGGATCAGCGAGACCTGTAATGTAGTTGCTGCCCATTGCAATATTAGCAGATAATTCTAGTCCCGTACTTGCAACATTAAAGATTGTAGCACCACCTACATTGCCTTCGATGTTGCCACCGCTTGTAGTAACTTCGATACTGCTAGTGCCGTTTTGAATCTGTGTAGCATCAATGCCTGTTAGCTGACTACCATCGCCAAGAAGTGGAACTTGGAAATCTATAGTTGTGCCATTTGTTTCAAATACAAGTACACCGCCAGATGTTAGTTCAACATTACCGCCAGAACTACTAATACCGACAACACTTGTTCCATTTGCAATCTGTGTAACAGCAACGTTGGACGCAGCCGTTACGTTTGAAAGAAATCCGCCATCGCCAATAAAATACGCTCCAGTAATGTTTCCAGTAGCAGTAACATCAGAACTTGCTGATAATCCGCCAATTGTTAGGTTACCACCTTGTATATTGCCGGTTGCTGTAATATTACCGGTTGCATCAATGTATCCTGTGATATTAGCACCAGCATCGCTTACTGTGAGTGTGTTTATTGCATTTGCAGTTATTTGCACATCACCGTCAGTTGCTGGGATGGCAATCGACGATGTTCCATTGCTAATAGTAGGATTAATACTGCCGGGTGTAGTACCATCTGCGCCAAACACACTGAGCACATTGCCAGCACTTGCTTTTAATACAATGTCTCCGAGTACAATACTGCTACCACTTAGATATATGTCTTTCCATCTTGCACTGCTCGACCCTAAGTCTCTAGTGCTGTTGCCGTCTGGGATAAGATTACTACCTAGTGTTCCGTTGATAACAAGCTGGTCACCAACTGTTACATCTTGCGTAATTGTGAAACTGTTACCAACTGCTAAATCGCCTGAGATATTAGCGTTCCCAGTAAACTCAGTTAAAGATCCTGAAAAGTTGACAACATTGGCACTGCCGGCAATACTAATTGTAACATTAGCATTTTCAGCAACAGCTATATTTGATGTGCCGTTGATAATTTCAGTAGGTGTGGTTGTAGTGTTGTACAGTTCTTGAAAGTTATCATTACACTTGATATAGGCGTTTCTAAGACCATCGCCTGTTCCATCATTGGCTGTTGCGCCTACATTGATAATCTGTCTTGCCATTGTAATCCTCTAACTTGCTGTTATGAGTATTTATGGCTTGGAGTAAGTTATATTAGCTTATGTTGACCCAGGCACTGCCGTTGTAACCTTGAAATGTTGTTCCGGTAAGCACAATCATGCCTGCTGCAGGCGTAGTAATTGCTGCATCTCTTGCTGCGGTATCGGCATAAACAGGAAGTGTTAGTGGACCAGAACTAATAATGCCAGCACTGCCTGCATATATGCCACGTGGGCGATTGGTTGCACTGCCGATGTAACGTAGATCGTTGGTATCGGGGATAACGTTATTAGTAATTTGAATAACACCGGTGCCATCTGTGGCTAGTGATATATTACCATTTGTGTTTGTGCTTGTGATTGAGTTGTTTGCGATGGTGATGTTTGATCCAACAGGACCAGCAGTGTAAACTTCTGTGAAGTTGTCGTTGGTTTTATCCATTGCGCTGCGAAGATTATCACCATCGCCTGCGTTTGCTGAAGTTCCTAAATTGATTATTTGTTGTGCCATCTAACGATCCTTTAATACTAGTGTATTTATGGATCAAGCAGCAAAGCTTTCCCCGCAGCCGCAACTGGCTGTTGCATTTGGATTAGATACTTTTAAATAACTACCACCTAGTTCTTCAACATAATCTACTGTACAACCAAACACAAACATTTCTGCCATTGGGTCTAGCCATAGATGATCCACTGTTGCTTCCTTGTTAGTTACACCCCATTCGTATTGAAAGCCACTGCACCCACCACCTTTCACAGACAGCGATACATTTGGTTTGCCAACTTTTTTCATGTATTGTTTAGCGGATTCAGTAAGAGTTATCACCATGTTGTTATTTAAACTCCCAATTTGGTTCTAAAATAGTAATTTCATCTTCCCCGTATGGTAGGATGAATGTATCGATTAATACAGCATCTTCTTCGCCTAAGTTTGCCGCTGCCATTGGTGTATCTGCTGGCATATAATAACAAGTACCTGCTGGGTAATGCGATGGTTCACTACCTTCTACAAAATCAGTCATGATTCCGCTAAGAACACAAGTATGACCTCCATACTTGTGTACATGGATACCAACTCTTGTTCCTGCTTTGCGTGTGCCTTTTATAACATGTAATCTATTGCCGTCGCTTGTTTTTGTTTCAAGCATTGTTACAGTATCTTGTAAAGGTAATAGTTCACCCGGAGGCACTTTGCTGTTAATTGTAGTAATTGGATCTGTCCATTTAGGTTTAGCACTCAAACACCCGCTTAATAGTAAACTAATAGTTGCTGCTATTAATACTTTTTTCATATTAGTCTTCTTTCTGCCAAATAGCCCAAGCACCGTATGCAATAGCAGCATATGCAGCTAATTTAGCAAATGGCCCTGCAATCAAAATGACCAAGCCGACTCCGATTAGTACAGCACCATCCCAAGAAGTACGCTCATCTACTCTACTTTTAATCCATCGTCTAATCATTATAATCTCCCGTTGATTGCATTCCAATTGATGATCTTCATCATATTGTTTATATACTTTTTCTTAGCGTCTTTGGCAGGCACATAATCCATAAACGAATGCTCCCACATGTCGATTGGTAATAGTATATCTGTTTTGTATGATTGGTTAGGCGTAGTTTTAATCTTGCCATTCTTAGCAAGGTACACCCAGCCGCTGCCTTGAAGTGTCATTGCAACACGCAACATTTCTTTTTTAAAATTGTCGTAGTCTTCGTGGTGTGCGTCGATAAATTCTTTAATTGTCCCGGTAGGTCTGTTTGCGCCTTTGGGTGCTTGTAACTGTTGCCAAAATAAGTTGTGAAGTTTTGCTCCACCGTAATTAAATTTAGGATCGCCTTCGTTGTTGTTGTAACGATTTACATATCCTTTGGTCAACACATTGTAATGGTAGTCAACATTTTCTTTAGAAAGCACAGGAGCTAATGCACCACTGTCGTACGGCAGTGCATCGGCTGCTAATTTCTCTTCTTGTTTGTCTTCGGTTAGTTGAATGTATTTTCTAATTTCTTGTTGCATGTACATATTTATTGATATTGTGTTATGAAGGCATGTTTGCTAGAGCCTGTCTATAAACATCAATCCATAAGTCGCATGCAGCATTATGAGCATCTTCAAGAGGATGTAACCATGGTTGGGTAACTTCAAATTTATTGGTGTAACTCCAATCTAAGAAACTTTCACCTTCAAATGTTTGTAATGGTTCTTTGGTAAGGTCTTGCAGTGTACGAATATAGTCCGGTGCATGCCATTTTGTATCCCAAATTTCAGAGTCCATGTATGTTTGCACACTAGGTATGTTGTGTAATTTTAGAAATTGTTGAGTTGAATGAATAGTTTGCAGTGATCTAAACTTGTCCCATAGTGTGCTATGTCCTGGATACTTGTTGTAAAACTCGAGTATCTTTGTTGCTTCTTCGAGTCCTACTAATGGTGCTAGTTTACTAGGCACACACGATAAACCTAATGTGGTCCATTGTTCTTTCCCTGGAACATAAAAATCCCATCGAGCTCCCCACGTCCAGTTAATAACTGCCAGAGTGTTCTTTTTTGGGTTATTTGCAAAATATGTTAATATTTGCATCGAAATGTTTTCGTTGCCGCAGCCAGGTACACTGGTTGTTTCGTAACCTACTTCGAGTTTTTCTGCACATTGTGAAACCCAGCTATGACCTTCACGCTGTAATTCAGAACCATACACAAAGCTATCGCCGAATCCTACTATTTTTTTCATGTTTGTAATTTGTTGCATAGCAGTATTTACTCTGATTGTTTCTGCACACTATTAATAATATCATCTAGTGCAGCAATAGTAACTATGTGGTGTAAAGTTTCTTCTCCCCATGTTTTGCAGTATTCTTTACCTGCTATGTCGGCAAGTTCTTTACTACTGTACACGCCGTGAAACCGATTGCAACCTTGTTTAATTTTGTTATATGTATGCACGATATACATGTTGGTTGTGGTATTCATGTGGTTGTTGATATCTCTTGCAGCCGGTCCCATCGAAAGCTTCTCCAACCCGCAGCGTCAACATCCCATATTACGCAAACTTCTGGATTGACTTTGCGCACTGCCTTGGTACTAAGTGGATCTTCTTTGTTTGCTTTAGGAACAACGTTTTCATTTAATGTTGCATTCATCTTGCGAGTTGTGCCATCTGATTTAAGAAAGTTGATTTCTACAATTCCATCAACTAGTTGAGCTTTTACGCTGTCTTGTACAGTTTGTTCTAAATACTTGGTCATATTTTATCTCCTCATACTTGCAATATCTTTAGCATCTTCTTTTTTATCAGCAAAAATAGGTACCATATTACTTTTGTGCATAGTTGCAATACCTAACAGTTGGCGCTCGCCGCTGTATGTGTGACTTTCTTTGCGCACGCCATGCCCTGCAATTTTATCACTTGTCATACGTGGGCCGGTATCGTAGTCTGGCCGCTCATTAACACTCTTGCGTTTGCCATACTTGTCATACAGCTTTCCCTCAAGTTGTTCTTGGCTTACCCCCATCTTACGCATAAACTTTTCGTGCTCAGCTTCTGCCTGAAGCAACTTTTGTGTTTTCTTTTTAGCTTTACGCTTCTTGTAGTTTGTTGTGGTCATATAAGGACCAACAAGTTGCATAGTCATTAAAAAACTCCTGCTTGGTTAACTTAAAACAAGTATAGCAGGAGTTTCAATGAATGTCAAGTATTTTTTATATTATTTTACAAACTGTGCAAGTTCTGGAGCCTTCCATCCTTCTGGTTTTAATACTTTGCCGTCTTCACGTTTGCGTACTTTGCCTGTGACTGGATCAATCTTAGCAAAGTTTGTGTCCATTACTTCTTTCCAAGCCGCTTCGCCATCCCAGCCTGCGGCACGAATAGCACCCATAGTAACAACCAGAATGTCTACTAGTGCATCGAGTTGTTCTACTTTGTCTTGTGCTACTACAGCATCTAACAGTTCATCATATTCTTCGTCAATGAGACTAAGATACATTTTGTAGTTTTCTTCACTAGGTTCTTGATCACACGCTGTACCAAATTCATCAATGTCTTTGAATGGGTTTGTCATTCTATATTCCTTAATTCTTCGTAACATATATTCATGATAACGTTCTTGCATTTTCAACTTTATACTCTATATTCTTGGTTTAATCTATAGTTACAATACGCACTCCATCCATATTCGTATGCAGCATATGCAACTATGAATCCAACATAAGGCAGAAACAGCACAGTCCATATCAAATCTGCAAACGCAAATGCTATAGCATAATCATACCAGCGTATCATCGTATTAGTAGCTCAATCTTATTTGGAACGCCTTTCCATTCAGCAGCGTCTGCTGGCGATTCTCCAACTTCGGTAATCTGATTGTCTTTCCATGCTTCTGCAAGTTCGGCATTTAAATTGATCCAGAATGGTGTGCTTTCGTCGTCGGCTACAATCGCATCAACTGGGCACTCAGGTACGCACACTGCACAATCAATGCACTCATCAGGATTAATTACCAGCATGTTTTCGCCTTCGTAAAAACAGTCTACTGGGCATACTGCTACACAATCTTGGTGTTTGCATTTGATACATTCTTCTTCTACAACATATGTCATTTGTTTAGTAATTCCCAGGCTAGTTTTTTTTCGATTAACTGCTTTTCCAGCTTTATGTACTCACGCCGAATAGCAGCCAGTTCCGCACTTTCTTGTTCCAATGCTGGATTGGGCACAAGTATAGCTAGTTTTTCGTTGATAGCAGCGAGTGTGTCGCTGAGGCTAACGCCATTAATTTCGATGTCTGCATGATCGCCGGTTAGTGAAAGTCTACCGTCAATCCCTGTTTGATTCATCATTTTTTGTTAGTGTCCAGGCACCGTTGACTGTTTCGTTCCATTGTAGTGTATCGCCGACCTTCCAATCTTGTGATTCGAGTAGTGAATCAGGCAATTGCAGTAACAACTCATCTGGGTTGTTGGGGTCGGCGATAACAGAAAGTTCAACAGTTGGCATATTAAAGTGAATTTTTCTTTTCAATGATTTCTTTGCGGCGCTCTTTGACTGCTCCACCAATTGCTTGTAGTGCAGCACGAGCTCGTGTTGCAGAGGCTTTTACACCCTTTTCTTCAAATTTAGCATGTTCTAACAAGTATGTTTCAAATTGTTCAACAAGTGTATCATGGGCTGACATAAATTTTATCTCCTAATTAATGTACGGTAGCTGAAGCAGGCACAAAGCTTTCTAACTCTGTTTCCATTTCTTCTAATTGTTCGTAAAAGTTATCTGGTAACTCTATTGCTTCTTCGTCATGTTCGCAAGCCACATCATTGGGTACTCCCAGCATTCTCATGAGCCCACCAATGTGTACTAGTTTCACACCGTTGTCAAACATTGCTGCACACAACGACAGTACCATTCCAGCAACTGCGTCATCTTTGCCAAATATCTCTTCGAGTTTATCGTAGCTTTTAAACATTACAGTGATATTTAGCCACAGATTGTCCTAGTACGAAGTTATTCATTTTTTTTGTACCTTACTACAGCTCTGTTTGTTCTGATATATACTTCACTTTCGATGGTATATTCTTTTCCTAAGAAATTGTTAATATCTGCTAGTGAGATCTCATGGTCGGTGTGTGTGTCTATCACCAAGTGAGTACAGTTAAGATTTTTGTATATTTCAAATTGATCGTCCACATAATGATTCACACTTAACAAAAATATTGTTTCAGCAGTTAGATCAAAATCTTCTGCTCTAGAGGTTGCACAATGAGTTTTGGTTGTTGTTGTTCTGCCAATTAGGTCACTAACATAATTTGCAATAGTAAAGTGTGATTTGTCTGGATCTATACATATCAACTCGCTTGGTTGCAGTTTAGCAAACCAAGGTATTTTAGTGCCGTATTCGCAGCCAATGTCTAGGACTTTTTTATTATTAATAATGTCTTTGTTATCAACAAAAATAGTTTTGAACATCAATTCTAGTTCTTGAGGAAATTCCCAAGGTGTGTACACCGGTCGTTGGATATATTCTTCCCACGGTAAGTTTGCAGGATCTATATCTTCAAAGTGTAGATGATTGATATACTCAAACATTCTTTTGTCGAGTTCAGACAGTGTTGTCATTCCAATTCAAGCTCCGAAACATCAACGTCCATGAATCCAGTTTGTTGCAAAATCTCAATAGGAGATACATCTACTTTACGTGAACGAATTTCACTTAGTGAAAACTCTTTTTTGAATTCGCCTTTTTTGGCTTCCTTCATAATTTCATAAAGCTTGCTGGTAACAGCATAGCCGTCATCACCAGGCCAGTCGAGGCTTTCCAAATGCTTTAGTGCTTCAAGTTTAGTCATTGGCTCTGGCAGCTCAATCAAATTAATTGGATCACAGCCGTTTTTTAGAAGAATTTTATATCGGCTTACAAAATCATTGGCAAAGCGAACTTTAGTAATACCGTGCTGTGTTGCTGTACCAGCAACTGTGAATGTTTTTTCCATTACATTGTTTCCTTGATCTTTACTCTATTTAAAATAGTTACGTTTTCCGCATGTTTTTTAACAGTGCCGCGGATTTCCACTGTAGTACCCGGTGTGTATTCTTTGCTGTTATAAAAGCTGGTTTTGTGTCCTTCTTTTGTAATAGCAACATACCGAAACTTTTCATACTGTTGGATATAGTAGCAGGATGCTACTGTGACTTGTGTGTCAACACGCATGCCAACTTCGCTAACATAGCCCCACACAGAATGTTGTGTTAATGACTCTTCTTGAACTTGGCGTTGATAACTTGCAATTTGGCTGTTAACAACACCAATTTTACTTCTGTCCTGTGGCACAATAAACTCTTCCAAAGATATTGTACTAGCCAGCACACTTTCAAAGTCTGACAATCGACCAGACAATGCTTTCATTGCCAAGCGACTGGACAAGTATTGTTGTGCTTCTTTGCCTGTTTGGCGATCTTGCTCAGTAACAACACCATCAGCAAGAGCTTGTTTTGCAACATCTCGATTGGGTATTTTAACCACAATATGCGTATCATTTTCGTCAATTGCATATTGTGGCATTTTAATATAGCCGCCATTAACATTGGTTGCATGCACTGCGGCGCCCCATATGTCAGCTGCTGAATACGCCACTGGATCTGTTTTAGGCATTTTCACGCTCCACGACTTTAAAGCCAAACACTGCACATTTGTAAACAACACCGTCTACAACAAAGCGGTCACCCATCATGCTTGAACGTTGACCCATTCCATCTGGGCGTGTGTAAAGCACAGTAACGTCTTCGTTGTAGTCACCGTTTTCCAGACCGTCTTCGAAAGTTTTTTGTTTAATACTCCAGGAGCCCAATACATTGTTTGTCCAACGATAAGCATACTCAAGGCAATCAGTTGTAGTACCAAATGCCGAAATTTCTTCCGGAACACTAACTATTGCTACATCACGGAAGCCTTCTACATTACCTGTGTTACGATCTGTTTTTGCGTGTTGTACAAGAATTTGCATGGTATTTCTCCTAACTGTTACATACAGTATAACCGAAATGTAATAAAAGGTCAACCTTTATTTTGCATATTTGAGAATTAATTTAGTCCTAACGTAGCAATGTATATTTTTGCTTTTGTCAGCTCATTAACTTGTTGTGTTACAGTGTGTGCCGCCGAACCAGTTGAACCAAACATAGTATCGTGTTGTATTGTTTGAACAGCATAGTATCCCAGTACTATGCTTATGATTGTGATCATTACAAGACCAATAGTGTTATCTGTTGTATCGTGCATTATATTTCTCCGATGATAAGGCAGTGGATTGCCGTTCTAGTATATACAGTATAGCCGATCTTGATAAAAAGGTCAACCTAAATCGTATCAATTAATCAAAAAAGTTTCCTTCAATCCAGCAGAATTTCGTTGGGCCATCACTCCAGGCGCCCTGTTTGTATTGCTTATTTCCCCATAGTAATTCACGATTTGCATCTTCCATTACAGACAGTGCAGTCTTGCCTTGTACTTTAAAAGTTTTACCATACGCTTCAAAAGTAAATGTTTGCATTACACTGTCTCCTGCATGTTGCTTTCGATGCGGGCTTCATTTTTAATAAGATCTTCGATGATCATATCAAGTTCAACTTGGATGTCTGACTTGGACATATCAAATGTGTTGGAGCGACGAAGCAACCCAGACAGTTTGTTTTTCATTGTAATTGTGTCTTGGATGTCATTTACGATAAGCATGTTTTTCTCCTAGCTGTTACATATAGTATAGCCTAAAACAATAAAAAGGTCAACCTGTATTTTGCATTAATCGTAAAAAAAAGCCACCCTAGGGCAGCTTTTTTAGTTGTAAATTTAAACTGTTAAAGTTTAGGCTGCGGCACGTGATGCAGCCGCAAGTGCTTTGTAACCAGCAGCAACAACAGCACGAGATGGGCGACCCAAGCGATACTTGATTTTCACACGACCCTTAGTGTCTGTTGACTCGTTAGCATAGATAGCAAAGCCTTTCATGCGCAATGCTGATACAGTTGCACGAGCATTACCTACGCCGAAGCGTGCTGAAATTTGCTTGCCTGTGAGTTGCTCACCAGCCATAAGTGCATTAAGTACTTTATCTTGCTTTGTTGTGGTAGTTGTGGTTGTCATATTAATTTGTCTCCAATTGTGATTTCGCTGTTAGTTTTCTAACAACATGCAAACAGTGTAGCATCAAACGACCAAGTTGTCAAACCCAACATTGTCCGTTTTGATGATTTCGGTTAGAACAATAATTTAAAACCAAACTCGGTGGTAGTGTTTTGCGGTTCATACAATCCGTTGTTAACAGATGAATCGGCAATGTTCCAGTGCGTGGCAAACACACCATAGTTGTGATTGGGCAACCATTCTAATTCAACTCCATAGCCACTGTCTTGGGTATTAGTTGTTTGAGAATAGCCTGCTTGGGTTATGTAACTAGTTTGGTTACCACTGATTAGATAGTTAACTTGATATTTGAAATACCCACCACGGTTGTTGTATATTATATTGCCAAGCGGTGCGTATAGATACTGCGACCTTCTGTTGTATGTGAAGTGTCCAGTAGATGATTGTTTGCCGCCCCAACGATCATTTAGCTGCCGAAAGCCTAGCCCGATATAAAAAGAATTATATTTGTATGATATTTCGCCCGACAGACCTGTTGTGAGGTCATTTTTAGTTTTGCCAGTATTACTCGACGTATAGTCTGTTGTGCCGACAAAATACTTTGCATTGCCAACAAATCCGTTTTGATATCGAGACTTGTAATCTTGATATCCAATGCCAGCAAATCCGTATGACGAAGCCTTGGACATTAAACCCGGCTCGGTATACTTGTAATCGTATAGTTCAACAAAGTACTGCGAAGTATCAGCCGCGGTACTCGGTGTGCCAAACGCTAGTGCAACGGCTGTTAAGTGCGATTTCATTTGCGTTTTTTCTCTCTATAAAACAAGTGGTCATCAATTTGCCCAACAAAGTTAAAGTCTGGGCGCCAGTTTGGTTTGACATTCTTGGCATGATACCACATGGACCCATCTGTGCCATCGTATCCTTGCTGGTGTAATACCAATGCTTCTGATGCCAACACTTGTGCAGCTTCCCATGCTTCTTGATCTTTAGGAGCATCACTAAGTCCATCGCAATACCAACTAAACTGGCACATATGGCGTTTCATTGATCCGTCTTTGTTTTTTACACCTTGGTACACCACGCCGCAAATTGTATCTGGAAAACGCTTGCTGTTGACACGATTAAACACCACATGTGATACTGCTACTTTTCCTGCCACGCTTTGGTTACGTGCTTCAAAGTAAATATTCTTGGCAAGACACTCGTGCTCTGCTGGGCTGCTAAAGGCTACTGTTAAACTTATGATTGCTTCTGCTAACATTGTTTGCTCCTGTTTTTTATTCTCTTTGTAGTTATACTATAACCGAAACTAAAGAAAAGGTCAACCTCTAAATGCCAAAAAGTTTATTTTTCTTGAGTATATTTTACAGATAATTAAATGTATGACAACATCTTTACCCAAGTATGAGTTTTTCACAGGTGTGCCCGGCAGTCGCTGGAGTGGAATAGCACAAGAAATCAAACTAAATCCAGAATACAACACATCAGACAGGGCACCACATCGTGTGTACACACATGGTGACTTTTCTGGACACAAGGATGCATACTTTGGCACGGGCATGGAATTCAATACCGACTTAGATGAGTATAACTTGGATGCACCATTTTCAAAAGCCGGCGGCATTAAGTTATTAATGAGCCACGAATGGCCTTATTATTTCGACGAGATTGTTGAACGCTACCCGGATGCTTGGATAACACTTGTGTATCGGCCAGGTCCTGCTAGCATGCAATGGTGGTTACAAGCCGGCGGATTTGATATCACATACCCAAACTATGATTGGTACCAAAATGAATCAACTATGGCTGTTCAGATTCATCAACAGAACAAATTAATACTTGACTTTGCTCGCCAACATAAGTTACAATGGGCACAACATAAAAAACACAGCGACATCCTCATGACCACGCTAAAAGGCATTCAATGAATCATAAAATCTTAAATAAACTGGAGCAAATGCTGCATACTAGTCCGCAGTTGTTGCGCAACAAAAACACACTGCATCAGGCTATCCAGGGTACATTCAATGTTTCACTCGACAGTGTAGATTATAATAATATCGGCGAGCTGGTTGATCGAATTGACGACAAAGTGCTGGACGAATACTTTAGAAATCACTGGCAAGGCGAAATGTCAAAATATAAGTACAGCGGCCCAGCATTAATTGACGAAGTTAACAAACTAAAACCACGCAAAGTACTAGACATCGGATGTGGCTATCACGAGTTCAAACACAAGATTGATAATATTATAGGTATTGACCCCTACAATGATGCTGCTGATTTGACTGTTAAATTGCTGGATCATCACCCGCAAGAAAAATATGATGTAGTGCTAGCACTGGGATCAATCAACTTTGGCAGCACAGATAAAGTTTTTGCAGAACTAGAACATGCAGTAAACTTGTGCAACCCAGGTGCGATTATGTTCTTTAGAGCAAACCCTGGCTTGCCGCACCACAAGGATGAATCAAACTGGATATCATTTTATCCATGGGATAGCAACTTTGTAGTTAACTGTGCTACACAATTAAACGTTGATATTCTTGATTTAAGAACCGATAGTCATAAAAATCGACTGTACTTTGTCTGGCGTACTAAATAAATTTAACAAGAAAAGCTAACGCTCGAATGTAAAGAAGTTCAGCTTTTTCTATCCCAATAATTTTTAACTCGGGCGAGTAATCGTCTGTCTCTGACTAGTCTCATTGAGATTAGCCAGATTTTTCCTATGAAGGCTGCACTATGTATTTTCTTGACTTATATATTATAGTATTAATGTTAGGAGTGTTCTATGGATTTTTTGTAGGATTAATACCAGTTGCTGGTGCAACCACAGGGCTGATTGCTGTGTACAGTTTTGTTACGTATTTCCATGATCCTTACATGCTAGTAGTGTTTACAACCGCAGTAGTTGTTACTAGCAGCATCGGTGATACATTTTGCGGTGTTGTAATGAACGTTCCGGGAGCAGGTGGCGCAGCGGCTACTATGGTGGATGGATTTCCAATGAGTAGACGGGGACAAGCGGCACGAGCACTTAGTGCAGCAATTAGTACAAGTTGGGTAAACGGTTTGATTTGGGGATTGCTGGTATTTTTGTTTCTACCATATTATACTAAAATTGTACTGTATTTTGGCACTACTGAAATGTTTGCATTTTTGTTGTTTGCAATGACATGTGTTATTTTTATTAGCAGCAAATACTGGATCCGTGGCATCTTTGCGCTTGTAGCGGGGGTTGTGTTAGGACTAGTGGGTATGGACCCAGACACCGCAGCACAGCGTTGGATTACAGTAATACCAAACTTTGACTTTGACACATGGCGTGTTTACTTTACTGACTGGGACTATATCGAAAATGGAATTCAAATGATTCCAGTGATGGCAGGTGTACTAGCATTTCCAGAACTAGTAAGTGCATACAGAATGAAAGCCACAAAGGTTAGTTTAACTAAAGGTGATATTCTCAACCAGTTGTGGCAAGGTATCAAGGACACTTGGAAATATCGTTGGGACGGACTGCGTGGTGGATTCATCGGCGGTTTTGTAGGACTAGTGCCTGGCATCGGCGGCAACATTGCAGATTGGTTTGCATATAGTCAAACAGTTGCACTGTCACGCAAAAAAACAAAAGGTGAGGTTGACGATTACAATGGCGAAGGGTACCCAGTAGGACAAGGTAATGTACAAGGTGTAATTGGATGCGAAGGTGCCAACAATGCACAAAAGGCTACCAGTTATGTTCCTACTATTTTGTTTGGTATTCCGGGTGCACCGTTTGAAGTTATTGTAATGGGCTTGCTTATGTATGTTGGGCTTGAATTAGGTAGCCCAGCAGTGCTAGCAGACGGCGTGTTCTTTGACCACTTACTGAGCAGTTATCTGTGGAGCTTGATAATTATTCTGCCAATTAGTTACGGATTCATTCGTTATGCAGTTTACATTACCAATATTCCATTCAAATATTACTTCTGGCCTATTATGGCAAGTCTAGTATGGACTACATCACAGTACACAGGATTCATTGATGATTATCTTATGTTTGCTATGTGTTGCGTGGCTGGACTAGGTATGAAGTATTTTAAATTCAGTCGTATAAGTTTCCTAATTGGATTTATCTTATCACATAGACTTGAAGCAAGTTGGGTACAATTCAACACATTCGGTTACGGATGGGAAGATTTATTACTTGAACCCTTCCCAGCAGCATTTATTGCACTAGCAATAGCGGCTGCAATATGGGGAATATTTTTTAACAAAGCAAAAATTGATTTCGTATAGGAGAAAAACATGCCAATTAAAACACTACTAGCAGGCGCAGTATTTGCACTTGCAGCAACCACAGCAACAGCTGATATTACAGTGGTAAACCCGCAAAAACCAGGCGGTGGCACAACTGTTTGGACTGAAATCATTATGAAAGAGCTTTCAAAGCATCTAGGTGAGCGTATTGTTCTTCGCAACATTCCGGGCGCACGAGACATTCCGGGTATCAATGCTTGGCATAACGATCTACGTTTTGACGAAAACACAATTGTTGTTACGCATGGCGGTAACGGTGTAAGCTTCTTGCAAGAAGAAGTTGACTACAACTATGCCGACTATGATTCAATTGGTCTTATGAACTTGAACATTATCATGGGCAAAGTTAAAGGCGCAGACATGGATAAAGCAATCTTTGCTGGCACAAGTGGTGCTGTCCCAGAAGCATTTGCTATGGCAATGATGACATGTGGCCCAGATAAATCCGTTGATGAGTATATTACTTGCTTTGGTGAAAACTTTAAATGGGTTAAAGGTATGAGTGGCGGAGAACGCCGTCTTGCATTTAAACGTGGCGACTTAACAGGTTCACGTGAAAATCCGGCTACATACCAAATCCACATTGCACCAGACGAAAATGCAGAACTTTGGTTTCACCATGGTTTGCTTGATCCAGCTACAGGCAAGCACGTAGATGATCCAAACTTCCCAGGTTACCAATTTGAAATCAAGTTTAAAGAGCGTTGGGGCGTAGAAGCAAGCGGCGAGTTTTACGATGCGTATGTATTAGTTAAATCATTCCGTGATGGTCTACAAAAAGCAATTTGGGTCAACAAAGGTAATCCAGAATTGCGTGATCGCTTGGTAGCAGCAATGAACAAAATGGCAAACGACCCAGAGTCAATGGCAGTTATTGAAGCTAAAAACGGCAAGTACGAATGGTTTATTGGTGAGCGTGGCGACCAAATGCGTGACACACTAATGACATTTATCACAGAAGATGCACTACGCAACTTGGTAAAATTCAACAAAGAAGCATTGGGACTTAACTCAATACTCAAAGAAAATCTATTTCCGTAAAGCTATTAATAAGTAGATGACTAATGTGTGGAAGGGTATTTGGCTCTTCCACACACACACACATTTTTAAAAGGAATAAACAGCAATGGAAAGCAATTGGGAAAAAACTGCTCCACGCAACAACTATCACTATGATGCATTTAAGCATGACCCTGCTTATGACAGTATGCGCTATGTGGGCAAGTTCACAGGTGATTGGAAAGAAGCACTGGATAGAACAGTTGAAAAAAGTAACGACATTACTTGGCGCACACGCAATCCAATTGATAATCCAAACGGCAGTGAAGACATTGAAGCAGAAGAACTAGATTTGATCAATACTGGTGCGCCTGCTGACTTGGTTTTAACCAAACTAGACTATGCAATTGAACCTGTTTTCCAGCGTATGACTGATGCGCTACACTTACTACCAGGCGATGATAGAGATGTACAGCGCCGAGTCCATGTGCAGATGCCCGGACAAGTGTGGAACTTGCATGTTGATAAATTAGAAAAATGGAATAAAGCAGATCCTAAGAGTGTTTATCGATTTATGGTTATGTTAAACGATTGGGAACCCGGTCACTTCTTACAGTACGGCAACCAAGTTCACACAGGGTATCGTGCAGGCGAGATTTACAGTTTTGATTGGTTTAATTCGCCACATTGTACAGCAAACGCAGGCAGAAGTCCACGTTGTACCTTACTAGTAACAGGTGTAGCAACAACAGAAATGCACATGCTGTTCTCGCACTATGATCTTCAAATTGAGGTATGAAACAACTAACAATAGCAGTTGGGCCACAGGGTAGCGGCAACCACTTATATGCTAAAATATTTGGAAGCAATCCAAATGTATATGCATTATGTAGAGCACACTGAGTTAGATGATCTTATTAAACTAGCTAGCTCACACAGGGGTGCACTATGAATCATATAGTTTTTGTAAAGTATGCTAGCGCCGTAACTATATTGTGTGCTATGGTGTTGCATGTAGCAGGCATCACGCCTTGGAACAGTTTATTACAGATGGTGGGTGCCACAGGATGGATCTATGTTGGATATAGATGGAAGGAGAAAGCTCTTATACTGAACTTTCTCCCTCAATTTGCAATTATAATACCGATGCTAGTTGCTATGTATTGGTTGTAACATCAACTTCATTTATAACATTTTCGTAAGTGTTGTCAACTTCCCATTCTAACCATTGTATTATTTGATCAGTGTTGATGTCTTCACGTATCCATTCGTACTTGCCAGTGGTAGTGTAGAACAAGTGATCCCAAAATTCGCTTTTAATACGATCTTCTAAGTCTTCGATGTGATTGCTAGGACCTGCATATAGTTTTGTCCAGTTAACTTCAAAGCCTGTGTGCCCTTCGTACTTGCGTTTGCGATTGTCGGGATTACTTGTAATACCAAAACACGTGCGTCCCAAATGATTTGACCATATGTACAAGTAACGCATCTTAAATACCGTTGTACTTGTTGATGTGTTGATCTGGCAAGATTGGAAAGTCCAAGTCGTTTGCATCACAGTACGCATAGAAGTCTAAGATCAAAATGCTCAACAAACAATTGTCACTCCAACCACCTGGCAAGTCATGTGAACGATTAAACTTTTCCAAACGATTCTTTGCTTGTTTATGAAACTTGCTTGGACTTGCATATGTAGTTTTAAAGAACTGCATCAGTGCATCCTGCCACTCACGTGTGATAGTTGTTTTGTTTTTACGTGCAAGTTTAGCATAGCGACCTAGTGCTAGGATAAAGCCACCGTCGACACCTTTTTCATTTGCAAAATAACGATCGTGCAAGCTCAATGCAAATTCAAGATCGTGGATTGCGCTATCAAAGTTCTCACCTTCCATTTCGGCAACTCGGTTGAGACCTGAAATGTATGTCACCATGCCTGGCTTTGCGCCGTGCCCACGTGCTTCGACTGCTGGGCGTGTGTACATATTTGCCTGTTCAACCACAGCCTGGATACGCTCGGCGTGCAAGTCTTCTGTAAGTGTGCTACCATAATTGCGTACACCACTTACACGGCTTTTGTGCATAAAGTAAGGTTCAACAGCTTTACGACCTTTATAGTTGATCAAACGGAACAAGAAGTTGCCAAATGCTTCGCCCTTGGTATTGCTGCCCGGAACTACTGCAAGAGCATCAATTACCTTACATGCAACTGTGAAATCTTTTTCAATCATGCCGGCTTTCCACAGGATGTACAGTGCCACGGCTGTGTGCTGACCCTCTGGGATACTGTAACGCCCATTGGGCAACTTGATGGTGTTTACAACTTGCACTGCTCGAGGATCAAACGATTCAATGATGTGTGCTACGTGATCCCAATCAACATCACGTTGGTTGTCAATGTTGATATCCAGCAATTCAAATGCTACAAACTCAACGCCGCCAAAGTCTTTAGTTGCATAAGTGCCATTGCAACGATTACGCAGACTATTGATTGCATCTGAGATAAGTTTTTGTGTTGGAAGGGTTTTTGTTGGATCAATGCGTGTTTCAAGATCTTCATACAAATCTTTATCTTGGCTACGTTCCATCAAGTTTTGAATTTTGGCAACGCTAAAAGGGTTGCGCTTGGGCATTGCCCGTGTTTCAAGTTTAACTGTCATTTTGTTTCTCCATTTTGATTCAGTTAAGAATAGTGTAGGGCTGTTATGCTTCCTACTATTAAGTTATAGCATAGTTAAATGCTGTTGTCAACCATATTTTAACACAAATGCCATATAATCAGCATTATTATTTAGAAAAAAAGTATAGCTTCCAGGAGTAGTTGGGGTACTAAAACAATTGATATGCCAGCGCCAGCCGTCTTCAAAGTTCAGCTTGCACCATTGAACTATACCATCAATGTCGCCAGCTGGTCGTTCAATGTTAACACTGTAATTAAAGGTGGTGGCCAATTCGTGCATCTTTACAATATATCTTTAATTTGTTTATACATGTGTTCGGCAACTTGTTTGTGCCCTTGTTCTAAGAAGTGCCCGTTTGGTCCAAGAGGAGAACCGTGGCTCCACTTAATAAAATCATCTCCGGGCCAACCAATAAAACAATCTGTGTTTAAAAAACCCAACATTTTTTTAAAATGAGGACTATTTTTGTTTTTATCTATTATATCATTGATACCCGACGAAAAGGCATGCACAAATCGATACGGAATTCTTTGGTTTTCTAAAAAATTTTGCAGTAGTATTGCTTGACATATCCATTCTAAGAATTTTCCAGTGGAGTTGTGATACTCGCTGTATAACTGTTTTACAAAAGGATTATTGGTACTATCATTAATATTAATACACAAGCTATTATTATTTTCATCAAAGAATTCGTAGCGGTCTGGTGTAGTCCAAGCAATAATGGCCAATTCTGGCTTGTGTTCTAAACATTTTTGTATTACTTTGTTGCATACCCAGCTGTTGCTAGCACCTGGTTTAGCAATGCTAACTACAATATGGTCAGTCATTTGATTTAGCACACCCGGCCATGCATCGTTCCGGTCTGCAAGCTCGTCACCAAACGTAAAACTGTCACCAAAACAATAAATCATATATTAGTTCTCGATTGACTTAATAAACTGTTCTATTTTTGCAACCTTCTTTTCTAACATGGCAATACGGTCTTCAGATTGCTCTGCAAGTTTAGCATCCTCTTCTCGCAATTTGCGACCTATGTAGTTGTGGTAACGTTCTTGATGTTCTTTCATTGATTTACAAACTCCGGCCATTGCTGTGCAAATAGATCAGCATGTTCGTTCAATTCAAAAAAGAATGTATGTTCATACACATCAGTCCACGTATCCATCTTCCATTGGTGCCGCTCTAAGTTACGTCTACACCATGTTTTACCTTGTGTGTCAAGATCGCTGTGTAGACGAACTGAATGAGGATTGTTACTCATCCATCGCATTTTGTATTCACTTATTTCTAAAGGTGTCATTAAATATACTCGTAAAATCTAAGTAAGCCAACAACAGTAATGAGGCACATAACACCGTTGGTAATAATTAGTGCACGTTCCTGCCACCGAACCGCAACTATCAACCAGACAAATCCGCCACAAAACAGCACCAGTGGGCCAAGCGGATATGACATTGGGTGTGCACTCACAATGTAGCTACCTACACATAATATCGATGTTGCAATCCATTTTAAAATAGTATCAACTGTTTGAGATGTCATATGCATATTTAACATCCGGATCCTCTATTGTTGCGTGTGTCCAACATGTCTCTCAGACAGTTGTTAAACAATTCTTTTGCACCGTGTGCATTTTGTACACCGTGATACCCTGGCACGTTGGAACAAGCACCTAATAATAGCACCATTGTAACAATCAATACTGGTTTCATTCTTCGTCTCCGTCGTTTTTAATCAGCAAATTTTTATTGTTTGCTATCAAGTTATCCTGGACATCGTACACTTGTTCGTGCTTAATCATCTTGATAATTGTATTAGTGAGATCAACTTCTGTGCGCAAGTATCCAATCTTTCGATTTAATTCTTCAAGCTCTTTGAGGTAATACTCAAGTTCTTGCTCTTTGCGTAGACGTTGCTCAATAAAGTCTGTGATTAAGATAAGCCTTTTCTCTGCGTCACTCATAATCGGTACATTCGACTCCAACTCGTTGATCTTGAAAGTCAATGATTTTTAGTTCTTTTCCTGTAAAGTGAAGGCATGCAGCATTGTATTCAGCAAAGTCAACAATCGGAATAACTGCACGAATTGGATCTTTCCAATTTTTTAAATCGTATGTTAAGTCATTAAACAACTGTTTTTTCATGCTACAATTGAGTGTAGTATTGTTGTCAATCAACATTTCTTTCATCGTTGCTCTCCTAATTAACTTATAATACTATTATAACATCAACTGCACACTTGTCAACCTGAAAAGATCTAAAAGCATTGCATGTATTGCATATCGAGTATGCGCTATAAACAGTTGTTTTTAGCAAATTTCTGTATTATACTTTATAAATAAATGTGTTGCAACGCAGCATAGGGTTGGTTGCAATATACATTTTTTAACACATACACATACTTGAGGATACGAACAATGACTACAGTAGTAGCAAACACATTTAACCAGGCTGGCATTGCTAGCGTTTTTAACTGGATCAAAAAAGCAATCAATGAGCATCAAAGACGCAAATTGATCCGTTTCACAATCAAAGAACTTAATCAACTATCAAATCGCGAACTAAACGACATTGGTCTCACTCGCTGCGACATTTGGCACATTGCTAATTCGTCATATCCAAAAGGCACAACAGTTTCTAGCGTTACACGCAATGTGAGAGGTTGGGCATAATGGAAGTAGTAGGAAACCTACCAGTACAAGCGCCCAAGTTTATCAAAACACTTGGCAAGTATGCAGTAGCATTTGCAATGGGCGTATGGGCCATTGGTGAATCAGCAGGCAGAGCAAGAGCAGCTGCTGAACTACACCGTTTGGGTTACACAGAAGAAGCAAAAGCACTTATGTTGGAGAGCAAATAATGTTTAAACGTTTTATCAAAGCAATGGAATATCGCTCATACTGCATGGCAATTAGAGAACTACGCAACAAAGGTTTGTACAGCGAAGCAAACCGTATCAGCGAATACAAACATGCAATGTACCCAACTTTCTAATCAAGTAGCATACATAATAAGAATATCCTAGCACCACAAATTTCTGTTAAATACTATAAATTACCAGTTTGTACATTATAAAATAGGAAAACAAATGAAAAACGTATTATTAACACTTGCAATCGCAGCAACATTTTCTACACCTGCTATAGCCGACAAGGCATTTAAAAAATGTGTCTCTTGTCACAGTATCGAAGAAGGTGGCAAAAATAAAGTTGGGCCAAACCTTTGGAATATCATGAATCGCGGCACCGGAACTGCTGACTTTAAATACAGCAAAAAGTTTGCTACCTGGGCCGAAGAGAATCCACAGTGGACCCCGGAGCTCATGGATGCGTGGCTAACTAACTCTAAGAAATTAGTTAAAGGCACCAAGATGAACTTCAAGGAGCGCAAAGAAGCCAAACGTGCTGACATTATTGATTATCTGACATCTATGGGTGAACAAGTTGATTAAAACACTTGTCAATAAAATCCCAGAGTTCTGTATGTCACATTGGTTGCTGAGGATCCCCTTGGCAATCATTTTTATTCAACAAGGCTTAGACAAGATCCCAGTTGACATAGAAGTAGCAGAAGCATACGACCTACCTTATCTTGTGTGGTGGACTGTTGCCTATGGTGAACTCGGTGCTGGAGTAGGGTTACTTGTTAGCGGAGCACTTATAAAGTATCTTAAAGAAATCAGCGATCTGTTAACACGATTTGCTGGCATCACTATTGCTAGTATTATGACTGGTGTTATTTGGATGGCAGAACCCGAAAGCGTGTCGGAAGTGCTACTAAATGACCATTTCCACGTTCTACTTTGGGTAGGTGGTATGTTCTTTGCACTTAGAGGCAACAGAACTTGAACAAAATTCAACAATGGGCAGACGAGTTGTCAATCTTCGACGATGTAATGGATCAGTATCAGTTGTTGATTGACATGGCCAAAAAACCTACATCACTGCCTGCGGAACTGAGAACAGATGATAAACTTGTAAGCGGGTGTATCAGCAGTATTTGGGTAGATGTAGGCACAGTTGATAATAAAACTAAAATTTATTACGACAGTGATGCTATGATTACAAAAGGTGTGACACATGTTGTCTGTGATTGTTTCAATGATTTGCCACTAGACGAAGCCAAAAAGATTCAGCGTGGTGACTTTGAAGCATTATCATTAGAAGGCATCCTAAGCAGCAACAGACGCAACGGACTTGCAAGTTTGATTAGCACATTACAAACAAAGGTAGCAGCATTATAATGAATGACAAAATTTATCAAATCTTAAATAGAGAAGCAGCACGACAAGAATCGACAATAGAACTTATTGCAAGTGAAAACTTTGCTAGTCAAGCAGTTATGGATTTAGCAGGCAGTGTATTTACAAACAAGTATGCAGAAGGATATCCAGGCAAGCGTTACTACAACGGTTGCGAGCATATGGATGAGATTGAAACACTTGCGATTGACACATTGTGTAACCTGTACGGAGCAAAGTTTGCAAACGTACAGCCACACTCAGGTGCTAATGCTAACACAGCAGTATATCAAGCACTAATGAAACCAGGTGATAAGATCCTTGGTATGGACCTAGCAAGCGGCGGCCATTTGTCGCACGGTGCTCCTGTTAATATTTCAGGTAAAGTTTATGAAGCTCATTCGTATGGCGTAAACAAAGAAGGTTGGTTAGATTATGAAAATATTCGTGATATAGCCGAGCGTGTTAAACCAAAAATGATTGTTGCCGGTGCTAGTGCTTATCCACGTGAAGTTGACTGGGCACAAATGCGCTATATTGCAAACGCTGTGGGTGCTTATCTATTGGTTGACATGGCACATTATTCAGGATTGATTGCAGGCGGAGTGTATCCAAATCCAGTGCCCTATGCTGATGTAGTGACTAGTACAACACATAAAACACTGCGTGGTCCACGTGGCGGTATTATCTTATGGAACAACGAAGAACTTACACGTAAGATTAATAGTGCTATCTTCCCTGGCACACAAGGTGGCCCGCTTATGCACATCATTGCTGCCAAGGCACAGTGCTTTATTGAAGCAGACACACAAGACTATAAAAACTACGCACAGGCGGTTGTACGCAATGCTAAGGCTATGTGTGATGTGTTTAGACAGCGTGATTTGCCAGTACAAACAGGCGGCACTGACAGTCATATTATTCTTATGGATCTAAGTAACAGCAAGTATAGTGGCAGACAAGCCGCAGACTTACTAGAAGAAAATGGTATCACAGTAAACAAGAACGGTATACCAAATGATCCACGTAGCTTTGTAGAAACAAGTGGCATTCGTATTGGCACAGCTGCCGAAACTACTCGTGGGCATGATGAAACGTGGTTTAGAAAATTAGCACATAAGATTGCAGATATACTAGAATGAGCAAAACACAAAAAGACACCAAGCCCGACGATGAATTTAACGGCTGGCCGTTTAAAGGCCGTGAAAGTAAATGAGCGGGCAACGGCGTTTTTTAAAAATGTGGGCAAGAACAGTCGGAATGCCAATAGGCATAACCGATGATGATAAACCAGAGTTTTTGCCTATTACACAAACTGATGTAAGGCGTGCATTAGCATTTAGAACCTTTTGGATTGTGTTACATGTTGTTACTTGTTGTGCTATTATAGCAGGTAATGGCCGAGCATTAGGATTGTGGTAGTGACGGAGCTGATCTGAACAAAAGCTCCGTCACTTTCTTATAGTATTATCGCTTAGTATAGATTGAGTAAAGTACCCACACAGCAACTAGACCAACTAGTCCTTGCGCAGAAAATCCTGCTATGATACTTTGAACGTTTCCGATAACGTTGATATCTGGCCAGAACGGTACATTTGCGCCGCCTACTAGTACTTCAAGTACAATGCCTAGTGCAAGCAAGCTCACCGCTGCTTCAGTTAAGCCATTTGCCCAGCCTTTTACTTTATTTAAGATATCCAATGTTTATCTCCTTTCTGTTTATACTAACTAACCATACTTGTATAACTTTTTTTTGATTAGCAAGCTATTTAGGTCCGAAAATATGTACATTATAACGAGTATTTGATAAGTAATACAAAGCTAACAGAATTGGACATTTTATGCGAGAATATTTAGATATTATCACCGAAGGGGTGGGCCTAGCGAACCGTAAACCGGGAGAAAAATTTGCAAATCCTCAGGGAGATATATTAACGTTCCAAAGTTTAGACTTTTTTCCTGGAAAAGACTCATATGAGGATGAAGAAACAACCAACACTGCACTACTAGATTTGGGCGCACAGTTGGGAATTGACCCTCAAGAAATACAATGGGCAAATGCACAAGGATCAAACAAAGCGTTTGGTATAGCAAGGTTTGTAGACGGTGCAGGCAAGGACTACTTAGTAGGTAGATGGTTTCAAAAAATTAATGCTAACAAAACATTAAACAGATTTCCAAATGATTTGCCAGGCGGTTTTAAATATCAAAGTAAAGCGGCTGTTAAAGAAAATTCTGGATACAAACCTACCGAAATTCTTACACAATTACAGAATCAGACACCTGCTAGCATCGTAAAACAAATTGTTGCAAAATTTGGCGCAGACTCAGACGAAGTACGTGCTACTAATGCATTCATGGAACAAGATTTTCCAATGAACATTCCACGTGGCGAAATGAATGCCGAAGCATTTACAAATTACTTTTGTGAAATACTACAGCCAATGGCACTTATTATGGGCAAAAATGTAGGCGGAAATGCAGACGAAGCAGAACAGATTTTCTTTGGTGGATCTGGATACAGTGATTGCACAATTAGTTTTAATGCAGGAACCACAGATGGATTATTTGATAGCTTGTTAGTCAACCCTCAAGGCAAACAAATTAAGATATCAAGTAAAGCCGCTGCCGGGGCAAATGCTAGTATTGTTAACTTGCTGAAAAGTGTACAAGACATGCGCACTGCACCTGCTGGACAGAAATTGTTAAAACAATATGCTGAAGCAGTTAGTATTATGGAAATTATCAAGAACGGCGGACACACAGATGGATGCCTAAATCTTGCCATTGCACTAGACTTTATCTCGCCAGAAGAAAAGCAACAAGTAAAATCATTAGCCGGTATGGGACCAGATGACGATGTAATGAGTGTGATTACCAGCGATAAACTACAAGGTCTATACAATGGTCGTAATGCTCGCGACATGAGCCGCATTATTCCAATCGAACACATGTTGGCTTCTATTGCATACCCAATTGCTGAAATTGTAAACACCGAAACAGACTTTGGCGAAGCAGCAAGTGCAATATTAAATCATAGTGCATTGGTACAGATGTACACACTGAGTAGTAATAGCGACGACACTATTAACGTCAATGATTTCCAATGTGTGTATCCAAGTAACACAGTTACTGGTGTGCTTATGAGAGCTGATAAAACATATATGAGTACACAAGGCAAGGGAAACTTTGTGTTTAAAATTCTCAAAAATGGTGCCAGTGATGCTGAAACAGAAATTGCTGATGTTAGCACAGATATTCCAAATACACAGCCAGTAAAGAAAAAGGCTGCGCCTGGACAAACTACTAGTAATGTCAAAGCACAGCCTCGGGGAGGGGACCTGGATAACAAGTCCCTAGGGCGTGAACGTAGAACTTAGAGGCATTGTTTCTGGTTCACAACCTGTAGTTTTGGATTTCCTAAATTGTTGAGTTGATCGGCACTAACTGTGACAGCAATGCTAGATTGTAATTCTAGCCAACTGTTGATTACAACTCCTTGGCCAGTTGGCTGAATCATTTTAGTAGCGGGCATATTGGTACCTTGGGTGAGTCCACTCAATTCGGGTATGTTGTAACACCCAGCAGTAAGATTTCCAAATGTTAGCAACAATTGTGGCCCTGGCGATGTTAACCCTTGCACAAGACGCTGACCACGTATGTTGTCAAATCTATGATAAGTTCCGTTTTTGTTGCTGGATCTAGTTTTTAACTGTGCCCAGTATGTTGCATTTGTTGTATTTCTACCGGTGGTTTCTAATACTTCTGCGATAGCAGCAACATAGTCTTTGTTCCACTTAACAGAAAAATTTACATTTAATATCATATTTCGATCAGCATCAACATTGTAGCCTGCTTTGCCTATTGCAACATCAAATGCTCGTTGAGGATATGCTCTTAATATCAGATCGATTAACTTGTCACCGGCTGCATTTTCTTCTTGATAACTTTCAAACATAGTAGAAATTCGATTGCCGTCAAGCTCTCCAGTGCTGCGAGATTTTCCAAACGCACGATCAGCAACAGCATTACCTTGTACACTAACATTCATAGTCAGTTGTGTGCTGTTTGTTGTATTTTCTTTGCTTGTTATCTCATAGTCGTGTATCCAACCTGAGCTGTAATTAAGCAGTTCATGATAGCTAAGATCTCTATCTTTGCCAGTGCCAGATGTTTCGCTATCACTGACAACAATTGATCCAACTGCGTCATTGATTGCTTTTGCAAAACAATTGTTACGAGCAGCTTGTTCGTCAACACCAGTGCATTGCACACGCACCTTGTATACTTTTTCACGTTTTGTTGTTAGCCATCTACCTGCAACAAGTATAATTGCAGCAGGGCTTGGTTGCAGCAGGATTGAAACACTATTAGCAGTCACTGGGGTGGTAAAAATACACCCCAGTAATGCCATTGTGGTTAACACACGTTGCACTAGTACAATGCCATAGTTTTACGAATGTCCGCTGCTATTTCAGCGTCATCTTCACTCCAAACATACTTGGCAACATACAAGCGCCCATCGTCGATGACTTTATCACTTTTTTTGCGTACACCAACTAAACGTCCAGATGCTACAATAGTAGTAATTGTATCAGCAACAGTTTCATCTAGTCGTGTAGCAATACGTCGACTTGTGTTGTCTTCTTTAGTGCCGTGTGCTTCATCATCTTGTACTTCGGCTGTTAGTTGTTCGCTGGTAAAATTATTTTCGATACCATTAAGTGCATTGTCTCGAGAGTTTTCAATACTCTTAGCAAGAATCTTTACACTTCGATTGCTGTCAATTTGTTCGCCAAACACAAACTTAACCAACTTTTCTTTAGCATCTGCTTCAGCAAGTACAGCTGGATTTGATTTCCAAGCCGCTGCGACTCCATACACTTCGATGCTTTTTAAATTGCCGAATACTGTGTAGTTCAACACAACACCCTGGTCTTTGTATTCTGTTGTGATCACTTGATCTGCAACAGGTGTTTCGTTGCCTTGAGCTTGTCTCATGCCCAATGGACTTGATGAACAGGCACTTAACAATGTACCTGCCAACATCATAGTAATTAATGTGCGCTTCATGATTTGCCTCCAAATTCTTGACGCTTATCCCAACTGCGCACTAAAGCCCACTCGCCACTGTTACTAAGTTTAGCGTGGCGAGCACGTGACTCTTCTTCTGTCAATCCTGACATGTAAAAGTAGTCTTTGTTCTCACCGTAGTTTCTTGCTTCAATTGCCCACATGGGATATCCTTTCGTTTAACTTACAATACAATATAACACAACTGTATTCAAGTGTCAACCGTTTTTATCGATCTGGCTGCATGACACGCTGTTTAGTTCAACTGTATACTCATCTTTGAGCATGCCTTGAAATGTGCGCAGACCTTTTCCTCGAATCAATGCTCCATAGTTTTTAAGGAAACGGTTGCATTTTGCTTCAGTTGAGAAGCTCCTACTGTATACGTTAACGACTTCGTCGAGCTGTGCTCCGTCGGGTGCTGTAATAGAAAGACTAAACAACAACATGAATGTAGCGGTTGACATGATTACCTCCTGATTATATTAACTACACCACTAATATAGCATATATCAAAATATTGTCAACCGAATTATGTCTTATGGATGTTACTGAAAGGTATACGATAAATAATATAATAACAATATAGGAGTTTTATTTTGAGTACCCCATCGAGTATTAATGCATTGCATTGCAAACAACGTAGTTTGTTAATGGCTAAGTTGTCTCGTATTTCTTACTTTGATGTAAAAACAGCAACCAAGGAAGCAAGAAAATTGGGGTTTACTACAGTAGAGTTTTACGATAAAGACGGAGCACAAGCATATCGCTTTATGAATAAAACGGACCTGGTTATTGCATGCCGAGGTACACAACCCAGCGAGTTTAATGATATCAAAGCAGACTTAAAAGCAATGCCGGTTCTTGCAGAAACAGTTAGCAGGGTGCACAGAGGATTTAAAAAGGAAGTCGACGACCTTTGGCCAATGATACAAGAAGATTTGTTGCGCAAAACAAATTTAGACAAAACTCTTTGGTTCTGTGGACATAGTTTGGGAGCAGCAATGGCTACTATCATGGCTAGCCGTTGTGTGCACAATATAGAACTAAATGATCCAGCCGAACTACACACATTTGGTAGCCCGCGAGTAGGCTGGCGCAAGTATGTTAAGAGTCTAGGTGTAGTACATCATCGCTGGAAGAACAATAATGACATTGTCACTACTGTTCCTCTTGCTATTATGGGATATGTGCATCATGGTAATCTATATTATCTCAATGCCTACGGACGAGTGCGTACACCCACTGGATGGCAATTAATCAAAGACAAATGGCGTGGCATTTGCATGGGTCTAAAACAAGGTAAAATAGACAACTTTAGTGATCATTCGATTGATGAGTACGTCAAATACATACAACGCCATATTGAATGGTTACCAAATAAAAATGATTAAGATTCAGCTTTAACTGCTAACTTTGCAATTCTGTAACTCAGTCTAGCAGCATTACGGCGAGCAGATCGATATTCTTCTGCAGGACGGATACCACCTTTTGACCGTGCATACCCGTGCATAAAATCTCCTACTTTAGTAAATTTATCTTTGTGAATGTGTCCAGTACCTTTGTACATGTTAGTCTCCTTTGATTAAATTTTAAGCAACTAGTTTTTCTTCGTTGTTGCTGTAATAATGTTGTAACAACATTGCGCTTGCTAGATTTTTGCACTTTGCTTCTACCATAATGTCTGCCCAGTGCCAGTGTGACAATACATAATCATTCAATGCATCATTAGGAAGGTAATCACTATGTGCTCGTAGCTTACCTCGGGCAATACCACTTTCCATCAGTGCTGCACGATCAGGGCGTGTGTGGGTATCAAGTGGCAGTAAGATTTGTTCTTGGCTTTGGCTGTAATGCATGGCTGGTCGCTCGCCACGCCAGCTGTCTACAATGCGTTTAATACGGTCATCGTTGGCTTCAATGTACGAACCTTCACGTACCCAATGGTGATGTACATCTAGCACCAAAGCGAGATCGTTTGCAAGCTCAAGACTGTCGTCGATTCCCCATCTGTTTTCGTCGTTTTCGATTGTAATAGTGTTTCTGGCTTCCGGCGTGAAGCGTTTAATTGCGTCTTTGATACCGGCTGGACCTTGTCGGCCTGAGATGTGTACGTTGCACTTGAAGTCTTGGAACTTCTTGCCGTAACCCATCCACCGTATGAGAGTGGCGTGATATTCAAATTCTTCTATGCTCCGTTCTACAATTTCAGGATTATCACTTGCAAGCACAACAAATTGTCCTGGGTGCATGGATAGTCTAACATCAAGTGCTCGTGCTGTGTCACCTACCATGCCATAGTGTTTTTCACCGTATGCAATCACATCTGGACGTTGCCAGAAGTAGCGCCATTCTGGGTGAGTAGCACAAGGAAGCTGGTTACTACCAATTCGTACCATGCGTAACTCTGCAGGGAGGCTACCAACATACTCAACCAATCGTTTTGCTGCGGCAGCATTGTGAATCATTATATCCCACAAACGCTCTTCTGCTACTTCACGTGTTTGTCTGCCTAACCAAGTAACTGTTGTGCTGCGCTCCGTTAACGGGCGTTGCAATTCTTCAAGGATCTTTTTCTTTTGTGTTTGATCTTCGTGCAAATACTTGCAAGCAAAGCCTATACGAGCAACCATGGAACCTCCTAGGTATCTATGTCTAAGTTACCTAATAATTGTAACACATTCTCGTAAGTATCGCAAGAGATATTTTCCATATTTGCAAAAGATTTAGCCAGATCTTCTAGATGATCAATCACAACCCAGGTAGTGTCTGCGTTGTTTTTAATTACTCCGCTGGCTGCCGCCTGGTAATTCTTTTTAAGATGTCTAGCAGTTGGATCAGTGTCTGTTATTTCTTGCAAGTCAAATCCTAGCAATAGCACCAAGTCGCTTTTGCTAACAAGATGCATAGCAACAATATCTTCTTGGTTGTCGAACTCTGTTGGAAATTTCCCATCAAACACATTTACACCAGGAGGTCTTTCTAATGCTGCATAACTCTGTTGTGGTATGTAAAAGTTACATACGCCATGGAAGGCACGTTTAATTAGCTCACGTGCCTTTTCGTCATTGGCGCACAATACATTAGCAGTATTGTATAACCGCCAGGTTTTCCAGCTTCCCCAGGTGTTGCCAATGGCTTTTAGCTGCTCTGGTTTTGCTTTGTCATCTTTGTATTCTGCTGATATTACCCAACTAACTTGCATTATGCTGATTTCAACTCCGTCCATCTAAATGCACCCAAACATAACCAGGCGAACGGTGCGCCTTGTTTATAGTTAGCATTAAACACTAGATCACCTTTTGCACCTTCGTACCCAGGAGTTTCCGGCGATGTAGAAATTTTATTGCGACCAATTTGTAATTGTTTGACCCAAGTTAGTCCATCTTTGTTGATTGTTAATTGCTGTTGATTGTTGGTTACCAGGCTTAGGTTATGTGGTTTTGCTGTACCAATCTGCCCAGTATTTGCACTGTGCTTGCCTACTTCGATGTTTACTTCGTTGTCCCATATGCTTAGTGCACTGGTGGGATTTGGAGTGTTAATACCCACTCTATGGTTCTTTACACTAAGATAAGTGTTTACTTGCAAATCATCAAGTTTGCCAACTTCGGTAATGTTGGTACGTTTAACGTGCGAACTAAGAGTGCCGTTATCAACTAGCAACTCGCCGCCGACGCTTAGTTGTTGTAAATCAATGCCATTTTGCATGCGTTCAAAAAGTGTGTCACTCATAGTTTCAACAAAATCATGTTTAAGTTTGTCTAGCGCATTTTTTTCAATAGTTTCGGCAAGTTCTACAAAACTTCTGTTGTTTACGTTGATGCGACCCTTGATTGCTAAATCGCCATCAATTGTAAGTGACCCGTGCATGTATGCATCTTGGGCAATATCTAGTTCGCCTACGTCAATGCTGTCTGCACTTAGATGTTTTCTTACAACAACTAAACCATCTTCGACTGTGAGCTCTCCGTTAATGTCTTTAGTAAGTATACCTGCATTTTCAATAACTACTTCACGCAATACATCTTTGATGTTTTCTTGTCGAATTGTTTTGGTAATTCGATCACTCATTTCACGAGCAATGTGTGTTTGGATTTTTGCTAACCATTGTTCATCGAACAACAAGTTTTCAATAGTGTCCTCAACTAATTGTTCAACTGCTTGGTCAACAGACTGCTTGAGTTGAACTTCAATTAAACTGTTGATTGCATTTTGGTCAATCATTTTCTCTCCAAGTGTCTAGTGTCACACAATGATGTCCGCCGCCTAGTGTTCTACTGTGTCGTAGGGTATGTGGTATAACTGTGAACTTGTGTTTCTCTAATGTATTTATAAGTTCAGTCTGGGCAGCATCCATTATTACGGTATCGCTATTAACGGCCAACATGTTAAGACCAATCCACTTGCTAGCATATGGATATTCATGAAAGCTTTGTGGAACCATGTCGTTGACCCAAATAATGTCCCAATTTCTGATACTTGGTGGCAAATTATCCTTTGACTTTATGCGAGGCTGATTGCAAACCACGAGTCCTTCACGCAGCGGAACAATAGTACTGTCGATGTGTACACCAGCGTAGAAATTAACTTTTTCAATGTTGATGTGCGAAAAGCGATCACACAACCAATCGTATGCAGATCTATTACCTGACTCGCTTTCAAGGTAAATCCAGGTATCACCTAGCCTGCATATGTTTGCAGCATCTAATGTCATGCCTTCGTTCCTTGGCATGTGAACAACAGTGTTATCACTTAGCATCGGGAGGTAACATTGTTCCTCAAGATCTCTACAAGGGTACATCATTGCTGGATCGAGTATCTTGTCTCCAGCAATTAGAAATCTATCACGTGGGCAATAATTATACATACCCCCTATTTCTTGAAAATCAAGATCAGTTGGGCGATTAACCTTTACACTCTCGCCTTCAAGTAATTTAGTAAGAGCATCCAAATCTTCGTTTGCTTCATCAATGATCCAGCCTGGTACTGCTCCACCAGGAACTGGAGTTTCTTTCCATAGTGTTTTTTCACTTTCGTTGGCAAACACTGGATCATCACTGGGCCAGTTAGCATGTGTAGCCACACCAACATAGATCTCTCTTAATTGATCCCACTCATTGTAACTGTGAATTTTCATTCTATAACTCCAGTTATTTGCAAACTGTATCTGTGCGTTTTACCAACGTTAGCAGCTAGGTGTTCAGTGTCATTTTGCCATATAAAATAATCACCAGCGTGCCATTTTGTTTGTGGTTCACCATCTATTTCAAACACGTGTCCACTTTCCCAGTCTTTCATAAAGAAGATTGCTCTATGTATAGTATCAGCATCATTGATATTGTGATACTTGATAAAACGTGCATAAGTGTCACTGTGTGTAGGGAGACAGCAACCAGGTCCCATGCGGTATACACTCCAAGAAAAGTGTTTCCATGGTAATACAGTTTGAATTTTATCCATCCATTTGGGTGCAGGATTACGCATGTCATACATGTCGCCTGTAAACTTGGTTTGTGTATAACCTAACTCTCTCCACTCAGCCAAGCTTACAGGATCATTGAAAGGCTCGTTGCTATAAGGCAAGTCTTCAAATGCATTTTGCCAGACTGGTGCTGTGCTGCCCTGCCACCACTTTTTACTAGGCTTGTCTTGTGTTTCCATAATGTACTACTTCTATATCTTTCATTGTTTTAGGCAAGCGTCTCCATGGATCAACCACTGTGCTTCCACTAGGAAGCGGGCAATAGAAACTGTCGTCGCGAACATCACCGGTATAGCCGTATGTAATGAATCTATTGTGTGCCATAAGCACTACACTTGCTTCATCAATACTTTCAACTACGTTGGTTTGATCATCAGCAAGTGGGTCTAAGTAAACCACACTATGCCCGAGTTCTTCTACATACCATCCAATTAATGTGCTGTAACTGCCAATACAAAACGGAACATCGGGTTTATAAGCTTTACCGTGAATTACAATTGGGCGACCTTTACTGTGTTCAACTAAAAAATGTGCTAGATTTTTTGCTTGTACTTCCCTGGCACCCATGATTGTGTTAAACATATCATACCCAACATCATACTCTTCGGCCAGCCAACGCAGTGCAATATTATCACGTGGATGACATGCACCTGCATCCCCCATGCCTGCTGTCATGTATTTAGGACCCATGATACGCATTGTACTTTGTGCCAGTGCATCAGTAACAACATCAACATCAATGTTGCCAATTTTCATTGCAAAGTCTTGAATCATGTTAACCAAGCCAACTTTTGCACTAATAAATGTGTTGTAGAAGATTTTAATTGCTTCGCACTCGTCCCATGTGCCTGTAACATATCTTGGATTATTCAGCATAAGTGGGCGATACAAATTAATAAGATCTCTCATCTCACTTGGGTCACCTGTTTCGGTGCCAATCATAACCATTTCTGGATTAGCAAAATCCCACTTAACACTACCCATTGCAATCAGATATGGATTGTACAAGAATTGGTGGTTGCTGTCCAGCAAACTATAAAACTCACGGCGTGTTGTGCCCGGTAGTACTGTCGAAATAAGAACAACACGTTTTGGTTCTGTAGCATGCTCGTTTACTAAACGGATAGCATCTTTAACGGCATCGTGGCCAAAGTCTTTTGGCTCCATGTGTGCACTGGGCGTACTACCATCGTACCCTTCTGCATGTGGAGTTTGTACAGCAATAAAAATCCAATCGCTGTTGGTAATCATTTCTTCAGGGGTATTACAAACTTTTACCCTGTCGCTTGTGCGTGGGTAAATATCATAACCACACACGTTATACTTTTCTGCCATTACTTCCGCACAATCGAGCCCAAGTTTGCCGAGCCCAATAAATCCAATATTCATAATTAAGGTACCTTCCTAGATGTCTATCCCTACTAATAATTTATACGATTTTGTCCACCAGGTGTTAGAAAGTAAGTTCTTTCTTCGCTACTTTTATCCCTGGGGAGAAAAAGATATAGAAAATATAATCGAACACCCTAACAACAAGTTCAGTGCAGATATTGCCAAGACACTAATTGCTGCTAATTTAAATCCTGTACGGTATAGCCCAGTGATATTATGCCACGACCAAGAGCCGTTAGACTTTGATTTATATAGTGATCATATGCTGAAACTACTAGAGGACGACGATATACAACCATTGGTTAAGTACGGGGTTAAAGATTTGAATCTAAGATGGCGTTTTCCAAGAAGTAGTACTAATACTTGGATATTATTACATAGCGAATTAAATAGCGATCAAGTACAAAAATATAATTATACAGGATTATTTAAATGTGCATACTGGTGGAGTCATGCGTTAATTGCCCGAGATTGGTATAGATTTGCACAGCATGACCAACAGCTCAACCAAATCTTACCTAAAATTGCTAACTGGCTAGTTTATGCCAGGGCTACATCTGGAAAACGTGAGTACCGACAAGGTTTTCTAGAAAAGCTCAAAACTGTAAAGAATGTGCAGTTCGGCAGTATCGACACAAGTAAAGTAGTTAGTAGTAATAGCAGTGCCGAGTACGAATGGAAAGACTATACACAAACAAATTGCAGTATTATATTGGAAACTGTGTACGACGATCGCATACACTTAACCGAAAAGACACTGCGGCCAATTGCTTGCGGGCACCCTTTTATGATTCTTAGCGGTCCAGGGACATTAGCGTATTTGCGCAAGATGGGATTTAATACGTTTAGCCCACTTATTGACGAAAGTTACGATCTCGAAACAGATCCAGCTAAACGTATGCAAATGGTACTAGAAGAAATGCATAGGATCAACAACCTAAGCGACAGGTATCAACGATATATCTGGAAAGAATGTCAGGCAATAACCACATACAACAAGAATTATTTCTTTAGTAAAAAGTTTCAACAGAAGGTGGTTGCCGAACTAACAGACAATGTAAAGGCTGTTGGCATGCCAGCAGTTGACTGGAAACTTGTACAAAAATATCATCTAATGAGGGATACTAAAGAACGGCGTACTGCACCTGATAGAGTACCAACTATAAAATTGATAAAGCATTTACGCAGTGGCGGCACGATTGACAATTTTGTTATATAATTTTACATCCTTGGCAAGATAGTTATGAATCCATGCTTCGTTTTTAGTAAACCAGGCGTTATACTGTTCAGTAAACTCATCTGTGTACTTGGTGCGATTTTCGTGCATCCAAGGCAGATCAACTCTGCTGATTGTACTAAGATGTCGATGTAGGTCTCGCATTTGCCCAGTATGATAGTAATGATCAACTTTAACTGGTGCTCTTTTAATAAACACATGTTGAGGTACAAAATGAGTTAATAGCTCTTCGTGCCGCTTAACTGGATTTTGTTTTATCAACAATTCTCCTATACTATCAACAGTGTGTTCATAATGGAAGCGTTGTCCTAGGCCGTACGCAAACGCACTTTTTAATCTGCCGTATGGGTCACGTAATACTGTAAACTTAAAAGGGTCTTGTATGCGATAACTTTGTTCTTGTGTTTTAATTTTTCGTGCCCAATGAAGAACTGTAGTACTAACATTTTTAGGAATATTAACAAAATAAAAGTTTTCAACTCTGGGATATTCAGGCCAGCAGTAATAATCTATCACTGTGGGTTGCCAGAATTTATCCTTAATAAATAGTTTTTTTATGCCACTGAACATTACTTTTTGCTAGTGCCAGTATACAACCCAAACCATGCAGCACCTGCGCCAACAACAATACTAATTAAACCTGATTGTTCCATACTTGGATCTGCTAGGTTCATGTACCAAATAACACATTTGTATAGTAGAATAATATAAACAGTTAAGAACAAACGTGGGAAAATTCTCCAAGCATCAACTGCTTTTGCTAAATGAATAAGTTTGGCATATGGATTAGGGCCCATATCTCTTACACTTGTATCTACTTCTAAATCTAATCTGACTTTGCGTGTTGTGCTGTCTTCTGTAGCAACAACAGTATCATTATATTCTTCCATTGGCATTCTCCTATAATAATATTTAGTTTATTAACGTACTAAATACTACCGTAAAGGGGCACACAATGGATAGCATGTTTAAATTAATACAAGATGTAGGCTTTCCGATTGCAGCGGCGGGCGCATCTGGGTACTTGGTTTTCCTTACAATTAAATTCATTCTCGACGGAGTTACTGGTAGTGTACAAACATTAGCAAACATTATTAAGCAATTAGACAACCGTGTGCAAACAATGAACAACGATCTTGTCAAGATCGACGCACTGATGAGTCATACATTAGGAGTAAGACCTAATGTTGATAGAATTGCTGCCAACGAAGGTAAAGAAGATGCACGAAGGGATTAATAATGAACAATTTTGCTGATTGGGTCAACCAATATGGTTTTCCAATTGTTGCCGCAGTCGGGCTAGGCTATTTTATCTATTATATATGGGTGTGGGCAACCACAAAAGTTAAACCTGTAATAAGTGCAGCTATGGGAGATTTGATTGCATTAGTTGATAGAATTAGAATGTTAGACAACGATATGATACGATTAAACAGCAAGTTGTCAATGGTGCTAGAACATCAAAGTAAAATAGACAAAAAGCGTAGAGAAGAACTAGAAGAAATAGTAGCAAGATACCAGAGTAAAAGCGAATCATTTAACAGCACTGGCAAATAATATACATGAGGTACTATTTAGGACAATGTGAATATAAATGGACTCATTCATTTACTCACATGGAAGAATACTGGATACGCAGTAAACTAGGTGACGAACTTTACGAAATTATAGAATTAAATAATTGGAAGTGGAGTTTAATACATTCAAGTAGTACACATCTACCTGGTGATACATATTGTCGTTGTGATATATATGTTGTCAGCGATGATGATGAACGAGATACGTATTTTTTGTTAAGATATCCTGATGTAATATCAACACCACAAGAAGACTTTTTAATTAAAATCTAAACTGTGTTACTTTGTCTGTGCTATGAAAACGCCATTCCAGTCTGAAGGAAGGTCTTGTGTTTTCATATACTCGCATCTTTCAATCCACATGTCGTAATATTTTTCCATTTGATGATCAAAGTGGTCATGTAACAAGCGACATTTATCAATAGCATCATCGAATCTCTGCGCACGATAATCTTCGTGCATTTGTATGTGTTTCTTCTGCGCATTACGCCATGCCGGGGCAGTATTGTCGAGAACTGTGTAGATAGTTAATCCAACTGATTTACCTTTTACTTGTAAATCATCTACTTTAAGATAGAAGAAGTCATCCTTTGTTGCTGCGTATGTTGTTTCGCCTACAAGTAACAGGCATCCGTATTCTTTACACTTGCTTTCTACTCTTGCTGCGGTGCTCACAGCGTCTCCAAGGACATCATATGAATGACGTTTAGTACTTCCCATCTCACCAAGGTATCCCAACCCCGTGTTGATGCCAGCGCCCATACCAACAGCAGGACGGCCATCAGGTATAATAACTTCTTCATTAAACTTCTCCACTGCACGAAGCATGTCTAAGCCACACTGTACGGCGGTCTTAGCATGTTTAGCGTCATCTATAGGCGCATTATGTATGTGCATACTAGCATCGCCGATGTATTTAATTATCATTCCGTCCGCATCAAGCACAGGTTGTGTAATGCTGTCCATGTAGCCGTTCATAATAGTTGTCAGACCTTTTACATCATCACCAAAACTTTCACCCAATGGAGTAAAGCCACGCAAGTCACTAAACACAATAGAGACTTCTTTCTTTTGCCCGTCTTTAATTAGACTTGGATTTTCTTGTAGCAGTTTAACCACTGTAGGCGATGCGTATCCAGCAAACTGTTTCTTGATTGCTTGTTTCTCTAAAAACTCTTGTACAAACTTAATGCCATATACTTGCAATGCTATTATAATAAACACTATAACAGGTGCTGTAACGTCTAAAAGAAACTTATCAGTTGCGTATGCGTATATGCTGTAAGGTATAACTCCGACTATCATTGTAACAGTTGTAGCAAGCCCAACCCACATCCAACGACTTAATAATATAAGCAATAATCCGCCTACTACTAGTGCAACAAGCTCTGCTGTTGGTGCCCAATTGGGACGTTGTATGTTTGTACCAGCAAACATAGTGCCTAGTACTGCGGCTTGTGTAGTGCCTGCATACTGCGCTCCCAGTGCCGTGGGAACAGGGTTAGCAATGCCTGCGGCAGTAACGTCTACAATAACTACTGCACCTCCTAGATCATTAGGTAAGTCTGCAACACTTACATTCTTGCTACGTTGACTCCAATCAATCCACACTCTACCCTCGCTGTCTGTAGGAATAACACCAAACTTTGGTATGCGCATTTTTTCTATACCAAACTGATTTAGTTTAATTTGAAAGTTGGGATCACCTGCAATGACTCGTAATGTCTCGAGCGCCAAGCTTGGATATAATGTGCCGTTTACAACAGCAACAGTTGGCATACGACGAACCACACCATCTATCTCTGGTTCAGTGCTTACAATACCTGCACCCACTGAATTGTTTTCAAGTTCTGATATATTAGCAATAATACCACCATATGGCAAGATACGATCTAAGTACTGAGGTTGGATAATTGCTGCGCCCGGATTAATTGGTTCGTTTACAGTTTTGTTACTAGGACGGCTAGCAAGTATAACCGGATAGTCTAACATAGTATCAGCTAGGTATGCATCTCCACCTAGTCTATCCTCTTCAGGCATCATTACATTCCACACAACCAATCCAGCACCTCTGTCGTACAAGTCTACAATAATGTCTGCGTATATGTCTCGGGGGAAAGGATACTGTCCGTACAGTTCTAGTGCTGCTTCGTCTATCTCTGCAACATAGATATTATTCTCTACTGCTGGTTGATTTACAATAAGCTGATCAAAATAATTTAATTTAATACTTTGTATAAAGTTATTAGGTACTGCAAATGCATACACTAATGCAGCCAGTGTAATCAATGCCCACCAAGGAGATAATAATCGTTTCATGTTTTCTTTCCCATTAGTTTTGCTCGCATTGCATCTAGCTCTGCATTTCGCTGTTGTTCTTCTACGCTGGTTTGATTGGACGAGATTTGTACTCTGGGTTTGGTACGCCTGGTTTGTACTGTACTACTGGATTGTACTTTATTTTTTGTTTGTTGTTGAACCCGCGATGGCGATGAATTTCCAATTTCTTGTCGAAGTTGTTCAATTCGGTATTTGATGTCTTGGGTTGCACTTCCGTCATACTTTTTACTTGCTGAATTTCTAAGTTGCTGATCAACTAATTGGTTGATATTCTTACTAAAGTATTTATTTAGGACCCATTTAATCATAGTGGTATTTAACACTATTGTGACCTAATAGTGTATTTTAGTATTGCGATACACTCATGCTGCATCCGCCTGGATTAACACATGTACTTGTTATTGAGTATGACTTTGCTGTACCACTGTATTGTTCTAAACTAAAGTTGTATGCTGGTCCGTTCACACTAGATAAATTTACAGTTGCACTGTGTCCGCCACTGCCATGTTGTAGTATATCAACCAAGTTACTGTCGCCTGTTAAGTCAAGGTCAAGGCTTACAGTGTCACTGTTTCCTAGTTGCGCTGCTTCAACATTGTTATAGTCTCCGTCTACGTCAACATTCATTGTATGAGCACCGTTTTTACGTTGTGACAATTCTACATCATTATAGTCACCTTCAATGCTTGTGGTCATTTCATGTGATGCCCAACAACAGTTCTCGGCTTGGTCAGTTTGTGCTGAATGGTATGTGTTATTGTTGCCGGTAATAGTTACATATGCGTCGTGGTCACCGGCTTCTGTTGTATCAGTATAACCATCTAATTGTTTACCTTGCCATACTTTTATATTGTTGTCATCACCGATTAATATTAGTCTACTGAAGTTGCTTTCGCCGTTGCCACCTTGATAACTATCCACTGTGTTGTCATTGCCCGTGATTGCTGCTTCTGTTTGTTCGTATTGTGATCCATTTTGTGTTACTGTGACTGTATTCCTGTCGCCAGTGATGGGTGTATCATTGTAGCCATACACCATATGATTATTACCGTCTTGATCTACAGTTATAGAGTTGCCATCACCGTCTGCTTTGACGTATGCTAGGTTGTTATCACCGTCTTGTGTAATGGTTGCAGTTTGATCAGTATCACCACCATCTCCTAGTCCTGCGTAGGCTAAATTAGAGTCGCCAGTTTGTGTAATATCAATTCTGCAGTTGCTACCATAACAATGTGAATACGCTTCGTTATCATCGCCTGTTTGTGTTGTGTTGTTTATTCCATTATCTGCGCTCATGTACACACCTATTAGATTGATATCTCCTGTTTGAGTGTATGTAGTGCTTGCATTGTTGCCACTAATAGTCGCTTTGCCATTGGTAGGCCATCCATCACTAACAACATTGTCAGTGCCATCTTGTGTAATAGTTAAGTCAGTGTTGTTGCCAACTTGGTTGATATAGATTTCATTTGCATAACAGATTTGGCTAAAAAAACAAGTTATTATTGTTGCAATTATTAATTTCATTATTGCCTCTGATTTATATCTATAGTGTTGTTACCAGCACCTAATAGGTAATCATATACCACTTCGTCACCTTGTTGAATATTAATACGATACCCATATTCTTGCGATAACGTCAATCTCAAATAATTATTTACATCTACACTGGTTCTTTGTACAACCCAATCATCATTTCCTATTTGTAGCGAGATTCGTGTTGTTTCGTCGTATCCGCCGAGCTGTTGTTCAAAAAACTGCGAGTTTTGTGTTTTAAGTTCGTCTCTAAACAATGCTGCAAGAGCTAAATTTAATTGATCTATCATGTCGACTAGTAGTTCACCTAAGTAATAGTCCACATTATGATCTAAATCTGTTATCCAAATATCTTTAATGCTTTCTACTAACACATCTTCGTCGAGTTCATCAAACTCTAGTGCATCGATGTCAAGAAACTCAAACATTTTTCGTGTACGTTTGCGTATTTGATCTTCTTCATCTGCTATAACTGTTCGCTTGCGTAGTATTAACAAGTTGTTGATTTGGTCTTCGTTTACACTAATAATTACCGGCTTGCTTGGAAGTTTTCCACTGTGTGAAACTTGTGTTGCTTGAAATGCTTGATTCATTACAACAAAACCTTCGTCTGTTTCTACTTTGATTTCGCCTGTTACACAATAACCTGCACTATCACAGCTAGGCAATAGAGTAACCATTGAGCCACCAATTTCATCTACAACCATAATAAAGTCTGTACCACGCACAGAGATAGTTGCACTTGGTGTGCGCACTCTTACGTTTTGTCTTGAGTTTTTAGCAATTTGTCCACTGGCATAACGAACAGTTCCTAAGGCAGCTCGCATGTCCAAACTGCCTTTGCCTGTGTTAGGGTCGTATACAAAGTCGTCAATTACTAGTATACTATTGTCAATAACATCTACTCTGGTATCGTCAATAAAATCTAAACGCATTTTACCACGTTTGGTTCTGGCAGTATCCATTGATTCCAGCAGAGTGCCTTTTTCGCTGCCGACTACATTGCTCTCACGCACAATTTCGCCAGACCCATCAAGTTCAGTCACTGTGCCAATACTAGCACTCGTTTGCGAGACTGTAACTAAGAGGCTGATAATTGCAAAAGCGAATATTTTCATATTAATCGCTTTGCGTTATATCTACGTCTTGACTGTCGCCGTTAAATGTTGCATCAATTGTGCTACCGTCCACACCACTTTGTGTGATGTTGTACGTGCTGCCGCCTCCGGTGATGTTCAAATTAACAGTATGCCCATCCAAGCTTGCACCGCCGCTGGTATTGATAGTAATTGCATTGCCTTCGTCGCTAGCAGCACTTGTAGTTGCCAATGACGATGAATTATCTGCGACTATCGAAATTCTACTGTCAACCCCGTTTACTGTTAAGTTAGTAATATTGTTATCACCGTCCATATCAAAAGTAATAATGCCGCCGCTTGCGTCTGCTGATTCACCAATATTAAATGTATATGTGTTATCGTCGCCGTCACCATCAATATCTAATTTTACAGTTTCACAGTTACCTGCACCTGCTGTTCCTAAACTAGCACAATTTAGTGTTACATCATTCGAGTCTCCAAAAAAGTCCCAAGTACCTGTGTAATTTGCTCCGTTGATTATAGCATCAATGGTGTTAGTGTTACCTGTTTGGGTAATACTAAACGTCATATCGTCGCCGTTGATTGTAAAATTGGTCGCCTGTTGGCCAATTTCGTTGTCAGTGCCATCTTGTACCAAGTCTAGATCTAAGTTATCCCCAACTTGGGTAATGTAAATATCATTTGCCAGTGAGGTACTGGATATAAACAACAAAGATAATACATATAAAAGTTTTTTCATGTTCTGTTTGCTCCTAAGGCTTTACGCCTTTATTTTTATTTTTTAAATTTCCACATATTGCGCTTCTTACCCTCGAAAACCATTTCAATCACACCTTGCTCTATTGCTGCTCTTACTGCATAGTTAACTGGCTCATTAACACTATAACCAGTTTCGGCTTCTACAAGTTTTGTTCCTAAGTCGAAAAACTTAAAAATATCTGCACCCGATCTATAGCTTGCAATAGTCTTCTCAGTTGCTATGCTCATTAATACTTTACCAGTGCTAACGCTAACTAAACGCATTACAACAGTTACAGTGTCTACTCTGTATTCTGTTTGCACACCGATACCTAAGTATCTTGCTCCTGCGCCTCCTACTGCTGTGTTGCTGTCATACCCAACAATTCCCCCTTCAAGTATAAGCCCTGCAAACAACATTGGCTTCAACGGTGTAGGGCCGTTTGGAAGTTCTTTTTCGTACACTTCCCTCGTACTACGAATAAGTTGACGTTCTTTAATCAAATTATCCATACCTACACGCTCTACCACTTCAAACCAAACGCCATTACCTACATCTTGGAGTGCTTTAATAACCCATACTTCTGATCCTTGGGTTACTGCGCTCGACAAGTTGGCGATATTATCCGCCGGCTTACGCTGTCCTGTTGCATCTCTGAAACCGTAAACAGCGATTGTAATCTTTGGTCCATCTATTGCGGGGACCGCCGCAAGCCTATCTTCAATTGGACTAACTTGTACTATAGGAGATGTTTTACTATCTTCTAGAACTTGAAGGCTTTTGTTAGTTGCGCAGCCTTGTAATATTAGTACACTAAATCCAATTAGTAAAAACGTTTTTATCAGTTTCATTAGAAGTTAAACTCCCCGCCGCCGGGTATGCTAATTTCTGTAGTTGTACCATCGTCGTCGACAATTGTTAACGTGATAGTTCCTGTTGTTGCGTCTTTAACCCAGGTTATATTTGCTCCTTCAATATCTGCTGTGCCTGTATTTGCACATGAGTCTCCGCAATTAGCAAACATAGCGTCTACCATTTGCTTACTTAGGTTAGCGTAGATTCTTGATTCCACGTTTCTAAGAAACTTGTTTAGTGTTGTATTTTCAAGCTCGCGCTCTAAACGTGATGCCTCTGCCTCTGCCTTCTTTCGCAAGTCTTCACTGCGATTATGTTGTAACTGTTCTACACTTAATACATGCGTAGAATATCCGTTTCCAAAATGAAACGCTGGAGATTTAAACCCCCAAACAAGATCAGCATTTGCTGACCCTGCAATTAACAGTAATAAAACAGTGTATAAATTTTTCATGGTCACCCTCTTATATGTATTTATAGGACCATTTAAAATCTTTAACTGTGTTACTAATTTATTTATTATGCCTAGTGTAAATATTTTTACACCTATATAATAAAATAAATATTATTATGACCGAGCAAGACGTATTTTTTAACACATTTGATGAGATGTGGACCGAGAAGGAAATACAACATGTTTATGCAGAAAATCTCAACGAACAGTTGGAAACTCTTGAACTAAATTGTATTGAAACTGCACTGCAAGCACACAACGGTAATCGCACAAAAGCGGCCCAGTTGTTAAACATAGGCCGCACTTGTCTGCTTGCTAAAATGAAAAAATATAATCTAGTCTAAATGTTTCATTAATTCGTCAATGTTAACTGGTGTATAGTCAGTATGTTCTACGCACACACACCTATATGGCCCTTCCGGGCTTGGATTACTATGAATATGCCCGTGTATATTAAGTATAGACTGTTTGCTAAATCTACTCTTTTGGGCTATTGTATCAGGATGCTGCGAAGTGTGCGATAGTAACAACTTAGGAAAGTTTACTTCCCACATCATAATATGTTCAAAATACGGTAAAAGAGTTTTAGGGTTGTCTCGATTGCCAATGACTAGACGTTTCTTTCCAGGTAACTTAGCAAAGTTAGCAGCTAGCCATTCAGACTGATTTTCGCCGCACACTACATCTCCCAGGTGGTATACAATGTCGTCGACTTTGACAGTATCGGCCCAGTTGTCCAACATTGCTTCGTTCATCTGCTTTACTGAATCAAAAGACCTTATCAACGAACCAGAGGCATCAAAAAATCCTAGAAGAGGTTCGTCGTTAAAATGTGTATCACTGATTACCCATGTATCGGACATATAGCTTACTTTTCTAATTTGGTACTCGCACCCGGACTCGAACCGGGACGCCCTACGGCCACAGATTTTAAGTCTGTTATGTCTACCATTCCATCATGCGAGCGTTGGTGCTCCCGGTAGGACTCGAACCTACGACCGACCCGTTATGAGCGGGGCGCTCTAACCAACTGAGCTACAGGAGCGGTAATGTTTTTTATCGATAATCTTTGATGTTGTAGGCGTCTTTATATGCACGATCCATATCTTTGCCTCCATGATTATAACCAACAATATAACCGATAATAACACCGCAGATTGCAATGCACAATGAGATCATAATAACTTCCATGGCTTAAGCCTCCATTCCGTCAAACATTTCGTATTCACGTTCACTTGCTGCTTCTTCGCTGCGTTGAGCAATCATGTTTCCTACGATTTCGTCAAACGCTTCGTAAAACAATTCTTCGCTTGCAAAATCGCCACGGCATGCAGTGTACGCATCAGCATCAACAAAGTTCCAATTGATGCTGTAATCTTCATTGAGATTTTCGGCACGATCTGCTACAGCTTCGACTACATTACGGAGTGTGATATAATTTTGCATGTTGTACACTTTCATTGTTGCTTTCTATACATACTTTATAGCATATACAAATATAATTGTCAACCGGAATATGTGTTTTATTCAATTTATTTTTTTGTAAGTTCTACAAATCTATCTGCAATTTCACGCATTTGTTTTGCATTCAAGTTTGCTGTACCCATCGATTCTACAGTACGAGCAATATCGTGTAATTTAATTGCAATTTCGCTGTCCGTCATGCTACTTTTTCTTTTCTAATTTTTTAATACGTGTTTCTAGTTCGTCTATCTTTTTAGTTACATGTGGATACTTTTTACGCCATGCATCTTCGGGTTGTTGCAACCAAGTCCATCCCCAACGGTGCACCAAATAATTTAATGTACGATTAAACCAACTGTATGCCCATAATCCAAGACGAGTGCCTTGGAAGTATGCTAAAAATGCAGCTCCAAATAAACTCCCTGCAAGTGCAGTGTAAATCCATAGCCTGTCGCTGGCCATTCTTTCTAACATTTCCCACATTATAATTTCCTACTTGTAAACCACAGGGTCCCAGTCAGATACATCTGTGTCTTTGTATTTAACAATTCTGTCTAACATTACATCATAAAAACTATCCAACTGTTTGCCCCATTTACCTTTAAGGTGCTCGAGTGCTTGTTCACAAAAATTAAAGTCAGGCTTTTTGTAATTTTCAACTAGTTTGGTGTGTAAATTTGTCACACGTTCTAATTCTGCAATCTCAGTAACCGGAATGTCTTCTATTACGCAATATGCAGTTACAACTGGTGAATCGCCTATTTTCATATCGTCAAGTGGTAAAATTGTATATTTGCTTTTCATATTGGTTGCAATTTCGTCGCCGAAAATAATGTGCATTGGTGTCTCCTTGTGTAAGTAATTATGCAATGAAAATACACTTTGATTTAATTTCTGATCTTCACGTAGATACGTGGGAAGAACCGTTTAGTTGGGAAGGCAAAGCTACTAGCTTGTATGCTGTAGTTGCCGGTGATATTAGTAGAGAGCGCAGTGACATTAGACCTGTGCTCAAAGAGCTATCATCTCATTATAAACTTGTCATATTCGTCGACGGCAATGATGAACATAGATGGGAGTTAGAAAACCTAGGACAAAGTTACGAATCTCTACGCCATGAAGTTGCTGGCATTGGTAATGTTGTTTGGTTGCAAGATAATTCTGTAGTAGTCGATGGTGTTGCATTTGTAGGCGTTAATGGCTGGACAGGTTTTGATTTTGATTGCGACCTTTCTTATCAAGACAGTAAACGCTGGTTAGAAGAAAGATACGGTGTTAGTATGTATGCTGGGCAACAAATCGAAGCACTATCATTAAGTGATGCTGGATTCTTATGCAAAACAGTTAGTAAACTACAGACACACCACGATGTTAGAAAAATAGTATTAATTACACATTATGTACCCAATGTGCGGTTAATCGAACACGATGTTGAGCTAGAAGGTACTCATGCATTAAACTGCACTGGTAATAGCATGTTATCTCGTTGCCTTGACGAAGACCATGAAAATAAAGTTCATACATGGTGTTTTGGACATTATCACAGTGATGTTGATACAACCATTGATAACATAAGATATGTAAATAATTGCAGAGGAAGCAATGGCACCAATTGGTGCAAAGCCGTGTACTATCCCAAACGCATCGAAATTGATATCAGTTAGATTAACTTTCGGGCTCGATTTTAACTTGCAACGGATATCCATTAGCACGGGCAAGTAGAGTAACTTCAATTCCTTTTTGTTCAGCCATTTCGTACGGCATAACTGCTACCACAGCTGATCCCGTTTCGTGCACGTTGAGTGTTAAATTTTCCGCAGTTGCTTCGGTATAATTGAAAATATCAACTAGTGTGTGGATAACAAACTCATGTGAAGTTTGGTTGTCGTTAATGTAGATCAACTTAAACAACGTTGGTTCTTTAAGAAAAATGTTTGTTTGCACTTTATTTTTTGTTTCGGTTTGGCTCATAACAATCCTTATTCTTTTATAGTGTATGCAGAGCAATAGCCACTCTGCATACTATTTTTATATACTTATCTTAGGAGTTAGGTTTCAACTGTTATGTCGATAACTTTTGGCTTCATTACTTCTGGAATAAGTCGCTCAAGGTCAATCTTGAGAATTCCATCTTTCAATGTTGCTGCTTTAACTTCTACGTAGTCTGCTAAGTTGAATGTGCGTACAAAAGGTCTAGTACTAATGCCCTTGTGCAGGAATTCACACTCATCGTCAGAATCTGTTTTTCCTGTAACTGTTAGTACCCCTTCTTTCAGCTCAACATTGATGTCCGCCATTTGAAAACCAGCTACTGCCAGTCTGATGCGATAAGTTTCTTCTCCTGTGCGAAGAATATCATATGGGGGATAATTTTGCACAGCACCATTGGCTGTTGCTCTGTCAATGTTGTTAGTGATACGATCAAAAAGTTGATCAAATCCAACTGCGTTGCGATAAAATGGGGTGAGGTCTAGTGAGGTAAGTCTTGTCATTTTGTTTCTCCTTTATAAAAGCAAGATTTAAAATTGTAGGTCCTGTTTAGCAACCTACAATATTATTTATACACGATACAACCAACAATGTCAATATATCAATTTACCATTTAATGCTATATGATACTTCGGCTACGTTATTGCCTGTTTGGCTCATTGCTGCACCTAGTGTTATGTCGCCATTGTTGTATGCAGTAGTGTATTCAATTCTAGCATATGCATTTATATCTGATGGCATACCAAATTGTTGCTGTGTGTACTGTGTTGTTCCGTTGCTGTCAATACTAGTAGGAATACTTGTGCTAACGTTACCGCTGAGTGCAACTGGGTGTATACCTGCAAACGCTTGTAACCCACCGTCAGTATAGCTTGCTTCGGCCCACACTCCTGTTTGTGTCGAAACATTTGTAACCAATCCAGGTGTGATGTCTGTGCTCACATGCATTACGCTACCTGTGAATGCAAACTTGTCTTTAGCATAACTTGCAACGTTGTCGATAACTGTGCTACTCTTAACATCGCCCCAAACCCCATTAAAATCTAACCAAGGATTGTTTTTCATATTTGTTGCATAGACACTGTAATCAAAGTTACCTACACTATACATACTATGCCCAAGTGATATTTCATTGGAATCAAGATTGAATCTAATTGTTGTATCGCTGTTTCCAAACGATACACTGCCATTATTTTGTAATGTGTTGTACATTGTGGTATTACTGTTTACTGTAGATTGACTTAGATCAACTGTATAGCCTCGACCAATGGTGTCAGTTGCTACGCCGGATACTTCGCCAATGTTTAGTCCAGTGATGTTGCCACTTAGTGACGATCCGTTTAGTGACAATCCTCCCAATGGATTAAATGCCGATTTGATGTCGATGATATTGCCGCCTGCATATGTTGTGCCACTGGCTATTAGTGCTTGTGTTGCATCGGCATCACTTAAATAATTCCACTCATCTTGCAACATGCTTTTAGCTGTGCCTGCTGCAATGGTTGATCCATCTATTTGGCTCATAAACACAGCCATTTGTCTATCTGATCCGTTCATAAATGGTATGTATGTTACAAGATAATCATTACCATCGTCGCCTTTAAACACATTAACTGTGTTACCACTACTGTTAGCACTACCACCATATGTATTTGTTGAATCAGTGATAAAATTTGTTAATGTGTTCTGATGTGCAGCAACATATTTGTTGTCTGATGTTTTAATCAAGAACTGATGGCTGTCATTAGCTCCACCAAAGTCTCCGCCAGACACTAGAATATCTTCTTTTCCGTCGCCATTAATATCGAAAAATTTGGGCTGGTATGTACTGTGACTGTTAGTGTTATATCCACTTAGAATGCTACTCGTAACATCGCTAAAGTCCCCAGTGCCGTTGTTTTGTAAAAACTGTATGTCACTAAATTCTCGGAACACATCTGATGAACGAGCAAACACCATAACATCGTCGATGTTATCTTCGTTGAAATCGTAGTTAACTACACGCACCTGGTGATCAGTTCCAGTTACATTTGAACTTGCTGGCAAGTCTTTAACAAATGTGTATTCTACAACAGCTTCACCCTCTCGCGCATCCCAACCTTGCGGATTAGTAAAATCTACACTGTACATCTTGGTTAAATTAGCACTGCTACATCCAGCTACGTTAAGATACGACAATGGGCAAGAAGCATCAGTTATAATGATTTCGTTGTTGCCGCCATCTCCTAAGAAATTACCAATAGTTACACCTGAACCACCACTGCGAAGATGTCCGCTGTTATTCCATGGATCTATATATGTAGTAAACCCATCAATTGTATTGTTAAGAGCAATTGTTGTGTTTGGTCCATAATCTGTCATGATAATATCATCGTATGTGTCGTTGTTCAAGTCGCCGACATCACTATCATGTGACCATATACCTACAGTGGGAATTGAAATTTTGGCAAAATTACTACCGTCATTACGAAATACATTTGCTGGACCATACACAACATTGTTATCGGTGCTGTGGCTTACAAACATGTCATTTCGGCCTGTCTTAAAAAAGTCTGTAAACTCAATATCAGGCTCAGTGCCTAAGATTATATTATCATCACCGGAAAACCATTGAGATGTTTTATCAACCAAACTGCCGTTTTCAAAACTCATTATGTTTATTCGACTGCTCACCCAATTGTTATAATCATTTGTTGCTGTCTGTCTACCAGCAAACACAATATCGTCACTAGCTCCGTCTCCATCCAAATCGCTGATGTAGGAGTCGTATACAGAATATACACTAGTAGCACCGCCTGCTAGTGGATCAATGGTTCCTTGGTATGTTGGAAGAGCATACAACCAAGCAATTGGACTAGGCGAAGGACTGCCCGGATTACTAGGAGTTGCCCCTGCTTGTGTTGCAGGCTGTCCGCCTCCACCTCCACCACCACATGCACTAAGAGCAGTGGTTGCTAGCAGGGCTGCTACAAGTTTAGGTCTTGCGTGTTGCATTAATGTCTCTCCTTAACTATTACATTAAGTATAACATCTCGTGCAGCAAAGTCAACCGTTTTCTAGTGTTAGGCTGCTATTTTTTGTGGATTGTTTACTAACTCGGGTGTAATTTCAACTTGAGTTATTTTACTGTTAGCATACTCTTTAAGACTGTACATATGCGGCATTAGAATTCTTTCCAATTCAGCTTGCAAACTACGTGCACCTGTTTTGCGTTTATGTGCATGTTGTGCAATCTCACGCAATGCATCTACACTAAATGTTAATGCAACACCATCAGTTTCAAACAAGTATGTGTATTGTGCTACTAAACTGTTGCGTATCTCTGTGAGTACATATACTAGCTGATCTTCGGTTAATTGCTCAAGAGCTACATTGGTCGGAAAACGTCCTACAAATTCCGGAATTAATCCAAATTTTACCAGATCGTCGGGCTCAATATCTCCTAGGCTACCAGGTGTGTTGTCTTTGATTGTAACACCAAAGCCGATACCCGAGTCAGACGATGCTCTACGTTTTACTACATCTTCGAGTCCAACAAACGCTCCGCCTGCAATAAACAATATATTTTTAGTGTCTATTTCGATCATTTCCGCTTGTGGGTTTTTCCTACCGACATTGCCAGCTGGTACACGACAAATTGTGCCTTCTACTAGTTTAAGCAATGCTTGCTGCACACCTTCGCCACTAACATCGCGAGTGATCGACGAACTTTCACTTTTACGTGATATCTTGTCAACTTCGTCTAAAAACACAATACCTCTTTGTGCTTTTTCAACATCCCCGTCTGCTGAGTTTAGCAACTTACCGATTAATGTTTCGACATCGTCCCCAACATACCCAGCTTCGGTAATAGAAGTTGCATCCGCAATTGCAAATGGCACATCTAAAAATCGTGCTACACTTTTTGCTAACAATGTCTTACCGCAGCCCGTTGGCCCAAGCAATAGTATATTGGCTTTGTCTAATTCTATCTCTGTTGATGTATTATTAATTCTTTTGTAATGATTAGCAACTGCTACCGAAAGCACAACTTTTGCCATTTCTTGACCAATCACGTATTTGTCAAGGAATTCTTTTAGCTCGACAGGGTCTATGTCATTGACATTATTTGCATGTACTGTATTACTTGCTAGCTCTTGTAGTAAGTCTCCACATAGATCCACACATTCATTGCAGATAGCAACATTGTCGCCAACTATGAGCTTTGTTACACTGTTTTTATCCTTATTACAAAAATTACATTTTTCGTATGCTAACATGGTATCCTCGGTCATTTAAATTCCCTGGTCTCTAAGTTGCTGTTCAAGTTGACTGCGTTCTACGTCATTTAATAATTCTGGATCATATTCGCCAGAACCAAGTTTTTCAATCAAGTGCTTAATATATTCATCATTGTATGCGTATGTGTCTGAATTGTTTTTGTCAATTTCAATCCAGGTAGTGCCGTTCCATTTAAATACTTTAGTCGGGAGATAGTCAACCCTAATGTAAATATCGCCCTTGACTGCTCTGTCAGGAAACACTGTACCAAATTCCACTGTGGTGTAGTTTGTTTCAATTTCATTGTCACTTAGTTCTAAGTACTGTGCCCAAGGTAATACGTCTATTTGTTTCTGAGAAAATTTTTGTTCTTGCTCTTTAAGTGTTAAATCTGGATTAAGTCGTTTCCAGATACGTTTAGCCTGTTTTTCATCGTCATCGCCCTCAACTACTATAATGTCATCAGTTCTTTCATCCTCATAGTCGGCTGCTTTATATCCTGCTATAGCCTCGTCTGGCAGAGGAGGTGGAGTGGGTAGTTCAAATTCTATTGTAGGCGGAACATTATCAGCAACCAATTGGGCTCTTGCTGCTTCATAATCTTTGCGTTCTTCTTCTGCTAATTCGTCTGCGCTCACATCTTCAAATTTAAGTTCAACTTCTTCTTCCTTGTACTCAGGAAAAACAATGCGCTCAACGTGAACTGCTATTTTTTTAGGAGATTGATCAAGCGAATCACCTTCGTCTCTATTCTCTCCAGTCTCTCCTCTAACTGATTCAATTTGTACTGCAGAGTTGCCGCTGTGGGAGGTTTCTTTTGTATCTTTTTGCGATTCATCTTTTCTTTGAATTTTGATACTATCTTCTGGCACGGTATTAGCCGTTTGTATTTCTTCATTTGCGGTGTTTTCCTTGGGTATTTCGTTGACAACTGGCAATGCAGTCAACCTGTCTTTTTGTCTCCAGCTAAAAGTTTCTGTTGCAGCTAACAACATCATAATTGCAAGTGGATCGAATACAAAAACAATTAAGATAATAACCCATCTAACAGCAGATTCTAACACATTACTATTAGTGTCCTCGCCGTAGATTAATTGTGCAATATACTTGATTGGTCCTACTTCTGCTTCTAGTTTGCGAACTTCAGATTCAAGTGCAAACTTGTTTTCAATTATAAAATCAATTTCACTGTTTGCAACTCTAATACGTTCTTGTTGTTCATCAATTAATGTGTCAAGATCAACATCATCGCCTACTTGTATTTGCGCTCTTAAACGTTCAATAACAGCTTGGCTGTTTGCAATCTCTTCTTCTGCTACTGCACGTATTCTAGAAATCTCTGCTCTGGCAATTTCAATTCTAGGGTCTTCTTTATTGCGCAGTTCAGTGATGGTGTCCTGTGCTGTTTTACGTGCTACTCGATTGTCGGGAATCTCCACATTCAACACATTGTCAATTTTTTCTTGAATACTACTACGTTGAGATTCTAATCCAGCAACTGCATCTGTCCGTATACGGTCAATGGTGTCTAGCAATGCTTGCTTGCGCTGTTGTACGCTTTCGATTTGTGAGCCACGTATGTTGTTTACTAATTTAGTTAAACGATCACGTTCTGCTTCTACATTTGCCTGAGCAGCATTGCGTATTTCACTTGATTGTTCTTGCAAATTGTTGATAAGCTCGCTTAAACGTTCACGCTCTGTTGCTACTACTGTCTGTGCTTGCTCTTTGAAAGATGTTTCTTGTCCTTGAAGTTCGGCAATACGAGAACGTTGAGACTCTACCCAAGATGCTAACGCTCTGCGTGTGTTACCGCCAAACAAGCCGTCACTGGTTACGCCGATAACTGCCTGACCTTCTTGTATTTTAGCACGTTCTGTACTTTGTAATTTGTTTGTAACTAATATTATTTGTTGTTCAACTGCGCTAATTTGTTCTTGCAGTGTATTTACAGCACTATAGTCAGGTGTCAGTTCAGCAATGCGAGTTTCTAATACAGAAATTTGTTCTTTTAAAGTTGATAATGCACTCAAATCTGGTACTAGTTTACCGATACGTGCTTCATAGTCTACTACTTGGTTGTTAAGTGTTGCTAAGTCTACATCTAGTTGTGTAATTTGCTCTAGGTAAGGTTGTATTTGTTGTTCAACACTTGCAACACTAGCACCTTCCAGTGAATTTCTAAAGTTACTAACTACATTGTTTAGTCGTGATAGTTCTGTATCTAAACTAATAATTTCATCTTCGTATACTGCTACACGATTTAATAGTGTGTTTTCCTGTGCTGTAATAATAGCTTGTTGTTCGTCAATACTAGGTTGACGTCTAGTATATGCGCTGTTAATACGTTCCTGTTCTCTATCAATCTTAGATTGAATGCCTAAATCTTGTTTGTCAGCATCAGTTTCGCCTTTGGCAATACGTGCTTCTGCTCTGGCAATAATGTCTTGTTGACGAATTATTTCTTCGTCCATACGCACAAGTTGTGCCGCCTGTTCTTCTGCTGCACTGGTTTGTTCGATGTGTGCTTTGCTTAAAAAACCAAAAATGCCCATGCTTGTAATAAACATAAGAACAAGGACAGCAGGTACCATATAAAATTTCATTATATAGCTAGCACGTTGCCAATTCTGGTGTAACCATACCGTAACTGTAAGTTTTGCAACCTCTAACACACTTCCCATCACAACAATAGGAATAATAGCAGATGCAAAGATTGCAGCCAAGCCGACGATACTGTAATAAGCAGCAATAGCACTTAAACTAAGTGCAACGAAGAGAACTAAGAGAGCCATAAACATAACGTATTACTTATACTTTTGTGCGAATGATATTGTATTTACTATGTCTTTGTAAAGTATCGTTGATATATGTTTTCCAATCCTGCTTTATCTGGGTGTTTTCTTATCCACATACCAGTTGCTGGATCAAAATGTTTTTTAAAAAAGTTGTCCATTTTACGATTGCCTGTGGCCACGCTGGTATCAACTGCATAAGACATTTCGTCAAACAACGCATCAGACATAATCGAATCATTCTTGTACTCGTATGCATACGCTGCAACTGATAATCTTATGCGCCGTCTAATCTCAGCTTCTACTGTAGATCGATCAATCTGTTGCATCGGCAACATTTGTAGCAATAGTATGTACTACGTGCTGACTTGTATCTACTATATCTGTTATTGACGCACCTGTGTATAAACTATACCCAATAATGCCGCATACAACAAAAATTGCTGGTTTAATCATAGTGATGATCCTTTTAAAACACAATACAATATAACATTTATGTGTATTAATGTCAACCACTATTTTACAATTATAGCACTTGCTTCGGCTTCGGTATATTGTGACGAACTGAGTGCACCCGGATTAGGCGGAGGTGTTAGATCTAGTGCGCCGTCTTGTTGCAAATGTGCCGCATCTAAGTTGTCGGTGTTGCGTGATTCTCTCATTGCTGCAATTGCAGCTTGCCCGCCAAGTGAATCAATGTTCATTATTCTTTCGAGGTACTCACTTGCGCCGCCGCTGGATGTATCTAATGCATACACTGGCAGACTGCTACTTAATGATATAGCATTGTTTTCACTTGGCACCAACGCCGAAACTGTCATATCCATTTTTGCACGAATTAACTTTTCTCGTGCTAATTGTTCTTGTACACGCTTGAAATTTGCTTGTACCGTTTGTGCTGTTGTATTACCAGAATAAACACTTTGCATAAGTGACACAGCGGCAGTAATAACGGCTGTGTATGCATCAGCAAATGAACTATACGTTCCAGCGCCATATACTCCTACTGGTATAACCCAATTTGGTCCACTAACATATGTGCCGTCTATTAAGTATTCAAGAACAACCAACACTCCGGTAGTAGCACTGCTTGAACCATCGTCCTTGTAAAATACATCAAGATCACCGTTGGCGTTCATTGTGGTTAATAAGTCGTAATTTTGTTGCAACGGTGCTGCGCTATTATAACCCGCAGCATACCCAATACAGTCAGCAATTGTAAAATTAGCACTTGGCCCGGTTGCAAGTTGTATATTGCTTTGCACTCCGTAGTAGTCTTGCCAATACCCAGCAACACCTGCTGGCACATAAGTTGTTAAATTTTGTATGTCAGGTAAATCTTTCATAGTTTCAAGATTACTAGCAGCATTAGTAAATGTAGCAATGCCTGATGCTTCAATGCCTTTAATCTGTCCTAGGCTCAACGACAATGCACCATTGGCAACTGCTATGTTGTCTGGAACCATTCCGCTCAACCTAGCGCCTAAATCATTAAACATAGGATTAACACTTCCGCCACTATCTACATAGATGGCCCTGGTACCAAGTTTGCCTGTGCGTACCGGTGCTGTTAATGTCTGAAAACTTGTTGGAAACAGTTTTGTAGGATCAAACAAATCACTACCAGCGACAACAGATGCTTGGGTGCATTGTAGGATAGCTTTAACTTGAGATACATCAGCTATTGACAATGTTGCAAATGCTATATAGATTTGCTCTTGAATACCCTGTGGTAAGCCTGCACCAACTCTAGCAAGATTGTTTAAATCAAGTCCAAGACTGCCTAACAATATGTTTGTTGTTGGAACTGGGCTTGCACCTAGTGTTGCAGCAAGCCTTGGGTTTAGTACTACTTTAGATAACTGTGCGTACATAGGTCCTAATGTACCTGCGTCCAGCATGTTGCTCAACATCTGCCCTGGGCTTCCCAAGTTTGGCAATGCTGCAAAGTTAATAACTGTACCAAGCAATGCACAATCAGCACCAAATGCTGTGCCAGCTAAATTGACTCCGCTTAGTGCACCACTTGCAACATTGTCCATTCCGGCAAACGTGCCGCCTGTAAAAGCATTTGCACTATTGTTAGCAGCATTAATGTATTGGTTGCTGTTTTGCACAAAAGAAATTGAACCAGTTAATGCTGTGGCAAACTTTCTAGCATCGCCTTCGATTTCACTGCCGTTGATTGCACCGCCTAGTACACTAGCACTTTCGGTGCGACCAAATGTTAACACACTATCAACACTATCGTCGGTGTGCATTACTGTATACGCATTGCCGGAGTATAAATCAAAAGGTGCTGAAAACACGTTGTCGCCGAGGCCATTGGTCATACTACTAAATTCGTTTATATATGTATTGGCTAGGTTTGCCACCTTGGCTGTTACATCATACAATACGCTCTGAATGCTTTGTATTTGTACAGTGTAGTAATTCATACTATACAAAGTTGGATTGCCAGTTAAACCTGTTGTACTATCAACTAAGTTTAACGTTACCCCGGCGTTACTAGCTATCGGCTTAGCACCAATAGTTGGATCACTGCCGTTAGCAAGCATACTCGCACCTGCTGTTAATGTCATTGAGGTAACTGTCATATCACATTGCGCCAATTATTACATCTGGACTACCCTGTGTACGAATATCAAAACACGTATCGATATTGCCAACAAAATTAATTGTTTGAAATTCTGCTAAAACACTGGGTGAGCCTAGTGAGGTTTTTGCAACACAATGTTTAGCACAAGGGCCAGGACCGCAGCATGGATGCGGACTAACTGGTGTAAATTCAAGACACGCTGGTTGACCATTGATTAGTACACTCAGTGCACCTGGTCCTGTTGCAATGCCTCCCATGCTGTTTGCGTCACCTATTCTTACTGCCTGTGGCATATTCATCCTCACTATTACAACAGTATTTATGGTGACTTTTTAGGCTGGTACAATACCCGAAGTGGTTGCCAAATATTGTTTAGCAATATCTGCTTCTGTTTTTGCAACACAACTCACAGCATGTGCTTGCAATATAAACTTTCCTTCAGGATTTACGCCGAACATAAACGGTGCTAGTCCCAATCCTTGCTGTTGCGCAATCAAGCACATTGGCTTTTTTAAAGTGTAAGATGTAGCACTTTCGGCATCTAACCGTGCTACTAATTCTTCACCTGATGATAACTTAAAAGAAACTGTGTCTCCAGTTTTATACGGTGTTTCGATGATCATTTTTTTCTCGTTTTTCCAATTTTAGTTGCTTTTTTTGCAGCGGCTTTCATTTTAGTTTTAGTTGCTCGTGGTTTGCGTAATGCCATTATAACGAATGTTCTCCTGTGCCAGTATAATTTGTTTCTTCCAAATATTGCGGGAAGTCCGACCATCCGCCAATCTTTGTTCCGTTTACTTTAATTTGCGGAAAGGTGCGAGCTCCTGGAAACTTTTCGAGTACCTCGTCACGAGTAAAGTCTATATCTAGTTGATAGTACTTGTACTCAAGTTGTCGTTGTTCGCACAATGCCTTTGCTCTATCACAAAACGGGCATTGTGCTTTACCATATATTTCGATCATAACGAGAACCCCTTAAAAGTGTCTGTACCAACGTCTTGTTTTGTACCGCCGCTTACATAACTTGTAATTTCAGTTTCTTGCGGTGCCACTTGTACTTCAGCACCGCTGATCCATTTTTGTGTCCACGGCAATGGATTTGCTTGTGGTGTTTGATATGGACTTTTTAGATTTACATTGGTCATTCGACGTGCACAAATCCATTCAATGTATTCACCTAGTAGCTGTGCGTTAAGACCAATCATTGATCCATCTTTAAATAGATAATCAGCCCAAGCTTTTTCCTGATCCACAGCGTCAACAAACATTTGAATACATGCTTCTTCTGTTTCTTCGGCAATTTTTACGTAATCAGGATCGTCTTTTTTGAGAATCTTTAGCAACATTTGTGTGCTTGCTAAATGCAAGTTTTCATCCCGTGCAATTAACTTGATAATCTTTGCATTGCCTTCCATTTGCTTCATTTCTGCAAATGCCCAGCTACATGCAAAGCTCACGTAGAAACGCACACCTTCGAGGATGTTAACACTCATCAATGTAAGCCACAGTAGCTTCTTTAGTTCATAAAGATCAACTGTAATCTTCTTACCATTGACTGTATGCGTACCTTCGCCGAGCAACTTGTACCAACGTGTAGTTTCAATAAGGCCATCATAGTACTTAGAGATATCCCCAGCACAGTCTGCAATCTCTTCGATGTCCATCATCTCATCAAAGATTTTGCTAGGATTATTGTATACATTCCGAATAATATGTGTATAGCTGCGACTGTGGATAGTTTCACTGAATGTCCACGTTTGAATCCAGTTTTCAATCTCAGGTAAACTTACAATAGGAGCAAATGCTTCTACCGGAGCACGACCTTGTACACTGTCTAGTAGGATCTGACGCTTCAAGTTTGATGTAAAGATATGACGTTCGTGTTCACTAAGAGCTTTAAAGTCTTTGCTGTCTTTGGTTACATCAACTTCTTCAGGACGCCAAAAGAATCCTAATTGTTTGTCCGTAAGTCCATCAAAACTTTTGTACTTTAGCGTATCATAACGCTGAATCGTAGGCCCGCCTGTTGGATCTAGAAATGCTAATACTTTTGTATGGTCTGCTTTGTTCTCAGTGTTAAAAACGCTCATATAATTTTTACCTATTCATCGTGTGTGTGTATTAATATAACATGCTACAGATAGCATGTCAAGTATTAGATTAGATGGTGCAGCTTTCGCAATCTTCGTCATCAACTTCTGCAATTGCAAGTTCGCCCATCATTTTGTCAACATCAACTTCGCCCTGTCCGTCATTGGTGTTAAAATAATACAATTGCTTGCCACCATATTTGTAAAACATTAATAGATGCTGCAACATCAAGCTCATTGGGATCTTTTCGTCTTCAAAGTGCACAGGATTATAACTTGTGTTTACGCTAATGCCCTGGTCAATGTACTTCTGTAGTACTGCCATAATCTTTAGGTAACCTTCGGGTGACTGTTGATCCCAAAGCAAATCATATTTGTTTTTCAAACGCTTGAACTCTGGTACAACTTGCTTGAGAACGCCGTGCTTTGATTGCTTCACACTAATCAATGAGCGTGGAGGTTCAATCCCGTTAGTTGCGTTTGCAATCTGCGCACTTGTTTCACTTGGCATAAGTGCCATTAGTGTGCTGTTACGGATGCCTGTTGCTTTAAGTTGCTCACGCAGTCCTGTCCAGTCCATACGCTCAACATGTGGTACTAGTTCATCTAAGTCCTTCTTGTATGTTTGGTTAGGCGTAATACCGTGTCCATACTTTGTTTCCATGTTGCCACTTGGTGCGCCGAACTCTGTTGCTAGATCAGCACTTGCTTTGATTAAGTAGTAGGACCAGGCTTCTGCCCATTCATCTACAAGTGCAAGTCCTTCCGGTGTAATGTTTTGGTATGATAAGTCATTCTTAGCCAACCAATATGCAAAGTTAATAATGCCAACGCCTAGTGGACGGCGCTTCTCTGTGCTCAACTGTGCAGCTAGAATAGGATAGTTTTGGTAGCTTAGTAGTGCATCTAGTCCACGTACTGCTAGACGACACACACGCTCAAAGTCTGCTGGAGTACGAATGTTGCCCCAGTTAATTGCACTGAGTGTACATAAGCTGATTTCACCTTCTGGATCGTTTAGATCTTTGAGCGGCTTAGTTGGTAGATCAATCTCTGCACACAGGTTGCTCTGTTTGATAGGCGCAACGTCAGGAAGAAATGCACCATGCTCGTTGGCGTTGTCTACATTCTGCAAGTAAATACGTCCTGTGTTCTTGCGCTCTTCCATAAACGAACCAAACAACTCGCTTGCTGGCAAAGTTTTCTTGCGCAGTCTTGTATTGCGCTCAGCACGTTCATATAGGTCGCGAAACTTGGCTTGATCTGCAAAGAAAGCATCATACAATCCTGGCACATCTGCAGGCGAGAACAAAGTTATGTTGCCGCCAGTGATTAATCGCTCGTACATCAATTTATTAAACTGTACACCATAGTCCATGTGGCGCACACGGTTTTCTTCTGTGCCTTTGTTGTTCTTCAGCACCAACATTTCTTCTGCTTCTAGATGCCAAATTGGATAATAGATAGTTGCTGCTCCGCCACGCACACCACCTTGACTACAACTCTTTACTGCACTTTGAAAATGCTTGTAAAAAGGAATAATGCCTGTGTGATAAGCGTCACCTTTGCGGATTGGGGAACCAATTGCACGGATACTTCCTCCACCAATACCAATACCTGCTTTTTGACTTACATATTTAACCACACTAGCGGCGGTAGCGTTAATGCTATCCAAACTATCGTCAGTCTCAATAAGAACGCAGCTTGAGAACTGTCTTTGCGGAGTTCGTACGCCAGCCATAACAGGAGTAGGCAAACTAATATCGTGTAAACTAATGGCATCATAGTACTCCTTTACCCATCTTAGTCGTGTGTCAGTAGGGTAGTCTTGGAATAAACTTGCTGCAATAAGAATATAACACATTTGTGGAGTTTCAAATATTTCTCCAGTTACTCTGTTTTGACATAGATACTTGCCACGCAACTGTTCCATAGCAACATATGTTAGGTTTTCGTCACGTTCGTGCCTGATAAACGTGTTGATTTTATCCCAATCGTCATCGGTATACTTAGTAATAAGTTCTGAATCGTAAAACCCTGCTTGTGTATTTTTGATTACCAATTCTTTTACATGACATGGATCAAATCCCCCATACACTTCTTTGCGTAGTGCATAGTTTACAAGTCTGCCGCCAACATATTGATAGTTAGGAGTCTGCTCATTGATGAGATCTGCTGCGGCCTTGATAAGTGTTTCTTGAATTTCTTTACTAGTAATACCATTATAAAATTGTATTTGGCTTTTAAGTTCTACCTCGCTAGGACTAACTCCGGTGATATCTTCACATGCATAAAACACAACCTTGTGTAGTTTATCAATGTCTAGAAATTCTTTAGTACCGTCACGTTTTAAAACTTGAATGCTCATATTAAATTTTTCCTTATCGTATGTTGTGTGCAAACATGGCAGAATCCATGCTACTGTGTATATTCGTTTGTTCTACTGAACTGATATTTAACACTCGAGACACATCCCAATTCAATATATATTTCCCTTGGTTGACCGACACTATATAAGAACCATCTGTTGTTTCTTGTATGCACAAGTCATTGATATTCTTGTTGTCTAGCATTAGGATAGTGTAACTGATGCCTAGACATTTTGCAAGTTCGCAGTATATATCATCAGCAAGCAAGTCCCAAGGATTTGGCCATTCTTGCGGCAATGTCCAATGTAAGTATCGTAATTTAGTTGGGCATTTCTGCCACCAAGTATGTATTAAAGAAATCACTATGTCGAGATTTTCTTCGTGTTTGCATTGTTCGCGGAGGAGATTCCATGCGATTAGTTGCTGCTCAGGACGGTGTTCCCACATGTATTTTAAGTGCCAAGATGCTCGAGTGAATATTTAAATGTGCCAGAGGCAGTTGATGTGTAGCGTACACTAATTGTACTACCACTTTGTATTACGTCAAGCACAATCGCACTTGGATTGTCTTCGGTGTATTCGTCAACGTAACTTAGTGTGCCTGCGCTATCGTCACTGTCTTGTGCTACAACTCTAAGAGAGCCAAAACGTATAACATTAGTCAGCGGGTCTTTGAATTGGTACATACAATCAAACGCAGCGGCATCTTCTGTGGTAACAGTAAAGATTACAGTTGGCGATCCTTGTACAGTAAGTTCTGTACTCACTCCGGCAAGCTTATGATATGTACCAAATTCAATCTCTTCGCCATTAACAAGAGCATAACATGCTTTATTGTTTAAATCAATTCTTGCTTGTGTTAGTGCATCAGCATCACTGCGATCAAACATGTCACCGACACTAACGTTGTTATCACCATTGATATCAATAACAGTTGATGCTGGATTTCCTGCACCTAAAAAATCGTTAGCAACATCAAGAAAAATATTGTACGCACTAACGTTTTGAGATACTGCACCAATGATAATACCTTCTTTAGCAACATCATCAAACAAGTTTTGCACAATTCGTACACCTTGCGGGCCACCATTTACTGGGGTACCGTCGCCAAGCAATACTCCTTGGTACAATGTGTTAAACCGCGAGTTTTGCACAGTTACACCTTGGATATTTTCGTCAGTGTTAAGCCCGTAAGTTAGCCCAGTGAACTTACAATTGTTAAACTCGATTTGTTTTGTTGTATTTGCAACTGTGCCGTCGAAGCGCACGGCAGCAATGTTAGCACTTGCATTAGTTAATGTTGCTTGTACCAATGGGCCAATAAAATTAACATTATTAAATGAAACTTGCTCTGCACGATCAACTAAAACTAGATCAACACTATCAACGCTCTTGAATGTCATTCCTGAAATTTCAATGTTACTCGGTGGTGTAGCACCGTTGTTGCCAATATTAACTCCAGTTTGTTGCAAACTATCAGCTGTGCGCATAACATAAGTGCTGCCGCCGTTCATCTCAATTGTTGAACTGTTGCTGCCTTCGCCGTACAATTGTGCAAATGGCGGAACATTAATTGTAGAGGTTACTTTGTAAGTGCCTGCTGGAAAAAACAAACTGCGGCGCACTGTTGTGTTTGTTTCTCTACAAAACAATTGATATAACGCCCTATTAATAGCAGCGGTATCATCAGTTACACCGTCTCCAGTTGCACCAAAGTCAAGCACACTTGCATAGTTGTCCAGTTTTGCTTGTATAGTTTGTGTTACTGCATCATCCGCACTGGCACCAGTTTGCACTGTGTATCCTGCATGCTGACCTTTGTACACGTAGCTAGTTGCAAGGTTTAAAATATCACTGTACTGTGTGAGAATTTCAGTGTTACCGACTGTAGGAGCACCTTCAGCAACAGTGCCATTGCCAATATAAAGCTGGCGGCTATCAATTACCCAGCCAAACTCTGCGCCTGCTAATTGAGGTAAATTTTCACTAAGACCTTTACGGTTTGTAATGCGTGATACTTGAACTATTGCCATATTGTGTTAAACTCCGGAATCTAAGTGTATTTACCTATACTATGCATGTTTCTCGTAATATGCATATACCCTGTTGTACCATTCGTTGCGCCATTCATCATATTCATCTGGCCATACATCAAATTGCTGATATGTTTCGCCGCCTAAGATCATGCCGTCATCACCGCGACTACACATAAAGATATGCCCTTCGCGAATGTTTGTGCCGTAAATTTCGTTGTGTGCTTCTGCGTATGCTACTAGCTGTAAGAAGTAGTTCTGTACATACTCTAGCTTTTTAGGTTTGTTGGTCTGTTTAAAGTCCATAATGCACGGCTGTCCTTTGTACTGGCCTACTAGGTCAGTTGTGCCTGCGTACATCTGCGGAACATAAAGTGCAACCTCGCTACCCCAAATTTCATCAACATCTACCAGAGCATTGTCACGTACTTGTGTTGCCATTGCATGTGCTTTTTTAGCAAACGGATTACTACCCGGAGTAGGCCATTCGCCAAACTCAACATAGTCCTCAAGATACTTGTGCATACGTGTGCCAACGCCAGCAGCTTCAGTTACAACTTCCTGTGCTTTCTTCTCGCCCACACGTTTTCGCCAGGCAACAAGACCAGACTTATCGCTTGTAGCATCAAGAATAGTCGTAACACTTGCAACAGCACCGCCATCAGGTGTCATGTACTTGCGTTTACCATCTATCTGTTTACGGGAAATGGGTGTATAATCGTACTTGGGTTTAATTAATGTCATACTACTAATGTAGCATACTATTAATTGCTTGTCAAGTTAAATCGTTGGCCGAATCAGCCATATCTGCAACTGTGTCTCTTGCTTGATCAACTGTCATAGTATCGTCAACTTCTATGTTAGCACCGCCGCTGAGTATAACTTCATCGTCAGTTACATTAACGATAACATTTTTCAACGGATCATGCCCTGCCAAGTTGCGAAGTTGTTTATCGGTTATGGCTACACCCATGTTGTGTGCCATGCTTAAAAAAGCATCAATGGGCACTGCTTTTTCACTGTCAGCGTCATCAGTTCGTCCCAGCAAGTATTCAGCAAGTGCCATAAGTTCCTGGGGCGATGGGTGGTCAACTGATTCTCTGAACTCGCGAAATCGCATATTATCTACGAGCTCTTCCTAGACTGCCCATTTCTGGTTCTTCAACATCAACGTCTATGTCTACATCAACATCGTCAACTTCAGCATCTACATCCATATCTGCATCAAAGCCAACTTCTTCTTCGGCACCGGGGACTACTGGTTCTTGACCAGTAAGTGTGCCTTGTGCACTTTCAACACCAAGTTTAGCAGCTTGTACTGCATCAACTAGTGCAGCTAGTGCTGCACTGGCTTCGTTGTTAAATGCTTGTGCTTCATTTGTACCAACTGTGCTTGCAATACTAGTGCTCAACGCAGGCAAATCTTTAAATTGCATAGCAGTCACATCTTCTAGCATGCTTTGCATTCTGTCGACCATATCCTGTGCAGCTAAAACAACTTGAGCTTGCTGTACTTCGTCTTCAGTTAAGTAACGACCATCCATTGTTACTGTGGTTCCTTCGTTGCGTAGCTTGTTTAGCACGGCGCCAGCAACACGCTGTCCTGCTGCTTTTGATCCATACTTCTTAGCAGCATTTTTAGCAATTTTAGCAAAATTCTTACCTGGTTTACCAATGTCTTTGCCAGCGGCTGCCTTTTTAGCAGAGTAGTCATCTTTGGCTTCGGTTGTAGCAAGCATGCCCGCTAGCTGATCAGCTACTGCCTTGTCTGGACCAGCAACGGCTGTGCCTGCTAGTGCTTTTGTTAGCGATTGAGGATTTGTATTAAGTTTTTTAGCAAGTGCATTTTGTTCTGCTGGACTGATTGTTTGTTGACTTTTGATTTTATCTAAGCTTTGCTTGACCATTGGATCTGCCATAGTGTTTTCGTCCATTGACAATCTGGCACTAAGTCCACGTTCCATGACCAGTAGTTTTAAGTACCCGGCATCTTTTTCACTAGTGTGCAACTTGCTGGTATTACGGTGCTCGCTCATTAAACTGCGAACTTTTTTCAGCATGCCTTTGGCTTTTTCTGGAGCCAATGTAGTGAAGTCAACTTTGTTGTGAAAATAACTTTCCATAACTTTTTGTGACTGTTTAGTTTGTGACGATTCCAGGTCAAATAGTTTCATTATCAAATCCTTTTTGCTGACAGTATTTAGCAATGTTTATATATTTATCAATGTATTTCTGTAATATGTGATAACGATTCTTAGTATCATCTAACCTGTCAATTGTGATATTTCTTTGTGTTTCGGTGATTTTACTACTGTTGATAAAACAGCGATAGTGCATCATTTCGCTTTGACGTCTAACTAATTCGTTTTCATGTTTAATTAATTGCTGCGCATCTGTTAATTTGCAATTTTTATCGTAAATGCACCAGGCAAGTGCAATTCTACTCGAGCTCACTGTTGTGATCAATTGGTTCTTTTTATAAATGTTGTATGAATGATTTTCTGTTTTAACAATTTGATAGTACTTGAATGCAGAAATACTATCACCACTTCTGGTAATAGCATTGTTGTTTTCTAATAAATTTTCTTTTAAAATATCTGTTAATTTATTAACAGCTTTAGTTATGTACCGATGACGTATGTTATCAATAACCATCCGACTACTCCAATGAGAGTTGCAATTATACCAGCTCCCCAGCTGATTAGTTGGTCATTGCGGCGTTGGGTCATCGCTGCTACCATATCGTGCACTTCCTTGATCAACATCTCGAGTTGATCAACTTTACTATTTACCGAAATGATCTGATGAGACATTAATTTATATCTCTCAGCACATAAGTCGACGTGCGCTTCTAAGCTTTTCTTTTCAATGGGAGTAGTGTCATTCATAGTAGCCTCTAATATATTTTGTTGTAAATATTTATCAATTACAAGTTATTTTAAAGTTACCACTTTGAATTTAATATTAGATTTAGCGCCGTGTGTAATCAAGTAAGGAAATAAAAATCCTTCTTTATAGTGTTCTGTAAGCCCTACTATCATTGGAACACCGTGCATGTCGTTTTTTAGTAAGCCAAGTTCATCTTCACCGTCGTCGAATATACCAAGTTGTTCAACACAAAACGAAAGTTTCCAGTATTTGCTTTTCCCTAGAGTGGTACAAACTGGATATGTGATGTCAATTGCTTGTGTTTTTAGTCCAACACACTGCAATATGGTTTCCCAATTGCGTTGTTGATTTCTACTGAAATTCCACTCATCAATTGTACTAATAGATGTACCGACTTTGTTTATAATAGGTGTATCTTGTAGTTTTCGATGACTTGTTGTGCCGGTGCAAGTGCAGTCAAATACTGTTACTATTTCAATTAATTGCATGTCCAAAGTCCAATACTACAAGCTGGTAATATTACTTAGCCACAAAAAAACCCTAGTTACAAAAACCAGGGTTTTAATGAATAAACTTAAATTAAGTTATTATGCAGATGGGTTAGCGAATGTTGCTACTAGTGAGATACCAGTGACTGCTTCTGCGCCACCCGGGCCGCCTTGTACAGCAACGTGGTTGCCGTCTGCAACACCTTCAACAGCGGCAATTGTGCCACCATATGTTGTTGTGATTGCTGTGCAAGCGGCTGCTACTGTGATATCTCCAGTTGCTACTGCATAGATGTAAGTTGTTGGACCAAGACCTTGGCCTTGCTTAACTGTTGCGTTTGTTGAAATTTCAGCCATTTTATTTCTCCTAAATAATGGTTGGAACAATACTGTCCCTACTTTTATTTAGCACGTTTACGAGATATCGAGTGTTCTCAGTCTTTCATAGCTTTCGTTCTGAAATCCACGTTCACGCATTTGTAGCATGAGTCGATCTACAATAACTTTCCTGTCCTGCGGCTTTGTACGATCCCAATTTCCAATTTGTCTACGCATTTGTATCAGTGGAGCTGGTAGATAATCTTGCATTTCTCGTTGTAACATCAACATCAAATAATTATAATCGCCAGCATTATATTTGTTTTTTGCTATTGCTCTTAGATTACGCTTTAACCGCAACTCTGGCACACTCACTTGCACATCTTGTACAATTTGATCGTCGAAGCGGTCTGGGTCAACCATAATAGTTAACACATTGTAAAGGTCTGGCTGGCTGGTACGAAACCCATCAAAGTTTTGTAATCTCATAATTTGTGCAGCTTGTTGTGCTGCATAAGTAGGGTCGCTTTGTGCAAAAATCTGCAATGCCAATAACTGTTCGAACATCAGTTCAGCAACCTTGCTCATTTTAAGACCAGTTAGTTGCTTCATTTGTCGCCACATGCGACTTTCACTGAGCTCGTGAAATATGCTTGTCTGCTCAACTGCAAATTCTTTGTTAGGAGTCTTGAAATCTTTTTTACGCATCACAGTTTTAGCAATCAAATCTAGTTCTTGGTTTGCACTATCCCACACAAGTGCAAACGGCACATTAATATCCGATGATAAATCTTTCAGCACCGCTTGTGCATCTGGTCCTAGTTGTGCAATCGGCTTGGCATACTTTTGAAATTCTTTTTTAAATAGTATTGCCAGCTCTTGTATTGTGATTTGCCGCACGTTGCGTTCATCATTTACACGATCTAGAAAGTGTCTTGTAAACTCAACATCGATTCCTACTTGGGCAAACACTTTATCAAGTGCTTTTTCTAGTGCATCAAGTTGTATTTGTGTTACTGGCTGATCCATTAGTTTTGCCCTGGATTATTTTGTGCAAAGTTAGCTTGCGAAAATCTCATACGATCCACAAACTTCATTCCTGCCCCTACATATCCTTCATGACCGGGTTCGCCTGCAATGTCGGCTTTTACATCTTGGTCTTGTGCATCCAACTGTCGTACCAAGTCATTTTTAAGTTGACTGATATTTAAAAATCCACTGAACAATGCCGCAACTGCGCTTTTATTTTGATTCATCCAGTCAATGATACGAGCTGCCTTGGTCGGCTGTTTTTGTTCAATCCAGGGACCAAAGTCTTTGATCATGTTTTTATAATTGCCGCTGCGCACTTTACTGTTGATATATTGCTTTATTAATGCTGGTGTGTTTGTTATCTTTCTGCTGCGCAGCTCACCTGGGGCAAAAAATGCATCAATTTCGGGTGCATAGTTGTTGTAAATATTTTCCACTTGTGCAATTAAATCTGCATTTAATTCAATTTTACTACCAGTGTCTTTCATAGTTGGGTCGAGTATGAGAACACCCGGTGCTTTGTTTAATACTGCACTGGTAATAGGAGTTGCAGGACCGCCAGGGCCGTCAATTGATGTGTGTACTGCAACACCTGCTTCACTATTACCAACTGCCTTTCCAATTGGTGTGTTTGCACCAACACGATATGTAACAGTGTTAGGAGTAAAAACATACATACCATCTTCCAGTGGAGGAGTATCGCTGTACAACAAATCACCTTGCACATATCCGCGGAAGTCTTTGGGCACTGTGCGACTTAGCAACGGAAACAATTTAGCATACACTGCAATTAGATCTGTTCTATCACCTTTGCGCATACTCATAATACGTTCAATATCTTTTGGAGACTTGGCTAGGCCGTTGTAGCCTTTTGCAAGGAACCCTGACTTATCAGTAAGCACAAAGTCTCCTGTGCTGTCTCTACCAAATATAACTGCTGGCTTACCGTCCCATTTAATAGTGTTTGTTTTAGCAGGTTCTGCGGCAGCACGTTTGAGACCTGCAAGTGCTTGTGTAAGACCTTTACTACCGTAATCAAAGATTAAGTCTTCAGGGTGTTCAATTCGCACACCTTCGGTTAGTTTGTAAGGTGTGTATGGATTTTCAGTGATGACTTCCATGCCCTGATATACAATTCTATCACGCAACCGTGCAAGCCAAGCAGTTCCAGATTCGTTTACTTCTTCAAAAGTAAACCCTTCTCGTTCAGCGTAGCCGCGGAAATCATCTAGTTTAGCATCACGTTGCTTGTCTGATTTAAGTTGAGCCATAATAGATTCTACACTAGCTAGGTCATCTCTGTTTGCATTTTTATTTAATAACAGTGTGGCAATTTTATCTGGGTCATCAGTTATAAATGCATTGTCTTCCCTGCGGTACAATCCCGAATTTTGATTAAGTTTAAGCCCTGCCGCTTTTGCAATACTATTAATGAGTACATTTCGTGTTGCACCCTTGTATTCACTGTTGGGATCACTGCGCAGTATAAACTTGCTAAACGCTGGCTTTTGCACAAACATAAAGTCAGTTTGCACATATCCGCGGTCTTCTCGTCCTGTGATAGGTGTTTTAAAATGCACACTAATGCCGCTTTTCTTTGTCCACTCTATTGGATCAAAACCGTGACTGGTTGCCCATTGTGTTAACCTGTTACTGAGTTCTTCTTTGCTCATAACTGTGCTGTCAACTGCAAGGTCTAAATCACCAGACGTTGGTTTTTGTCCTGTGCTTCCCAGCATGTTGTCCATGAGGGGCAGGCCAGTTAGTTGTTCAAGCCAGGCCACAGTTGACTTAACATCAGTTTGGTTAATGCGCTGTGTAGCACTTGCACCATCAGAATCTTTAAAAACGTTGCCGCCTTCTTTGAGAAGTTTCATGCTTTTACCTTATTTGTTTTTTTCAGCCGCAGCAACTTTTGCTGCCAGTGCCGGATATCTCGGATCGGTTGGTAGTATTCCACCAATTGCAGGAAGCTTGGATTGCTTGGTTGCTTTGGCTTTTTGTCCCGGTACCGGTGTCGGGGCAACTGGTGTTGACTTTGCAATTCCTGTAGCAATGCTGCTAGGGCGTTTTTTCTTTTGTCTAGCAATGCTTTTTGCAATAGCAGCTTTTTCAACTTTTTCTTGGCGTGCTTTTTCTAACTTTTCTGGGTCCATGCCTTGTTTTTTCATTAGCTGCGATTTACGTGCTGCCTGTTCTATTTCTTTTTGGTTAGCATCCCATGTTGCTTGAGGATCAGCTGCTGATTTCTTTACACTAGGCTTAGATGGATCATAGTCTTGTATTTTTTTGCCAAGATTACTAAGTTTATCTAAACCTGTAGCAACACCAGAAACAGCTTTCCCGGCTTTTTTAAAAAATTCAATTTCAGATACTTTTTCAAGTTCTGCTAATAGATTTTCTTGTATTAGTTGTGCTTTACTTTTCATTTGTACGCCTTACCGATCTAGAAAACTTGCCAGGATCTCGTGCTCGGATGGCATTTAACAATTTGCGTTGTAAATTTTCAGCTTGCTCAGCAGTGTATAATTCTTCAATTTGTTCCATCAGGCGCACTGCGCTAGCAATAACATTACTAGCACGACTCTCGACAACATATTCACGTTCTTCGAGTTGTTTATAACGCTCATTGTAAATGCCATCTAGCTCTTCAAAGATGCTGCGAGTCTTTTTTTGCATGACTTTGTTTGTCCTTTTTAGTATTTATGTATATTTAAAAAGTTGTTGGTTTTCTGTTTCCCAGACTGCTTCGCTAAACCTTTTTAGTGTCCACATATTTTTTTCATACAGGTAACTGTTTTTTTCTTTCCAGATTTCCCATTGAGCATTATTTGTATCAAATAATTCGTGATCGCCTTCGATTAAATCAATTAATTCTATACTTTTGCACCCTGAGCGGGCTTTAATTATTTTTGGTATAGCATATGTTTTTGCTAATTCTCTTATTTTATCTATCGATTCTGGTGTAGTATCTTCCGTCCAATTTGGATGTAGAAACTTATAACATCTTAAAAATATTATATACCGACTGTAGATGTTCTCTGTAGTAATGATTAATTTTTCGTCAAAAAGATCAAGTGGCACGTCTTCGATGTGTGTATGATACCAAACGCCTGGTTTGGTTGTACGGTAGCCTTCGTGAAAAAGTTCAATGGTTTTAAGGTCTTGGTGCTCATAACTATCTACACTGCCGTCCAGTCTGGGGTTCCATTTGATTTGCTGATTGTTTAAAATAGTAGTAACAATTCCGCCGCATGCAAAATCAGTGGCTATTAAAATATTTGGTAATTTCATGGAAGGTTGTATCCCATTGCAGATTTCGCCATTTGTCTAATGTGTTTGCCCAATTAATTGCTGATTCGTGCTCAGTATACGGATACTGACTTAACATGATGGATATTTCATGCTCACTTCCGTACCTTTCTTTTATCTTTTTTCGCAGTGCAGTTGGTGTTTTTTCAATTCCTATAGTACCGTGGCACGGGTGTATATTAAAATCACTAGGATCACCAAATCTATTTGTCGGCATTGTATCCCTGTGCCACTCTTTTATTTTATCATAGTAAAAGACGTTGAAAGGATTTAACGTATGTTCTATGCCAAACATAACATTTCCCGGACATTCCGCTACGGCTTTACTAACCAGCTTTTCAACTGTTGAAAATTTTGCTGGCCAACGCAAATATTCAAATTGTTTGCCTACTCCGTCGATACTACCAATCCATTTAACTAATTTAAAACGTTGCCACTGTGCTAGTGTTTTATCCGAAGGATACAATGTGTAATTGCTGGTATACTGTATTGTGATGTCTTGTGGGTTGTTAACAAGTTCTAGTATTCGTAAATGAGTATTATTCATTAATGGTTCGCCGCCACCAAACTTGATATACCTAAGGTTTGTAGTATCCAGTGTTTCGAACCAACTTACTAGTTTGTCGTCGGTGTTTGTGCCTTTTCGATCCAACACTTTAATGTTCTCTACGCCATTTCGAACGTTTTCGTCTTGCCAGAAACTGCTACTATTGCTATCACAACTAGCACAAGCAAGATTGCATTGCTTGGTAACTGCGATAGTGAGCATCTGCAACCCATCATTGTCTGTCATTAAATCAAAACCAGCTTGCCTGTAGCTGATTTGTTTTTGTTGTTCTTGATGTATGCAAAGACTGCAAGTTTTTGTTAAATCACCCGAGTTCCACTTTTCTCTCAACTGAGGCAAGGTTGAAAGATCGTGTACACTCTCATTGTGCGAGAAATAACAACACGGACTGACAGTAAAATCTCCGCCAAGGTTGTTGATTGCAAGTGCACTGCTCAGATGTCTACAAAATTGGGTCATCCGTTTTGTTTAATTCCTGCCAGCATTTGTTTGAGCTTGCTGCTCTGTACATCGGCTACTACCTTGGGAGCATCCTGCGGCATGCTGTCAGTTACATCTTTTTGTACCATTTGACTTTTAGCTTTAATGCCTGCTAATATAGTGCTGCCTTGTGTTCCTGCACCTGATGCTGCTTCATCATCATCCAATCCAGTGATCCTCAGACTTTCCATGTCAAACTCCAAGTCAATCTTTTGCCCAACACCACTACTGCTTCTAGTTTTCATTGCTTGTATTTGATAGCGCCCACGTTCTTTCATTGCTCTACTTGTAAAAATACCAAACACATTGTCTGCTGTGTTAATCTTACTAATACCACCCGAAATATGCGAATGATCAAATTCAATTTCCTCAACAGCACTTCTGTTCAACTGACTTGCTGTAACAAATAATATGTTTAATTCACGTGCCAAGTTGCGCAGTTCTTCACTTACATACTTGTCTTTCACAAACAAATCATTTGGACTAACTTTTGCACTCACTGGCATAAGCAAGTCCAGGTAGTCAACCAACATAAAGTCAATATCTTTGCCTTGTTTAATACTAAGTTCTTTTACAAATGCACGAATATCGTTAACAGTGCTTTGTGCTGGCATGTATTTAATCTGCAGATTACCTGCTTTTTTGCCTGCCATCTTGACTTTCATTTCAACAGTGTCAATATCTTTAAACAACTGTTTGCTGGGTGTTCCAGTTAACATACTATCAAGTCGCATGGCTGTCAAGCCCTCACTAAGCTCCAATGTAATGTAAGTCCCATTGAGCCCAGCTTCCATCCAATTAACTGCCAAGTTTTGCATAAACAAACTCTTGCCCGATCCTGATCCGCCTGCAAAAATTTGTAGTTCGCCTCTATTAAAGCCGCCATACAACAGCTTGTCCAAGTTTTTCCAGCCTGTGCTGTTCTGTCCATTGTTGTCTTTAAGTGCCGACAGCCTGGCTTTGGGATCTTCAAAGTAATTTGTTCCCAAGTCTTTTGTTAAACTTATCTGCACAGCATCTTTGATTAGTTTTTCAACAGGCGAGTACTCGCCTTTTTCCAACAAGTCTGCACTTTGTAAAATTGCACGTTCAAGTTCTTGCCTGCGAGTAAAGCTTTCAAACTCGCCTAAAAACCAATCAGTGTGCCCACTGTTGAGATCGGGTATCTCCTGTAAATCAACACCGGTAACTGCCTTTACTTGCATACGGTCCGGAAGTGTTTTGTGCTCATTTGCATGGTCATAGATAAACTCAGCAGCTTCACGCAGATCTTTATCAAAATTTTCTTTGTTGAAAATGTTTTGTACACGCAAGTAACTTTGTGCATCTTGCATTGCCATTTCTAAGAATAATTTTTGTACTTCATATGTATATTCAGTCATACTTTTAATTTATTCCTTATTTGGTCAGCTACGTGTTTATGTGTTAGCGGCCCTGGATGTGATCCGTCCTCGGCTACGTCAAGTTTGTTTTTGTACATGCTATCCCAAGGATCGATCCACAAATCCCAATCTACCAATTCCATGTTGTTTTGCATTTGTTCAACAAATCTATCATGGTCACTGCTAGCATCCTGCACTAGTTTATTCATCCAGTCTATGCTGTCGCTCCAGCTAATCAATCCGTTAACAAACAACAGTTTTACATTGTGACTGCTTGCTTGATCTTGTAATATACGGCAAAAGTCTATTAGTTGCATTATATTACCATAATCGTGATTGAGCAACTGATATTGGACAATAAACTTGTCATTAGTTGATATTGCATCTTGAGTCGATCCAAAATAGATACCTCGGTCTGGTGCTGGGTAAACCCAATGCCGATGGACAGAACTCCATTGTACAATATATATATCAGCTAAGTTGTCAACAATTGCTTTGCTTGTGTGTAAAAATATTTTCAAGTTACTTGCGCCACCGCTAGCATCATTGATATGATCAGTTGCAATCAAGTTAGGATATATTCTAGCATCGGCTTTTTCGTTTGTAAAGCCAGCACCTTGGGTGATACTACATCCATTAAAATAGAACTTCATACTAGCCATCCTAGTTTTTGCATTGTAGGTTTTGCTGTAATATTAAAATAATGCTTGTTGCCAGCAGCACCATGATGCCCAAACCAGCCATATGTATCATAATCTACTGGTTCATTTATATGTAAGTTTACACTGTAGTATGTGTTTTTGCAAGTCTGAAATTGCGGTTTTTTTGTCTTTTTGATCAGAGTTTTTATTGTAGGCCAACTTGACTTTTCCATAAAAGGAGTAGACATAACACAAAACATAACTTTATCTAATAGAACATCCAATAACAATAATTCTTTTAACGCAGTAGCTTCGGCCCAACTATTGTCCCATCTGTCGATATTTTCTTTTTCAGTTTGGTGCGTTGGTATTTGCAACAAGCCTGTGTGACACAACTCGGGCTGTGTGTACTGTTGTTGCATAGCATGATTGTAAACTGTATAATGCTGCATCTTACCGGCTTCTCCTGCAAAGTGTGTAATTCGTCCCATTGGTGGCACTGCAACAATAATAAAATCATCACGGCTGATATCAGTATGTAGAATTGTATGAGAAATACTTTCAATGTTATTTCCGGGCCAACTATGGTTGTGTATTTCATCAACTGGCAACAACCCTGCGCAAAGAGCCCACCAACTATCTTGTGGATCAACACAAAAGTTGGGTGTAGTGTAGCTGTCACCAAACACATAAAGCTTACTCATTTAGTTTCCTTTGCAGTCTTTTCTTAAACATTTCAATTTTAATCTTGCTCGATTCGGCATGTTTGTGTATTTGTAGTAGTGTATTTACTACTCCATATTTCACAACTGCATCATTTACGTCTTTAACATCATCTGGCCATTCGGGTATGCTTACTTCAAACTTGTATTCAACTGCTGCGTCTATAATACTTAATCCTGCTTTGTCTTGGTCAGGAACAACAATGATCCTACGCTTCAGCTGTTTTAGTAATTGTGCTTGCTGTGGGCTAATAGTATCATGCATGACTGCCAAGCCACTAATGCTTAATGCATCAAAAATCCCTTCAGTGACAATTGCACTAGTCCAGTCTGCTTTTTGCAAGTCATACCCAAACACATACCCGGGTTGCTGGCTGTTAATAAACTTAGGTGTACGATTGTCCAAGTACCTCGAAGTATGTCCAACGATTCTATTTTTGTATGTGTATGGAACCACTATCCTATCTCGTATTCCACGTTTCTTGTCAACTAAAAACGGGTATTCTAACACTATTCTCCGACTTGCTAGATAGTCTGAATATCGTTGATGATCTGCATTGCCGGGATCAATTACTTCAACACCGTCCGGTACTTCAGTTTCATTGAACGCCACGTCTACATGGCGTATTTGATTGCGCTCTGCTGTTAAGTCTAGCAGACTCTTGCGTTTAAGACTTTCTAAATTAAGACGTTCAACATCAACACTGTCCACACCAAGCCATTCTAGAAAGCGTCTAGCTTTATAACTCACCGGCCTACCTGGAGTAAAGCTAGCAGTAAATCCGCAATTAAAGCAATGATAACTCCATTCATCGTCCTGTTGCCGTAGCCCGCCACGACTTCGTCGATCCGTTGATTCACCGTTGTGAATGCAACACGGAGCATTAAAACTAATCCATCCAGAACTAGTTACTTTATGCTTTGTAGGCAGATAGCTGAGTATGTCTAACATTATGCTATTATATTAGCATACTTTATGTGTTCGATCAAGTGTTTTGATATAATTTCATGCCCTTTTTCATTCGGGTGCCCTTTTGCAGCAAAAAGTCCAACTGATAATTCTTTCTGTTTAGATTGAAGGATCCCCCGCCAATTCATTCCAGGATAAAGTAACGTAGATGATTGTGTTTTCCAATTATTTTCCAGCACACTAAACTGTAATAATTTTGCACCAGATTTGTTAGCAAAATGATCAAACAAATTAATTGTTTGACGAAAATTGTATTCGCTCCAGCTTCGATGATAGCTCATTCCTAGCCATAATTTTTGTAGCTTAAACCAGTTATCATCAATATCAGGATTGGGTTGTGTTAACCAAGTTCCGTGCATGTGACGATTCCATGGAGGATCTTTACTGCTCACTTCGTGCAACGGATTAAACCAACTTTGTCTGCTACTATCAGTTAATCCTACTAGCCACAACGAATCCTGTAGATCTTGGTTGTTATTATTTAACAACCAATCCACTGTCCAACGCATGCTTTCGAGGCTGCTACCAGGAAATGCTAGGTTTTCTAATTTAACACCGTAATGATTAGCAACAAGCCCGGCGTAACAATGATCTAACCGATATTTTGTATTTTCAGTATAATGATCAAGTATTCCTTTATCTGGATGTGCACTGAATTGCGGATCCAATAGTTCGTCACCATAAGTCCAGCTATCGCCAAATGCTATAATTCGTTTAATAGCCATGTAGTACCTTTTATCTATAGAGAATTTGAGTAATTTTTCCGCTGTTTAATTTTACTTCTGGTACTGTTATATATCCTTGCCCGGTGGTAACCAACGAAATACTTGATACTGCATTAGCTGCAACTGTAGCTGTAGCTGTTGCGCCTGTTCCTCGGCCACCTTCGATGTCAACATTAGGATTACCAGTACCATACCATTCAACACCGCCGCCATTTAATGAAATGTTACTAACACGCCCGTCAGCAACTTCTGCAACTGCACTTGCACTATACCCATATTGGTTAATTTCAAAACGCACCCAATTGTGTGTGCCATCAACGTTGATGTAATCACGTGTGTCTTGATTGCTGTACACTGTTTGTGATCCGATATCATACCACGGCCCGAGTTGCGAATCACTGCCTTGTGCTTTTACATTACCAGTAAAGTTGTCAAAGTCAAGTTGAAAAGTTGTCAATGTATTGTCTGCTGTGTATGCTATACTGCTATAATTTCTATCATTGTTTGCTGCTGGTGTATTTTGCTTCAATGGTGAAGGTACTTCGAGTATTGCACTCTCTACATAGTTTGGATAAACACTGTCAACAATATCCACTTGTCCTCTACCACTAGAATACGCATCAGTAAAGACTGCTTCAAACAATTCGCCACTTGCTCTTTCCAAACTCCAGCTAGCAGTCTGAGCTTCAATACTACTCAACAATTCGTGTGATAAAACCACTTTGGCACGACCATATGCTGCTGACAATATGTCCAAGTCCTTAACAGCCAGTAATTCCTCGCCGTCGGTGCTCATCATTCTGAATGTGATCGTGCTACCTGAAATGTTTACAGGCTTTTGATCTTGGTTGATAAATTCAAAAAGAATAACATTATCAACTCCTAGGTTCACTTTAAGTTTCTTTGCATACACCGGTTGCCATCTCCTTTGAAAATACGCACCACTGGTGTCGACTAATAACACCTGTTGCTTTTGTTGATATAAATACACAGTGGTAGAATACATTAATTATAACTCCAATACAAGGTATTTATGGGCGTAGAACTCTTCCAAAAGATCGCTGAGCGATATCCATTTATTACGTTTTGTACATATGCAAAGAACGAATATGTCGGCGTGGTTCAAAATCGAGATGATCAAGTTACAACTATATACGATTTTGGTAGCATAGTAAACGATCAACAAAAACGAGATTTTATCGAACTAGCATCGCAGTGGTGGTGGGAAAGTAATCGCAGTATACCTATCAACATTTTTCTCAAAAATGATTGGGATCAATTTAGGCCTTATCTCAGAACATTTATCAACAAGGACTTGGATATATTGCTTGGGCCTGCAACAAGTTTAGCAGAACTGTCACGTAAGAAAATTAAACGCCGTAGTATTACTCTTGTTCGCAGAGTAGATTAAGATGCAATGCTACTAGTGTTGCATAGCTAACAGCATGTGATTTCTTAAACACAAACCCATCACTACTATCACCATCCCACACACTAGCAAACACTTCATCCCATGGCTTGTTTTTCAGGTGTGCTTTACCGGGTCGAATAATAGATATAAATGCAGCCATACGCTGTATGTTGTCTGGGCGCATTTCATTGAGTAGTTGTGTATAGTTACCTACATGCACTAGCTTTTGTGCAAGCTCGTTGTTAGTCCACATCAAGTCCCATTGGGGTTCTTTTGCTAACAATTCGTCATAGTGCTGCTGATCTCGTATTGATGTGTACACACTCATGTTAAGAAAGTCTAGTTTAAAGTATCCACGACTTTCAGCTTCGTCGTATGTTATACTAGCACAATTGTTTTTTGCATCATACGGAACAGGCGTAACATATACACCGGAGTTATGACGTCGACCTTGTTCGTTTTGCCTAGCAGAAGTACATTGAATTAAATCAATGATTGCTTGCCTGTCAGCAAAGTCAATGTCGACGTCTGCACTCATACTAAGTCGCGAATAAACGAAGTAATATTTGCCACCAAAAACAACCCTGCTGCATATGTAAACCATTGCCCAAGATTAACTGCTGGCAGCTCTGCAACATAAATTGCTTCGCCGAGCACAACACCGCCGTTGTACAGTGCATAACATGCACCTAGATATGCAGCTACTTTTATTACACTAAGATAAAACTTTTTGTCTTTATGCTTAGGTTTTACTTGAACTTGTGAAATCTTTGGTCGAGTTAGTCCCATTGGTATCTCCTTTTGTTGCTTTACTTATAACACATGTAATACAACTTGTCAACCTTTACCAGCCTGCTTTTTTAAGTATTTCTTCTGCATACGCTTTGTCATCTGGATAATCTTTAAACTTTTTCTGCCAGAAGTCTGGATCAATCCAAGGCCACACTATCTTAATCTGATCACCGTTCATGTTTTCAAGATAGTCTTGCCCAGACTTGCTGTTAAACAATAACCACGGACTAATGCGCCCAGTTGATATTGCAAATGCTACAGTGTTTTCGTTTCCATATCGTAAAAAGTCGTGTGCTGGATTGCCAGTTTTGTCACTCCATTTCATGCTGTACTTGATACCACGCTCAAGTGCATCTTGAAGTGCTTCACGTTTTATATATTGTTGCAAGTATTCATCATACAATGCTTCTTTACACCAGTGATCTATCTTTTTATTATTTGAAAGCAACCAGTTTAAAAACTTGGGCACATTTATAGCATTAATGGCTTGGCAATATCTTCCCCATGTTACAAACGCTTTGTAGTACGGACTTTTAGCAAAATCTGCAAATGTTTTTATTTTAGCACTGCCTTGTGTTGTTTCATAGAAACGCAAATAGGCTTGTAAACCTATTTGTACACCTACTTCTTTTTCTTCTTGAAATCTCTTTTTTGGTTCACACAGATGAACAGACAAACTGTTTTCACGTTTGAACTCACGCTTGCAATATTTGCAAACATAGACTTCACTTTTTGTCTGCGGTGCCGCTGTCACGCATGAATTCCTTTAGCTCTTTGTTGGTTATTAACTTACTTAGTAAGTCAATTTCATCTGCTTTCATTGCTGGATACAACTCCATCAGCGTTTTCTTTGCTATGTTGTTGCCTTTGTCTTTTTTCTTAGGTGCAATCCACTGATGCCTGTGATTTCCCATACCCGGACTAACACTTGTTGCACACAACCATTGTAGTTTTGGATGCTTGTTGATATCAAAGAAATGCTTGTTAAAACGCTCGTTGCAGGATATCAAATAATATTCTTGTAGTTCGCTGCTTCCTTGCACACTGCTTCCCCAGCGTATCATAAGATAGTTTGAAAACTTTTTACGCTCTTCGTCAGTGAGACTGTCATAAAAGTCTCGATCTTTACTATCAAAGCAACGCATTTCGTTTGCTATGTTAAGCTTGTCACTCATTAAAATGCCTGCGTGATGTCAACAATTTCACAGTTCCTAGAGATATCTTTAACAAAGTATACACAACGGGGATTAGGGCTGTCGTCAATTGGCACTGCCAACATCTGTCCGTTCTTCAACTTTGGCACATACCAAGTTACATCTTGATACACATCAACAATCTCAATGTTTAGGTAAGTAGGAGCAAAACTAGTCAACGGATTAAATTCAAAGACCTTGAATCCCCTGTCGTTGATACTAGTAAGTGCTAACATTTCTAAGTCGCCCACATCTGGCTCTCCAATCAACACTTGCCAGTCAATGGGCATTTTCATAGTAGTGTTACCAATTTTAAGCACTAGTGCTGGACTATTAAACGTTTCTAGGAAAATCAACGGAATGTAAAAATGATCTGCGTTTGCTGGATCGCTGTTATCAAAGATTGCAAAACGCATATCGTCGATTTCTTCTGGCAATGCATCCAACTCGAATACAGTATTATCTAGTGTTAATATTTTCATAGTTTTTTACATTCTCTATTATTGGTATTTAAATTTTATGTTACTAGTATACACGGTGTTATTAACATTGTCAATCATCCCGGATGAATCCTAGTAGTTTTTTAAAAGAGTCCAAGTCCTTGTACTCAAGTGTTGTTTGCTTCCATTGTCCGTATAATGTCTTTATTGCATTCAGTTCATCTATGCTCGGTGTACGGCCAATTATAGTGCATGTTTTTATGAATTCTACTTTAAAATCTTTCCAATCTCCTAAAAAGTTTTTTAATTGAATTTTATGCACATCGGTGTTACGAAGCATTTCTTGCCCGTTTTGAAACCAGTTTGCCTGTAGCGAACTATCTTTGTATAGTGCATTCATATACGCCCATTCAAAGTGATCGCCTGTGTCTATGTAAAAATTGTAGACTTCATCATCTTTCCCTGCCAAATCGTATAGGTTTGTGTGCGAATGACTATTAGTTACAGGATGCCCAAATACAATGTATACAGCATCAGACAGCAAGGTAGGGTCATGCACTACACGATCTACAGAAAATTCAAAGTCGCACCAGTTTCGGGTATTAAAAGATTTATTAATCACAGATGTATAATCTAAAATTTTAAGCTTGTTGCTAGCTGTTAACTCAATATCATCGGGCATTGAATAACAATGTGCATTATCTAATAGGTTCAAGCATCTAGAAAAAAAATTACCACAAGCCCCAGGCAAAAATGCTATCGACACATATTTCATTTGGCTTCACTCATTCCACTTTAACTTTTCTACAGTAAATGGATAGTTTGCTTCTTTGTAAAATTGTTTACGTTTAGTTAAATGCCTTTTGGCAAATCTACAAGTTGACGTTATATCCCAAATTTGCACATGGTCTTTGTCTTCTGCTTTTCGAATACCACGGCCAATACTTTGTATAACCCTTACAAAACTTTTACCTGGCTCTAGTAGTACAAGATTAAAAATACGTGGTAAATTAATACCCACAGCCGCAACACCGTATGTTGCAATAATAATTTTACCAGTTGATGTGGCTATTTCATCATACTCGTCTTGGCGTTCTTTGGATTTGGTTGCACCACTTACAAATACAGCGTTGTCTCCTAGTCTGCTTAACAGTTCTTGTCCTGCTGATATTCTGTCTACTAGCACAAGAGTATTACCGGTTTTGTTTACTTCCAAAACTACTCCGGAGATTGTGTCTAGTCTGCCCTTGTCTTCAAACAGATATTTTAGTTCACTTTGATAGTTTGTAAACTCAGCATTGTCTACTAGCTGCACCACATTCACGTGGCAGTTTGCAAGTACACCTTTTTCCTGTAGCTCACTGGCTGCAAGTTGATTGATCACTGGGCCCAGCCCAACGTGCAGTGCTTGAAATTCAAATTGTTCTTTGGGCACTGTGCCTGTTAGTCCCCAGCGCAGCGGTATCTGGCTCATTACGCCGGTTAGCAGTGTTTTTAGTGCATCTGCTTTTGCCATGTGCACTTCGTCAACAATAACAGCCACAACGTCCTCTAAGAACTCGTGTATTGTAATATCTACTTTATGATTCTTGGTATTCTTTAGCAACACGTTTAAACTTTGCCATGTGCAAATTGTGTGCTTGTGTCCAAATTCTTTTCTGTCACCATAAAACACACCTACATCTAATTGCATGTTTATGTAATCTGCTTCAGTCTGTGTTACCAGACTTTTGTTTGGAACAATAATAATACTACGCCCGTAATTTTCAACACGTTCGCTCAGTGCCGCAGTCATGATAGTCTTGCCTGCACCTGTTGCAATTTCTTGTATGCACTGAGGATTTTCTAAAAATCGATTTACAATTTCAACTTGATAGTCACGCAGTTTAACTGACTGCCCAACTGCTGGATGATTCTTTGGCCAAAGTATATCAGCATACGATTCTTCAGTTACTGGCTCGAACTTGAATGTGGTTTGATATTCTCTATTGTCTTGGACTTCGATGTCGTAGTTAAAGTCTTCGAGTATAGGAATAATGTCAGGTAGCAGGTTTAAATATGTACTGCCGCCCATTTGAAAGTATGCAACTTTGCCGTCCCAGCGGCCTAACCGAACTGCTGGCAAGTATCTTGCATGTGGCACATCATACTTAAAAGTATTAACCAGCTTCTTGCGAACATCCAGTTCTAAGCCAGTGATTTTTAAGTTAACTTCATCATTTATTACTAGTGTTGCTGTTCTCATAATGTATTATACCACATTTTTTCCATATAGTCAAGATATATCGGTTAATAAACAAATACTGATTGTATGTTGTTGTAGTTTTTTAAGTTGTCTAAAACTAATTGTTTGTCGTCATACCTTAACTGTGCTATTTTAATATGCCCAGTGGTTAGCTCAGGGTCGCCCCAACGGTAGCCCTTATCATTGAAGTACGCTGCATTAGCATCATAAAATTCTTTACATTTATGAATAAAAAAGTTGTCAGTGTTATCATAAAAACCAACTTGAAAGTCTACGCTGTAGTGCAAATTTGGAACAAAATCATGATGGTGGTCGTCGTCATCAATTGCTAGTGCGTCCAAAGGCTTACCGACATCGGCATACAGAGTGTACATCCCGCCGAAGTCAACAGTGTTTACAAATAACTTATAATCCTCTTCAGTAAAACGTTCAGTCTTTGGCAAATCAAAGTACACCACTCTAAGTTTTGGATCAAGCCGTGCATGCCCTTCGCAACGATGTACAGTTTGATTGATGTGGCTGAGGCACTGTCGTAATTGATTTCCCTGTTCAGTCTGAAAAATAGGATTAGTTTGCCAAGTATCTAATTGTCCATGATGCAACTCAAATACACTGTGCAGGTAATTCAAGGTATCTTGATCGTTAATGTCAGAAATATTTCTAGTAAACATACCCGGGTGTATATTATTACAGGTGTTGATATTTTGATTTAAAAAATCAACTGTATACTGTGCATTCCATTGATCATTGAGATTGTACAATGCCCAAGGTTCACTGATGTTATCCTGGCGTTGTTGTGCATGTAAGAATCTATCAATCCATTTTGACAGAAAACTACTAGAGATTAAATCAAAGTTCAGATCATAAGTATCTTGATGATTGTCTTTTTTACTAAGTCTAACAGTTATGTTCTTCATATAATCTCGTTTTTCTTTTAAAAGGGCGGGCAGTGCATGATGCAACTGCCCGCCAAGTGCTAGATCGCCTAGGAGCTAGATATCTGGCGATCTACTTCACCTACGGCGCATAACAGTGTTCTCTGCAAGTTCTTTCCAATTCGGAGATACCTTTGTAAGATCAGCTATTTTGAGTGCCATACGTAAACTCATTTCACGTAATGTTTCTTTTTTGTCGTTCATAAAGCCAAGTATTGCGTTTTCTTGTTCTTTAGATATATCGTACCCATTAAACAGTTCGCCTGTGTTGCAAATTTGTTTGATGCGCAGATATTTGTCACGCATTGTATCTAGTGTAAGATCTAGATAGTGGCAACGGCTTTGCAATGCTTCGAGGTGATCCTGCATTTTTTTGCTGCGAATGTTTTCAAACTTAACGTTGGTAATAAAAATAACACCGCCTTTGAATTCAAACTTGTTTGGAATACCTTCTGCACGAAGTTTTGCACTATCTGCATTCCAATGCAGTACACGCTTCTTACCACTGTCCAGTGCAGCTTTTAGGATGTTGAGACTGAGCTCATCCATTAGCACACTGTCACAGTCATCAAATACCAGCACATGATTCTTGTCTGCGTGTTCATATAATTTGGCATACAATCCTAGTGCAGTCATTGCACCTTTAACTACTTCATATTTGATACTGCGCCCAGCAATAGCATCCATCATCGAACTTTTGTCTAGTTCTTTTTCAACACCGTATGATTTACCCACACCCGGAGGTCCAGTTACAATCATTGCACGAACATCGCCTGCGATAACCGCTTTGGTCATATCGTGTAAGATATCAAATCGAGTTTCGATGCGTTTCATTACTGCATCATCAGATTCAAATTTAATTGTTTCTGCTTGTTTTTGCTTTAGTTTAGGCATTTCTAGCTCCTTACAGTGTTTGCTTTTTTAGCTTATGTATAACATTATAAGATAGTTTTATTGTGCTGTCAACCTTTTAGTTAACAATATAGCAAATAATTCCAACAAGTGCAATTAAAGACATAACATCGGAAGTAAATTGAATTGCTAAATTTTTAAATAAACTCGTCATTTTTTACCTTTAGGGCCAGGATTTGCTTTTGGCCGACCTCGCTTGCGTTGCCACGGATTTATCAAAAGTTCTTCAGTGCGAGCATTGGGTTCACACACTGTGATTTCGTTGCCCTTGGCTAGCCATTCGTCAATGACCTCTTGCGGAGTGGGTTCATGATTTGACAATATATTTTCCTTTCTTTTTTTATCTTATACAATAATCATTGCTATTGCAATTATAGGAATTACAATAAATGCAACAGTTAGCGATATGTGTATGATTTGCCATATAACTTTATTCATCTGTGTTAACTCTTTTTGCATTTCATAATCATGTCATGTGCATCAGTGTATGTACTCATATCATTGACTAGTGCATCAATACTGTCAAGTATAACCAACTCAACTAGTACAGCAACTTCGTCCCTTTGCTTAGGTGGTAATGTAACAACCCAATCAAGTAGATCGCTTTCTTTATCTACAGACCAAATTTTATCTAGTAGATTTTTTTGATATTGTGATAATCCATCATTTAGCATTATTGCGTTCCTTGAACATACGCTTGAGTACATATTTGTGTTTGTTAAAGTAATAGGTGTCGTCGTAACAAACTAACTCGTTGGTCCAGTTGTAAATTTCATCTTTGTGTTCAAACCACTTGTCTTGACAAAATTTCCTAAACTTTGAAATTTGCATATTTGTACACTCCTGCGTTTATAGTAGTATACTAGCACAGTGCAACAGCAATGTCAAGAAAAAAGCACCCGCAAAGGTGCTTTTAACTTAGTTTATGTGTTATTCTTTACCAAGCGGACCATTTTGCTGGGCATCTGGCTGAGCACGTAAATACATCGCCTGCTTCTAGCCCAAAGAACCAACCAAGGTATGTTGGAGCATCGCTAGGTCCTGTTGGTATATACCCTTCTGCAATCACTGGGGCAGATCCATTAATTAAAATGTTGCTTCTATCTGCAAAGTAATCATTTGGATCATCATCAGAAGTAAGTGTAGCATAACCCGGCCATGGATACGGTTTTAAAAACCCTGCGCCTACTAGATTAAAGCTCTCAGTGATACCTTTACTGCCTAATGATGCATCTTCGCTGTTTACTCCATCTGTGCTAAACCACAATGATCCGAGATTTAACGAACCCGAATTAACTGTTACACTTAATGTGTGTTCATGTAACGCACCGTCATCGTCATCTTCAAATGTCCAGGTTCCGATTAACTCGAAGCCTTCCTCATCATCTGGGCCCGGGCCAGCCCATACGCCATCTCTGGTAACCGGAGTCACTGCACCTGTTTGCACTTCTGCGCCGTCCCAGAGGATGGTTAAATCTGCTGTTGATACACTTGTACCTAACAATTTTACTGTTCTTAATGCCATATTTATTTCCTAAACTTGTTTTACCTAGCCCGCAGTATTAGGCAGGCCGCTGTAGTGCGTAGCCTTGCCCGGTAATTGTACTAACACTACCCAACTGCGGCCGTTGTAGTGTTTGTGTTATTATAATTGTATTTAGCACCAATGTTGAGATATTATATTATCTTTAACTTCATGCGGTTTTGGATTTCCGTGAAATATTAGCACACTTGCTTCTGGCGGCACAACACTTGCAGCACCAGGGTCCTTATGTTTTCTATATCGAAAATCATATCCACCTTGCATTACTTGCCATCGATAACTGAGAATCTGATCAGAATTATAAAACGCAACATTGTTTTTTACTTTTTCAAAAATGTAGTCTTGGTCTCCGTGCCACGGGCATCTTGGATTATTAATAATCGAGTTTGGATCGAATTCATTGTATACATGTGCATAGTCCTTTGGATCAAACCACATTACACTACTGTTGATTGCCCATTTGCTACTTTTCATAAGATATTTAAAATCTCGTGCGGCCCAAAATTTATCTTTGTTAACTTGCCACAACCAATCGATATTCCCTACAATGACAGTATCAAGATCAAAGTACAGCATTTTTCCTTGATCTTTTAAACAGTTTTGTGTGTTAAAGAGTTGTATCTTGTACCACCAACTGCGCTTAGGCCCCCTAACACCATCCCATTCTTCTAGTGCATGCTTGATGTAAGGTGCAGGTACGTGACGTGTACTTTCTGTGTACACATGCATTCTAACACTGGGTGTTAGGTTGCGGCATAGACTATTATAAAGTCTATCTACATATGTCCAGTCATACAGTGTGTCATGTATTAAACATGCACAATCTATCACATCATCCACTCCAGTGAGTCGCTTAATCTTTTTAGCCATAATCCTTGTTCTATTTCTGGCACAGTGTATTCAGTGTGGCATATTTCTACAAACCATTGTTCTCTGTCCACTGGCTTAGGGTGTTCAATATTCTCCAAGTGTGTACTAACTGGATGTGCAAGACTGCTCGAATTGGTTAGCACATTTGCGCCAGCAATTGCTGCACTAATGCCAGGGCCGCTACAGTGATTTACTACTGCATGATATCCGTAGTCAATGTTGTATTTGTCATAAGTGTCGTCCACTCGTATAGGTTGTTCCATTGTGCAGTTAGCAAAGTTTTCCAACATAAATCGATGTGGGGGGATAAATGCAGGACTGCGTGGATGCGGCCTAACTACTATTGGCCGGTCTGTATACTTGCGTAGATGGGCAATAGTCTCTCTAGTCCAAGTTGGAAGATCGGGCATGTTTTCCCATTGCAAACTTTTACGATGCTGCAATGCTATCAAAATACCATCACTTTGTTGTGATAACTTGCTTAGTTTTAATCCCAGGGCAGCTGGCCTATCCCAGTCTAAATTTTGTTGATGTCCGTAATAGCCAGTGGCATTGATATTGTTAATTGCTATCTTCCATGTTACCTCACGATCGAGTGCCCCAACATCAATCACAATAACTGGTTTGTTTTGGCTGCGATAATGGTCGTATACTTGTTTGTTCTTTGCCATACGCCCATTCCACAGTACACTCCATATTACAACAGCATCACAATCTAAACTATTTTCAACTGGCGTTATACCTGCTGCTCTACAACTACTGAGAAATGCTTCCAGCACTGTAGAGCTGTTCAGTGCACACTGTTCTGGATAATATGCTATGTTAATGATCATGGTTATAAATACTCGTATGAAACGTTATACAGTAGTTACCACATTTCATCAGGAGGGCTTGGAATTGTACGGCCAGCGGATGATTGATTCATTTGAGCAGCATTGGCCCGACAGTGTCGATATGATTGTTTACACAGAAAATTGCACTCCAAGAATAACCAAGAAAAATATACGTTGTGTTGATCTACTTAGTGTTAGCAGCGAGTGCAAAAGTTTTGTTGAAAGACACAAAAACAACCCGGAAGCACACGGTGGATTAGGTCCTCACAATCAAGGGGAATGGAGTGAACGCAAGCACTTTAAATGGCAAGGTGTGAGATTTTGTTACAAAGTATTTGCAGTACACCACGCAGTAAACACGGTTGACAGCGATTGGATTATTTGGTTAGACGCAGACAGTCACACCCATAGCCCATTAAGTGTTGAATTTTTAGACAGCATTAGCCCAGATGATTTTATTGCAACCCACCTGGGACGGACTGATAGATACCACAGCGAATGCGGATGGGTAGGGTACAATCGTCAACACCCATTGGGCATTGAGTTTGTTAATGACTTTGCCGGAATGTACATCAACGACACCATGTTCAATGAACGTGAATGGCATGATAGTTACTTGTTTGATGTGCAGAGAAAACATTATCGAGATAGCAAAGGTGTAAGCTTTTATGATCTCAATCCCGAACCTGATACCAAGGGACTAGCAGGGCACCCGTTTATTAACAGCAAGCTAGGAATGTATTTGGATCACATGAAAGGTGATCGCAAACAACGTGGACACAGTAAAGCAAAAGAAGTTAGACTGCACAGCGACCACCCGTACTGGAAGAAGATTTTAAATGTATGAAAAACACAGCTGGTGGTTTCCAGACCAAGATACACACTTTGTAGAAATGCTGGATAAGAATATACACAAAGGTTTTGAGCCAGTGTATCAAGAACCTGTGCGCAATAAAAGTTTACGATATGTAAAGCAAAAAAGTGTTGCACTTGATATTGGGGCAAACATTGGCTTGTGGAGTAGGGACCTTGCACTGCATTTTACAAAAGTTATTGCATTTGAACCAGTAAGCGACTTTCGTGATTGTTTGATTAAAAATGTTGTTAACGGCAATATAGACATTCGACCTTATGCACTAGGGCCAGAAGACACAACCATTGACATGGTTGTTACCGAAGGTAACACTGGCCACAGTCATGTTGACAACAATACAATTGGCAGCGGATCCATTGACATGCGCAAGTTGGATAGTTTGAAATTTGATGCTGTTGATTATATTAAAATTGACTGTGAAGGATATGAGCTATCCATACTACAAGGTGCAGAGCAAACTATTAAACATCATCAACCTGTGATTGTAGTTGAACAAAAACTACACAAAGATACCGGCATAACCAAAGAAACACAATATGGCAGTGTTGAATTACTAAAAAGTTGGGGCATGATTGAACTGGCCAGAGTGAGAAACGACTGTATACTAGGCTGGTAAGTGCGGTTCAAAGTGTCGATATATTTCACCATTTTGACTTTGTGCAATAGTCCAATGTGCTTGACATAAATTATTCAACCACTGTTCTCTGTCCGGCATTTGAGGATTGTTAATATTTCTAGTATTATGATTTGCAACGTCCCAAGTAACTGCACTTTCTTCATTGATAAATGTTGGTACACCTTCCAATACACTCAATACACTGCTCGAGCTGTTGTAAAATACCGCAGCCCTGGCGCCCTTAACATCTTGTTGAAGTGTGCGCTTGGTACTATCAACAATGTCAACGTGTTGTTGTCGGCCGATTAATTCTGCCCATGGTTTGTCCATAGTACCTGGATGTGGGCGTATTTTAATAACAGTGCCAACTTGACTGCGTATAATTTTTAATGTTTTTTGTAGCCAAGCTATTTGGTCAAATCCTTTAGCATTCCAGCCGTTATCACGCTGCAAGCATAATAAAATATGATCACCATAATTTTTCCACGGCTTTAATTCAAGTCCTAATGTATCACGCACCATATGCCAGTGATTATGATTGCTGTTACTGTTAGCATATTCACCTTCGTTGTAAAACACACTGTCAAGGCTGTAACGCAACCACATGTTTTCGTGCTCATTGTGAAACTTAAAGCAACTTCCATCAATGCTCATAACTCTGCCGCCAATTGCCTTTTGATGATTAATAATAGCTTCTCTATGATAAATGTGCGGACCACTATAGCTCATACCGACCCACCCAATGATTACTGCTAGTTTTGCACGATGTAATTGCCGATCACGCAAATTTTCATCAACCAACACACGGGCACCACATTGTCTTGCGCCGTCTGCAAATGCTCGCATGATCTGTACTTTAATATTATGATTGCGAATCTTCGGAAGACTGCTCAAGTACACAACAACATCATAATCCCACGTCATCTGCTGTAGTTCTCCTGCAAAATATGCCAGGCGGTGCCTTCCTGCATTTCTTTAGGTGTAAATTGATTGTATGCTAAATTGCAACAAAGATTTCTAACTTCGGGTATAGACGGCATGTAAGGAGTTGCAATTTTCTTTAAGTCTGTGTTAGCCAATGGCTGCGCTGCATTTGGTCCCATTGTGAACACAGGCTTTCCAAATATCAATGCTTCTACCGCAGCAATACTGTTGTAAGTTACCAAACAGTGCACATCTTGAGATAGTGCCATTTCCATTGTGTCCACATTAACACGAGCATGTCGGCTTTGTTTTTCCCTGACTACAATAGGCCTGTCAGTGTGCTGTTTAATTTCGTTGATTGTTGTTTCTACCCATTCTGTTAAATCTACACCCCAATAAGACAGTGCTTTTTGACTAGGAGGACACAGCAAGATATTTCTCCCTGGAAGATGTCTGTTAATTGTAACACCTGTTTTGAGAAATCTATCATCTTGGCACTGTTGGTATAATGGTGCACTATATTGCAATGCATTTTTAGTAATTCGGTGATATTTTTTATGCTTGCCGTTGCCAAAATAGCCAGTGTCAATGTAATAAAAATCTCGCTTTTCTTCTAAGCATCTATGTATTACTTTCTTTTTAGCAATACCTCTTACTACAACCGGCACTGACAAATCAGTTAATTCTACGTGCTTGCTTGCTCCAAACACTCCGTTGGACCCTAATAAAAAACTCTCTACTATTACATCCAACTTTGATTCTCCTTTTGGTTGAGTAACGCCAGCATCAACAATGCCCATACAGCCCGGGGTATTATGAGATTGTATTATACGTTCAATGATGTTGTCCATACTGTCTTCGTTAAATATACCAAAAGGGTCACGGCGTAGTTTTAATAAATCTTTAATATCATTTCTAATGTCTTCGGGCAGTGTTAAATCACTTGCACTAATTGTGGGATTGTTTAACGTTTCCAAATATTCGTCATGATAGGCATTCCACACATTAGCATACGCACAATCTTCATAATTTTCAAACCATGGGCCTCCTTCAGTGTAGTGCAAAAGTTTAGGGCTACCGTCACGAGGTTCTACATACCAGTCAGTTAACCAGTTCCATTCAGGGTTAACTGCGCCAATTTCTCTGTCTTTAAGCCAGCTAAATCTATGCAAGTATGCACCTGTTATATCTGGGGCGTTAACAACATCAACAGTTATTTTTTTATTGGCCTTGTGTGCGCAATTCCACACAACCATGCTGCTCCAATTTTTACGTGGATAAACTGTTTGTTGTTGCCCGTCCATCTTTACACCTTCTTTAGGAGTGTAATCATGTTGAACGCAAGTTACTGCTTTTTTAGGATCAACTTCCTCAATGAGTTTGGCAATATCGTCCACTAGTATCATATCACTATCCATAAAGATAGCAGTACCTTTATAGTTGTTAAGTACTGGTACTAAAAAACGAGTGAACGTAAATTCTGTACTTGCAAGTTTATCAACTTCGCGACTATAAAATCCACGCATGCGCAAATCGTCTTGTTTTAGAAAGTGTATGTCCACCGGAATAGTTGCATGTTTTAATATGCTGTGGCGGCACACGTCAGCAGCAATAGGTTCGCGACTGTCCCATCCAATGTAAATTGTAAGAATATCTTCCATTAGTCTCTTCTTTCAATGTCTTCTTCACTGAGTTCGGTACCCATCCAAACTTCAATTACTTTAGCAGTAACATTGCCGACATTAGTTGCTTTGTGCCAAGTGTGTGCAGGAATATCAATACTTTGTCCCGATGTATATAATATACTTGACTTGTCGCCATTGGCAAACTCTAAATCCATACGGATATCGCCTTCAACTACATGCCAATGTTCACTACGTATAAAATGTCTTTGGTCACTCAGCGGAGTTTCGGTCCCAAATGCAAGTTCCTTTACTGCCCAACCAGGGCCATTATGCAACACTGTGTAACTTCCCCATGCACGGTGCGTTGTAGGTTGACTCCACTCTTTGAGTATCCAACTACTGCTATTCTTTTTATCTTCGCCGCCAACACCAAATGCAAACTCTACATCCGAATAAATCATTTCTGGAATATTATCTTTAGTTCTGTCACCGCCGTTGGCAAATACAATTTTTGTTTTGTTGCTTGCTGTAGACAGCAATTGAAAAATTGCACTGCATGCTGTGTCGTCGTTGTCATTGAACCCAATAACTTCATCTACACATGCTAATTCTTTAATAATAGAACAGCGCTCTTCAAAGGACATAAAAGGGCGACCTTTTTTACGTGCGAGCCATTCATCGCTATTAACTCCTACAACAAGCTTGTCGCCAAGTTCTCTTGCTGCCTTAAAATATGCTATGTGCCCGCTGTGAAGTGGATCAAACCCCCCTGTAACTAATACTACAATCATAGTTGATATCCTTGATTTCTTGTTTTAAATGTGTCTACAGCGTGTGTTATTAAATTATGCAATCCCATATGTTTCACCTTCGTGTCGCATGCCATTGAACACTGTGGTCTTAAATTTATTATTATCACTGTTTATTGTAGTAAAAAAATCTAAGTCTAGATCTAATTTTTCTATTAAATTAATTATTGCTCTTGTGTCCTTGGGCAAACACATCCCGCCGTATCCGCGTAGTTCATTGCTTACATCAAGATACATATCACCCGCTCTGCCTGTTAGAATATAAGCATCTTTGACTCGTGTATAATCACTGTCTAACTTCTGACAGATTTCATAAAACACGTTAGCAAATGTAACTCGTGTAGCAGCATACAAATTTAGATAGTATTTGAGTATCTCAGCTTCATTTGGATTTAATTGTACAGTATGCACCGGATAATGCCCGTGTGCCTTTACAACAGTTTCGTAAACATAATTGTCTTTGGTTCCTACTGCTAGCATTTTATGTTCATTAATAAAGTCGTGTTCTGCACAACGCTCTCTTATAAATTCTGGAACAAAACAAATCTGTCTATTTGTATATGTGTCTAGCATACTTTGTGTAAAGCCCGGAACAGTACTACTTCTAATAGCAATTATACCGTTGTAATCTATGCTGTCTAACTCTTGTATTACACTCTTGACTATGTCAGTATTGCAGTCACCATTGGGCTTACTAGGTGTAGGCACACAAATAAATGTACACTCTGTATCTTTTACAATATTAATTGATGTATCAAATTTAGTGTCGTGCACAAATACATTGTGCCCTAGTTGCTCAAAGCCTACTTTGTTTGCTTTGCCTATTACACCTAATCCAATAATTCCTAATTTCATTTTAAGTTTGCCTCAACTGTATATTTTAATCCAGCGTGTAGATCTGTAGTGGGCACCCATCCTGTTAGTCGTTGCACCTTTGTAATGTCCGGCATACGTCTGCGCACACTACCTTCTGGTGCAGGAAACTTTTTAATAGGCTGATCAACTCCCATATTATCTAGTATAATTTGTGCTAGGGTGAGCACATCAACTTCTTCGTTACTACCAATGTTAACTATTTCTCCACGTGCTGCATCTGTAAACATCAATGCTACTAGTGCATCACAAAAGTCCTTAACGTACAACCAGCTGCGTGTGTTGTCGTATCCGTATAGTTCTACGACACCTGTTTTCACTCTATCAATAAATTCATCAACAAAGTGATTAATTTGGCGAGGACCATATATGTTGTTAGGTCGTACTATAATCCAATCTAGTCCGCTTGCAATACATGCTTGCTCACCGAGTGCTTTTGAATTAGCATAGCTCCATCGAATATTTGTAACGTCGGACACCACAATAGGACACGCTTCGTCTGTTGGTATCTTGTAGTTAAAGTAGTCAGTTGCTCCTGCAATACTTTCTGGTGTGCCAGTGTATACTATTAGCGGGCGCAACCCATCTTTGTTTCTGTAGTAGTCTAATATGTTAAGGGTAGGAATAATGTTGTCATTGATAACTTCAAACCCTTTGGTGTAAAAATCTTTGGTACTGTTGTATGCAGCAAGGTGTACAACGATATCTACTTCTGGAAATACTTTAGTTGTCTTAAGATCACCGGACTCTTTGTCCCATGCTATAATTTCACACTCTGGATGCTGTAGTGTTAATGTTTCTATAAGGTGACTTCCTATAAATCCTGATGCACCTGTAATTAATATTTTCATTTTATTGTCCGTTCATTGATACGTTGTCAAATGCTTTAAGCATTTTGTCTATGCCTTCTTTACAGTCAACAGCATGATTGCCTACCCAGAAACCATTTTTATGAATGTTTTCAGCAGCATCGTAGTTGCCAGTGGCAGTGTGTGGTAGCATTGATATTACAGGTTGAGCAAGGAAGTTTCCACTGGCAAGTGGTCTCGATTCGACGCCTAACAATTCAAACTGTTCAACTAACAGATCACGTTTACCTTCCATGCTTCCATTGAGTACACAACCAAAACTAAACCAACTACTGTTGCCTACTTCTTTTTGTAAAGTTAAGTAACCTTTATCAGCAAACACACTCATAAAGTAATCTTTGTTTTCAATTCTCTTTTTTAAGATGTCTTCCCATTTTTTAATTTGAATACTTCCTATTGCGCCGCTCATTTCTAAAGGACGTACACTGTATCCAGGGGTTACAAATGTAAAACTGTCTTTGAAAAAGTTACCTGTCTTTTTAAAGATACTACTATTGTCTGGCAATTCTCTACACCAACCGTGTGCTCTTAAACTTCTAAGATAATCTGCATCTTCTTGATTTTGTACGCATATCATTCCGCCTTCCATTGTTTGTAAATGGTGTGAAAAGAAAAAGCTATGACTGCCCATCATTCCGTGTGTACCGCAATATTTGTCGTTGTATGTTGCGCCCATACTTTCACAGTTGTCTTCTATTAGAACTAAATCATGCTTTTTGCAAATTAAAGTTATTGCATCATAGTCGCATGAATTGCCGCAAAGGTTAACAGGCATAATTGCAACAGTGCCTCCGTCTATTGCTTGTTCTATTTTGGTTACATCAATATTAAATGTGTTAGGATCAACGTCTACAAAATTTAAAATAAAATCATTTTGTGTTACAGGAAAATATGTTGTGCTCCATCCCACTGCGGGAACAATAACATTTGCATTAGGTTTTTTATTTAAGTTGTATTTCCATTTTAACAATGATAACATCAATAAGTTTGCTGTAGAACCGCTGTTTACCATAACAGCATCAGTTGCTCCAAACTTAGTCGCAAATTCTTTTTCAAACGCAAATACCTTGGGACCCATTGTAAAACGTCCCGAGTCCATTACTTCTTGTATTGCAATTAGTTCGTCGGTGCCCCATGTGGACGAAGCCAGTGGATACGTTGCCTGCATAGTGAACTCCTGTATTACAGTAGTACTTATTTACAGCCACTTGGCGTTAGTAAATAAATCAAAGTCTGAAAGTTGCGTTACTCAATACCCGTTATTTCTTTTTACATTCCACGCAATTGCTGTTAACAATCCCTCGGGCTTGTCATCGTTAACGACAATACGTTCTCCCATTGGCAAGTTAAACAGTATATGATCATATCGTATTCCGCTTTCCTTGAGAAAAAGTAGAGTTGCTTCTTTCCACGGATCGCTTCGAGCAGTTGTAATTACAATAACATCATCTCTAGGAATAGTGTCCCACAGTTCAACAACACCGGGCAGCAATGTATCTTGCCCATCGTCAAACAGCCCGTTGTGTTTAAATATAGTCCCATCTAAGTCAAAGAACCATGTGTGTTTTAAATTGTTACTGAGTTCAAATGGTATCATTGTATTTTTGTTAATCCTTTGTTTAACCAGTAGAGCCCATAATAGAAACTACCAATTACACTGTCAATATCGTCTTTGGCATACCCACTAAGTGCTAGCCAAATTAACCCGTGCAGCAATTCAATTTTTGCCACACAATCAGGTAGCAGTTCTTCGAACACACCTTCTGCAACGCCAGCAGTAGGTGCTGCAGGCATGATGATTTCACAGGTATCTTTGTCAATGTGTAGTTTAAACTTGCGCCGATTAAAGTTATCATATCCCCCAACAGCACTATAGTACACTTTAGCAAAATCATATATTGGATCGCCGAAAATACCAGGTTTATCAAAATACCCCCTGGGATCAATAAACCAAGCTTTGAGATTATTATCAATAATTGTATTGGAAAAAGTTGGATCGCCATGTATAGGAGTAAACCATGTTGTTTGTAATGCATTATTGATTTGATTCCACAAGTGCGAATGTGTACTATGAAATATATTAATGCATTTTACACCATTGACTGTAAAACTTGCTTTATCAAATCCAGGTATGATCTTACTAACACTGTTTACTCTATTTTGTGTTTTTTCAATGTAAACACGTTTTATTTGATCATTGTTAGCAGGCTGTTGCCCTTTGCTGTGCAGGTCTTGCAGTGTGTAAATAATGTCTGCCAGCATACTGCGCTGTTCTCTTACAGTAAGATCCTGCAATTCCCACACATGTTGGCCTTTAACTCTGGACATTGTAAGATGTTGCGAGTCTACTCCCACGCTTGGTATTCTTTTAAAATCCAAATCATTGATTGCACTGTACCACGCATGCTCTTGTGTTATCAAGTGTGCATAGTCAGAATCGATTGCTTGTTTTACAACAACATCGTCTTGCACATCAACATTATTAAAGAATCTACAAAATCCTAGTTTGCTGTTGTTTGCTTCTATTGCCCCAAAGTCACCAAGTTCTTCGAGCTGGTGTTCTGTAACTGTATCAAAGTCACTAACATTATTACTAAACCACTTAACAAACTCACCGCTAAGTGGTGGTTTTGGAAAATGCTCTTGCGTAGGGAAATAAAATATACCCGGCACACCGTTTGTTTCACTGGGTGACTCTACAAGCCCATCTGGTTGCATACTCCAACGACAAGTAAATGCATCAGTTAAGCACACAATAGGACGATCGGCGTTATCCGGAAAAGGTGCAATATGATTGATGATCAAATCACTCCAAGTTAACAACACTGGTTCATCTTTGGGCACTGCATCTAGTGCTTGAGCAATGCCGGCACAGGTACCTGTTTCATTTGCACGAATTAATTTGTATTCAACATCAGGGCTATCAACTTGTAAATAGTTTTCTAATTGTTCATACAAGTAATCACCGATAATAATAAAACGTGCATTTGGAAATTTGTCAAACAAATGATACAGTAAAGGCTTTCCGTGCACACTAACCAAGCACTTGGGTTTGTTCCATGTGTGATGACGCAGTCTACTTCCTCGTCCCCCTGCTTGTACTATTATATTCAACGTCATATGCTAACAATTCTTTCAGGTAACGGAATATCCCAAAGTTTGCCTTTGTTCCAGTAGTAAACTCCGTTGACCATGTCTGGGTAATTGTTGTACACATGTTGAAAACTCATGCCACTAAACACAAAACTTTCCAGCTTCCACAGTTTTCTTTCTCGCATGCAATGGAATGCAGCATCGATGTTGCGTGGAAACATAAAGTCACGCATTTCGTTGCCTGGAATTTGCGTTAGTTCTGTCCAGTCTAGAGAACTGCGAAACAATGCTACACCAAAAGTCCAGCCTGCATTGTGTGTACTGTAAAAGTCTAAACTAAATCCATCCAACTTGTGCTCTACTAGATAGTTTTCGGCACTGTGAATTTTATCATTGAGTGCATCCCACCTGTGCGTTAAAAACTGTGTATCGTCAGCGTCAATCATCCAGAAGTTGTCACTGTTGTCTTTGCTTAATTCAAACCCTGTCAGGTTAGCAGTTGCCATGTTGCGCTTACGGGGTTTGAGTTCTTTAAGATAACTTACTAAACTTCTATCACTAGCAACAAATTTTGTTTGCGGATAATCAATAAAACAAGTGTCTAATATTTTAGGACGACTTCCATCTTCTTCGGTTCTATCACACAATATCCAAGTTGGGTAGTCTTTAAATGTTTCTAGCCAGAAACGTAAACAATGCACAGCATGCATGTCCATTCTGTCAATTTTTAAAAACACATTAGTTTTCATAATCAATAGTCTTTCATTTGTTTTCTTTTACCAAAGTATACACTACAATTAACTGGTCAAGAATTTCTTTAATTGCAACATTTGTTAAACTTAGTTTACATATGTCTTGAAAGTCACTGTCACTTATGAATTGACCATTGGCTCTAGCAATTGCATCCGTATCTCCGCCAATGATCCAACGAGGTATAGTATTGTGCGGCGGATCTCTGTACCTAGCATATGTTATACCAGTAGCATGCTCGTATATCAACGGCTCACCTGGAAGAAGATCACCCACGTTACTTGTCCATTAACTCTGCTTTGCGCTTTTCAATAGCTGCAAGTCGCTGTGCCTCAGCTTCAATATCAGCAGACTCTCTTTCTGCCTTTGCTGTACCATCCCGGCCCATAAACAATAAAACGATTGCTGTGATAAGGGGTGAAATCAATAGTGCAATAAAAAACCAAAGCCATCCATTGCGTCCCCAGTTGTTGGCCCAGTAACCTACTAAAGCCGAAAACCCTACTGCGATTAAAATAATATCCAACTTATATGTTTCCTTTTACTTCAGTGCCACTTGTACGTCTTACAATATCGTCGTGATTAAACTCTGCCCAGTATAGTTCAAATGCTACACCGTCTTCAAGTCCTTCGAACTGATGGATCTTGCCTGGCTTGACTTGTGTAAAGTCGCCTGCGTTTAGAATAGTTTCATCAACTAGTCCTTGGTCATCTTGCCACACACGCACAAGCATCTGTCCTGACTCTACATAGAAGCCGTTCCATTTAAATTGATGCTCGTGTTCACTGCATTTGTAACCTTTATTAAATTCAATGCGATGGAACTCTAATGCTCCGTTTGCATGAATCAACTCTGTGTTACCCCAAATTTTTCCTGCTTTAATTCCCATTACTGTTGTTCCATCCACATGTTGTTCTTGTCTAACCAAGGTAATATTAAATCTCGTTGTCGCAGATATCCGTACTTAGATATGCTAGCTTCGGCACTTGCTGGCAACAAATCTGTATCACCAGCAAGTTTGTACAAATTAGTAGTTTTAGGATCCATTGGTTCAATATTGCTGCGATATACTAGTGCATACATCCATGGATCATTTATGTCTTTTTTGAAAAACCCACTGCGACAGTCCCACCCACTAACTGCTAGCATGTATATCAACTGTGGCATAGTATAATGATACTTTTGCTCTAAATGAACATTATACTCAAGTATATTGAATTTTACATTGGTTGTTTGCGGGACTGCTACAATTAACATAGCATCTTGTTCAGCAACATGCCACCAATTAGACAATGCTTCGTATGGGTTTATTAAATTTTGCAGTTGATCGTGGCATAGCAATATATCAAACGTTTTTTTATTACTATTGAATTTTTCAATATCGTCTACACGCTGGTATGAAATGTTGTCGTGACGAGACAACAACTTATCGTGTGTATTAATACCAACACACTTGATGTTCAACGGTTGTTGATTGTCACGGGTAACTTGGTTTGCCCACCAAGTCATAGTGTGTCCGTCAACATCGCAGCCAATGTCAAGAACTCTATTTACACTTTCCATGAAATCATCATACTCTATCATGTAAGACAGAATATTTTCAAATATATGATTGTGTTTTAACTCAATACTACTAAACGAGCTCATTTTCTAATCCTTGTACATATACTATATGTATCTTAACAATCAAGCAGGATTAAATTTCAATGTCTTCCATCCCGGCAGTGCGAAGTCTTACAATGTGCCCCATTTGCCATTGCTTGGTATCTAAGCCCTTCATGATTCCTAGATACCTATTGCGCATTAGCGCAACTTCATTGATCAACGTTTCGAAGTCGATTACTTCATCTTCGCCGTCAACATATTTTTCAGCATCTCTACTGCTCAATGCACGGCCGTAGTTTTCTAGATATTTTTGAAAATGCTTGCGCCGAATCTTGCGTAGTTGTATGTTAAGAAAGTTGAGCACCGCTTCAATTTCTTGAAGCTGGTTAAAGCGATGCTCAGTAATGCCCGGTAGGGCACTAATATTCTTTTCGACTATACCACTAACTTGGCATTCACGTTTTGCGGCAAGTATTTCTTGCTCAAAATGTGTAATAAACCCTGGAATATTTGCAAGATTTTGAGTAACACGACTATACCACATGTGAGTTATTAATACTCATCGTAGTCAAATTCACCATCGTCGTTGATTAAATCAACCATAACATCGTCGTCGATATCATCTTCGATGTCTGATTCGTCATGCGAGCCTGTATACTCTCCTACTGCCATCTTGATAGCCCCATCAAATTTAAACGCTTCGCGAATTTCATGTTCGTCGTAGGTTTCCATTAATGTTGCTACAACTGTTTCAGCAGCTTCGCGAATATCAGCGTTTTGTAACAAGTGACTTCTGCAATCTCTCCAAACAATTGCAGCTAACTCCAGTGGTGACATTGCCATTTTTATACTTGTGCCTCTTCGATTGCTTGTGTTAGTTCTTCGTCTACTAGCTCATCTTCAATTACTTCGGCTAGTTCTTCTACTTTGTTAAAGTCCAACATAACTTTATCTAAACACCCGTCTTCGTTGCGTTCCCATGCCTTACGGAATTGTAGGATTTCTTCGCCGGTGCTTGTTACAAAACGCAGTCTGTTGCCTTGTTTGGTTAGCAAGCCAGTTGATTCTGCTAAGTCAACAAGTCCACTATATGGATTCATGCCTGTTTCATAAGGAATCTTAACTTGCACACTTTCAAAAGGTTTAGCATAACGTGTTTTCATAACTTTACATGCTGCACGAATACCTTTTACTTGAGAGATCTTGTTGCCATCTTCATCCTCTTTTAGTTTGAGCTTGCGCATAGCAACAACAATCGAACTTGCATAGATAAAGCCTTGCCCACCCGAGATCTTATCGTCTGGATCAAACATGTCTTGTGATGCATATGTGTGATTGGTACACACCATGCCAACGTTATAGCTACCAAACATGTTAACAGTATTACGAACAAGTGCAGTAAGTGCCTTAGGTTTACGCCCCAAGTCACCTTTCATGTCACCAGCTTCAAACTGGTTAACGTCAGTGGGTGTTAGCATCATGCCCAACGAGTCAATGACAAACAACACTTTAGGACGCTCACCGTCAGGCATTGCTTTATAATCTTTCATGAATGTTGAAATTGTTTTTGCAACATCGTCGATCATGCTCATTGCTAGTTTAAGCAATTTGCTTTCATCTGTGTCAACGCCTAGTGCTTGCAGCCATGCTTCGTCTAGTGCGTTTTCTGTGTCAACAAGCACAACAAAAATGCCTTGTTGCTGTGCATGTTTTACAATATTACCAGCAGCAAAATAACTTTTGCCTGCACCTGATTCACCTGCAAACACTGTAACTTTACCCAGTGGGCAACCTTTGTGAAAGTCTCCCGAGATAAGATAGTTTAGTGCATAGTTACCTGTGCTGATCCAATCAGTTGGATCGTTAAAGCCGATTGACAATCCGTCAATGCTTTTTGTAATGTCCTTGCGGAATTTTGAGATATCAAATGGTTTTGCCATATTTTGTTGTGTCCTTGACTAATATTTCATTATCTAAGGGCAAGGAAAAAAGAAATAAACCTTGCCCTCATGTAATTACCACTTAGTAATTAGTTTGCAGCTTGGCGGCTGCGGATCATAGCCAGAATATCATCTGCTTTACTACTAGGCGCAGCTTCAGCTGATGGTGCCGGAGCTACTGGAGTCTCGGCTGCTGGTGCAACATCTGTCCAACCACTGTCAGTTGATGTTGATTCTGCCACAGGAGTTGCTGCTGGTGCTGCCACAGGAGTTGCTGCTGGTGCTGCACTTCCTGCTGGTGCTTGCATGCCCGCTGGGCGGAAGTATTGCCCCCAACGTTCTGCATCGTATGATTGACCGTCAACACTAGCTTCAAACATTTCCTTCATTACTTTGATAGCCGTTTCATCTGGGCGTTTTGGTAAGAAGTCAGCCAAGTTGTACAAACCTTGCGATTCGATTGCTTCAGCTTCTGTTGCAGTAAGTGGTGTTTCTTTACGGGCCCACTTGCTTGTTGAATAGTCAGCATATCCGCCTTTGGCTGTTTTGCTGATACGGAAGTCCAGCCCACGCTCATAGTCAGTTGGAAGTTCTTCTAGTTCTGGATCCATCAACGCTGATTTAATAGTCTGGAAGATCTGAGGACCAATAATAAAACGTCGAATTGCTTTGTCACTGTTGTCATCAGAGATTGGATTCTCACGTACAAAACCTTGCATGATGTACGAACGTTTTTTCCAATACTTACGACCCATGTCTTCAAGACTTTTGTCTTTAAACCACTGACGTACTTCGGTGAGAATTGGACAAGTTTCGCCCCACATCTCAACACATGGCACTTGTACTATAACATTCTTACTATCCATTTGACCTTTGATGCCATTGAATGGAAGTTTGATCATTGCACGTTCCATCCAAAAGAACGTATTGCCGTTATCTTCATCAGGAAGGAAGCGAAGCACTGCGCTGTCGCCTTCGTTCATATTCCAATGTGGGTAAATTGCGCCATCGCCACCGGATGACTGATTGTTGCCTTGCTTGTTGTCTGCCGCTGCAAGACGGGCGCGGATTTCTGCTAATGAAGCCATTTGTATTCTCCTATATGCCTACGAGTAGCAACTACTACTCTTTTCATTTGCCTACGATACGCAACTACGTATCTGTGTATGCCTATATACACCGTACTAGTATATACGCTTTTATTTAGTCCGTCAAGCAAAAAGGTTAAACATTGTCGAAAGAATAAACTTTGTTGATCAACTCGGCTTGGATTAAATATACACATGACACATAATAACATAAGCACAAAAGAAGTCAACTGTTTCGGGCAAGATGCTAAGTTCGAACTTGCTGCACCAAATCTGTGGTGGGTACATAACGCATTTGACGATGGTACACTAAAGTGGATGCAAAGCATCTATGTAAACATGGACAATACATTCGAAGTAACTCGTCCTGACAAACGTTTATTGCTAGCAGACGGTGCTGACAACCGAACACTACAAGAAATTGGTCGTATGATGGTTCCAAGTCTTGAAAAAATGCTAGATCTCAAACTAAACTTAATGATTAGTAAATTCTGGCTCGACTTACCAGACTTTGGGTGCCAACCGCATGGCGATAGTGCTGAAATTATTGTCACATTGCAAATATATATTGATGTTAAACACATCGAAGATCACCAACTTCGCATGTACGGTGCAGAATTTATGCACGTTAATCCATCAGTTGAAGCCCCGATAATTGAAAATTGCGGATATCTCAACTTAAACACTGATCAAAAAGTACATCAAGTTATATGCGGATGTGGTACACGACAAAGTGTAACATTCCAATACAACTTAGCTATTGATAATTAAGCCACAACGTTTCTCGTATACTGTTTTCTGGTATACTGTTCATCATACCATTGAAAATACGAGGACTGTTATAATACACAATTGCACACCTGGGTTCATGTGGAACGTAAACACATTCATCAGCAGCAATTGCACGACTAGGAGAATGATCATTTTCGCCTATTGCTGTGTTAACATCGTCTGATGTACAAAACGCATATTGGTTTGTATCGGCTGCTATTGTGCATAATGGAATTTGTACTTGAAGTTTGATATCACGATGTATACGATGCATCATAATTTTTGCATGTGATAATGTAATGTCAACATACCCAACTTGTGGCTTTAAGTTAACACCGCAAAGATCACTAAAGTACGGCGCCCAATGCGCACATATGTCATTTGGTTCTTTGGTTTCAGCCCAATTAGTAAGCAAACGATTATCATAAACCATTTGCAATTTATTGTTTTCGGCTTTTCTATACAAGTTGCGAACAAATGCATATTGTTCTTGCGGAAAGAAATCCCTGATCAACCACAACTGATCAGGGATTATTGTTTCTATGGACATATTATCCTCGAGCTAGTGTTAATAATCTATCTAGCTCTGATTCGATCATTGGGTCACGCTCTGCTTTTAGTGCAGGTTTTCCTGTGTCAATGTCTGTTACTTCTGTCATATCTTCATCGTCGAGATCTTGTTGATTTGCTTTAGTAAGAGGCTCTTCCTGCGTCGGATCTTCATTTATGGATTCATTTGCACTAATAAACTTTTCGCCTTGTTTCTCAATCAACTTTTTAAGTGCAACTGCTCCTAGCACGAGTGCAACTGCTGCGCCAATTTCAAATTTGTTGTCGATGAGCATTTGTGCATATTCTTCACCAATTGCACTTTTAACCCAATCCCATCCTTGATCCATATAATATGCCCCAGTTGCGCCTGCTGCAATTTTACCAGCATGTTTTTTTAGTAGCCATTTTAGTACTGGCCATGCACCTCTTGCTGCTACAAATTTAAGAACCCATACTGCTGCTGCTACAAGTGGAGCCATTTCTGTTAGTTGAGCTTCACTCATAAACGGACGCAATTCTCTTGCGCGGCTTGGGTGCTTTAACATTCTTAAGCCTTTAGATTCACGTTGTCTTATAACTTCCGGAGTTACGCCCATTGCACTTGCAACCTGTTGCAGTGTGTATTCTTTTTTAAAAGGCCCTATACCAAATCTTGCTTGTATAACTTTTTTAATTTTTACATCATCAATTGCATCTAGTTGTGCTGCTAAAACTTTTTTTAATTTTGCACCGTCGACTCCGCTAAAATCAAAATCATCAATGGTGCCGCCAGGCATATCTACTTGTGTTGCTTTTTTGGTAATATCTTTAGCATCTACTGTATCGTCTGTTGGGATACGTACACCTTTGTATTGAGGACTGTTACCTGCATATGGCATTGCTTCTCCTAGTGGCTTAAAGCCTCTAGTACTGCCAGTTGGTTCTCCGTTTGGTGCAATTTCTCGTGTGCCACCGAGGTTGCTAAGTGGTCTAGCCTGTGGGCGCATGCTACTTGGTCGTGCCATCGGACGCAGGCTAGTCATTGGTGCATTTTCACCAAGCTCGATGTTGAATTCTTTGAGTCTGGCTAGTACCAGTGGTCTACAATCGGCATCGGGATTATCCAAACCCATTTCGTAAATGTCATCAAATAGTTCATCGTCGCCAATTAGTCCGTACAGTTGCTCAGTTGCAAATTCTCCAGCTGGGCCACAATGCAATGGTTCTTTCATAAGTTCAGCTAGTTCTGCCATTTGTTCTGGTGTGCCAGGCAGTGCCCATGTACCTTCGGTAATACTGTCTGCCCACTGTTCAAATACGTCAGCTTCTTTCATGTTAGTTTCCTTTATTTTTGCTATTATTGGCAAAGCTTCTTCAATTCGACTATCAAGTGTGTTTGTTGAAAACACTTCTCTTACCTTGTCAATGGTTTCATCAAGATCAGTAATTTCCATTGGATCCCATGATGCAAAGATATCTTTATAGCCCTTACGACTAATCATTTTCTTTGCTTTGCGTTTAAGGTCTTTATAGTGCCTAACTGCATCTTCAGCAATGCTTACTGCATCAACATTTTGACCAAACGATTTACTTTTAGTAGCTCTGATAAATTTACTTAATGTTGCTATTTCATTAACTGTGTCACTGATGTGTTGACCAATCTGATCGTATGGATTACCACCTTCAGTTACATGCCTTGCCATTGCTTTACCGCCGCTTATACTACGGAATGGCATCTTAAATCTTTCGCCTTGACTGTTTTCAACAAACAAACTTTCAATGTTTCTAAAACGTGCTTCGCCTTCGCCTAGTTTTCTTGAATGTTTGATAATAAGCTTTGCTGGGCCTTGTTTATTATAACTAGTTTTGTTTGTACCGTTCCAGCCTTCAGCTAACTGGGCCATACTTTTCATTGAATACTTTAATCTATTCATGTTGTTAAGGCTAAATGTATACAAGTTACGCTTTGCTATATTTCTAATAACTGCAAGAAAATCATACCAATCACCGCGGTCATCACGCTCCATTGTGCGTCCGATACTGTCGCCGTAGTATACTTCAATTTTGTCTTCGCCGTCTATTAGAATGACTACTGTCCCGTAATCTTTGTTTTCAGTTTTAAAATTAAACGAAATCAAGTCAGCATCAGCTGCATTCACAGTAGGCTTGCCCATAGCGTTAAGTGCTTTAGGGTCAAAGTCTCGTGTTACTATTGTGTCAAAAATTTGTTGTGCTGCGTTGTTATCTTGTGCCATAATACTATTTATTAAAACATTGCCACAAACGGCAAAGGTTCAATTTGATCCTCTCCAAAATCAGTCATGTGTGTATCCAGTTCCTTGTGATACCCTGTTAAAATTTGCAACATACGAATAGCTAATATGGTAGACATAACCAAATCATCTGTTTCTCCTGGTTTAGCTGCATAGCTAGTGCCATGGGCTACGAAATTTTTAAATTCGCTTATCAAGCTTCTGCTACGAACTGTCATTTTGTCTGTTTCTACAAGTGTTTTTAACTTTGCACACGCCGAAACTTTACTCTTATTGGTAGTGTTAAATCCTTTGCGATATCGTCTGCTACTGCCACTAACAACACTGTTGTCGCTTAGGAAGTAACCAGGTATGTTTTGTTCTCCGTATTGCTCAATAGTAATCAATGCAGCTTCACCTAATGTGTTGTTTTCAACCGAGTAGTATATACTCTGTGCATCTTGAACCTCATCGTTAATATGTTTAATAATATCAACTAGTATACGAATTTGGTCTGGAATAGGAGTTTTATTGTGTCGCCATTCTGCTATCTGTTCTGTTGTGTTAGCCTCAAACACTTGGATAGCACTTGGGTCGCCGCCTGTGCCCAGACTTGGATCTAATGCTACTACATAGATTCTATTTTTCTGTGGCTTTTTATACCAGCGAACTTGTCCAGTTTTGTACAACGGCTCTATACCTTCAAGGTCGATCAGTTTGGTTGGAGCAATAAGTGTTTCGTCGTTAATAATGAATTCACAATCCATTTCTCGCCGAAAACGCTCAACTCCTAATATCGCACGTTGCTCATCTGCCCATTCTTCGTCTCTGTCAGGATGCTCGGCCCAATATGCTCGATATGCTTTAAATCCATTAATACCCAAGTCTTTGGTATTTCCAAACTCGTCTTCGGTTTTGTTTGCACCTTTCCATATGTATGCAAACTGATCCTCATCACTATTCGGTGTACTAGTAATAATAGCTCCACCACCTGTACTCAATGTAGGCGATATACTAGTCCAAAATTCTTTAGCAATAGTAGGTCGAACAAATGCAAACTCGTCACAATATAAAAGTGTAATACTCATACCACGTCCGGTATTTTCAGTTGTTGTTTGTGCTACAATACGACTTCCGTTGTCAAATTCAATACTGCCTTTATTATAACTTACTACACCGGCTCGTATGTGATTTGGACATGCTTCATATGCATACCTTACACGTTGCATAATCTCCTGAGCACCTGCATACTTGTGCGCTGCAACAAGAATTGTACTGTCGGGCTTGAACATACCAAACCAAAGAAGATAACCAGCAGCACTTGTGCTCTTACCGGTTTGTCGAGGCATCATTGATATTGAAAATCTGTTTTCATGATAGGTTTGAATCAAGCGTTCTTGAAATTCCCATGGATCGTATTGCATTTTTCCTTGCACAGGGTGTTGTATGAAGAAAAAGTTCTTCATAAAGTATTCAGCACCCTTTACTGGATCAGCACACAACACAAATTCTTGAATTTGCTGCTCGGTGTATTCTTCTTTTTTATGGGGACTTTTAATTAGTACCCCGTCAAGTGATTTACTCATGTTAATACTTATCTACTGTGTGTGGCCTTATGCAGTTAAATACTGTTAGCATGGAAAGTACATTAATACTAGCACCCGACTACCAACCAGTAAGTTTCTTGCCACTATCAACAATTAGTTGGCAAACAGCAATTAAGTTGTTTTTCCTCGACAGGGTAACTGTACTGGAATGGCACGATGACTGGGTGGTACACAGTACAAAGTTGGACATACGAGTACCAGCAGTTGTTGTGTCCAATCGAGGATTTAAACGTTCTAGAAAAAAACCACGTTTTACCAGGCAAGGATTGTATCTTAGAGATGTATACACTTGCCAATATTGCGAAGAAGTTGTTGGAAAAAAAGATTTAACGTTGGATCATGTTATACCAATTAGCCGAGGTGGCAAAACAACATGGGAAAACAGTGTAACTGCATGTGGATCGTGCAACTCGAGAAAGGGCAGTGCTCTGTGGAAACCAATCAAGCAACCAGTTGCACCAGATTATTGGGATATTGCAAATCGTATTAGAAATATCCCAATGAAAATACGTCACGAAAGTTGGCAAAAATACATTGGTGCAACAAATGTAACTGTTACTCGTCTATCTGCTTAGGCTGAACGTTTCTTACAAACTGCTCTGCACTGACTGCGTACTCAACCGGAGCTGGCGCAACCCTAGGAGCAGGCTTGGGGGCAGGTTGAAGCCCGCCAATTTTAATACTGTTAATCATCTTCTCTCTTTACAAGTTCTATTTTAATGGCATCTTCTGCTCGTAGTATATTATAACGCTGTTGCACATCCTGTGTTATATGATACACTAGATCAAGTTTTTGCAACTTTGCTTCAAGAGCAGGTGTTGACACATTTGATAATTGCATACATTGTCCTAAACTTCAACCACGCCTTCGGCAATAAGTTTGGCCCTGTTAGCCATGTGATGTTCTAGTAATTCTTCTTTGCTGCCACCCATGTAAGGAACTGCATGTCCTTCTAGCATCATTATCTCTGTAACAGGCATTGTCCTATCCTGTGGTGCATAGTATACACTAAAGTCGCCTAGGATACGTCCAAATTTGCCTTTCATGTCTTCGCCGTCTCGTGCTATCTGTGTTTTAAGCACAAGGTTTGGCGCTTCTAGTAGTTCTATCATACGCTTTTTTGCTGCTAATCCAAACTTTTTTTCTACTAAATCTCTTGTGCGGCTTTCGGGTGTGTCGATACCCATGATTCTCACACGTTCATCTCTCATCCAAATACCAAAACCCAAGTCAATGTCAACATCAACTGTGTCACCGTCAACGACATTTACCAATTTGGCCTTATATTCGTACATGTTGTGCTCCTGTTATGGTATTATCTATTAAGAAAGATCGTCGTATAAGATGAGGTTAAAAGTGCTACTCACTAAACTGTTGTTTGTAGTACTGTATGCACGAACTTCGATGTCACAACCTGCAACTATTTTTAATGGAATTGTGTAATTTTTTGAATATGTTGTTGCACTCACTGTGATAATGTCACGAGCATTCCAAGAACCATTTCCTGCTGCATTAGGGTCACGTGTCATAAACATTGCAATTGCATCTGTATTTTGCTTACCAGCGCCAACAGTCCATTGTGTTACATATCCGGTTTTGCCTTCAGGTATTGTGTACAATGCCATAAATGTTTGTCCACGTCCGGATGCAGTAATGCCTACGCCGTCTAAGCCAATGATTGCTAACACTGTGCTAGTGTCATCACTGGTAATACTGATTGTTCCTTCGTTAACACCTGATGTGCCTGCTGAAAGAACCTTTACACGAAACACCCGCCTGAACGCAGCAACTGATGTACTACCAAGATTAACTATTTCTTCAATAATTGCACCTGCTTGGCTTAGACCTTGAATTTCTACATTTCTTGCGCCTGTACCAGTTGGATTGTCTTGGACTGCACTACTAGTTACTGTTACGGTTTCCGCAGTTTCGATGTATGTGTAAATTCCGCCGCCATCCCAGATAGTTTCTTTGTTGCTGTCAACATCTATATTCATACCAAACTTTTCAATGTAGCTTACGCCATCAACATCTCCCGCACTGATATTGATTGCCCAACTGAATGTATCACCAGATGTTCGGAGTATAGGTTGCCCGGCGGCATTGTAATCCATTGCCTGGTGTATATCATTTAATTGATAGTTTGGATGTTGATGTACGTATGATGTAGGACCAATAATTGACATTGTATTACCTCGGATATCCTTTAAATGCTATAACTGGGCTTTCGGTGTGAACACCGTCAGGTTCTCGACTGCCTGTGTGCGACCCGTCTTCTTTACTAACCATCCCAAGTGCAGCAAACGCTTTCTTTGCCATATCTCTTTCTACATCAGAGAACGGGCTAATAAGACCATCGCCGCCAATCCAACTTTCTGGATCTGGCATGTTTTCATTGTTTCCTTCAGCGTCCATTCCGGCCATGGCGATAGTAGCACGATACATATCGTAGTAGCCTTTGCTTCTCACATGGCCAGGACTTGCTGCTTGATGCACATGGGGCGCTTTGCCTTTCCTGTGCTTAAAACGCAAGCCTCTTTCTTCCTGTAGGAATTCAATAGCTCTCATTAGATATTATAAACTCCGCTGTTTGCACTTGAAGCAGTGCCTACTTCGGCAGCTGTAGAATTACTACCAACAATAGTAAGCTGATTGCCGACACCTATATACATGTATCTTGTGTTGTTTGCAGGAATAACTATTGGCGCACTATAGATAGTGTCTGCATTTTCATTTGGCTTACCTGCAAGAATAACTTGTGCTGTTACGCTGTTACTGCCAGTTGAGATCATTGCTTTATCTGTAGCCCAGGCTTGTGCTGAAATTGCACCTGCGTATACTGTTGATTGACTAGCCATTTATTTTTCCTTATGATGTAATCTTGCTTACTGGTTTTTTACTCCACATACGGCAACTCCAGTAGCCTGCTTTTGTTCTATCTTTTTTATCTGAGCAATTGTGTCTGGCACGGAAGTTCTTACGAGCGTCTGGGTTGTCTCTGCGGATTTCCATGTTAGGATCGCCAAAGTTTACTTTTTTAACATTTCCTGTTTTAGGATCTTTTACATACACTTTAAACTTTTTAACATCGCCCCTTGATGGCTTGCCAAGCTTAACTTCACGTCCTTGGTATTTGGCTTCATTGGTTTTGCCATACTCCAAGGTTTGCATCACATTGTTAACCATTGCGCTAACATCACTTGAGCCCATTTCTTCATCATCAGCATGAAGTTCAGCTTCTTGTTCAATTGCGTCAATCATACGGTCAACACCGTACTGTCTCACCAGATCGCTAAATCCCCCCATGGTCATGAGTCTACGCTTGATAATGTCTGCTACATCGTCTGAATCTTCAACAAGTTCAAAACTTTCAGCAAGTGCAGTGTGATGTTTTTTCATATAGAATGCAGCAGTATCTTTGTTACCCATGCGTTCGTGAAATTTTGCTTGATCAGAATAGTTAGTTGTAACCTCGGCTGATTCAAAATAATTTGTTGCTGCTTCTCTACCGTGCTTTTTAATGAACTCTGCTTTACTCATGTTTTCAGCATCGTCAAGTTGAGAATCTTTCATCTTGCCTTCGGATACTTCGTCGTCGTCACTCATTGTGCAGCCGCAGCCTTCGAGCACCGATAGTCCATATTCATCTGCTTCAATAACCACACCATCATCGTTGTGACTTGCAACATCAAACTCTAGTGCTAGTTCTTCGTTAACAACAGCGACAAATACATCGCCCTCAATCATAAACGACTGTGCTCTTTCGCTTTCGGAGATGTATTTTGTTAAACTCATTTTGTTTTAAACTCTTGATAAAGTGACATTAGGTGACTTTCAGTGATATCTTCAAGATTGACTGTGTTATTACCCATACCCTGCATAGCCAATGCATTGTCGCCAGGGTTGTTAGGATTAACTTGCTGCTTCTGTCTGTTAAGACCACCACTAATTGTATTAACAAGTGTTTCGGTATCAGCTGTTGCAGTATCGTCAGCAGCATTAGCAAAATCTTGATCTTCGGCAACAGCTTCGTGTTGCATACCAAGCGAACCAAGTCCTGCTAGCTGTAGCAATGAACCAAGTTTGGCTGCATCTTCGTCTGTTGCAGTAACAGTTAGGCTTGGGCCGCTTTGATCATTCATACTAACGTTGATATTCATACCTTCCATTAGTCTCATTGCATTTTGAGCAATATCGTTGCCTTCGTACACACTTGCATGTTTGTACAATGATTTACCGTTGCCACTTGCATCTGTTGCAACTGCGCCGGCTGTTGTTGTTTCTTCAACTTTTTCTTCCTCGTCGACTTGTACATCATCATCTAATTTGTGTGCTGTGTCTTTACTCATTGTAGTTTTGTGTGTTTTGCCGCCAAACTCGAAATCTTTTTTACCTGCACGTGCTGCCGCCGCTGCCGCTTGATTAAATGCATTTTCGTCAATGTCATCTTCGTTAACTGCATCTTCGTTCATGTCATTGTGTCTACGGAAGTCTGCCACGAAGTCTTGTAGTGTATCGCCATCTAGGTAGCGCACTAATTCGCTGAAGACTGGGTGAGCTGCACAGTCTAATTCGTCGCATAACTCCCAAATAGACTCAGCACTATCGCCCACTGCTTCTTCAACTGACTCTTCCCATGGTGCTTTCTTTAGAGATACTTTTTTTCTTTCTTCGCCACGCTCTGGTTCGGATGCTTTTGCTAATGCCTGCATGTGTGCACGTTCATCTTCATCTGATGATTCGCTTACTGCATTACAATTGCAATGCTTGCAATCTGGTGGACAGTTACAGTCTTCTGCTTTAACATCACTGCCGCAGCACTTGTCCGAACAATGTGTGTCTTTTGCTTCCGCAACATCTTCATCATCTAACACTACTTCGCTTGCAATTCTACTAGCAGCAGATTCGGCAGTTTCGCTTTCGCCGGCCGCTTCTTCAATTTCACTTAGAGGCACACCTGCTAGTTCAGCTAAACGTGACATCATAGCATCTTTAAGCTCAGCTTTGATAGTCCCAGCAGTTTCTTTAACTTCTTTGAGTTTGGCAAGGTTGTCCATGCTTAGTGCAGTGTCTGCAAAAATACTGTCATCTTCGGATATAGCTTTAGTTGATTCTTTTTTGAGGTTTTCAATATTACCAGCTGTGTCACTTTCCATGATAGGAGTTTTATTAGCAACGTCTTGTAATTTTGCGAGTGTTGTGTAAATGTTGTCCATGTGTTTGTTCCTTAACTATCTGCTTTACCAGCGGAACTTTTCACCGTTGGAATTTTGTTTTTACCCATAATTGGGCTGTCTTTACCAGCTGGAGTATCGGTGTTGTAAACTGCTGGTGCAGTTTTACCGCCTGCAATTGTGTAATCACTTGCATACTCGTTGCCTACTACTTCACGCTGATAGGGGTCAGCACTGTAGTATTCGCTAGCTTCTTTAGACTCAGCACTATTTGGCCCGTATTCAGTACCAAGTAGCGGATTTGTTTGATCGTCATATCCATCACGCTCGTTGTCAACGCTGTCAGCATATCCAGCTTGTTGAATAATCATATGGTTTGGATCCATACCCATTAACCTGGCAATCTGCATAATCTGTGGCGGAGTTGCTGGATAGTTAAACGATACGTCAAAGAACGACATGCCTTCGTTTTCAACACCTGGAAAATCTTGAAGTGTTTTTTGAATTGGTAATCTTTTTACATCGGACATAGTAATAACGTCAAACTGTTGAAGTTTTTCTTCTAGTGCGTTAATAAACTTTGCATCCGTATCACCGAGTATTTTGATTCTATAATCAAAAGTTTTTTTAGACTCGGTTAGATAGCTTGCGAATGATTTCATCTTGTTAATCCCCTATGACAGTATTTAGCCAAATATGTTACTTTTCGTCTTTGTCTGTGTTCAATAAACGATCTAATAGCGCATTGCGGTCCAGTATCATTCCTGTGCCTGTAGTAGTATCGTTTTCATCGTTGCTGTTAGAAGCCGCTTGGGCCGCTTTAGCATCCAATGCGGCTTTCTTTAGTTGTAAATCAACCATTTTAAGCTTTTTGTTTAACTTTGCTGTTTTTGCAGTAATAGCATGCCCAAGCATGGTACTTGCTACACTGAACACATCACTAGCCCACCGACTGTCTATGTTCATGCCAAGATCCATTAAGTCGTCAAAGCTTTTAGTTGCCTTGTCTGACAACTCATCCATTTCTTGGTCACTAGCATCAAGTCCTCTTACTTGAGGCAGAGCAGCTTGTACTTTATCAAGCTCACTAAGTGCATTTTGCATTACCGGCATGTTATCAGGCGTTGGATCTGGAACATTGTCGGGTACTACTTCGTTAGCAAGCCCATCATCGGTGTCAGAATCAGGTAGTTCAAATAATTCTTCGAGTTTACGTGTCATGCTGTATTTATAACCTTAAAACTCAGTGTTTTTATTTGCGTTTTTTACCTTGATGGAAAATATCATCCTCTGTAATAACTCTGAAAGTAATACCACTTCGTTTGCACCAAGCTTGTGCCGCTGCCCACTTAGCATAGTTAACAGCAACAACAGCTTTTTCTTTATTTGATGCTTTGCTTTCAAGCACACTTTGTTTCTTGGGCTTGATTTCGATTAGTTCAGTAATAACTTTGTTGTGTCGATTTTTATATTGTATAAGAAAATCCGGGATGTAGCGTGATTGCTTTCCAGTAAGTGGATTTCTATACGGAATAGCAAGACTTTCGCTTGCCCAACTTACAATGTTGTCATTGGTATCGCAGAATCGCATAAATGCTAATTCCCACCCACTGCGATATTTAGGCACGCCTTTGCCTGAATATTTAGATTGATTTAGTACTGTGTAGTAGCCTTGTTGGTACTTATTGGCCATGGCTTACCTATATAACTATGTTGCGAGCGGCGTATTGATTTGGAGTAGCTGTAGTTGAAATACCTAGTAGTGTTGCATTACTACGTAGATTGTTAAGATAATATGCTAACGTGGCAGTAATCTGTACTTGATTTTGATTGCTTAGGTCATTAAGAATGGTTTCAACTGGTGTGTTGCTGTCACGTGCAATTTGAAAAACATTTAGTGTGAAATTTCTAGCGGCCATTTCGTCAGCAAATATAGGAGTAAAAAAACTCAACACGACATCGTAATCGTTGCTATTAATGTTAAGTTCACGTCCGTAGAAATCGTTAAACACTCTCACAGTTGGATCTGTATTTGGATTTACATAGTTTACAGTTGCCATTACTAGTATATTCCTCCGCCGCCATTGGTCTGTGTTGGAATAGTTGATGGACCGTTTGGGTTTATCGGATCAGCTGGTTTTAATGTTGAAGGACTGTTTTGACTGGTTATTGCACTCTGTTGACTAGCCTGGTTAGGAAACAAAACGCCTCGTGTTATGCCTGGTAGTTGAGATTTGATTGTGCTTGTTAGCATATCAATTGATTCTGTTTTGAGTATACTCACTAAATCTTTACCTTTAAATGTTTGATATGCGGTGCCGGCTCCTTGTATTGCTCCAACAACACCAGCAAGATTACCTGCACTTAAATCAGTCATAATACCCGATGCTGCATCAATAAGTCCACCGTTACCTAGTATGTTTGACGTACTACCTGTGCGAGCTAGCGGGCTTGTAACTGCATCATAATTTCCTGGATTTGCAAATGATGGTATGCCACCATCTGGTTTACTGCCTGTTAGTGCTCCGTTGTAATATTTAACTGTTTCATACTCAAAAGTAAAAGTATTTTGCATAATACCGGCATCGTCAGCATAACTGTACGTGTCATGATCAAATGAAGTAATAATTGGATTAATAAGGGTGTAGGCTGCCCATTTGTGCTGATCAAAACCAAACACAGTGATATCACGAAAAAACGGTGGTTTGCCGCCTCTGGTGCCATCAGTGTAACTTTCGCCTATGTATCCCCAGTCGTTAATTTCTCTGTCTTGTGTGTAAATATCTCGATAGTTGTAAGGATATGCTGCACCAGGATCGACCCCTTGTGCATTTTGTCCCAAACTGCCATTGGTAACAGAGGCATCAAAATATTTCTGGCTAGCATCTTTGTAATAGTATGCATAATAGTTGTACCACAATGCACGAGATAGGTCGCTGGCATCATCGTGCATTGTACAAACAATAGGATCATATTCAATTTGAGTCTGAACCTTGCGTTTTCTATTGTATTGATTCATAGTTTCAACACTAAATTTATAGCTAGGAAGCTTAACTTCTTTGACTAGCAAACTTAGGTTGTTTAAATCTTGTGTTTGGAAAACATTTCGTAGTTGAGGTATTTGCTGCACATTCAAATTGAATACAACATGATATAGGAACTTACGCCGCGGTGCAAGAGCATAACCATCGCTACGAAATGTCTTGCTTGCGTGTGTATAGTCCTTAAGGAAATCGTTACCGAAAAATCCTTTTAAGAAATCTTCACCAAAGGCCATAAGTTACTCCTTATTAGCCGGAAACTACATCACCTAGTGTTCTACCTACGGCTGCACCTACACCGGATCCAATTGGTGTTTGTATAGCATTGTCGAAACGCATTGTCATACCAATAGTTACTGGCTCATTTGAACCATAGTTTAGATCACCATAGTTTGCTTCAGTAATAAAGCAACCATACATTTCCCATGTTTCTAGTACAACTGGTTCGCTTGTGCCGTTGCCACCATCGAGAATTTCACAACGTGTAGTGAATTTATAATCAATGCCAGAACTTGCAGAAGCTTGTTCCATAAAGTCTAGTTGTTTCTGTAGCTGTTCGCCAATTAGTTTGCTTACGTTTCCGCCAGCATCGTCACGGAAGTTAGCACTTGTTGTAGCCCAAGTATGCTTGCCAGCTAGGTACATTCTACTGTTGTAGATCTCAATTGGAATTTCTTCAAAAGACACACTAGGACGAGTGAAATCCATTACTTGCTTGGTTAGCTCTGTTCTTGGGGTTGATACACCTAAGTTTTCAAATACCACTCTAAATCGGTATTTTAGTTTAGGCATTAACAGTCCCTGTGTCGGACTACTCTGGTCACTAGCCAAAGGCACTGTCATTCTTGATAGCGATGATACGGCCATTCTTTATTCTCCTATTACGTACTTATTTATCTTAATTATGTCACAAGAAAATGGAACCGAGGCTCCATTTTCATGTATTTTAATAGTATTAAACAGCCGATGAAGATGCTACATTACCAGCAGCAATCTCGCCTGTGTTCTTGATTCTAACCGGAATGTAGATAAACTCAACAGCTTTAACCGGCTCAATTGCAACATCAACGTATAGTTCGTTTCTGTCAATTCTAGCTGGCGTGTTGTTTGATTCATCACAAACTACCAAGTAATCATAAAGACCACGTTTTGCAACCAAGTCGATCATCAAGCTTTCAATTGAGTTCTTGATTTCGTCTCTTGTGAGTTTATCATTTGGTTCAAACACAAAGCCTTTAGCAATAACTTCAAGTCTACCACGGATAAACGCTACTAGTCTTGCAACGTTAATTCTATCTAGTGCAGTCTCACTAGATGTTGTCTTGTTACCATAGTTAAGTATCCCGCTACCCGGAATGAACGTAATTGGGTTAATGTTGTTCTCGTATAGTGTATCACGTAATCCTTGGCGAATTGCTGTTTGTGTAAATGCGCCTGTTTGTGCATTTACATAACCAAGTGCATTAGCGTTATCAACTGTGCCTCTACGAGTGCCAGCTGGTGCTAACCAAGGATATGCAACATCATCGCTGCGAACAACTGTGCGTAACATCATGTGCGACGAAGGAGCAACTACTACTTGACCGCTTAGGTCAGTTGTTTGACAACTTGGATAAAACACACCGTAATATGGATCTGCTACAGACAACCCGTCGCCATTTGCATTAGTTGCCCAATTAACAATATCTGTACTATTATCTGCTAGACGCATCGGAGTGTCGCCAATGACAAATGCTGTGTTGTTACGCTCGTTGTTTAGTGCAATCATATTGCTTGCAAGTTCTTCGTAGTTTGGACATGCAATCAAATTATACTGTCTTTGCTCTTCACGAAGTTCTTGTGCACCATCAATGCTAGATTTTAATGCAGCAACAACCATTGCTCTTACTGCTTTGCGACCTGCATACATAGAACCATCTGATTGGTTACCACTGGCTGTTACCCAAGCGGCTGTCTCAGTTGGTAGTACATCATTTGGGAAATCAGAGTAATTAAAGTAATTAACTTCGTAGCTCTTAACATTAAAGCCACTACGTCTGGTATTCCAAAGCAACATGCCTTCCGGATATAGTGTAGCATCCGGTGCATCAATGTCAAGATAGTCGCTTGTTAGCAAGCTCTTGATTGTTGGGATAGCATCTGTGATTGGATCAGTTGTGCCATTTGTTGCCCAACGTGCGTCCAAGAATGCAATACCATTTTGTGTTGTTTGGTCAGTGTTATCAAGTAGTACCCACTGATCCACAGCGTTAACTGACTGCCAACGATATATTGTTGGGTAGTTGTCTAGGTCTGCGGTCGAAACCCACAAGTCACCATATACTAATGCACTGTCGTCACTTTGTTTTGTTGGTGCAGTTACAGAAACAATTGGACCGTTTGGCGAACATGCACTTAGGTTGTAACCACGTTGATCGCTTGAAACATTTTGATAACCTTTCCAAGCGCCGCCACTGTTAACTAGGATGTCAACTTGGTCTATTGCGCTGTAATACCAGTTTGTACCATCTACTGGATCAGTGCTTGGCGGTGTTGCATTTGCTGTATAGCTGTTAACACTTCCACCAAGTGGTTCCCATCCGCTTAGTAAAATGTCACTGTTGTTGCCAGCAGTTACACCTTGTACAGTAGTAATAAAGCCGGCATTATTTACCGGAGTACCTGTTGTATCTTTAAGAGTGATATTTCCGCCCAATGTATGTTCAATTTGAACTGCGCCAGTTGACAATACTCTTGCAGTGGTGTTTGGAACATTGGCTGCAAGGAATGCTGTTACAAAATCTGTTGCAGTAGTACCACCTAGTGTTGCTGTTACTGCGGTAGTCATTGTTGTACTATTAGCAGCACTGGCTTGAATAGTAAACTGATCTGCACTAATAAAAAATGGAGATGTGTCATCACCAGTAATCAATGTTGCACCAGTGGAATAACGTTCAAACACTTTGTAAGTAAATGTATTGTTTTCTTGTACATCATTTCTTACATATAGTGCGCCGATTGCAATATTTTTTCCGCCGCCTGATGGGTCAAGAGCTTTTTGTGCTGCTTGATCACTTGCATACACCGGAGTGTTTTGTGTAATAAATGTATCTGTTGCAATGTCGTATTTTCTAACAACAATATTAGCGCCAGCATTAACGTTTGTCGTTTTTGCCCAGACACTTCCTGTTGGGTGTGGTTCTGCACCTGTTGCAGCCCAGCTTGGGTTTTGATAGTGCGGCGACATTTGTAGCACAGGAGCATAATACTGGCGGGCTGTGATGCCTAGCTCAGTAAGCAACGTTGTGCTATTGCCATTTTCCACCATACAGATACCGTTGCCGTCATCTGTAGATCCGTCATTGGAGCCGTTACTGTCAATGTAAATATTTAACTTACCATTGGATACGTTGGCACTAATACCTGCAATGGCTGCGTTATTGATATCGGTTGCTAATTGGGCAACAGTTGTGCCACTTAGCGTAACTTGAACATCGTTAAGATAAATGCTTTGGGCAGTTGTAAGTGTTGGGTTAGTTGTTGTGCTTGTAATTGAAGGCCAACTGTTTTTCCAGTCATCACTGCCGACTAGCACCCAAGTGTTAGCTACTACTGCTGGGCTACTGTCTGCGTTGCCGGCAGTTTTATAATACACTGGGTTGTTTTTATTAGTTGCTACAACTGCATAATCTCCGATGCTGCCAATTGAATCAAGAGGTATACCGGCTGCAAGGTCGCTTGTGTTAGTAATAACAATCGGAGTTTTAGCTGTAAATGTTTCAGTAGATTCGCTCCACTGGAATGCACCCCATGCTGTTGTGCCAGTGTCTAGCCAATATGCACCATCTGATGGATCACCTGTTGGGCGTGTTGTTGTTGCTGTTAATGCAGCCAGGTCAATGTCTGCTCTTTGTACATACGCTCTATTACTGATACCCAAAACTGAGTATGCAGCAAGCAATCCATATTCGTTAAGTTCGTATCCGTTAATACTTGTTCCAGCACTTGTGCTGTAGAAAAACGGTGTACCAAATGTTGCTGCTAGATCTCGTTGTGAAGTGATCAAGTAAGGTTTGTTTGCATTTGCTGCTGTGGTGCCGGCTGCTACGCCAACACCTGCTCCGCTTACTTTATTCTGTGCTGTTGCAACAAGAATAAACGGAACTGAATTAGTTGGGGCTGGAAGATAGTTACTTTCGTCGATGATTGTAACTTCTACGCCTGGAGATGTTAGTGCCATGTTAATTGCTTCCTTTGTAAAAGTATTCGCTAATGATATTTATAAAAATATACGAATTCCAGCTCCTTAGAGTGCCCTTTGCAAAGGTTTTAATATAAATAATTGCATGAATAGACCTATATGCGCCGCATGCAACCGACGATTAGTTGCTGTTAACTATAAAAAAGAAGGCAAAACACATTATCGCACAAGATGCGATAATTGCACAAGAAGAAATCGTCGCAAAAAAACGCCTGTGCCCAGGTGGCAACAGAACGGATTTAAAAAAAGTACAACATGTGATCGTTGTGGATTTAATGCTGTTAGTGGAGCACAGATTCTAGTATATCATATGGATGGTAATCTAAACAATAGCAACCTTGCTAATTTGAGATGTGTTTGTTTAAACTGCACAGTTGAAATTAATAGATTAGATTTACCATGGAAGGTTGGAGATCTAGTAGCAGATTAAATCACTGACTCATTAAGTGCAACATTAACTGATCTAGATTAAACTTTAAATCTTCTAGTGTGCCATTATTATCGATTGTAAAGTCAGCCATCCATTGTTCTAAACTCATTGAGTCTCTTGATTCAGGCATTAGGTATTTGCTACGATCAACCCAAATACAGTAATCAAACACACCAGTGTTTTTCATTGCAAAGAATTCACGTTTGTTGCGTAGCCCACAATAGATATCATACGCAGCAAACATTTCTCTTCCTAGAGTCGCTGCATCAGGAACATTATAATTGCAGATAGCATCATACCATTCTGCTCTGTGATTATGCCTGTCAGCATAGCACTCTTCTTCATCAGCATATCCATACTTGTCCTTTAGATCATTGTATATAAAATGTTTACTACAAAATTTCGAGCTCGATTCAAATGTATATCCATAATCGTCGCGAAGAATTTCGCATACAGTATCTTTACCGTGTCTACCGTGACCTATTACTAATAGTTTAAACTTGCTCATATTAACTTTAATTCCACTGTCCTATGTTTTTTACTTTGTGCAATTACATCAACAATTTCATAATCTATCCCAATGCTGTTAAACGTATCTTGCCCGTTGCGCAAATCAAAAATTAATCTTGTGTTTTTGTTGCTGTGCTTGCGAATAAAGTTAGTGTAGGTACTCATTGGATAGTGTGCACCACAACTTTTAAAACTAAAGATTAAATCAAATATTGTAGACTTCTTTAGTTTACTACAGTTTTCAGGAGTAAGGTGTGTTCTTTGTAACTCTAGTCTATCCCATTCGGCATTTAGTTCAGCTTTGCTATGATAGTAAACAAAATTATCAGCTTGTCCAAACTTTGCGTCCCGAGATTGTTCTTTGTTGTTTTTCTCACTAACACCTTCGATTAGATAAACTTCAGTTCCGTATGCTTGTTGAAACCAAAAACTGTCGTATGCTTGGCCACAACCAATTTCGCAACTAATATCAACTGCCTGATTGAGATATTGATCAACTATGTTCCATTGCAAACGTTTACTGTCGTTGTATTCTTTGGTTTCCCAGAGTTCCATCCAAGATTGATCGTTGGTTCCGTTTACAATTGGTATCTGTGTCATCGTAATTTTTTAACTCCAAGGTGTGCTAGTGTTTGCTGTAGTAAATCAATTTGCCGTTTGCAATCTTCTAGTGCATGATGGCTTGCTTTAGGTTTAGGCAAGTCTGGATACAAACTATATACCGTTCTTGCATCACGAACACGCCAAAACTGCCACGGGAGTTGCATGCCATAGCTCTTGTATGCATGTTCTAGTATGTTCATATCAAACGTTGGTCCGTTTGCCCATATAAGATTACAATGAAAAATAATTTTACTCAACTCTTCTAGTGACTGTTTAAGAGGGATGCGGCCTTCTTCACCGAATGCTTCTGCTTGTGCTTCGGCTGGCTGAGTTGCCCACCAAGCAACTGTAGCATCATCAACATCTCTGTCAGGCTGACTGTCGACATCAATCCTTGCATAATAATCTTGTGGGAGATACCCTGACCCAGCTGGATCAAATGTTTGGGCTGCGATTGTAAGCACACAGGCGTTAGGGCCTGTACCTACAGTTTCAATATCAATCATTATATCTGTCATAATTTTAGTATAACAGATTTAACACTGTTGTCAACTATTTTTTTGGTTTAACTGTTTTTTTAGTTCCAGTTGTGCCTTTAAGGCTACTCTTAGGCGGCTTGTATGCTTTTTGAACTTTGCCGCCGCTAGTAACACTAGACTTGCGCATCTTGTTGAGCATGCTTAATAACTTGCTTGCCGGATTTACACGTTTAGTCTTCTTGGCTTTGCGAGCTGCTTGAGCACTCTTGGTCTTGCGAGTCTTCTTCATTTGAGCTCGCTTGGCTTGATCAATCGGAGCATCGCAATCTTTTGCATTGCTAACAACACGACCGTTTCGTGGGCCGCTAGTACAACGCCATTTGGTTTTCAGTTTGTTACCTGTACGACTAAAAACCATTTCGTGTTCGGTGATAAATTCTTCTGCTCTCATTATCCAATTACCCAAGTAAGAGGCTGTGAGCCGTCAACATAGTTTTTAAGCTCTTCAATTTTTTCAGCCATGATAGCAGATCCCTCGGCTTTCATCTGTGCACCGTTTAGTGCAGTGCCGCCTTGTGGACCTGCAATAGTAGCAAACTTTTCTCTAGCTTCGCCGATCATTAATTTACAATTGCCAATCATATAATCCTTTATCCATTGCGAGATAGAAAAATCACTGAGTAGTTGTGCTTCGGGACGCAGATTGTAACACCAAAGTAATACAACTTCTCCACTGCCTTTGATATCACGCATTAGTGTTATCTCTTTAGATGCACTATTGTAAGTGTAATTCAAAAATCCACCAAACATCTTAGCAGTAAGCTCAACATACTGGCTATAAAAATCATAGGTAGCAAGTCCGCCCATGGTGTTACCATTTAACAAATATGTGTTAAGTGCAGCTGAACTAAATGGTTCGAACGCACTGCCTTCTCCGCCGTTGTCCCAACCAATGGTTCTTCTGAACACTTGTCTAACAGTTTGTATTTCGCTGGGCAAGGTATAAACATTTACACCATCCTGTAATTTTAGAAAGTTGTAGCTTTCCTCAAACGCATTTTCGGCTCGTTGGCGATATGTGCCGATAGCTCGCTGATACGATGCTTCGTAGTGCTCTGCATCAAGTTCTAAGTCAATCATCCCGTCGCCAAGTTGAAGCTTTACATAGTCAATTGTTTGCTGCTTGAGCGTTTCAAGAGTTTGATTAAGTGTTACTGTTGCCATTTATACTGCCGTCCTTATACAGTATTTAGCATTATCACCAAGCCTTGAGTATTACTACATGATCATTTCCTCGACCGTTGTACTTTACTTCAGTAGCTTTGATGTCTTGAAAAATCTTACGACAAGCAGGTTTACCGCCCTTTAAGAATGCTTTAAGTTGTTCTGCTGGTTTGCGCAACGTTTTACTCACACTCTTACTAGGATCATACCCAATAACTGTATTGCTCTTAATAGTATACGTTTGAGTCATATCGTCTGCAATAAGATGTATCAACTTTCGTGTTGATGTATTGTACAGCCAAGCTTCGCTACCATTTACTAGTTTTTCTGCACTAACACTGGTTAACTTTAGATCTGCAAACTCTTTAAGATACTTGAACTTGCGTACAATTTGTGCTGGCGTCTTTTGCTTGATTGCACGTGGCTTGCGTTCTACTTTTTTAACTTGTACATAACTTGCACAGTCGGCAATTGCTTTTTCAAGAAACTTGTGTATTGCACGAATTTGTAGTTTTCCTAAATGTGCATATCCTTCTTTGAGCTGTTCGTGCATGTCTTTTTCGTGTTCGCTCATTTTCTTTAGTTTTGCAGGTGTAGGTGTATTCATCAACTCTGTTAACTCAGATAGCTGATTTTTAAGTGGCTCCGAAATTATATCAATTGTCTGCGGTGGGCAACTTTTGCTTCTTAGCAAACTCATAACTGAGAACTTTTCAGGATTTTTGTATTCACTAGCAGCAAATTCATCAAAAAGTTCATCAATTTCTCCACCAATTTCCATGGTTTTATCTCGCATGTTTTCTTGTACCGTGCGGCGGGCAGTTTCTGGTTTAACAACTTCGTCCTCTTCGTCCAGGCCCGATGTATCAATTTTAGAAAGTGCTTCGTCAATTTTTTTGCGTATAAAAATCGAGATTGGTTGCAGGTCTCCAACAGTCCCGGGTAACGTTTGCCAATATGCATTGTGTTCTGGATGCAAATCAGGCATACCGTTACGCAAACATCTTGTGTAGATTCCAATTAGCACAAGACCAACAGAACCGTGTTTGCGCATACGTTTAATATCGTTGTTGTTGTAGCCAGAATCTTTCATCCATTCAATTAGGTCAGGAAAAACATCTGCTGCTTTTTTATCTGCATAGTAAGAATCAAACACACGACGGCGATATTTGTGATATGCAGCACCGCTCATTTTTAGTGCATCATCCCATGCTGCATCTACTTTGCTACGCTTTCTACGAGCCACTGGTGCTTTCTTTGGAGGAAGTTTAATACCTGCTACTTTTGCCATTGTTTATCTCCTATCAACAATTTTATTATAGCACAACTAGTCTACGTGTCAACCTAATCTTTTTTTGTTCTAATACAAGAAAACGGTTGACATTGTGATATGTTAATGCTATATTATATATAAGTTAGCAAGCATGGAGCATACAATGTTTAGAATTCCTAGTTTTTATAAGTTTGATACTTCCTTTGAAGATGCTAAAACAACAATCTCCTGTTACGGACGTGGTGATTTACTCGAAGGAATGCAAGCAATGAATCGTGTGTGGGACGAACATTGCGCTAGTTACACAAGTGACAATGCTCGATTTGATGATGATTCAGATTTTTACGAATTCTACGAAGCAGAAGTAAATGCTTACAACAAAGTTTACGAAACAATGCAACCACTTTTTGCGTAAGGAGATATAAAATGGAAACTTTTACATACAGCGATGATGGTTTCTCAGACCTTCACAAAGATGTTTACGGATTTCGCCCACGTGGCATTATCCTTAGCAACTGGAACATTCTGCCACCTGCTGAAAAGAAAGTTCGTTGGGATCAACTTTGTGAAGAGCTTGAAGCAAATACTAAGTTTAAAAACGAACAAGAAGTTAAGGCAGTAGCTCGGTTTGAAGATCGGATTCAAGATGCAATTAGTCTTGGTGCTAGTAACCGTGTTGAGGCTCTTCGCTGGATTACTGGCTCTGAAACTTTTTATCACGGACAAGATGTAGAGCATTTTGTTTGGGAGCAAGGTATTTTATTTACTAAGTATGGTAAGCAATTAGTAAAAGATCTTTTACTAGTTGTTGAATATAAGGAGTGTGCATAAATGAGCATGAATCACGATGCAAAGCCTATAGACGAAGAACTAGAACGTATGAAGGCCGAGTTTCTTGCTAAAGGCGGCGAAGTTACCAAAGGAAAAACCAAAGCTATGGCAAGTGAACTTGGCATCAGCAACAATACATGGAATAACAAACTGACCAAAGCTGAAAAAGATGCAAAGGCAGGTAAATGATCAAGAGTTTGTTATTAATAGGAATGTTAGGATCAGCAGCTGATGCCAGAGAAGCAATAGTTATCGGTAGTGGTGTTGATGATAAAGGATTTAGGTGGTCTACTGGATACACCGATGAGTATAGTTCATGTGGTGATGTACTTGAAAAATTAAATAAAGATTTCTCAAATTTTCAAATCGAATACACTTATAATTATCGCACATACGATCAAGGATTTGTGGTATATTATACTGACAATGGTGGTACCACACTCTGGATGTGCCATCACAATTCGTTTTAATCAATAGCATGCAAGCGATAAATACATGCAGAGGAATACTGTATGCCACGCTTGAGTTTATATCGACCAAATCGCCAAAACGATTACAAATTTATTGACCGTACTATATCTGAAATGTATCAGGTTGGCGGAGTTGATATGTTTGTCCACAAATACCTTGGGCCACAACCGCACGGCGATGATAGCTCAAGTGTTAGCGGTGGTACACAAGATGCTACACAACCGGCATACAGCACTGAATCGCCACTGTTTATCGAAGATTTATTCCTGCTTGAAAACAGAGATCGCAAATACGACGATGATGTTTACGAGATGCGGGGCGTTTACAATTCACAAGATGTTGATTTTGACTTGAGCCAATTCGGTTTGTTTTTAAACAATGACACATTGTTCATTACATTCCATTATAACTTTATGATCGACACGCTGGGACGCAAACTGATGAACGGTGACGTTCTTGAGCTGCCTAACCTTAAGGATTTTCATCCTCTTGACAGTGGCATTGCTAAAGCAATACCCAAGTATTATGTAATACAAGATGCTTCGTTTGCCAGTGAAGGGTTTAGTCAAACTTGGCTACCTCACTTGTGGCGTGTTAAAGCAACTCCTCTAGTTGGCGCACAAGAATACAACGATATTCTCAAAAAGCCATTTGAAGTTGACAATATTTGGGACAATGGAAATTATTACCCAAGTGGTAGTATTGTGTTGTTTGGCAATCAGTATTACCAAGCAAAGATTGACACACCAGTTGGTACCGAAATTACCAATACTGTGCATTGGAAAGAGATTGAGCCTAAGAGTGAACTCGCAACATTTGGTACAGTTACTAAAGATCTCGAAATCAACAATGCTATTCTTACACAAGCAGAGTACGAAGTTCCACTAAGCGGATACGACACTGTAGAGTTTTATATTGTACCTACAAACGAAGATGGTACACCTGCTGACCCTGATAGCTACACAGTTGACGAAACTGGTATCACAGTCGACACAACAGATGTTAATGTCGACGGGCAACCCCAGTCCCCGAGAGCCAATGGATACACGCTAGGATATCTAACCGGTGACGGTATTGCACCAAACGGATTACCAGTTACACCTGGTATCAGCTTTCCTCCTGGGCCACACGAAGGAGACTTTGCTTTGAGACTTGATTACTTTCCTAATAGACTTTTTCGCTACAACGGCACACGCTGGGTTAAGTACGAAGACAATGTAAGAACTGATCTTACTCCAGGTGCGTCAAACCAGACACTTCGTAGTAGTTTTGTTAACAATACAAACGAAACGCAAACATTGGATCGCGGAGAAATACCAGAGCGCCAGGGTCTTAACCACTTACTAAAACCACAGGCTGATAATTAATGCAACAGTTTTTTTATGACGAGCAAATACGAAGATTTTTACTTCAAGTTACAAGAGTTTTCAGTAACTTCCAAGTTGAATACGGGCGTGACGAGTCAACAAATGCAGCCAGCTTGTATCGAGTACCTGTGCGCTATGGCGATGCAAGTCGAAATGCAGCAACTATTATGCAGCAAAACAGTGCCAATTCTTTACCAAGCACCCCTTTAATTACATTCCATGTTACCAATTTAAACTATGCTCGTGACCGCATGCAAGAACCTTATTTTGTTGAAAAGCAAAATGTAAGGCAACGCTATTGGGATACAGACACTGAATCATACGAAACAACCCAGGGCACAGCTTTTACTGTTGAAAAACTCATGCCTGTGCCGTACGATCTTGAAATTAATGTAGATATATGGACGTCTAATACCAATCAAAAATTGCAGTTGCTAGAACAAATACTAACACTGTTTAATCCAAGTTTGGAAATTCAAAGCACAGATAATTTTATTGACTGGACGAGCCTTAGCGTAATGTATCTTGAGCAGGTTTCGTGGAGTTCTCGATCGGTCCCGCAGGGCACAGACAACCCAATTGATATAGCAACTCTTAGATTTAAGATGCCTATTTGGATTAGTCCACCAGCTAAAGTTAAAAAACTTGGTGTTGTTCAAAAAATTATTGCTAGTGTACTTGATGCAAATGGCGATTATGCAGAAGCAATACACAACAACGATTTGCTATTAGGAACAAGACAAAAGTTTACTCCTTACAATTATCAAGTGTTGTTATTAGGAAACCAGTTACAAGTGCTAGAAACCAAAGCAGTAGTAACCAACAACGACGGAACAGAAGTTCCAACATCACCACCAAGTAATCTTATGTGGCACACTGTAGTTGACTTGTACGGTTCTTTACGCAACGGCATCAGTCAAGTCCGCATCGACAATCCATACGACGATACTGTTATTGTTGGCACAGTAGCATATCATCCATCTGACGATAGATTTTTGTTGTTTACTGTAGACACTGACACTATCCCACAGAACACATTAGATGCAGTTTCATCTATAGTTGATCCTCAACGAAACGGACCAGGTGCAGGACTTGATGCTGCCGCAACTGGACAAAGATACTTGTTTATTAATAACGCAACTGGTAGTTCTAAAGGCAACGCTGCGGCATGGAGAGGAACCGATGGTGCCCCACTGGTAGCTGTTGCAAATGATATTGTTGAGTACGATGGCACACGCTGGAATGTTGTGTTTGATAGTTCAAACCCAAGCGGAGTGCAATACACAACAAACATAACCACTGGTATACAATATCGATGGGCTAACAACGAATGGCTCAAGAGTTACGAAGGATTGTACCCAGAAGGTGAATGGAGCTTGGTACTTTGATTAGCGCCGTTGGTGTTTGGTTTTACAGTATACAAACCAATCGGTATCTTTATTTACTACGCAACGATCCTAAAAATCCTGGATGCTGGGGGTTGCCTGGGGGTAAAGTCGAAGCTGGTGAAAGTTTAAGTAATGCTATTCAGCGAGAATGCCAAGAAGAAATTGGTATGTGGCCAGAGATAGTTAAACTCGTGCCAATTGAACAGTTTACAAGTGCTGACGAAAATTTTAGTTATCATACATTCTTTTGCTTGATTAATGAAGAATTTGTCCCTGTGCTTAACAACGAGCATCACGGGTATTCGTGGATTGATTCGGGAGTTAGACCAAGGCCATTGCATCCTGGGTTATGGACTACTATTAAATTTGAAGAAGTATTAGAAAAAATTAATACTGTAAAGAAATTTTATATATCACAGAGTGAAACGAACTTAGCATAATCCCATCTTTCCACATTTCTATTATTACGCCACACGTCCGGAGTAGGAATGTTGTCGCTTACGTGCACAAACTTTACCGCCGGGTATGTTAGCATAACATTGTTTATTTGTGATATCGAAGTTTCATCTTTTTCAAATTTAGGATTTGTGCCGTCAACACCGATTAGAAATATTTCTTTATGTCCATCAAAGCATGCTAACCAGATTGCAACCGCAACTGATCGTCCCCTATACCCGTAAGGAACAAGATAAAATTCCCCAGGGGTTGTGATACAATTTCGTGCGTTACTGTACACACTGGTTTTTTCAGTGTATTTTTCCTTAACTAATTCATCTAATACCGGAATATCAAAGTCAACATAAAAATCACACTGTATCTCTCTCCAAGAGTCCTGGCAACCATAACTCTGCAAACGTTTACGTGATAAGTGGCCGCCGCTATGCCTCTGTATGTGATTTTTTAGATCAAATTTTCCGCCTGCGCTTGTATAAAAACGGCTTTCGCCGTGTCCAATTACTGCGGCACGACCTGAAATGTGTTGATTTTCAATTGGGTTATCAATCCATTCACGTTCTTGATGTTTTTTACCATCTTTGATTGTGTTGCTGATAATAACAAATTCCCCATCGTAATCTGTGCGATATCTTTCAGACATTTTTTATTATTACCTTTATATTTTTAACACGCACTCGACTAATTTTTCAGCGATGTTTGTATTCGATTCAAGTGCAATACCAACTAAACAGCAACCAGTAAATTCTGCACTTGCGGTACCATTGTCGCTGCAATAAACTGCATCACCTTTTTTAACTGCACCAACTACTCTAACCGGAACACGACCTTTAAGTCCAATTGCTTGCCCTTCACTGTCGCTATTCATTAAGTATGCTGGTTCAAACGAAATAACACCAATTGCAATACTGTTTAACATAGCTGCATCAGTTTCATAATTATTATGTGTACTTACTTTCATAACTGTACCAATTGGATATTCTTGATCAGTTGTGTATTTTTCTGCCAAGTCAGCATACTGTGCTGATGTTGATGTTGCTGTGATTGTGCCGGCACTAAAGTTGCCACTGCCATCACGTGCAACAATTGTACTTGCTGTGTTAGCACTAGTAGCATTTGATGTAACAGTAAATGTTCCACCTTCACTACTTGAACTACCACTTAACCCGACACCGCTAACTGCACCTGTTGCAACATAGTTGCCAGTTGTATCTGTTCCAAGGGCAACTGAATTGGACGCAATAGTAGTAGAAATACTAGCAGTATCTCCTGCGCTAGTAAATGTAGCACTACCTGTTACATCGCCTGTGAGAGAGACTGTAACTGCACTGCTCAAACCGCCAGCAGTACCGGTTGTATTTTGATTAAGTGTTGCCACACGTGCCGCTGCCACTGTGCCTGTGCTTATATTACTTCCATTCAACGCAGTTAAACTTGCGCCGCTGCCGCTAAATCCAGCCGAAGTCAACAAACCAGTGCTAGGATTGTATGTTAATCCACTGTCTTGTGTTACTGCACTTAGCGTGCCTGTTGTCGTCGAACCAACATAAATTAATCTTTCTGCATTAGTAGTTGTGTCACTACTTACGCTTGCGCCTCCACTTATAGAAGAAAAACTTAATGTTCCGCTGCCGTTTGTACTTAAAACTTGGCCACTTGAACCATCCGAGGTTGGATAAGCCAACCCTGAAGCAGTTAAGTTACCAGCAATGGTTACATTACCACTTGCAGTAAGTGATGTAACTGCTGGTGTAAGACTTGGTGTGATAGTAAGTGTGTCAGTACCATCATTAGTTGTGAGTTCAATGTTTGTTCCGGCAACCAGGGTTAACGTGTCGCCGACCGCATCAGCAACAATACTGTTTTGTCCTGCTACTGCAAAAACTCCGTATGCTGCGGTACCATTCCTTGCAAATGTTAGTGCAGTTGTACCAACTGTAATTGGATCATCTGTTGTTAGTTTCCACTGAGTATCAGCATAGGTTGTACCTTCGGTGACCATAATAACTGTGCCAGCACTAATTTCACCAGTTGCATTTGCATCTAAGCTACGTGACCAAGTCCCGTTTGACCCAGATCCTAGTGTGGTTACATAATAAATTCCGTTTTGACTGCCGTCAGTTTGCCCAGTAACTAAAATTCTATCGTTAACTAATAAAGTTACACCATCAATTACTACCGGAGTTCCGCCACTAAGTGTAATATTGGAGTTGGTCAGAGCTCTAGCAGTTTGTTTATAATCAATGTCTTGTAATTGGTGTGCCCGAGGCCTAGTTAATCCCATGTTAGACGCAATCCTTGTTCGTTGCATGTATTTACCTTTGTAGCACACACAAGAGTTTCCAGCCAAAAAAATAGCAGGGCGAACCCTGCTATTCTTAATATTTTAAGTAATGATTACATCATTAGTGCTAGTACTTCGATAACGCCTTCTCCGCCTTCGTGAGCTTCGATTGCTTTACCAATTACTGTACCCATTGCTGCATCGTTGTTAGCCATTGCACGACCATTACCAGCTGATACCATCAAGTCACCTGCTGCTACTGGACCTGTTACCTTACAAGGAACACGACCTGCTAGTGCAAGAGCAACACCTTCTTGTGTGCTGTTCATCAAGTGAGCTGGATCAGTTGAGATAATGCCTGCTACTGCACGACAGTTTTCACTGTCACATGCTGCAACTTTGCCTTCTCCGCCAAACATTACAACAGTACCTGCTTCAATGTCTGCATCAGCTGCATACATCTCTGCCAAGTCAGCGTATTGTGCTGAAGTTGCTGTTGCTGTGATTGTACCGGCACTAAAGTTACCACTACCATCGCGGAATACAATTGTATTAGCTGTGCTTGCGCTTGTAGCGTTTGATGTAACAGTAAATGTTCCACCTTCACTACTTACACTACCACTAATACCACTACCTGATGTAGCACCTGTACCAACATAGTTACCAGTTGTATCAGTACCTAGTGCAACCGAGTTAGCTGCAATAGTTGCTGTTAGTGTAGCATTACCAAGGTTAGTAAGTGTTGCACTACCAGTCAAGTCACCAGCAAGTGTAATTGTTGGATCAGCAGTATTTGTAGTTGCAATAGTAATACCTGAACTACCATCAAAGTTAGCAGTACCAGTTACAGCGCCACTGAGTGCAATTGCTCTAGGTGTAGTTAATTTTGCAGCACTACCAGTTGTGTTTTGGTTAAGTGTACCAACTGTTGCTGTTAGTGTAGCATCACCTAGGTTAGTAAGTGTTGCACTACCAGATAGATCACCAGCAAGTGTAATTGTTGGATCACTTGTTGCAGTTGTTGCAATAGTAATACCTGAACTACCATCAAAGTTAGCAGTACCAGTTACAGCACCACTAAGTGCAATTGCTCTAGCAGTTGAAAGTGTGTCAGCACTACCAGTTACATCACCTACTACGTCACCAGTCATACCAGCCGCAGTAAAGGTTGCACTTAATGTGCCGCCTCTTGTAACTGTAACATCGCCATTTAAGGCAGTAGCAACACTAGTTGTGCCATTTTGGATCTGTGTAGCGTCAATGCCGGTTAGCTGACTACCGTCACCAATAAAGCTGGTTGCCGCAATGTTACCACTAGCAGTTAAGTTACCAGTTACATTAGCACCGTCTGTTGTAGCAATCATAGATGCTACACCACCAGCAGTAATGTTAACGTTACCGTTTGCACCTGCAAAATCAACAAGCGAACTACCACTTTGGATACTATCACCAGCAATTTCAACTGCGTCATCAATTACACCTGGTGTTGTACCATCTGGGCCAAAGAAGCCGATAGCATTACCGCCTGTGTTTTTAATAACAACGTTACCAAGTGTGATTGTACTACCTGCTAGGAACAATTCGTTCCAGCGTTTAGTATCACTACCAAGGTTTTGTGCTACGTTTGCTGCTGGCAACAAGTTACCAGTAACTTCAACAGTTGGTGCACCACTTAGTGCTTCAACTATTGCAGTTGCATCACCGTTTGATAGAGAAACAATACTCGTTGTGGTTGTGATTTCACGAACTTCAATTGTATCGCCTGTTGCCGGAGCTTCAGTAAATGTCAATGCTGTTCCGCTAACACCGTATGCTGTAGTTGGTAGCTGTACCACACCGTTAATACTAACAATAACACTAGCAGTTGTTTGAGTTGACTGTAGCGTAAATGCTACTGTACTATCATCACCTGAGAATGTTTCACTAGCAATAACTGTGAATTCAACACCAGCTGTTGCCCAGCTGTCATTATCGTAGAATTCAAACTGATCCAATGAAGTATTGAAACGAATCATACCAGTTGCTGGGGTACCAGGTCGTTGTGCTGTAGAACCAACCGGAATCATCATACTTTCAGTGCCTGTTACTTTAAGCGTAGCACCTGCGGTTTGAGTAGCGTTTTCACCGATAGCAACTGTTGAAGTACCTGCATCTGCTAGTACATATGCATTACCTGCTGCGTTCTCAATGAGAACATCAACATCTTGACTGTCAGTGTTTAGTGTAATAGTTTCACCAGCACTATCAATACTATCAGTATTAACGGTAATGTTACCGAAAGTACCTGCATCTGCAAAGACACCAGTAGTATTGACATTACCTGAGTCAACATTGCCACTGAATGTAGCAGCAACACCACCTGTGATTGTACCAGCTGTTGAACTCAATGTTCCATCAGTTAGTGTACCACCTGTTACAGTACCACTTGCTGTTAGTGTAGTTGCATCAACCAATGTTGTGTTAACATTACCTGAGTCAACATTGCCACTGAATGTAGCAGCAACACCACCTGTTAGTGTACCGGCAGTAATACTTGCAGTACCGTCTGTTAGTGTGCCACCTGTTACAGTGCCACTTGCAGTTACAGTAGTTGCATCAACCAATGTTGTGTTAACATTACCACTATCAACGTTACCACTGAATGTAGCAGCAACACCACCTGTGATTGTACCACCAGTTGAACTTAGTGTACCATCAGTTAGTGTACCACCAGTTACAGTACCACTTGCAGTCAATGTAGTTGCATCAACCAATGTTGTGTTAACATTACCTGAATCAACATTGCCACTAAATGTAGCAGCAACACCACCTGTAATACTACCAGCATTTAGACTTGCAGTACCATCAGTTAGTGTAGCACCTTCGACAGTACCTGACGCTGTTACAGAGACAGTTGTTACATCTGCTTGTGATACAATATTACCACCAGTTACATTACCGACTGCTGTTAGTGCCTGTGCTTCAAGTGCACCACCTGTAATCAAGTTACCAGCAGTTACATTACCACTAAACGTAGCAGCAACACCACCTGTAATACTACCAGCAGTAATACTTGCAGTACCGTCTGTTAGTGTGCCACCTGTTACGGTGCCACTTGCAGTCAATGTAGTTGCATCAACCAATGTTGTGTTAACATTACCTGAATCAACATTGCCGCTGAATGTAGCAGCAACACCACCTGTGATTGTACCAGCTGTTGAACTTAGTGTACCATCAGTTAGTGTACCGCCTGTTACAGTGCCACTTGCATCTACAGTAGTTGCATTGACTCTAGTTGTGTTAACATTGCCCGAGTCGACATTACCACTGAATGTAGCAGTTACGCCACCTGTGATACTACCTGCGTTAAGACTTGCTGTGCCATCAGTTAATGTGCCAGCTTGTACTTGACCACTGAATGTAGCAGCTACGCCACCAGTTACAGTACCACCAGTTGAACTTAGTGTTCCGTCAGTTAGTGTACCACCTGTTACAGTGCCACTTGCATCTACAGTAGTTGCAGCAACTCTAGTTGTATTAACGTTACCACTGTCAACATTACCACTAAATGTAGCAGCAACACCACCTGTAATACTACCAGCATTTAGACTTGCAGTACCATCAGTTAGTGTAGCACCTTCAACTGTGCCTGTTGCAGTTAGACTTGTACCAGTAGCAGCACCAATATCTGGTGTTACAAACTGTGCACCTGCTTTAACAACAACTGCATCAGCAGTGATTGTAGTTGTAGTTTCGTCAACATTTACAGATAGCTCATTACCTGCTTTAGATAGACCGTCGCCTGCTACAATCGAACCAGCACCTGAGAACTGACTCCAGGTAATAGCAGTTGTACCCATAGTAACCGGAGCGTTTGTTGTACAAACCCAACCACTATCAAGGTATACTGTGCCTTCTTCAACAAAAGTAAACGCACCTGGAATTTCACTAGTAGGTGAACCATCCATGTCTTCTGCACGAGTTAGAACGTAGGCAGTGCCTGCGTCACCTAGTGTAGTAACAACATAGATACCATTGTTTGCGGCAGTAGCTTCGTCTTTAACGAGTAGTCTGTCGCCTTGTGCCATTACAACATCATCTTGATCAGCTAGTGCACCGTTTGCATTACCTGTTAGTGTAGCGCCTACACCAGCTGTGCCGTTGTCGTATGTGTTAGCTGGCAGGGCAGAAGCAGTTGCGGCTCTAGTTGAACCTTTAACGTCAAGACCTTCTGCAACACTGTCAACATAGCCTTTATTGGCTGCGTCACTGTCTTGTACTGGATCTGCAAGAGAAACAATTTTTGCACTACTTGCATCAATAACGCCTGTGCCACTTGGAAGAAGAACAATGTCTTCATTTGTGCCAGTTGCAGTAAGAGTTACCGAAGTACCTTTAACGTCAGTTGTGTTAACCACACTAGCATTTACGTTGCCAGTTGCAGTTACGTCTAGTCCTTGTACTGTACCAGTAAATGTAGCATCGGTTCCGCCTGTGATTGCACCAGAGTTGATACTCAATGTGCCATCAGTTAGTGTACCAGCTTGTACTTGACCACTGAATGTAGCAGCTACGCCGCCTGTTAGTGTACCAGCATTAAGACTTGCAGTACCATCAGTTAGTGTACCACCAGTTACAGTACCACTTGCTGTTAGTGTAGTTGCATCAACTAGTGTTGTGTTAACATTACCACTGTCAACATTACCACTGAATGTAGCAGTTACGCCACCTGTGATACTACCACCAGTTAGTGTAGCAGTGCCATCAGTTAGTGTGTCGCCAGTTATAGTACCACTTGCATCCACAGTAGTTGCATTGACTCTAGTTGTGTTAACATTACCCGAATCAACATTACCACTAAATGTAGCAGCAACTCCACCTGTTAGTGTGCCACTAGTAATACTTGCGGTGCCATCAGTTAGTGTACCGCCTTCAATTGTGCCGCTTGCGGTTACAGATACTGTTGTTACGTCTGCTTGTGATACAATATTACCACCAGTTACGTTACCAACGGCTGTTAGTGCTTGTGCTTCAAGTGCGCCACCTGTAATCAAGTTACCGGCAGTTACGTTACCACTGAATGTAGCAGCTACGCCGCCTGTTAGTGTACCAGCAGTAATACTTGCTGTGCCATCAGTTAGTGTACTACCTGTTACAGTGCCACTTGCATCTACGGTAGTTGCATTGACTCTAGTTGTGTTAACATTACCACTGTCAACATTACCACTGAATGTAGCAGTTACACCGCCTGTGATACTGCCACTATTAAGACTTGCTGTGCCATCAGTTAGTGTACCACCTGTTACAGTGCCACTTGCAGTCAATGTAGTTGCATCAACTAGTGTTGTGTTAACATTACCACTGTCAACATTACCACTGAATGTAGCAGCAACACCACCTGTTAGTGTGCCACTAGTAATACTTGCAGTGCCATCAGTTAGTGTACCACCTGTTACAGTGCCACTTGCAGTTACGCTAACAGTTGTTACATCTGCTTGTGATACAATATTGCCACCAGTTACGTTACCAACGGCTGTTAGTGCTTGTGCTTCAAGTGCGCCACCTGTAATCAAATTACCAGCAGTTACGTTACCACTGAATGTGGCACTCACGCCACCTGTAATTGCGCCGGCAGTAATACTTGCTGTGCCATCAGTTAGTGTGCCACCTGTTACAGTGCCACTTGCATCTACGGTAGTTGCATTTAATGTAGTTGCATCAACTAGTGTTGTGTTAACATTACCTGAATCAACATTACCACTGAATGTAGCAGTTACACCACCTGTGATTGCACCCGAGTTGATACTCATTGTGCCATCTGTTAGTGTCGGTGCTGTAACAGAAGTACCAGCTTCGATTGTAGCATCAACGTTTAGTGCTGTTGTTACGTTACCACTTGGTGCCATGTTGACCAATGTAAGGTCTGCAACTTGTGCATCAGCATAACTTGATAGCGCAACCACGTTGCCACTTGCATCTGCTGATGTGAACCCTGCTGCAAATTCACTTGCACTTTCGTCCCAAATCCATGCGATGTTAGTTGAATCCCCACGTTCGCCAACAAAGCCAATGTCAAAAACTGGCGAGCCAGTTTGATCTTTAGCTAATAGCAAGATTGGATCTTCAATTAGTGTGTTTACAGTATCAAGTGTTGTACTTGTACCTTGTACTGTTAGATTTCCTGTTACGGTAAGGTTACTACCGTAGACCAGATTATCTGCCAGCTTACCTGCACTAATACTATTATCAACTAGTTTAGAACTAGCAACGATAGCACCGTCGGTAATCTGGTTATTCTTAATTCTGGTTATAGCCATATTTTTTTAATCTCCAAATATTAAACCGGTTTTAATATAAGGGTATCTTCAGCTATGCTACTCACCCGCGGGCTTTCACATCGCCAGTCACTCTTACTTTAAGTTACTGAGTGTAAAAGATCCAAGCAGCATACATGCACCTGAAACTCTTATCAATGTTATTTATTGGATATTAAAAAAAATACAGTTGCACATAAAACTGCTTATAACAGCGTTATACGGCGCTAATATTACCGGATAACAAAACTTTTTTCCAGTTATCTACGCTGTATACTGCTAAGCTTGGACTGCCGCCGTCACCGTCAGTGACATAAATTATCTGCCCGTTTGCAACATTAGCAATGTTCGCCGCTGTAGCTACTGTATAAGTTGGTAATTGTAAACTTTGTACAGTGCTTATATCAGCAACACCGTTTGTTAACACTTCGATTCGATTGGTGCCGCTAATATTTGTAATACTAGACACTGTGGTAACAGCACTAATGAATCTTACTTCAATTGTGTCCCCTGTAGCAGGAGCTTCTGTGAATGTTAATGTAGTTCCGCTAACACTGTATGCAACTGTGGGTTCTTGAATAGTACCATTGATACTAATAATAACACCAGCAGTGCTTGATGAGGCGTTCAGTGTAAATACAGTTGTACTACTATCGCCGTTTAGTATTTGGCTGGTAATATTTCCAAATTCACTGCCGCCAACATTGTCCCAGGTAGCCCCATCATACACTTCAACAAATCCAGTTGTTGTGTTAAATCGTAAATCGCCAGTCTCTGGCGACCCTGGACGCTGCGCTGTGTTGCCAACAGCAATGCCAAGGGCGGTTGTTGTATCAATTTGTACTGTACCGTTTCCTGTGACTTCAAGAATAATATCTGCGCCCGATGCAGATGTGCCAATAGTAGTATCTGTAATTACAAGATTACCAATTGATCCGTCTGAGCCGACACCAAATGGACCAACATATCTAGCACCTACAATGTAAATACTTTTACCAGTAACGCCTGTATCAATTTGGCTTGGAATATTTTCGCCATTGAAGTTAAGAACGCCTGCTTGATAATCAAAGAACCAACCGTCTTCGTTACCAGAGCCACTTTGGAATAATTGAGTTCCTGTACTTTGCGGAGTTGCTGAGCCAGTGGTGTCAACATAAACTTTAACAAGATAGGTTGATCCAAATTCAGTTGGGATCCAATCTGTTAAGTTGGTTTTCCATGTTTGGTTATCAGGTGCTGTTAAATCCTCAGTGCACTCAACAGTTGCAGTACCACCTGCGGCATCTTGATACACTTCAACGATACTACTAGTTGCACTTGGTTTAACGCTAGGTATTACGCCCGAGCTCTGCCATACTTTGTCCCCACGCATTAACAAAGGTGATGGTATACTTTCGTTAAATGCTTCTTTATTTGAAGGAGGAGCAGTTTTGGCAACACCAAACCCTAGTTTTTTCCAAAGAAAATCAACTTTTGTGCTATCTGCGAGTGCCATTAGCTTGCTACTCCTACACTAACACTGGTAAGTGATTGTCCGCTTGCTAGTGCAATGCGAACTAATACGTTGTTACCGGTTGAATTTGAACTGTTTTCACTACCTAATGTCATAGTGTACGCAGCATTAATTGTACTACCTGTTGGTATTACATCAGCGCCAGTGAGTGCACAGCCCAATGATCCGTTGCCACCATTGCCGGTGTCGTCCCCGGGCACACCCGAACCTGCATATTGCACAGTACCATCAACCCAGCCGTTTGCAGTGCTTGCATCGTCGATAGTAGTACCAGGTGCAGCAATCCAAAGTCCAGTAATACCTGTTGAACTGTTTAAACTAATGTCAAAGTTGGCCATTGTTGCTCTACGGAATGCAAATGTAAAATATTGTGTGCCACTTCGTCCTGTGTTAAGGTCTGGACCAGATGGCAAATAGCCGCTACTAAAGTCTGTAGTAAAGTGATCTAACGTGCCCCAGCGCACAACTGCTTCTTGTGTTCCGGCAATTGTCTCTGCACCGCTCCAGGCATTGGAAGTATAATAGTTTGTTGCACTATTAAATGCAGGATTGTCTGCTGCACTCCCTAATCCAGTAATTCGCAACCCGTCGTCGTCGTATACACTTCCTAATGCATCTGCAACAGGAATATTCTGTTCATCAAATCCTGATAAACTTGCACTGTAGATTTGAATATATTGATTAGTTATGTTTACTACACTACTAGATCCGTTAACATTGAACATCTGACTATCAACATACCCAACTGCTCTTGCGCTACCGTTTACACTCAGTGTAATATTACCCATTGGTTGCGGGCTTGCAACACCAACGTCTGCATTAACAATGCCGGCAGTAACAAAACTTGGAGTTCCGTCGATATCACTGTAGGTTTTTGTTTGTGTGTTGATAATACTGCCGCTCGTGCCCTCAGCTAATGTGCCTGTAGTAAACTGTATAGGCTGACTGGTATTTCTGTATGTCTGTCCTGTTAGGTTAGATACTTCTAATCCTTGAATTTGAATAGCAGGACTACCTGTATTGTAATACGGTACACCCGAAATGTATCTGTAAGTGCCAGCAGTTTGTTCTACAATAACTGCATTGCCTTGCACCACTGTTGGTACATCAAACATGTCATCTTTAACAAAATCAACAAGATTAGTGTCGCCAGTTGTAGTATGACTCAATTTTGCATCGTTGTAACCTACACTAATGCCACTAAGGGCACGTTGCCACCGTGCATCAAATACTTTAGCAAATCCACTTGGGTAAGTGCTTGCACTAATTTCATCGTGCGCATCTCCATCTGCAACAACAATCAAATCTGTGTATGTCCCTGATGCATCACCGCTGCTAGTAAATGTAACATTGCCTGCTGCTGATCCGTTAAACTGTGCTGACAGTGTTCCTGATATAGCAGTATTTGCATTTGTAACATTGTTTGTATTAATAGTTGTAGTAGTTGTATAGCGTGTAACACTTGATCCAGCTGCAACAATGTTGCCGCTACTGTTATCCGTAGCATTGGCTGCCAACAATGGAGACGTCCCTTGACTCGAATCTGCTAAACTCAGTGTCTTGGTACTTAATGCACCTGGTTGTGCAGGATTTGCATTAATTTGAATATAATTACTCTTGACTTCGCTATCCGATTGTGCTATAGTAGCAGGAGTTCCGTAAACATCTAGCTCAACTGTATAGTTGCCTGTGCTCGAATAGGTGTTGGTAATGTTACCATTACCAGGTGTACCAGCTCCGCTGGTAATGTTACCGGTTGTGTTGCCGTCGCCGAACGCCCAATCAAATATTGTTGCATTTTGACTGGTATTGTCAAATGTAAATAATGCTCTGTCTGCACCGTCACGATAGTCTGTAAACACATAACCATCTTGTGCATTATCGCCTGTTCTGTCACTGAGTGTAACTGCAGACCCGGTGTAGATTGCTCTCACATCTGGTTCAATTGTAATTGTAGTAGTACCACTTACAAAAGGTGAATTGGTGCTGCCGTTTCTTACTTGTAAGGTAACATCAAATGTTTGGCTCGTGCCGCTTGCTTGGTTACCCGAGCTAAGAGCAAACGTGTGATTAATAGTAGATCCTGGATTACCAGCAACTCCACTTTGTATATTAACATTAGCAACTGACCCATCATCCCATGTCCAAAGATATTTTTGCTGACTACCAAACACCGCAGTAGACCCTGGATCAGTGGCAACAGTGTTTGTAAATGTTACCACACCACCGGAGGTTGCTTCTTCGTTGACTAATGTAGTTGCACTAGCAGTAAACTGACTAGTGTGATCACTGTACACACTTACTGTCCCTGGCGCACTGTATACTGTAACCGGGGTTGGTCCGGCAGTGCTTGACGTACCGGCTAGTACAATTGTGTACTGCTCATCGCCGCCCGAGTTGGTATAGGTATTTGTAAGTGTTGTCCAACCCAATGCTGGGTTTGTATTTGCAACACCATCTCCCCAATCAAGTTCGTAACTTGATGTTACATTTGTTGATGTGTTATTAATCTCAGCTAATGCACCACTGTCGATGCTGTTGTCTGTTATAGTAAATGCCGGTACAGGATTCGGAGTGTAAAGTGTAATATAGTTTGTTCTAGTTCTAGTGTCAACTGAACCTTTTGCGCCAAGAGAAACATTTCCTTGGTAAGTGCCATCAGAGTTAAATGCTGTCAGTGACACAGTAAATTGTCCGCCAGCATCATCGTTGTACGTATGACTAACATTAAGTCCACTGGTTGATGTATTACCGTCGCCAAAGTCCCAGAGATAGTTATCAGCAGTGCCCACTAAACTTCCACTAAATGTTACAGTTTGTGGACTTGGACCTGCAAGAGGTGTACCAGTAAATTCAACTTGGCCAACATATGTACCATTGGCAATGTTTAGTGCAACTTGGTTGAGATCATCAAGACCATCGGTTACAAACGTGTTAGTCGTCCAATCATTGTACGCTACGTTGGTTGTTAGATCCCCGTCAGTTGGTGTGCCAAGGCTAATAACATTACCTGTTAGTCCTCCAACATTACTGATAGGAATAAAACTTAGAACGCCGCTACCGTCAGTGCTCAACACTGTGCCGCTTGAGCCGCCAGTGATTGTTATATCTTCAACTGCACCTAAGTTAAGCTCTGACCCTGACAGGTCGAGGTTCCCAAGATCGGACGTGATACTATTACCGGTGATTACAACATTACCAATTGAGGCATCGTCGGGTGTTGTAATAGCATGAGTAGTCGATGTAGTGTTAACACCAATTCTGCTGTTAGCCACGTCGATGTACAACGCATCTGTGCTAATTGCTAAATTAGTGCTCCGTTGTAAATCGTTTGCTAATGCATTACCAGAAACCCGTGCAATTGCCATTTATAATGCTATCCTCTAAATCTTATTGTATTTATACTAGTTTTGATCTAGGTTCCAGGTACTGTTCCCAGCCCGTGAATTACATGAATTGGCTCAGCATCAAGCGGTGCTGCACTAAACGTAATGTCATTTCCTCCGCCAGTGATGGTATACACACCCACAGGTTGCTGATAAATGTTTGAAACAAAAGTAATAACTTGATCTTCGTTACTCACTGATGTACTAAGCGTAAATGAAAGCGTAGACCCATCACCTGTAAATGCATCAACTACTAAATTTGCTTCTCCAGCAACGCCAACTGACTTGAATACAGTTCCATCAAAATATTCCATACCGCCAGTGCTAGTGTTAAACCTAAAACTACCAAATATCGGAGCAGTAGGTCGATCAGCGGTTGCTCCGCCCGGAATAATCACACTCGAGGTGCTCGCCGGTATTCTGTGATTTTTTAAAAATTGCCCCGAGCTTGGATTAGCAGCCATATTAGATACCAGTATACGAAATTACTGAATTCACTCCTGTTGCAACATTTGCAACAGCACTAATAAAATCATTGTTACCAAGCAATAGTTTTTCACCGCCTGCATATAATTGATATGTGTCAGTTGCCGTGATTTCTAATGATTTTGTAATACAATTAACATTTCCTACGCTATCTCCACTTGGGACAACATGTATATCTATACTAATAGTAGAACTAGTATAATTTGTAAACGCTGCATATGTAATTGCACTGTTATCCGAGCTTGTGTACACTGTGGTATCTGAGTTTACAACTTCGGTTGTTTGAATTGCCATTTTTTAATCCTTAAAATATAATGCCATAAACGATGGCCTTGCTTTTGCTTACTAGTTCGTCGGATGTGGAGCCATCAACAAAATAAACACCAGTTCCGCCACTGCCTACTGTGTTTGCATACAAAACTGTGGTATTTGCTACTGAGGCAGGGGCACTACTCTGATCAGAAAGTTGAATTGCGCCGTCAACAGCAACATTGCCAGTGGCGCTAACAATTCCTGTAATCGAAAGTGTATCAGTGGCTTGATCCCAGGTGAATTCTGCCTCACCGCCGAACGTACCTGCATTATTAAATTGGATAGCAGTATTAGGACCACCTGGTGAACCAGCTGATGCTGTCCCGATTGCATCCCAAGTGCCAGTTTCTCCGCTTGCACTAGTAGAAGTACTCAATTCCCAGCGGCCGTTATCAACACTATATCTAATTCCAGCGTAGTTGCTTGCTGTTTTGTGAGTTAATACACCTGCATTAGCAGCATAAGTTGCTGTGTTACTACTGTTTAAAACAATAAACGGATCTGATACATTAAGTTCTTCAGTATTAATATACGTTAAGTTGCCGCTAACCACCAAGTTACCGTCAACTTCAAGAGTATCTGTATCAATGTATACTCTGTCATCGGCATTTATTGTTTCAATATAGTAATCGCCGTCAATTCTTTTTTTTGTGTTCATAGTGGACCTCTAGCAGTATTTACCTTCTCTAGAAACTTGCCCATAGACATTATCCTCATATTTTGTATTTTATTAAACCTAGGCACAAATGCTGATTCTGGACCTTCTATTCTCCAGAATTGCCTGGTGCTAAAGTCCTCAGTAAGCTTGATGATTTGATTAATCCAGTTACCCGGGTATGTTGGTGGGTCGAGATCTTTTTTGTAAAATTTTGTATTTGTATAGATATTGTTAACCATACCGTTGGTAGTCCCAAGATCCATGCCAATTAAGTATATGTCACTGTGGCCGTCAATTAACGCTAAACTAGCAGCATTTGGGCCACTGCTAAATCCTTTGTAGTCTTTAGCAAGAAACCGACCACCTAAATCCACGATAGGTTTTCGGGTGTGGAATCTATGTTTTTTTGCATATCCAGAATTTTGTATTTCTTCAGCAATTGGCCTATCAGTGGCTACCAAGCAATGAGGTGTGCACTCTTGATACAATCTATTGCATCCAAATACTGTACCAATTTCCATCAATTTACTAGGATTAACTGCTAGCCTGCTTTTGCCGTTTCCTAGTATAAATGCTGCACTCATAAAAAACCCCCATTGTAGTTATTACAATGAGGGCTAGCAAGTTAAAAAATTAATCTTAACCGTATTGTGGGTTCTCAATCTGTACTAGATTAATAGTTGTTGTTGATCCTTCGGCACCTGATTTTTCAATTGTGTCATCAAGAACATTAAAGTAGTTAACCAATACTTTTGCGTTAGCAAAGTTGATTGCATACTTGTTAGTCATACGCTTGATACGCACTAGAGAAGAACCTTCGTCAGCATAAGTTACTGTCATAGTATTAGCTGTTAATGCTGCATCAGCTAAATCAGCTAGTACACAAACACCGATTGTATCTGCTGTGCCTGTACCTGCACCTACACCGGTTGCTTTAAATGTACTACCAACGCCTGCATCTGGGCCTGCACCAATTGATTGCCAGTCAGTATTGCCAAGTGCTGTAATGATGTATAGATTGTCAACAATAAACGAACCAGCTGTAACGCCAGTCGAATCGCCAACTAGGTATTTTGTTGAACCTTTTTGACGAATAATATAGCCGTCTGCTTCAGCAACTGTGCCGATTTTAACACGACATGTTGTTGTTGGAAACTCTCCACTTGATAGATTTGAATTACCGCCAACTTGACCGAAGTATAGCTCGCCTGCTGGTGTACCATTTCCGTCTGGATTGTTAAAGCCAGCGTCTCTAGTATCAGAAATTTTAATTTTGAGAGGACGTCCCATGTTGTTTTCTCCTTGTAGAAGTCCGATGTAGGTTCTAGCCTACTACGCGGATGGTGTTCCGCATAAAACGCAGTATTACGTTAGAAAAGTATTTAGCCAAAAAAACAGCACCCGAAGGTGCTGTTTTCTCTTCCCTGCATAATACAGGTTGTAATGATAAAGCTTATGAGAACGAAAGGTTCTGTACAGCAATTTCACCAACATAGTCACCGGCGTTGCCGAAGGACGATGCTGTGTTTGTTAGCTCAATATAGCCATAACGTGTCATAAAGGACACTACTGGCTCAAAGCTGGACGGATCAAGAACAACGCCTGAACTCATTAGCGGTACGTATGGGCAATAGAACGCTGGTGCGTCTGTTTCACTTGCGCCTTTGTAGCCAACTAGTACTGGAGTTGTGTCGCCTGCGTATGAGTCACAGAATACACGCATTGTGCCATTCAATGTACCAACGAATTTAGTATTTGTTGGTGCTTCAAATGTGCCTTCTGTTGTGCGAGCAAATGCACTTGTTGTTGCACTCTGTAGCACTGTAAGTGCAGCAGGGGAAACAACAGCATAGTTGCCTGCGCCACGACGTGTACGCTGAGCGATCAAGTTAGCTGTGCGGTTGATTAGAACTGCAAGAGCTGCATGCTCGTCACCAACAAATGTTGCTGTACCTGATACTGTGGCTTGGTTGTATGTAAACTCAGTTGCTGCTAGCGAACGTAGAGAAAGTAGAATCTCTTGGTCGATTTCAGCAGTAATCTCTTGAGCAAGTGCTGCCATGATTTCAGCTTCAACGTCAATGCCGTGCATGGCTTGTGCGTCTTGTGCTGCTTCAAAAGTCCAGCGAGCTTGTAGCTTACGTGTTTTTGCTTCAACAGCTTGCTTGAGGATTTGTACGGAAATCTGACGACCGCCGGAACCTTCAAGTACTGCTGTGTTTGCACCTTGGTATGTGTTCTGTGCATTTTGTACAACGCCTGCTGTCACTGTGGACGCAGAGGAGTAAGCTTGTGCAATTTTAAATGGTGATAGAGCTTCGTCACCAGCGGCTGTACTTGTTGCGGCTGCTGAGTTATCTGTCATTGCGTTTGCATAACGAACACGTAGTGTGTGGATTTGGCCAACTGGACCAGTCATTGGCTGAACGCCGACTAGTTCGTTAGCAATAACAGTTGGCATAACACGTCTGATAACTGGTAGGATAACACGGTTAAGTGTTGCTACGTTACCGGAAGAAGTTGAACCTGCTGTTGCGTTCTCTGCCAAGTGCTTGCGAGTGTTTTCTAGGATAACACCCATTGTTGAACGGCGTGAACCTTGAAGGCCTTCTAGGAGGGCTTCCTTGGTCTCACTCCATCTGTTTTCTAGTAGTTCTTGTGACATTTCTGTCTCCTTTTTCTTTTTTTAAAGCCCTGCTAGGCGCTTAAGATCGATAACGTTATTAGCGTCATTTGTTTGTGATCTTTGTTGTTCGGCCTTAACAGTTTTGTTACCAGTAGATTCAACAAGTGCTTCAGCTTTTTTAGTTGCTTTAGCTTCACTGAGTACTGCTGGCAAATACTTCTCAAATGCGTTCTTTAGACGAGATGTTTGAACGTTTTCAAGAAGATTAATCATTACTTCTCTCTTTTGATCGTTAAGAGGAGATAGTAGTTCGTCTAATGTAGCTTCCCGCTCATTAGCTTCACGAATGATTTTAATTTCATGATTTTTGCTCTCAACAAGCTTTGCGGCTTGTTTTTGAGCAGTAACGGCTTCTGCCAACTTAATATCTTTATCTTCAATAGTAGCTAATAGCTTGCGTACTTCTGCATTCTCATTGAGATGCGTGGCACCAAACTCTGTAGCATATGCTTCAAATATACGGCGACCAAAATTGTTCTCACGAGCAACCTTGATATCCTCTTTAAGTTGACTTAGTTCTTGCGTAAGATGAGTAGCAACAGTTGTTGACATCTTTTTAGCAGATTCTTTTACAAATTTACTTTTTAGACTATCAAGTTGTCCACGTGCTTCGCTGACAAGTTTTACTTTAGTTTCAACTAAGTCTTTCTTGTCTGCTGCGAATTCCTTGATTTCTTCGGCCAAAGCACTTACAATAAAAGATTCTAGCTTACCAAAACCTTCTGCTTGTACTTTGCGATCTGTGCGTAGTTCGCGAAGCTCTTCGGAAAGTTTTGATACCATAAAGTTATTAAATTTATTAGCATTTTCTTTCATTGCTTTTGCGGCTTTTACACGGTCCTCTGCAAGCGCCTTTTTCTCTTCGTTAAGTTGAGCAATTTCTTCTTGCAGGCCTTCTGTTACCATTTTATCTAGGGCTTCTACCATCACTGTTTTATCATGATCATAGCGTTGTGCAAACTCCTCACGAAGTTCTGCACGAACTGTTTCTTTGGTCTCATTCAACTTTGCTGCCCATTGTTCAGCAATAGCATTACGAGTATCCTCATTAACCAGGTCGCTATCTAGTAGTGGTTTAATAGCATCTAACATGCGATTCTCCTAAATCTTTAGGTCCCTAATCAAACGAGATACTTCGTCTGTTAGGTACTTCTGTATTTTGTCGTTTGACCCTGACTCCCTAGCCATTTCAAGAACCGAATGACCATGTTTCATGTTCAAAAGTCCTTCGTAAATAGCTTTAGGGTAAGCATTTGGAGCACTGGGCTGTGCGACTACATCGACAGTAACAATTTCAAAGTCACTGACGTGTCCGTTGTGTGGATCTACATTACCTGATCCACGACTAGATACTCCCAATCGTACACCTGACTGAAGCATAGTTTTAACTAGCTCACCCATTGGTGTTGGAAGTATTTTTAGTTTTCCGTATCCATTTGGACCGTCCATCCACATACTAGTAATCATGTGACATACACGGTCTAAATTAATCTTAAGGTCATCCGGGTGATCAACTTCACCAAGGACGCTATTGCCTTCTTTGATCTGTTCATTAAGAGTTTTAACTGCGTTAGAAATCTCACTCACAGGGTATATTCGCTCATTAGCGTTCTTAACACCACCTTGTATGCAGATGCCTTCCATAAAGAGTTCCTTACCGTCTTTCCCTTCAACAAGTTGAATTTGTGCGGTTTCGAAGGTAAGGTTTTCTCTAAGATAAAGAGCCATACTTGGTTATCCTTTTAGTCAATAACGCTTTTGGTATTCACACCAGACGCTTGAGCTAGTTGCGGTTTTGGCGCAGCTTTCATGTCTGGTCTTGTTGTGTTACCTTGGTCTTGTGCTTTTGGAGCAGGACGACCTTTTTCTGGAGCAGTGTCTGTGTCAACTGGTTTTGCTACAGCACCTTTTGCGCCACTGTTTGCAGCCACAGTACTATGTGTTTGAGTACCAGCTGGTTCAGTAGTAACAGCTTTAGGAGCAGCAGTTAGGTCAACATTTTCTTCTAGACCTTCCATTTCCATGTCAACTTCGACTGTTTCGTCGTCCATGTCCATTTCTTCATGGTCATCTTCAACATCGTCGATGTCGTCGGTGTTGTCATCAACTTGACCCATGAGTTCTTCAAACTCGGACATAAGTTCGTCTAGTTTGTCTTCTAGGCCAACAACACGATCTTCAAGTTCTTCATCGTCGTCATCATCTTCAACGTCGACGTCAACCATTTCGATTTCGTCTTCATCTTCAAAAGTAACACCTTGCTCTTCGGCTTCAATTTCGTCAATAAGATTATCAACTTGTGATCCGCCAAGTTCTGACTCGTCAATGGACTCGTCCATTTTGTCATCATACTCGATGTCTTTTTTAACTTCATCACCAGCTTTTTCAGCATGGTCATCTTTTTCTGCGTCTGATTCTTCAGACATAATGTCTTCATAGATTGTTTTAGATTGCTCTACAACGATCTCATGAAAGAGAGCTTTTGCTTTATCTTCTTCGTCGTTAATAACGAATTCGATAAGTTGTTCAAATTTATTCATATTGGTTCCTCCAAAGTATGGGCTCAGTATAATATTTAACATAGAATTAAAAAACTATGCAGTTATAGGAGTAAAATGGGTAGAAAACGATAAATTTATTAGACTAAAAGAAAAAGTCTAATAAAGTATCACATTTGTGGCGGCGCTGGTGCATATTGTGCTTGCACCTTTTTCAGCTCTTCCTTTTTTTCATAATTTCGCATGTCATACATTTTACGCAATTTTGAAATTTGTTTAAGAGTTAGTTTAGTTTTGCGCAGTTCGCCGAGTTGCGGTGTAGAATTGTCATCCTCTACATCTTGGTATCCTTCTGGTGCTGCTTCAAAAAATTCAAATAGTTTCATAATAATATTTATCCAAAATCTATATCTATAGGATCAATCCTTCCTGCACCTAGAACTGATCCTTTTGAGCAGTTTCCTATACAAATGTTATGACAGGTTTTTATACTATCAAAACTATTTTTAAGTTTAAATTTGTAAAAATCTGACTGTGCAATATCACTTATACTGTGAATATTCAAATTTATATCGTTGAGGTTGCCAATTATTTTTCTAAAAAGCCTATCAGACATTGTGTTTTTCCAAGTTGTTCCGGACGTCATACAGCACGGCAATACATACCCTTCATGATTTATGTACATATCCCCGTGTTGATTCCAGGAGCACTGAGGGCTTGTAAACTCGTTGATACTGTTTGCTACGCTGTGAGACTTAGTAACAAATTCTATTCCGTCTGCCATTTCTAAATCATACTGAAACTCCCCGTCGATATACACAGGCCAAATAGTAGTTCCAAAGAAATTTCTATTAGAGTATTGAACTTGAAAGTCTATAAATCCAAGATCTTTTGCCAATTGTCTAGCTTCCTCAATTTGATGTTGATTGTGTTTGAAAACTATGTATTTCCAAGTTGCATTTCCTCCGGCTGAAATAAAACTTTTTGCATTTTCAATAGTTTTTTCCCAGTTAGCATTTATTCTATAGATGTGATTTGTATCTTCTAATCCATCTAGTGCAAATACAACATGCACATTCTTATAGGCTGCTATCTCTGAAAACCACTTTTTATTGCGTATACTTCCATTAGTATTAATGTCAACCCGGTTGATGTCTTTAAAAAAGTCAACAAAATTTCCAATTTCAGGATTCATTACTGGATCGCCGTAATCGCCTTCAAACTTCATATATTTTAAGTTAGGCAAATACTTTAAATCGAAATTTTTTGAAAAATTATCAAAACTTAAATGCCCCGGAGTAAGATTTTTATCTAAAAATCCATGTTCGTCAAATCTAGGACATTGTGGGCAGTGCAAGTTGCAAAAACTAGATGATTCGATTGTTAGTTGTTTAATTTTATTTAAATCTAAGAACATTTGCTGTTAAACCAGTGCCACATGGGCGTATAAAAGTCTATACGCACTTCGCCGTTAAGTCCAATAAAACCGTAAAACTCGTCAGTTAAGGTTGGACCATTTTGATTGTTGTTACTACCCACATGATAATAACAGGGATTTCCGTTAACGTATAAATCAGTTACATCAATTTCATCAAGTACAATTTTCTGCACAATTGCATGAACATTGTAAACAATGTTGTCTTGTTCGTCAACAATTGTGTGTTCTTCAGTTTTTCCCCGCATCACTACCCGAATACATTGTTCAGTGTGCTCGGCGGTATCTTCGTATTCAATAGTATATTGTGTTACACCTTCATTAAATGAATTACTTGTAACAAGTTTATTGTTTTGGTATACATCAATAAAAATTTCCGGAACAGTTTCACTGCACTCGATATCTATTGTTGAAATCATTTGTTATGCTAGAGGCGTTTCTGCTGCAACTGCACCAGCATCGATGTCCACATCAATTTCCTCACCGCCTGCTTCGATGTCACCGCCGGTTTCAATATCTGCATCAAAATCAGCAGGACTAACACCAACTGTGCGTAAATCTTTGCCCATTGGTTCAAGTTCACTTGGTTGTCCAGTTTCTTCACTCCACAATTTCGAGTTTTCTTGCAACTCGTCGTCAGTGAGACCCAGGTAACGTTTCATAAGAAAACGCTTGCTCATGTAGGGAATTTGCTCTAATGTGCTAAACGCTTGCATACGAGTTGTATCAAGTTCAGCTTGGCGATAACTAGCAAAATTCTGTGGTGGTGCAAACTTGATGTTAAACAACCCACTGTCAATATTAAAGCCTCTCCAGCGCAAAAACATTTTAAATTCATCATCAAGTTTTTGACAAATTTGCTTTTGCAGTCTTTCACAATACTGATTAAATCTGTATTCTTGTATAAGTGCAGTACCAACACGCCCATCGTTCATTGGGCGATCACTGTCGTCTGGGCCAGTTGGAAGGTAACTGCTTGGAACACGAAGTCCTCTGCACATCTTGTTGTTAAAGTATTTTAAGTCATCAATTTGACCTAAGTTCTCGCCGCCTGGAAGTGTTTCAACTTTAGAACCACGACCTTCTGCTGTTTGTGGGAAGAAGTAGTCTTCGTTGATTGACAATGGATTGTATGTAGTATCCATTGTAGTACCAGCTTGTCCGCCTTGTTGATTAGGAATACGTCTTTGGTGCACTTCATTTTTAACACGTTCAACAAACTGCATAGCAAGGTGACTTGGCATGTTGCCTACATCAATATAGAATACTCTGCGCTCTGGTGCACGTTGTACACGATAGATTAGAATCGAGTCTTCAAGTAGTTCTTTTTGTTTGAATACTTTGAAAATCATTTCAAGTATACTTTGACTAAACGGCCAATAAAAATCCAAGCCTTCACTAAGTCCAAGGTGAACTATGTTTTTAGCATCAATCACTGTTTCGTTTATAGTGTGTTCAAATCTACTTTGTCCACCAGCAAGAGGCGCATTTGGGATAGTGTAGTTTGAATTTGATCCACCGCTGCCCCCAATTGACCCTGCATTAGGATTTGATCCATAATCTGTAGTGCTTTTAGGAGCAATGCTTAAATTTTGAAAGTTGGGATTAATATCACGAATAACGTATTGTTCGGGTTTCTTGCCTTCGTTTTCGTTAACAATAACTCTTACTACTTTGGTCATGTCGACCCAGTATAGTTCAAAGGTTTCTGGATCTCTAACAAAAACCTGATCGCCGTACTTCAACGTGTTTCGGAAGAGACGGAATATGCGTTGATCAAACTTGTTGAGTTTAGTCCACTGTTGTAGTTGTTTTCTAATAATCTCAATTTCGTTGTTTGTAGGAGTGTCAGCGTAATCAACTTCAAACGGTGTGCCGTTGCTTTCATTGGTTTGTGTTGCAAACTCAGCAATAATATCTAAACACGCATTGATTTCACTGTCACAATCCATATTTTCATATTGATTATAACGTTCAATTCTGTTTGGATGTCCCGAATACACTTCTGGCAAGTGGCTTTGATAGTTTTTAAAACCAAACTGACCACCAGACCCCGATTGCCCTCGTGCAGTTTGCCCGCTTATAGGAGAAAGTTGCCCACCTTCGTTTCCTACTACTTTAAAGTATTTTTTCCATCCAGCCATGTATTATTTTTCCAATATGAACATCGTAACTGAAGTATTTATCACCCTCGACGGGTTGCATTTAGTATTTCCTGGCTGGTGTTGTTAGCACGTTGCATAGCAGTTACAAGTTCAGTTAATTTTTCAATGGTTAGATCCGACACTTCTTTTCTTGCTAGACTATCTGCATGCTGGCTTGCCAATTGATTGTTTGCTACTTTGAGATTTTCATTTAATACATCTGACAAATTGCTGCTGTTTTGTAACGTGCCGGCTGGGCCTGCTGTTGAAGGTACAGCATCTGATGTTCCTGGTGGAGCATATTTTTTTCTACTTTCTTCAAGTAGTTTTAATAAATCACTATTGTTTCCGTAATCTGGTGCTGCACTTGTTGGCGAAGTACCGTCACCTCCAGCTGGCATTGTTCCACTATCGCCACCAACAAATCTTCCAAAAAACATCTTTTTGATGCTTTCCCATGTCTCTGCGTTTTGTTTTCTAGAGTTTTCAAGTCTTTCTTGAATTTGTTGTTGCGCTATCTCTCTTTCTTCTGGACTCATACCTGTAAAATCTACAATTCCAGTACCAGATTCTGGCATTATTTGTTCAGTAACTGCTGACTTTAATCCTCCTACACCGCCTTCGGAAAATATTTGTAGCATTTTAAGCATTTCGGTATTTGATTTTTGTACTATTTCGGCAAATTGTTTAACTGCACTAGCTGCTGGGCCCATAAGCTCTTTGGCCATTTTATCAGCTTCAATTGCTGCTCTTTGTAAAGCAACCTGTGCAGAAATTAAGTCAGCAGTTGTAGTATCCGTTGCTGTTGTTAAACTATCTTGTGATGTTTTTAATTTTTCTAAGTCGTCAGCTGTTAAATTAGCACGTTGGGACACATTAAACATACCTTCAAACACTGCATCCAATGGTGTGCCAAGCCCAACTAGTCTAGCAATTCCTGCTGATCCTCCTAGAGAATCAAATCTATTGTTAATGCCTTGCATGATTAATGCTGTTGCATCAAGATCACTTATAGTACCTGCACGTAGTGCAGCAACCGCAGCAACACCTTCTTGCCCAGCTGCAAGAACAAACCCTTGTGCAGCTTCGGTACCGAGGTTGCCTGCCATTGCATCACGCAAACCATCAGCAATTTCTTTACTTGCAACAGTTTCAATAGCTGCTGATGTGGTTTGCATGGCTAGTGCAGCTCGACGACCTTCGTCGCCGCCTAGTCTTTCTTGGATATCAGCAGCGGCACCCATTAAACGTATGTTTCGTGTTTGTGCATCCATTATGGCTTGTTGATCGTCGATACTTCTACCAGTTATCCTCGAAAGAGTGGACAGTTTACGAATGTATTCTTCGCTGCCTTGTGCAAGTGCCCTTGCTGACATTGTTTCAACTCTACCAGTTCTTGCTTGTAACAACAAATATTTTGTTGTTAGTTCATTTTGTTTTTCGGCGCCCACACCCAAAGCTATCAAGCCTTGTCTAAATGGTTCCATGTCTGCTGAGACTCGAGAAAATCTCTCAATACCTTCGCTTGCATCGCCAAACGCAAATGCAAGACCTTCAGCACCTTTGGACGCTACAGCACTAAACTGTGTAAAACTAAGTCCAGCATCAATACTTTGATTCATTAGCTCAGTTAATCCGCTAGCAGTTAACCCGCCAACTTGCCCTACTGTGCGAAATGCTTCACTTGCACGTTGTACTTCGGCTGTTACTTGCTGGCCTACTGTGGTAAGGATGTCAGCAACTGCTTCAGTAATTGCAGCGGCAAACTTGCCCACTGCATTGATTGCGCCTCCGATAACGCCGCCAACAACAGGAATACCGTCAGCAAGCCCGCCTAGTGCTTCACCAGCTACTCCTGCTAGTTTTCCTGTTGTTTTTAGTGCCGAGCCAGCTAGGTTTATCGATGGGTTCAAGCTGGTAAAGTCTTCCCTACTTTGCCTAACTGCACTAGCTGCTTCTGCAAAAGACGATCCGGCCTTAACAGCGCCAACTGCCATTTTACCTACAGCGGCAGTTCCTTTGCCGACTGAATTAGCAAACGACTCTTGGGAGGATATTATTGCTTTGTACTTGTTTTGAACATTGCTTAACTGGCTGTTGATTTTATTCCATTGAGAACTGCCTACTTGCTGACTGTTAGCCAGTTGCAACATAGACTGTTGCAATCGAGAGATTTCATCATTCAATCTCTGTAGGTCTTGATCATCAAAATCTGCCATTAAATTCTTACCCGTTTTTACGCTGTATAAGTACAGTATCATATATTTATGGTAGGAAAAAACATGGATCACAACAACCCAAACCCACTTGCAAAACACTTTAGGCAACCTGCAATTTATGTCACGTTGCCAAGCAATGGGGTGTACTACGACGAAAATATTCTAGTAATGCCAGAGAATAAAGAAATTCCAATTTACCCAATGACAGCACTAGATGAAATTGCATATAGAACTGCTGACGCATTGTTCAACGGCGCTGCTATTGCTAATGTAATAAAAAGTTGCATCCCTGCTTTTGTAGACACTTGGCAGGTCAGCACACTTGATTTGGATACGTTGTTAATTGCTATAAGAATTGCAAGTTACGGACACGAAATGGAATTTACCAGCAAGTGTCCAAAGTGCAGCGAAACCAATGAGTTTGGCATTGACTTGAGAAGCATTATGGATCGAATCAAGACTCCAGATTTTTCTCAACCGGTTGTCAACGGAGACATTGAAATACATTTTAGACCGTTGACGTACACAGAACAAAATCGCAACAACATGTTGCAGTTCCAAGATCAAAAAATGTTGGAAGCATTACCTGATGCTGACCTTGATGAAGCTGAAAAGCTTAGATTGTTAACTGAAGCATTCCAAAGTCTCAGCGAGCTTACTGTAAATGCAATCAGTGACAGTATCAGCATGATCAAAGCAGGCGATGATATTGTAGTAGACAAGGAACACATTACAGAATATATTAAAAACTGCGAATCTAAAGTTTTTTCAAAAGTACGCAAAAAAATTGAAGAAATTAAAAAACTAGGCGAAATTGACCCTCTTAACATTACTTGCGCCGATTGCAAGCACCAATACGAAACGCCGTTTACTATGAATGTTGCAAATTTTTTCGAATCAGGCTCTTAACATCAGCTCCAGACGAGATTGAAGCAATCGTCGAGAAGATGGAAAAAGAAGTTAAGGGCCTAAAAGAGGATATGATGAAGATATGCTGGTACATGCGTGGCGGTATTAGCTACTCTGAAATCACACAGATGAGTGGTCCAGAACGAGACATCCTGGGAAGCATCATCAAGGGCAACTTGGAAACAGCAAAGAAAACAGGAAGAGACTTTTGGTAATCGATGAAGTAAAAGCCAACATCGAAGAATGGTTGATCAACTTTCTTGAAGTTCCACATCCTGCATTAGGCAATTGGTCACCATGCCCGTATGCTAGAAAAGCACGACTAGCCAACAAATACAGTGTGCGCATTGGCACTTCTCTAGCACAAGACATGATAAATGTTGCCGAAGAAGGCATGGGCAACCAAGATGTGTACATTTATGTGTACAACCCTGATGATTACGATCCTGAAGAATTTGAAGACACAATTGATAATGTCAACGAAGAAACACTAGTACCTATTGACATGCTAGCACTGTCAGACCATCCAGGTGTTCCTGAAGTAGTTAATGGTGTGAAATTCAATCACGGAAAGTATGCACTAGCACTAGTACAAAGTCGCAGCAAGTTACACAGTCATGCAAAGATATTAGGTAAAAAAGGTTTCTACAACGGCTGGGACGAAGAGTATCTTACTGGTCTATTTTCAAATCGTGAAGATCCACGACTTTAGAATTTAACAGCTTGGTGTCTCTCTTGCACAACCACACATAGTGATCAACATCAGTGCTCCATTGTTGTCCCGTCCACCACTCAAATCCGTCAACTCGGCTTTTGTAAGTGCATATCTTCTCATATCCACTTCCCATGTACACATGCGAATACCCAGATTGTTTAGCCCAGGCAATTTCGTGATGCATTGTGCGTTCGCCTAAACGCAAATGCGGCTCATTATAGTCCCACGCAAATAATGCTGTTTCAATACTGTTGGGACTGTATCTACGTAACTTACTCCATGCAACCAGCTCAGCATCGTGGTGATACTGAACATAGATATCCCAACTGAGTTGGTCATCAAGAGTGTACATTTTCTTAAAGCCTTTTTTCAAACAGTAGGCACTGTACACATGATCCATTTCGCTTGTAGAACTGTCAGTGATTTGGTAATTGTTTATTAGACTATAATCAGTGTTAGCAACATTTACTCTGGTACTACGACTTTGATACCAAATTTTTTCACCGTTGTCTACTGTTAATAACCATCCTTGAGCCAGCGCCTCATCGTGTTCACTGATGTCAACATCAACTAATTTTGGTATATTGTAGTTTATATCAGCTTGGCTCAGTGTGCCAAAAACATTATCGAATACTATTTTCATTACTAACTATATATAGAAATAAGGAAACCCAATGGACATTTACACTATCTACTCTGACGTCAATGAAGGCGTTAATGCACACGAATTTGTAACTAAAATGAGTGCGTTCTTAGATGAACTACCTACATTGCACAGCTATCGCATCACTAGAATGAAACTTGGATTTCGTAGTATGGATTTGCCAGAGTTTCGAATTGACATGGAATTTAAAAACATGCAAGATCTCGACGATGCAATGAAGCATGTAGTTACGGACACAAATGACATTGAAGTTAAGCACCATGCATTCAATCAACTGGTTGATGTGGAAACTATACAACATTTTCTGTATAGAGACTTCCCAGACCAGTACTAATGCGCATCCTGCTGTTAAATGATACTTCTAAATATCACAGCGGATGCAAACAGGTAATTAAAAACCTTAAATTACAAATGCAACCACATACCGCTGTGGTTAGCATTCCAGTGACTGTACCTTATATACAATACAACGACTGGGATAACATTGATGCTGTTGTTGTTAACGGCGAAGGTACTATGCATAACAATCGCCAAGGTGCAGTTAGCTTACTAAACTTTGTAAACTTAGCCCAACAACAAAATAAACCCACAGTGCTGCTGAATTCAATTTGGCAGAACATGGACACTAGTTGGAAAAGTGTAACTGATAATTTGCAGCAATGGAGTGTAAGAGATGTGTATAGCCAACAACACGCTCAACACGATTTTGGAAGAACTCCAGACTTGTGCCCAGACATTAGTTATATCAATTGCCCAGATGTGTCAACTGTTGAAACACAACACAACATCACACTAGGGCAATATGCATTTGACAGTGTACACAACCACACCAAACACACGCAACGAATAAACATATTCAAACAATCATGGCATGATGTAGTTAATCAGTTGCGCAACAGCAATCTATGTGTTACTGGACGCTTTCATGAGGTTATGGCATGTATCTGTGCAGAAACACCATTTGTTGCAGTTGAAGGTAACAGTTGGAAAATGCAAGCACTCATTGCAAGTGCTGGTGCAGATATACCTGTACTCAATGATTTTCCAACAGACTTACAAGATGTTGAGCATTTTTCCAGAACATACCATTTAGAATATGCTAAAGTATTTAAGTGGCATAAGCAAACAATATCAAAGTTTTCTTTAACATTATAAGATGTCTAAAGACATCTATTAATTCGCTATCGCTCTTAATAGTTTTTTTATACAAGTGATTAATATTATTAAGCACGAGAGAATCGAGTGTTTCATTATCATCTAGATTTTTTGGTCATACTTGCCCTTGCACAGGGCAAGCATAACCGAACATACATCATCATCTGAGTCGTGTCAGTCACTTGAATAAAGAGATTTGTAATAGTTACAACGGATGCGGTTACGCTTTACACCCTACTCTAGCCTTGTCTCGCAACGGAGCCCTGTAATATACTCATTCAAGCAAGTATATCGAGAGCACAGGTTGTATCTGTTTCACAGAGCCTGTATCATTTTAGCCTTAAGTTAGCCTGTCCTTGGAACTCACTATATCTGTTCATGCAATTACTACATGTTCTCATAGTGGGTCGAGGTGCCTCGACCAAACAATGTTCCTATAATAGCTGGGGAATTTTAAAAGGGAAAGTTAAAAAGAAGTTTGAGCATTGCTCTGTTTATTTGCCTGTGCATAGTGTTTATGCGAATATTTTGTATGTAGTAAATTTATGTATATAGTAAAGCATTATGTTAACTTTGTAAACTGTCTAGTATTTCTTTTGCATACTTTTGGTGTGTTAGCGGCCCAGGGTGCATGTTGTTTGTGCCTAAATCTAAAAACTCTTCGTATAAACCCTGTATGTCTTCAAAATTTGGCGTAAATTTTCTAATAACATTGCATGTCTTGTTGAATAGAAAGCGGTCTAGTGCACTATTTCCAGGAAACATGTTGTAGCATTTTAATGTAGCACCAATTTTTTTGCAATAATTTTCTACTTGTAAGATTGAACACAACTGGCGGTGTAGGTTATTTTCTGAAAAAAGCTCATAACGTGAAAAATGTAATTTTTTTGATAGTTTTAAATTTTCCTTTGGCCTTGGTGGCCATCCTGGTCTTATAAAATGCAATTCGCCTTCGTGTGCATGGTAAAAACGTTCCCAGTGTGTTATACCCCAAACAACAATATCTCCAGAGATAATATTACTTCTAAGTATTTGGTCAGCTGACCAAGATATATCGGTTCCGCCTTTTGCAATATTTGTAACCGGCATATCCAAGTGCTTGCCAAGTAGGTATCCATAGTTTTCTGTTTCACTTACACCAGTTGCAGAACTAAAACTACATCCTGCCACCCATAGCTGATTTTTGTCAGTTTGTCTTTCTTTTATCGTTGGAATTGTGCAGTGTAAACCGTTAATATGTTCAAGTCCATATGTTTTTGTAAAATTACTTCCGTGTAACAAGAGTGGTTCGAGTACATATTTCTCGTTTTCAGTATACAAATTATTATCTGTTTCCCAACCGTGTTGCGGTGAATAGTGTACAATATCGCTAGTAATTATGCAATTCCATATCTTTGATTCTGCTTTAGACAGATCTGCTATGCTTGTATAACCACTTTCTGGTGAAGCAAGCCACGATGTATAGTTTGAATCATTTACTAGTACACTGTCTGGATCAACAAATTTAGCCAATCTTGCTAGATATTCGTTGCTGCTCCCAATCCAAAGTTGTTTCATTCTTTTAGTATGCCTTTTTGATGTACACGCACCTGTATGTGTCCATTGTACCAGTCTTTGCTTTCTAGCACTCGATGTGCAAATTGTTCTCTAGCTTCGATGTAGCTAAGTTCGCTTTTGCTACTACACCAAAACATTATTTCACGTTTAAATTTGTCTTTGCCTAGCAATTCTACATCAGCTGATAATGCATCACTACTTCCATAGTAGTCTTTCCAGTCGCTTTCTACAGTGTATCTACGTTTGTTAACTCTGCCTTTAAGCGGCTTTCGGCTGCGTTTAAATTGTGCAAGTTTCTTACCAATATACTTTCGGTTGTTTGTTGTATTTGTGATCAAATATACAAACCCAATTGCGCCCTCTGGAATGTCTTCTACTTCGGTGTCTTTGTAATACCATGTCATATAAACATTTATCAGATTATTTCCACATCGTTGCTATAACTTGTAAAGCCGTTTTCCTTGACAACTTTAAGCAAATTATTTACACGACCTGCAAGTTCATCCTTGTGGGAAACAAGCCATATACTCTTGTTGCGTTCTCGTGCCATCTTTTTAAGCAATGCTAAACTTGCTTCGACTCCTGATGTGTCCATGCCTGAATCAACTAACTCGTCGATAAACAACAAGTTAATTGAGCCATACAAGCTTTCCCACACATCGCGAAACGCCCAGCTCATACTGAGTATAAGTCTGTTGCGCTCACCACGTGACAAGTTATCAAAATCCAAGTCTCTGCCTAGTTCTTGAATCTCCACTGTGAGATCGTTTTGGAATATAACAGTGTGGGGTAAACCTATCCGATCTAGGTAATGTGTTAATCTAGAATTTAGATAAGAAAGATTTTGGTCAATAATGCGTTTTCTAACAAAACTATCTTTGTTTGTTAACAACTTCAGCAAGAAGTCTTGGTGTTCTTGCAATCGTGTTAAGTCGTTCACTTTGTCGTAACTAATTTCTTGTAATGCCGAAGTTTCCATATCGGCTATCTGATCAACATAAGGATCAGTTTCGTCCTTCTTGTTTTCCAGTTGTGTTTCAAGAGAGCTCAGTGTTGATTTGTGATTGTGAGCATCGGTTAAGTTGTCGTAAAATGTCTTGGGCTTTGCGGGCACATCTTTCTTCTCGATTAACAGTGTAGCAATGCCTTGCTCTAATTCTGCTAGGAAGTTAGCTGCATCCAGGTGCTCTTTTTTTGCATCAATCATTTGTTGTTTGTGTGTTTCGAGGTGATCAACACTTTGTCCACATGCGCTACAAGTACCATCTTCGATGCTGTCAATTGACTTTTTAGTTCTTTTGAAATCTCTATCAGCTCGGCTAACTTGTGCCTGTAGCGCAGCAATGTCTTTTTGTAATTGCGATTGTTCATTGTCGACTACAGTCCAGTTAACTAACTGTTCGTGTGCTTCGAGTTCAGATTCGATATTAACATGTGCTAAATCACTAATAGCACGTTCGATGTTGCTGATTTCTTCTTTGTTTTTATTCAACCAAAGAGTTTGTCTACGTTTGAGTGCATCAACTTGCTCACCAATTTTTTCATTGGCATTTTGTAATGCCCGAATTGACATTTCTTCTTCTTTGATTAAATCTTTGGTATTTTTACTTAGTTCTTTGATTTTATCAGCACGTTCACTAAGCAATGTGATACCCAGCAGTTGCTCGATTATCTCACGTTGATCGTTTGTTTTGAGACTTAAAAACGGTTCGGTGTACGTGTTTAGTGCTACCAAGTGTTTGAACATGGTGTGACTCATATTCAAAAGTTTGTTGATAGCACCTTGTGTTTCTCTACTATCGCCTTGTGCATTGTCATCAGCTTCTTGTTCGCTGTTGTTGATATAAAACTTCAACACATTAGGGCTACGACCACGTTCGATTCTATAGCACTTTTCTCCTATGCAAAAGTCTAAACTGACCAACATACCTTTGCTGTTAGTCTTGTTGATTAGATTGTTGCGTTTGATATTAGTAAGTGCTTGACCGTACAGTGCATAGCTAAGTGCATTGATAATAGTAGTCTTACCAGTGCCATTGCGACTGCCGTCACCGCCGAGATCAAGATTTTCGCCTAGTACCAATGTAAGGTCTTGCCTGTCAAAGTTAATTGCTTGCGTGGCATTACCTACACTCATGAAGTTCTTGACAGTAAGGTCTTTGAGCTGAATCATATAGCTGACAATCTTTCTTTGACTTTTTGTAATTCGAGTTTTTCTAAATTCATAACTGTTGTGAAGTTTGAATCTAAAACATCTTTATATTGTAACACAGCATTGCGTACTTCGTCAATTGGTAATGTTACCAATCGATCAATCTCGGATAGTATAGCTTTCATGCGATCAATTGGATCAGTGATGCTATCATACGTTTCGTCTATAAAAGGACTAAACGTTTTGAATCCTTTGGTTTTTAAAAACTTCAAAGTATTTGCAGGACCAACAATTAAAAACATCCGTTTGTTTACAATCGGTCTGAGTATTTTTTCTGTAACAGCAGGATATGGATGCGCGAATACAGATTCAGTAACAATGTCAATGCCAATTTTTTGATAAAAATCTTGCTGAAGGGAGGAAGTACGATCGTCAGTGCCCCATATCCAGTCAAGCGGCTTGCCAGTGATTAGCGGATCTTTAAAAGAGTTTATATCTGGATTAGTTTCTAGTTCGCCGTAGTGGTTCCAGTTTTCGTTCACTTTAGTGCTATTATTGGTATAAATTCTAACTTTCATTTGTCATCAACATTTTTAGATTTTTGATATTTGTATGAAGTTGCAATCATATCAAAATAATTTTGTTTTTTAATATGATTGTATAATGCATTACGGTGAACTCGACTTGATCCCATCATTGATACACAATGTTTTTCAATTTTATCACTGTTTATGTCGATATTGTTCCATTTTGGATTAGACATAGAAGCATTGTAGTAAGGAACCGACATACAATCATCGAATACAATAGGCAGATCGTATTGGTGTAATCTGTTAGGAATCAACAGCTTGAATTCATTAAGATATCCTGGATTGTTTGTAAATATTATTGTTCTTCCTAGGGATATGTCGACTTCCTGGAATGTTCGAATTAAGTTAAATGTTGTTAAACCGTATCCACAATGTGGCAGATAGTATTGCAGGTCAAAATGTTCAATTACATAAAAATCGTTAGGTGCATAAACTTCTTTTTTTGTTTGAATCAATTTGTTTTTGAGTAAGTCAAAATTTTGATCAAACATATTAATATCCAGCATATCAATAATATTAATATTCTCGTTAATTGTGTTGATAAATTTTTTGTTCAAATCACAAACTCCTGTAAATTTCTAGCAAAAGTTTATTGTCGTAAAACTCGCTGTCAATTGCAATAATCTGCTCAGTGATAATTTGATCAACACTTTCAAACTTAATATCACCGGGATTCATTTCTTCTTCTAGTGCACTTTGCTTGTTAGGAATCAATGCCATTTCTCGCAATTGGTACTTGGTAATGTATTGCTCTTTGATGTAGTTTGCTTCTTCGTAAGAAATTTCAATATCCAAGTTAACACGAACATGCATTCTCGGCTTAAGTCGTTTGTCAGCAAAGTCGATTACATCGCTAAGATTCATAACACTGTACAAAGGCTGATTGGGCCAAGAGATGTATTCCTTGGTACCATCCCAATCTAGTATCATCACTCCACGCTGATCGTCACCGGCATCAGAGAAGTTATGCGGAAACGCATTACCAATGTAGTTGATGTTGTTCTTCTTTTGCCGCAAATGGAAGTGCCCACTGAAAACTTCTCCGTAGCCAGTAAAATGTTCTGCGTTAATATCACCATGATCTGGCATCTCTACCATTGCATTCATCTTAAAGTGGGGAAGTTCAAAGTGTCCAAACATGTATCTAGCACTAGCATTTTTAACACGTTTATAATCATCACCAACCAGCCACGGAACAAGTATAACATCGTCTTGTTCAAACCATTCGTTGTGGATGTGCACATTTGGAATATGCTGTGCCCACTCGTAACTGTAAATGTCACGCTTGTCTCTATAATACAAGTCGTGATTGCCTGTTATAAAATGTGTGTTGTCAAATCCTGAACTTAGTTTTTCTAATGCTCTCAAACTATGATGCATTGTTTGCAAACTCAAACTTGCTCTATGATGATGCCAATCTCCCATAAAGATGCAAGTTTCGCAACCGTGTAATTTGCCTTGTTCTACTGCCCACTCAACAAACTCCTCACAATCTTGATTGTGAAGAGCACTGTTACTTTTCATGCCAAAGTGGATGTCAGTAAAGACCAAGGCTTTCTTGAACAAACCCATGTATAAGTCCTTATTTGGTTTTAGTTGCTTTAGTTTCTGCAATAAAACGTTTTGATTCTGCTGAGTTGTTAAACTGTCGTGTCCAACTCGGATTCAAACCTGCATTTTCTAGAATATCATCACGAATGTTTTGATTTTTCTTTTCAATGTTTAGTACCCTAGTAAAACTGTTGGTAATAGCAGCGGTATAGTATGCAAACGGATTTTGCGATTTGCTTTCGTCAAATTGTAAACCAATTTGGCTGAGCTGCAACAATGCCTGTCCACGCATTTCTTCGTTGTAAGTATACCCACGCCAGTTTGAACGTGTAGCATAGCGTTCGCACAACTTGATAAACATGTGTGCTAGTTTGTCTGTCATTTTACCGTGATCTTTTGAGAAGTGACCATTGTCTAGTCCGCCGACCCAGTGACTTTTGCCCACAACATACGGAACTTTGTTATCGTCGATCATGTAATGCCAAAATGGTGGAAAATTCAACTTTATATAGTTGAGATCTTGTTCTACTTCGGTCATAAGCTCTTGTAGTCCGTCGTCGGAATAATCAACATCATCCATTTCTAGAATTTCTTCTAGTTTGGATTTCTTCTTTTCTTGTGCTTTGGTTAGCTTTTTTGGCACCATTGGGATGTGATCCCAGGTGGTAATGCGAAATACAAGCTCTTGGTTGCTGAGTTTTGTCGGATCAACTATTTCGCCTGTTTCTCGTTTGATGCGATCGGCTTTGTTACGCCGTGCTTCTGCAACCGTGCGCTGATTGATTTTGTCCACACTGGGCAAAATAATGTCATACTGCGCTTGACCCGGCTCTAGGTATGAACAATATGTGCTTTTACTTTTGTAAATTTCTTTGAGAATATCTCGGTTGTTAAGATAGTTAACTTTTTTAGGTTTTTTAACAGGTGTTTTTTTAGCTAATGCCATTTAAGTTCTCCATAATTGTACTTAGTATAAACGATGTAGAGGTGGTTGTCAATCATTAAGTTAGCCGTTTTTGATCGCCATAAATAATGCATAGGAGTCAACATGCCGTACAATCAAAAATTAGCTGATCTATACAACGAATTAGCAGAGCAATATCCTGGGCTTAGTGAAAATGGTCTTAGATCTCTTGCCGGTATAGCAATAAGTGATGGGGATTACACACTTGATACAACCGGCACTGCATCTCGTAACAATAGTTATGGTCGGCTTGTTGACACAGCATCTCTGCAAACTTCGTGGGTAACAGACGACTTGCTTGATGCGCTAGCAGTTGTTGAGTCAGGTAACGATCCTAATGCAGTGTCTCCAGCAGGCGCATTAGGTGTGTACCAAATTATACCAGAGACCGCAGCTGATCCTGGGTTTGGTGTTGAGCCTATCACTCTTAGAGAAGTGCTTGATCCGGTAAGAGCTAGAGAATTTGCTAGGCAGTATCTCGAAGGACTTAGGAAAGAATATCCGAACTACACGCCTGCAGAAATTCTTCAAGCATATAACGCCGGTCCCGGAAGAATAGAAAAGTACAAGCTTGGGCTAGGCCCACCTCTAACAGAAGAAACTATATTATATCCTGGAAAAATACTTGACCAGCTTCCTGGCTTCCAAGACAATCCTTACACAGTATCACCAACAGATGCCGATATTCTAGAAACAGTATTCAGAGATAAAGTTGCACCCGATTTTAACGATCCGGAAGTTGCAAGGTTAATAAATGAAGAACGTGTCGCCAGGGGTTTAGAGCCTTACACAGACATGGAAGAAATGCAGAGAGCAATAGATGCTAACCAATTGCTTATTAAAGCACGTAACCAGCAAACTGTTAGTGCACAACGAGAAGCAAGCGGTGTTAAAAATGCCGATGGCGATTGGCGTGTTAAGTTAAGACTTGCGCCTCAAGCAAATTACCTGTACAAAGCAAGTAACCCAGGAATACTTGCTCCGTTGGCAGTCACTGACGGTGTTATATTTCCATATACTCCTCAAATTGATTTACAATACAGATCAGACTACAACAGTTATCAGCCCACGCATAGTAACTATATGCACTATTTCTACAAAGGATCAAATGTTCAAACTATACAAGTTACTGCTGAATTTACAGCACAAGACACTGTTGAAGCAGAATATTTGTTGGCAGTCATGCACTTCTTTAAAAGTGCAAGTAAAATGTTTTACGGACAGGATGCAGAACGTGGATCTCCACCTCCGTTATTATACCTATCGGGCTTGGGTGAATACCAATTCAATGAGTCACCTTGTGTGATAGCAGAGTTTAACTTGAACTTGCCTTCTGATGTTAACTATATCAGAGCTAGAAGCCGACACATAACAGGCGCAGATAATTTACAATATCAAAAGCCTCTAGCAACAAGTGCAACCAATGGTAACTTTTCTAGTTTAACTAGATTGTCCACGGCAGCTACAAGATTGTTTGGCGGCGGAACACAGCCGCTCCAGGTTGGTGCAAAACCATTCACGCCATCACCTGGCCCATTGGGAAGCAAAGGTGCAACATACGTACCAACTAAGATGTCAATGACTCTTAACTTACTTCCAATTGCAAGTAGACGACAAGTCAGTCAAGATTTTAGTCTCAAGGAATATGCAAACGGTAACTTAATTAAGAAAGGAATGTGGTAATGGATAACATATATACAAGCAACAGTCCGTACTTTGACACAAGTGTGGTTAATCAGACATATCTTGGTGTAATGGTTAATCGACCTATTCCTAAATTAGCAGACGACTTATTAATGACTATCAATGAAACTTACAATCTACGTCCCGACTTGTTAGCATTTGACTTGTACGGAGATGCAGCCTTGTGGTGGGTTTTTGCACAAAGAAATCCAAATCAACTGCAAGATCCGCTAGGCGACTTTACGACCAATACATCAATATACCTACCACAAAAAGCAACTTTATCCCAAGTATTAGGAATCTAGCATGACCACCTCAGCAGAAATTAACCGCGCAAGGGGAGGCATACAGCAGAATATCAATAACATGACAGCTGCCGTAGAGGCCCTGGAGTTTGATGTTGATGATGGAGCCACGTGGCCAGAAATTGAAGACAGATGGAACAGAGCCTATACCTTCTCCGTTAATAATTTACGTTCAGACTTGATCAATCTGCAACGTCAAAACGACGGCATGCCACCAACTGATCCTGACAAATCTGCAACAACATTTAGGATATCTGAAAACATAGCAGACGTTGATGCTCTTATTGTTAGGTTGGATGCAATTAAAGTGCAAGCTCTTGCTAACGCAGGCGAAGTTGCCCGAATAGACAATTTGCCAACAGACAGTGCAGGAACGCAAGTTGCTAGAGATCAAGCCGGCGGCACTGAAGATAGTAGAGTTAGTAGCCCGTCAACCGGAACTGAGGTATTAGAAGGCAACACAATTGTATCTTCTGATTCAGTTAGCAACACTCCTACAAATGCAAGGTTAGCAACACTGAGTGGCCCTGACGGAGAATTTGCTAGTCTAGGTGCCGACGATGGTGGAACAATCAGCACAGTAGGTGCTGCTAATGACGTAGTCAGTGTTACTAATACCCAAACCCCAGACGGCAGAATTGCTTCTGATGGGTCAGTTAGTGCAAGCGATGATTCGTATGATCGACGCAGCTCTAATGTTGAAGGTCGTGCAGCCATTGCCAATGAATTCTTAGAAACCATTGAACCTACGCCAAATCAACTTATAAACCTTGCTTCGCAGACTTATACTATTTCGGTATACCTTATGGACATCGACGAATACACTCGGATGATCCAGTCCGACAGGAAAACATTACCAAGCAATCAGTTGTTGTTTCAAAGTGGCGGTGCTACAATTGGTGAACGCAACAAACATTTCGACTTGGATTTTTATCCAGAAAACGTTGAGCTTAAATGCTTAGTTGGTACCCAGGGAGTTGGAAGCCCCCATAATGCTGTTACACTTGAATTTGATGTGCTTGAACCCCAGGGTATAACATTCTTAGAAAGATTGCGCCTAGCAGTCTGGGATCACACTGGAGTACCTGGTGCTACTATTAACGGTCAAAATTATCTTATGGTTATACGATTTTACGGCTACGACGAAAATGGAAACTTAGTCAGTGGCCAGGGTAGGGAGTTTACAAGTGATCCAAATGCTTTGGTAGAAAAGTTCATTCCTTTTCAAATAGCAATGCTTAGATATAAACTTGCTGCACAAGTTGTTGAGTATCAGCTGCAATGCATGATACCTCAAACAACAGTTGGATTTAGTACGTCTAGAGGATCAATACCTTTTAACTTCCAACTTACTGCACCCGATGTAGGCACATTGTTCAATGGTAATATGCAAGTTTCAGCAGGTGCGGCTGCACAAGAAGATTTTGCAGGAGGCGCAGCTGGCGGAGAGTTTAGCAGCGGCAATCGTAAAGCTGGCGGAGGATCGCCGACTATAACCCAAGGGCTAACAGATGCATTAAACCAGAATCAACGTGAACTGGTAAAAAAAGGTGCACAGGAAATTGCAGATGTGTACAAGATTATATTAGAAGACATCCCGGCTTTTCGCGATGCTAAAATGAAAAAGCAAGGAACAACCAACAAGCCTTACACCCCAATGACTACTACCGGTGATCCAAATATAAAACTGAATACACAAAAACAAAACTTTGACAACCAAGGAAGAACCTACAGTATCTCAGCAGGTACGCAAATCACACAGTTGATTGATCAGGTAATGAAAAACAGCGAATATATTACTGCGCAACAAACCATAGTGTTTGACGAAGTAACCAAAGCTGAAATTTCAAACCCTCCAGTTGGAACTACAATGTGGTACAAGATTACACAACAGTCCAGACCAATTGGGTGGGATAATCTTAGAAAAGACTACGCATATGAGATTACCTACAAAGTAAACAGATATCAGATCAACACACCAAAGTCTCCTTATTTCCCCCCGTCGGCATATAGAGGATCACACAAGATCTATAATTATTTGTTCACTGGCGAAAACACAGAAGTGTTGAATCTTGAATTTGTAGCCAACACCAACTATATAACACCAATTGGCAACAGCGGATTAACTGCACCAGTTGATGGCGACGGAAGATATGCTCAAAAACAAATGTTTTCAGTTGGGGCAGAATCAAGTCAACAAGGCGGTGGCGGAGAATCAACATTGCCGGCTGCACAATTAGCAGGCAGACTATATGCCGAGTCAGATGTGTTGAAAGTCGAGCTTGAAATTGTTGGAGATCCAGACTGGATTACACAAAGCGAAGTGTTTTACACAGAGGACAATCTTGCACCTTTTGAATCTGACGGCAGTATGAATGTTAATGCTAGCGAAGTGTTGTTTGAAGTACGTTTTAATAGAGCAAATGATTATGATTTAGCAACAGGCTTAACACCAAAATATCAAGAAAATATCAATCAAGGTGCTATCAACAACAACACAAACGTAGCCGAAGAACGTCTAGTATTTGCAGCATATTCTATAACCAACATGTTCAAAGAAGGTAAATTTACACAGCGAATCGAAGGCACACTGCGAGAATTTACACCTGACGATCTAGCACTTGACCAAGGAGTTAAGGTTTCTCGTACAAATAACAACAGAGGGCCAAAAGCTTATACTGACAAGACTGACCAAGACCTGCTCAATGAAGGATATTACATAAACTATAAAGATGCTGAGCTCGACCAGATGGTCACAGGCGGTGTATCTAAAAGTTCAACCAACGCAGTAGACGACGATGGCTCGGGCCCATTTTAATAAATTAAAGGAACAACATAGATGGTAGAAAACTATCAACGAAGTACAGGCAGGGCAAGATCCTTTAAAACAGATAAAGGTGGAGCACCAGCGGATACTGGCCCGTTTATCGGTGAAGTAGTTAACAATGTTGATCCTACTCGCAGTGGTCGACTACAAGTTTACATCGAGTATCTTGCAGGTCCAGATAAAACTGAAAAAAGTCTTTGGAGAACAGTTAGCTATATTTCGCCTATGTACGGCAGTACTCAACAAAGTGTTCCGTCAAAAACTGGCCCAGGAACATTTGTAGGCAACCAGCAAAGCTATGGTTTTTGGGGAACAACACCCGACATTGGTACTAAGGTTATTTGTTTCTTTGCAAACGGTGACCCCAACGAAGGGTATTATATTGGTGCACCTATCGAACCAGGCATTAACCACATGATGCCAGCTATTGGTGCAAGTAAGAAATACACCGACGATACAAATAGTCCGTATTTTTCTAACGCAACACAGCTACCAGTAACCGAAATAAACAATAGTAACCCTGCTATATCTGAAAATCCAAGATTTTTTGAAGAAACAAAACCAGTTCATAGTGTGTTGGCCGGGCAAATGCTAAACCAGGGTGTTATCAGCGACCCGTTGCGAGGGCCTATTACTAGTAACTCTCAGCGTGAATCTCCTAGCACAGTATACGGATGGAGTACTCCAGGTCGACCTGTGTTTCAAGGGGGATTTACTCCTGCTGAAATGGCAAAAAAAATTGCAAGTAGTCAAGTACAGCCCAATGAAGCTATAGTAGTGTCGAGGCTTGGCGGTCACAGCATCGTAATGGACGATGGCGATCTTCAAGAGCAAGACCAGTTGCTGAGAGTGCGCACATCTTCTGGGCATCAAATCATGCTGAGCGACACTGGAGAGAGCATTCATATAATGCATGCCAATGGTCAGTCTTGGGTAGAACTAGGAAAAGAAGGCACAATTGACGTCTATGCATCAAACAGTGTTAATATTCGCAGTCAAGGTGAAATCAACATGCATGCAACCGGAGATATTAATCTTAATAGCGAAGAAGGCAGCATCAAGATGTTTGCCAAAGTTGCCATGGGCCTCGAAACCAAAGCACTGAGTTTAAATGCAACCGACAACTTGCTTCTTTACAGTAAAAAACAAGTTGGCATTAAAAGCGACGGAAACCTTGCACTAAAATCAAAAAATGGCTCATGGAATAGTAAAAGCTTGACCTTAACAGGTAAACCTATCAAGCTAAACAGCGGAGCAGCCAGCGATGTTCCGACCCCACAAGACATTCCTAAAAATAAATTACCAAACACTGTGTTTACTGACGGTGTTGGCTGGACAGTCGAAGCAAACGCAATCGAAACAGTGGCTAGTAGAGCACCTACCCATGAACCATATCCTTATCATGGAACAGGTGTTAACTTTACTACTTCATTGGCAGGTGGTGCAAGTGAAGTACCAGTATCAAGTGCAACACAAGATGTTATTAACCGTGCTAGTACTGTTGATATTCCAAAAATTACAGTGTCTGATTATGAAGTACAATCCGGAACTGATTCAGCAGTTGGTAAAATAGATCCATCAACAGTTCAAGCTATGTTAGCACAATCAAGTTTGCAAGTTTCCCAAGGGCCTACTGTAATATCAAACACATTAGGAGTTGGAAAATATGGATTTAGTGCCGAGCAATTGGAAAAATCAGGTTACTTGAAACCCGGAACATCGGCTTTCTTCCTTAAAGATCCAAGCACTTCTCTTGAATCTGTTCTAAATAATAGCAGTGTGTGGACAGGATTAAACGGCGTTAGTGATGTAAATAGCTTCTTAGAAAACACCAACTTACAGGACAACACACAAACTGATTTGCTGAACCTGGGACTTAGTGAATTGCAAAATCTTGGTGTTGTGACTGGATTAGAAAATACATCCGATCTTGCTGGTTTAGTGCAAGGTGCTGCCAAGTACGGCGGCGAGGCAGTTGCTAAATGGGCAAATGGTGCTGCAATTATTGGAGAAACACTTGCTGGTATAGATAGTAGCAAAATTACTAGTCTAGATATGGACTCGATAATCCAAGGCGGTAAATTTGCAGTTGATATGGTAGCAGAAAAAATACCTTCTGCGTTGCAAGGATTTACCTCAGCAAATTTAAGTTCAGTTCTTGAAACAGTTGATCTCAGCAGTGTTGCTAGTCTAGCAAATCTTCCTAGCATTAACAACTTAACCAGCAGTATAGCAAATATTCCGAGTCTCGATAACGTGTTAAGCGGAGTTGGCGGCCTCTTTGGTGGATTTGCTGGATTGTTCGGCGGCGGCGGATCATATTCGTTCCCTCCATTTATTAACAATACAATAGTTGAAGGTATAGAAAATACTGCCACTAGAGCTAGTATTGATGGTGCAATTACATCAGTTGTTGGCTCGTTTAAAGTACAAAACGCAGTAGTAAAAGCACTACCCCAAACTGTTCAAGACTATCAAACAGCATTAAAACTAATGGCAGCAGGCCGAGGCGGCAATGCTGCTACTGTAATCGACAGCCTGTCGACTAGAATATCATAGGACAATAAATACAATATGCCAACATTTATCGGATACAGCACAATCGACAGATACAAGTCATACACAGTCACTGACTTTGCATTGATTAAACGTGATTTGTTAAACGCACTGAACATAAGACAAGGCGAAATGCCGGGTCGACCATCTGTAGGCACAACCATGTGGAGTTTAATTTATGAACCACAAAATGCTAGCACTTCTCAGCAAGTGATAACTGAAATTCAGCGAGTGGTTGCACAAGATCCTAGAATTGCTATCAGTGATATCAACGTTTATGCACAGGAAAACGGAATACTGGTTGAGTTAGAAGTACAAACAGTACAAGGACAAAACGCCGAAATGATGGCTATTTTCTTTGATCAAAACCAGCAACGTGCAGCATTTTCAGACGTATAAACTACCCAGTTTATTAGTATCATAAATACTTGCCAAGGATAGATAAACATGGCAAAAACAACTAGACAAACCAGTATATTCGGCGTTGAGGATTGGAAAAGAATTTACCAAACCTATCGCGAAGCTGACTTTCAAAGCTATGACTTTGAAACATTAAGAAAAAGTTTTATCGACTACATACGTCTGAATTATCCAGAAAGTTTCAACGACTACATTGAAAGTTCAGAATTTATTGCCCTCCTTGATGTTATGGCATTCATGGGACAAGCAGGTAGCTTTCGTAATGACCTAAACACAAGAGAGAACTTCCTTGACACTGCAGAACGTAGAGACAGTGTAACACGATTAGCCGAATTAGTAAGTTACACTCCTAAACGTAACACAGCGGCGCAAGGTTTTTTAAAAATACAAAGTATTAGCAGTACCGAAGACATAGTTGATTTTACAGGTGTTAACTTGTCTAATGTTACAGTCAATTGGAACGATACTACTAATCCAAACTGGCTAGAGCAATTTACTGTAATTGTTAACAGTGCCCTGAACGGTAGCCAAAGATTTGGCAACCCAGGAAACAGTCAAAATATTCTTGGTGTGCAAAATGATGAGTATCAGATCAACCTTGCACCTGGGTTTCTTCCGGTAGTACCATTTTCGTCAACAGTTAACGGCAGTAACATGGTATTCGAAGCAGTAAGCTCGACATCATTGAACAAAAATTACATGTATGAACCTGCGCCAAAGCCCAACGGTGCATTTAATATGTTGTATAGAAACGACAAACAAGGTTACGCCAGTGCTAACACAGGTTTCTTTTTCATGTTTAAACAAGGGTCATTGACAGATTATCCTTTTAACTTGGGTGAGCGTATCAGTAACCGAGTAGTCAACGTAAACATCGAAGGAATCAATAACGAAGATGTTTGGTTGTATGAAATAGACGCAGCCGGTGCAGTTAAGGATGAATGGGATTATGTAGAAAACTTGTACACAGGCGCAGTTGAGCAACTTACTCCGGAGCAGCGTAGATATTTCACCATTACATCAAGAACAAATGATCAAATCAATTTGAACTTTGGCGACGGAGTATTTTCTGCTATCCCAGTTGGTACATTTAGATCTTATGTTAGAGCATCAAATGGGTTGAACTATGTTATCAATACCAATGAAATGCAAAACATTGTTATTTCTATTAGCTACATAAGCAGAACTGGACGCAACGAAACGCTGTCAATGTCTTGTGCATTAACACAGCCAGTGAGTAATGCAACCAATAGAGAAAGCATTAGCCAAATCAAGCAACGTGCACCTGCTAGATTTTATACACAAAATAGAATGGTTAATGGCGAAGATTACAACAACTTTCCTTATACATTGTACAACACAATTATCAAATCAAAAGCAGTTAATAGAAGTTCCATTGGGACAAGCCGCTACTTAGACTTGGTTGACATTACTGGAAAGTACAGTTCAACTAACGTGTTTGCCAGTGATGGATTGATTTACGAAACCACCGATACACCGGGTTTTACATTTACATTTGTTGATCAAAATGATATTAGCAATGTTATTGTTAACCAAGTAGAACCTTTGCTATCTAGTAGAGGCATGCAAGAGTTTTACTATCAGAACTTTACTCGCCCAGATCTAACTAGTTTAAATCTTAACTGGAATCAAAGTACAACAGCTAACAATGAAACAACAGGTTATTTTAGATTTGCTGCTACCAACGCCCCAGCACCAGTTGGCCCTCAGACTTCAGACAATAAACAATACATTGAACAAGGGGGTTTAGTTAAATTTGTACCACCAGCTGGACAATATTTTACCAAGTTTAACAGATTAGCAGTTGGTAGCCCAACACAACCCGGTGATAAAATGGTGTTGTGGGCAACAGTTACTCAGCTTGAGCTTAATGGCACAAACTTTGGAGTTGGCAACAACGCAGACGGAACAGGACCGGTAACACTTAATAACTTTATTCCAACAAATGCTGTACCGGTGCAGGTAATTTCAAACTTTGTTACTGACTTACCTACTACTATCGAGCAAACCATGCGTGAACAAATTGAATTGTACAGAGCGTTTGGATTGGGTTACAACAACCTCACTGGTAACTGGTATGTTATTACAGCAACCAACCTAGATGACAGCACAACTTTCAGTCTTGCTAATGCACAAAACACAAGCGGCGCAAATTTAGACAACAGTTGGTTAGTTGCGTTTGAAACAGATGGGGTTACATACTCGGTAACTTCGAGAAGCTTGGAACGCTTCTGGGCTAGTGTGCTGGAAACTCGATTCTTTTATGACGGCACACAAAAAGTATACGATCCAAAAACTGGTACAGTTATCAACGATTTTATCAATGTACTAAAAACAAATAATCAACCTGATTCTAGTTCAACACTAAACAGTGATGAGGTGCTTGACATTATTGGACAGCCAGCAGAAACAGATGGCTTTGTTGATGATTTCCGTGTTAGAATTAGTTATAAAGATTCAGACAACGATGGTATTCCTGACAATCCGGACTACTTTCAAACATTGGTTGCACCTACTACTAACCCTAACAGCAAACGAGTTTATCTACAAAAAACCATTGATTTTGACAATTTAGAAAGATATATTCCACTAGCAAGCGGAGTTGTTAACGGGCAATATGCAACCAAGGATGCAATTGAATTAGTTAAAAGTGAATTTGCAGACAAACAAGTGTTTTATGCATACACTGACAAACTGTTTTATATGTTAACAGTTTCTTATGACGGCGTTCGCACAATAACACAAGCTTTGGGTTATGTGGTTTATACTGGACGCCAAGATTTGTATTTCCAGTACAGACACAACGCTCCGTTGAGTAGAAGAATTGACCCGGGTACAACCAACATCATTGACATATATTTGGTAACTGATGCATATTATACTGCATATCAAAACTATGTTAAAGACAGCACTGGCACTGTTAAAGAACCATCACAGCCTACTATCGACGAACTAACAACAAGCTACAGCACATTGAACGACTATAAAATGATTTCAGATAACATTATTTTAAATAGTGTGTCTTTTAAACCACTGTTTGGAACCAAGGCAGATCCAGAGTTGAGAGCAACAGTTAAGTGTGTTAAAAATCCAAACAGCACAGTGAGTATTAGTGATATTAAAAGTCAAGTTGTTACAGCAATAAATCAATATTTTACTATTGAAAACTGGGATTTTGGAGATACATTCTTCTTCTCAGAGCTCAGTGCATACTTACACGATCAATTGGGTAGTATTATTTCCACTGTGGTCCTTGTTCCAACTGATCCCTCAAAGTCATTTGGCGACTTGTATGAAATTCGCAGTCAACCAAATGAAATTTTTGTTAATGCAGCAACAGTTAACGATGTTGAAGTTATTAGCGCACTGACTAGCAGTCAATTACGCACAGCAACAAATAGTGGAGTAGTATAAGCTATGGCTAAAAGAATTCGTTCTGAACAATTTCTTCCTGAGATTTTTCAAACACCTGCAAACAAGCAATTGTTGCGAACCACACTTGACCAACTGTATCAGAACCCAAAATTAAAACCAACCCAAGGTTATATTGGGCGAAAAATAGGCCCTGGTGTTACTGCTAGTGACAATTACGTTCTTGAGCCAACCGAAACTAGAACAAACTACCAATTAGAACCCGGTGTTGTCCAACTTAAACCAAATACAAATCAAGTTGAAAATGCAATCACTTATCCGGGTATCATTGACAGTTTGCAAATGCAAGGTGCTGATGTTTCTCGTCATGATAGATTGTTTAACAGTGAATATTACAGTTTTGATCCGTTTGTTGATTATGACAAGTATGTCAATTTTGGGCAATATTATTGGGTTCCTCAAGGACCGGACAGTGTTGATGTCTTTTCGAATTCTATTCCTGTACAAGATGATTTTGATGTAGAAGACACCGACGATGGATACACTTTTTCTGGTGAAGCAGGCACGTTGCCTACCCTATCAGTTGTGCGTGAAGGAAATTATACTTTTAATATTAATAGCCCAGGCAACAATTTTTGGATACAAAGTGTTCCTGGGGTAAGCGGTGTATTACCATTTCAGCCAAATCAATCCTCAAGGCAGGTACTAGGTGTATCTAATAATGGCGAAGATTCTGGCACTGTTAGATTCGATGTACCTGCTAAAGATGCACAGAATTTTTACTTTACACTTTCAGACATCGGTGCAACTGATTTAATCGACGGCACGCTAAAGTTCACTGACATTAACAATCAATATGTTGATGAATTCCTTGCTGTTAATGGCGGCATTGACGGGATTTCTGACTTAGAAAATCGTACATTGATCTTAACAACCACTAGTGATAGTGGATGGGAAATCCAAACGCCGTTTGACACAGAAGGAAACGGCTATGGCGAAGGCCCGTTTGATGACTCTACTCCGATAGCAACTGATGCTGAAAGATACGTGCAATGGAGAATTAACTTTAACTATGCAGATCCTGATCGTCCATATATGGAGCTTACAGTTAATCAGAGTATTGCAAATCTGAGCAAAACAAACATTGAATATGGCACAAATAATGCCGGCGCTACTTGGTATAAAAATGCCGAAGGCACAATGGAGCGTCAGCCTCTTATTACTGCTAACTCAGATATTCTTTACTATCAAGATGGCAGCGACGATACTAATTTTGGTATTATACGCATTGTTGATCAAGAAAATGCTGCTGATTTAAACATATCCGAAATACTTGGGAAAACAAATTACACATCACCTAATGGTGTTGTGTTTACCAATGGGCTTAAAGTACGTTTCATTGGGACAGTTGTTCCTGCAAGTTACGCAAATAATGAATATTATGTTGAAGGAGTTGGGGCATCAATTGACTTGTTGTTAACAACTAACTTTGTCACTCCTGAGAAGTACACAGCTAGTAGCAGTGTGCCATATGACTCCAATCCATACGATGAAGGCAATTTTGATGAAACACTGAATGCACCAACTGCGCAAGATTATTTAACAGTCAACCGTGCAAGCATAGACCGCAACGCCTGGAGTCGCAGCAACAGATGGTTCCATATTGATGTATTGGATGCCACAGCGACATACAACAACGTTCCGTTAACAATCAACAATGACAACAGAGCCAAACGTCCTATCTTAGAGTTTAGAAAAAATCTAAAACTTTTCAATGCAGGTACAGAAGGCATTAATAGTATTGATATTATCGACTTTTCTGAAACAGATGCCTTTTCAAACATCAATGGTACAATTGGATATTCAATTGATGGGTATAGCTTGATCTCAGGATCGCAGGTTATTTTTGCTGCTGATGCAGACCCTGAAGTAAGAAATAAAATTTACGAAGTACAGTTTGTTGAACTAACTCCGGGTGCTACGCCGATTATTGATTTGCAACCAGCAAGCTTAACAACTCCTGATGTGCCTGCTAACACTACCACAGTAGTAATGAGTGGAAACACACAACAAGGCAAGGCATATTGGTTTAACGGCACTAACTGGATAAGTGCACAGCAAAAAACCAAAGTTAATCAAGCACCGTTATTTGATATATTCGACAGTAATGGCTACAGCTACTCTGATATAACTGTCTATCCAAGTAGTACATTTGTAGGTACCAAGTTGTTCAGCTATGCAGTGGGCAGCGGCGCAACGGATACTATTATCGAACAGCCATTGAAATATTCAACTATTGCCAACGTTGGTGATATTGTTTTTGACAACAACTTGTATGTTGACACATTTGTATATGTTAGCGGCACAACTAGTGTTACAAAAATGATTGACGAAGGCACAGTTAGGCAGTATAATACTAGGACTACATTTGATAAACTACTAGGCTGGCAAACATCATTTACTAAAACAGTTCAGCGACAAAGTTTTAGTTTTGAATATAATGCTGCACCGCTTGTGCTAGACGTACAAGTAATTGCTGATACGTCATTAATTCCTGTTAAAGTGTATGTTGAAGGACAGTTTGTTCTTCCAGAAGATTACACCTATGCAACGAATGTTGACAACACAACTACAATCACGTTTAACACAGATAAACAGCCGGTAACTGGCACAGTGATTGAAGTGCAAGTCATCAGTGACACTGAAAGCAGTGTTGCTTTTTATACCATACCAGTTAACCTTGAATCAAATGCACTAAATGAAAATAGTAGTGGATTTACACTAGGTACTGTGCGCAAGCATTATGAAAGTATTTGTCAAAATTTAGAAAACTTTTCTGGAAAGATACATGGTGCAAATAATGTTCGCGACCTTGGTAATGTTGTTCCATTTGGCGGCTTAATACTGCAACAAAGTGCTCCGTTGAGTATGATGACAAACTTTATCAATGGTAGAGATTTTGAGTTTTTTCGTGCACTGGAATTCAATGCAGTTGAATACAACAAAACAAAAAATAAGATTCTAAATTATGTTGCACAAAATGATTGGCAATCAAAAACAACTGCCGAAATATTAGATGATGCACTGGAAGCAATTAATGCTGGTAAAAATCAATTTAGCCCATTTTATTGGACTGATGCTATTCCGTCGGGTCCTATATTTGAGCTAACAACATACACAGTTAGTGCAATTACTACAAACGTGTTTGATACACTTTATAGTTACAATATGTTTGCAGCAAATTATGCAGGTATATTAGTATACTATACACCAAAGAGCACTGGTGTTGAGACTATTTTAACCGGCAACGGGCATGACTATACTGTAGCAGCAGACGGGCCTCGAATTACAATTAATACTGACAATGTTACATTAGCAACCGGTGATATTATTAGTATACGTGAATATAAATCAACATCGGGCAGTTATGTACCGGCAACTCCGTCAATGATGGGTATGTATGAAATATTCAAACCAGAAAAATTCTTAGACAATACTTATGTTGAGCCGCAACAAGTTATTCGTGGCCATGACGGTAGTATAACAATTGCCTGGGACAATGGCGATTTTAGAAACGATGTATTGCTTGAGTTTGAAAATCGAGTGTATAACAACATAAAAATTAGCGAAGAAAGCCGCAAGATGTTGCCCATTAAGGCAGCTGATGTTATTCCTGGACAATTCCGTACTACTGATTATTCAGCCGCTACAATTAATAGTATGCTTTCTGTTAGCTTCTTGAGTTGGGCAGGCGGCAATCGTGTTCCATATAAAGATCAAGATTATATTCCGACCAATGAATTTACTTGGAATTATAGCAACAGTACCAATCGTTTGTCAGGTGATTCTTTATTAGGTGGCTGGAGAGCAATTTACTTCCAGCTATATGACACAGACAGTCCAGACACTCGTCCTTGGGAAATGCTAGGGTTGTCCGAAAAGCCGTCATGGTGGAACGATAGATACGGCCCTGCACCTTATACCTCAGGTAACTTGGTGCTATGGGAAGACCTAGCAGCAGGCCGTGTAGCAGATCCAATTGCACCTTATGTACGTAAAGACTATGTGCGCCCGGGCTTGTTAGATGTTATTCCGACAGACAGCCAAGGAAGACTATTGTCGCCATTCGATAGTGTTGTTGGCAATTATGACCAAAACAGTTTTAAAAAATCTTGGGTTGTTGGTGATATGGGCCCAGCTGAAACGGCGTGGAAACGCAGTAGTTATTATCCTTTTGCAATACAAAGATTACTTGCACTAACTAAGCCAGCTGATTACTTTTCGTTGTATTCTGACAGAGATGCATGGGATTATAATGCAGTCTTTGGGCAATATTTGTTGAACAACAGATTTAGATTAAATGCATCGCAAATCGGTATTTACGGTAATGGAACTATTAAAAACAGTTATATTAATTTTATTGTTGACTATAATAGAGTTACCGGGTTAGACAGTACTGCAATATTAACATCTAAATTGGCAAACATTGATATACGTTTGTGCTATAGAATGGCAGCGTTTAGTGATCAAAACTATCTAAAAATATTCAGTGAGAAGAGTTCACCAAACAGTCTGAATGCTAGTTTATTATTACCAGACGAAAGCTATCAACTGTTCCTTTATCAAAATCCAAGTTTTTCAGAAATACAATACAGTAGTGTTATTGTACAAAGAACCACAACAGGATACACTGTTAGTGGGTACTCGACTACAAAACCATATTTCAGCATATTAGAAAGTGTGTCAAGCGGAAACTTTAACAGGATGACTGTGAATGGTGAAACATTCCGTGTTGCTAACACCTATTCTAAGAACGTAGTTACAGTACCATATGGTTACGAGTTTTCAAGTAAAAACGCAGTTGTTGACTTCTTGGTTAGTTATGGTAAACTACTTGAGTCACAAGGTATGGAGTTTGATACAGTTGAGAATACAGCAATTCTTAATTGGGAACAAATGGCACAAGAATTTTTATATTGGGCCGGCCAAGGCTGGATTGCAGGTAGTTTAATTAACTTGAACCCAGCTGCTAATATACTAAAATTGGAGCAGCCAAACAGCGTAGTCGAAAGTTTAAAAAACGAAAATATCAATGATATATTATTAGATCAAAACTATGAACCATTGATGTCAAGCGAATATGCAGTTGAAAGACTTGACAACGAACTTAAATTGATCGGTCTTAACAATCAAACATTTAGCTATCTTAATGCAAGATTTACCAGTTACGAACATATTATCGTATTTGACAATGTTAGTATCTTCAATGACCTCGTGTATGAACCAAAAACCGCAGCAAGACAAAGTCGCTTGCTGCTAAACGGATACACAGTGTATGACTGGAACGGTACACTTGATGCTCAAGGATTTATTCTCAATGAGGATAACATCGAGCCTTGGGTGCCCAACAAATCATATACTAAAGGGCAAATTGTTCTTTATAAAAATAGATACTGGAGTGCAGTTGAATTACTGGCACCAACAGAAAAATTTGATTTTTCTAAATGGATAAAAAGCGATTACAATAAAATACAAAAAGGATTGTTGCCAAACCTTTCTAGTAAGGCAAGCGGATTGCAGGAAAACTATGATATCCACACTGCAAATCTTGAACAAGATGCTACATTACTTGGATTAGGACTGATTGGATTTAGACCAAGACAGTACATGCAAAATCTAAACTTAGATGATATTTCACAAGCTGGGCTATACTCCCAATTCTTGGGAACAAAGGGCACACTGCAAGCAGCTGAAATCTTTACTAGTGCTAACCTTGGTAAAGATCAAGCAGAATATGAAATATTCGAAAATTGGGCAATACAGCGTGGACTATACGGTGCAAGTGCAAACCGTAGTTACTATGAATTGCAGCTTGACGAAAGCAAATTACTCGGAAACCCGACTACAATTGATGTTGTTAATGCTGGCGAAACAAGTAGCGCAGATCAATCAATATCGTTGAACAATATATGGAAACAAAGTTATAAAATTACTGATACAAACATATTGCCAACTATAGATCAGATTCCCGCAGACGTGGGATTACCAAGTGCTGGTTATGTAAATTACGATGATGTTGATATTAAAGTTTTTAACTACAGTGACTTGACAAATATTATTCTTAACATGGAAAAAGTTACGGTTGGCACCAACGTGTGGGTAGCCAAAGACAATAGATATGATTGGAATATCTATAGAACCAATGTAGTTAATGCTAGTGTTGTTCGAGTATTTGATAATCTAGACGGTACATGTACAGTAACTTTTGATGTTAACCACGGATTGTCAGCTGCTGACAGATTGATTGTTAAGTATTTCAATAGCAATGTTGATGGCGCTTATATTGTTAAGTCAGTGCCAAGCCTAAAAACTTTAGTAATTGATTTAATGCTACTAGGAAACACAACCGACATAACTGGCGACGGTCGTGCGTTTGTTCTAGAAAGTGTTCGTGTTAAGCAACCAGCTGATATTTCAAGCCTGAGCTTTGTTGATGAGATTCAACCTACCAATGAAGTTTGGGTCGACAACAGCGGCAATGATACATGGGAAGTATTAGAAAAAATTAATCCATTTGGTACACCAAGTGATTTAGACGGACCTGTTGCTCAAATAAATGCACGTTTCGGTACATCTATTGCGCAAGGATTACGCAATCAAGGACTGGTTATTGGTGCACCTGGATACAATTCTAGTGTTGGTGCAATAACTGTTTACAATAAAGGCGAGGGTGTATACGTAGAAACTGCTACTATATCTCCTGCAACCACTGGATTTAATGAATTTGGTAGTAGTTTAGCAGTAGGCGGATTTGATTGGGCAATTGTAGGCGCACCTGCTAGTGACAGTAACAAAGGTTATGCAGTTGCAGTTAACAGAAACCCAAACAACGGTAACTACAGACAATCTCAAATCTTTGTTGGCGCCAGTGGTGCATCAGAGCAAGGATACGGAGTAGCTATTAGCAACGACGAACGCTGGATGTATATCAGCTCGCCGGCCGACAACAACATCGACGCATACAATTTAGTTAATGTGCAAAGCCAAAGTGTGGAATACACAGGTGATGCTGTTACTACCAGCTTTGCAATCACTCCAGCAATTGTGGTTAGCGGTACACTATTAACAGCACAAACACAAATTGGCGTAACTGTTAATAACATTCCTAAATTAGCCGGAGTTGACTGGAACTTAGAATCTGTTAGTGGTACAACAAATGTGAAGTTTACTACAGCACTAAACAACGGCGACGATTTACGAATCACAAGACTACTGAGTTACATAGACAATACAGTAGTTGCTGAGACTACATTTGACACCAGTATGTTGTACACTGTAACCGACATTTATAGTTTTGCAGTCTATGTTAACAACGTATTACAGCGACCAGGCATTGATTATACGTTTGTTGGCAATGATGTTGTGCTTTCTTCGCCAGCAACAGGAACAGTTTTTATTAATTCGCAATCTTACTGGAAACATGTTGACACATTCACTGTAGCTAGTGTAGTAGGCGGTGCAAGACTAGGGCAAAGTATTTCAACAACCACCGACGGCCGCCAAATTATGATTGGCGCACCTGACGATACAGTTGGCTCAGACACATTGGCTGGGACAGTTCACGTTATGGATAGAAGTGTTGAGAGATTTCAAGTCACTGATGCAACAGTTGCTACCTATACTGTTACTGATACACCAAACGGTCCAGTAAGTGTTACTGTCAATGGTAACTATTTAATACCAACTAACAACTTTAACAATCCGCAGTTTAGTGTTGCTGGCAATGTTGTTACAATTGGCACCACTGCTAATCCTGTAACGCTAAATGTTGGTGACATAATTGAAATTGAAACCAATAATTTTAGATTAATGCAAAGCATACAATCAACTACACCAGGGGCTAGCTATAGCTTTGGCAGCGTAGTTAAAAATTGCCCAACTAATTGTAGTTTATATATTGGTGTGCCAAACGATAGTGCAATTATGCCCGAAGCCGGCAGCGTTGAGCGTTGGGCAAACCAAAGTAGATTGTTTGGAACTATAACAGGGACTGTTGCTAATCCGGTACTGTCTGTTGGTGATAGTATTCGTATTAATAATTATTATGTCACACTAACTGGCACAACAGTTGCTTCGTTGGTCAACGACATTAATGGTGCCGATATTCCTAATGTACTCGCAGTTGCCGATGCTGGTAAATTACTACTTACATTGCAAAATGTAGCAGCCGGTGATGAATTTATTAAATTGCAAGTATTACCAGGTGTTGGGACAGCGTATGATGATCTTGGTATTGCCCAAATGGTGTTTGCACAAAAAATTACATCACCATTGGTACAAGCATATGGGCATTTTGGAACCAGTGCAAGCATTAGTAATAATGCATTAACACTAGTAGTTGGTGCACCAGATTCAACTGCAATTATGGCAACAACTTTTGATACTGCAACCACCGACTTTGATTCAGATAGCACGCCGTTTAGTGATCCAGTTGCGCAATCCGGAGTTGCAATAACATTTGATTTCTTAAATGCAGCAAATCCGAGTATTACAAACTTTGGAAAGTTTGTATACGGCCAACAGATATTTGACACAAGCATTAACAGTCTTGATAAATTTGGAACAGCAGTTGATTATCGTGATGGTACATTGCTAGTAGGTGCACCAAATGATGACCTTGACGACAGCACAGATACCAACAGCGGCCGTACTATACAAATTATCAATGCCAAGAAAGAGCTTGCTTGGAAAGTAGTATACAAGCAAGAGCCGGTAGTTAACACTGCACTTCTAAACAGTGTATTCTTGTATGACAAGATTAGTAGTAATGTTACTAATTACTTGGATTTCATTGATCCATTGAATGGAAAAATACTTGGATCAGCACAGGCTAATATTGATTATACTGGCGGAGTCGACCCTGCTGCTTACAACACTGGCACAGTAAACAATTTCGGTTCGCAGTGGAACAGTAATCATCTTGGAGAAATGTGGTGGGATTTATCAACAGTTCGATTTATTGATTATCATCAAGACACAATTGAATACAAAGCCAGAAGATGGGGACAACTATTTGAAGGTTCCGTTGTAGATGTGTATCAGTGGACAGAAAACACAGTCCCGCCTAGCGAATATGCAGGTATTGGCGAAGTTTATAGTACCACAAGTTACACCATGACAAGTATGATCGACAGTGTAGGCACTTTTGTAACTTATTATTACTATTGGGTTAAAGGTATTACAAGTGTAAGTCCAAGCAAAACGCTGAGTGCTGCTGGAGTTACACAGTATATTGCAAATCCACGTAGTAGTGGTATTAGCTATGCAGCCGCACTATCGCCTAGCACAACAGCACTATACAATTGTAATAGTCTTATTAGTGCTAAAGATACAATTTTGCACATCGAGTTTGATAAAATTGCAAACACCGACAACGTTCATGCTGAATATGACTTGATTACTGTTGGTAATCCTAGTAGTTTCTTAGGTGCTGGGCTTTATAGAAAGTTGCTTGATAGTTTCTGCGGCGAAGATACATTGGGCAACATAGTACCTGATGCGACATTGAGCATAGCAGACAAGTACGGAGTTAACTTCCGTCCAAGACAGAGTATGTTCAAAGATCGATTCCTTGCTCTTGAAAACTATCTATCACGAGCAAATAAAATCATGGCACTGTACCCTCTCACAGACAGCAAAAAGTTTGATTTGCTTAATAGCGAAGAACCAGAGCCAACTAAAGTTAGTGGAGCTTGGGATAAACGAGTTGCAACATATGCAGAATTGACATACCAAGATCTACAGCAAGTACCAGTTGGTTACATATACCTAGTGGCAAGCGACAGCACACAGCAAGGCTTGTGGACAACTTATACAGTACAGGCAAATAAAACATTGTTGCTCAGCAGAGTACAGACATACGATACTAAACTTTATTGGAACTATGTTGACTGGGTAGCAGTAGGGTATGATGCATCGGTTAAGCCAACAACCGAAGTTGCAGTGTACAGCGACCTACTTGCATTAACTCCGGTAAATGGTCAAGCAGTTAAAGTAACTGCAAATAGTTTCGGCAAAAGCGAAATATACCAATGGACTAGTGCTGCTGGTGAATGGGTGCGTGTGCAGCTTACAGACGGCACAGTTGCAATTAGCAATACTATCTGGGACTATGCAATTGGAAACTATGGTTTTGACACTGAGGTGTTTGATGCACAAAGATTTGATCAAGCACCAAACACTGAAACACGACAGATTCTTAAAGCTCTAAATGAAGAAATATTTACAACAGATTTAGAAATTTATCGCAATGAGCTGTTAATTCAAGTATTTGAATTTATTACAACAGAGCAGCTAGCACCAGATTGGCTGTTTAAAACTAGTTTGATTGATGTTTCTCATAAAATTCGTGATTTACTTCCGTACCCAATTTACAAACGTGATAATCAAGATTTTGTTAGTGATTATATCGAAGAAGTTAAACCGTACCATGTCCAGATTCGCGAATTTAATTTACGTTACGAAGGAATTGACAGTTACAACGGCAGTGCTACTGATTTTGATGTGCCAGCATATTATGATGAGCTAAGACAAGGATTTATATCGCCTATCTTGGACAACAACGTTGATAATCCGTCATCAGTGAGTAGCTTTCCTAGCACTGATCCAATTTGGCAAACTTGGCCATACAGCCAATGGTTTAACAATTATTTGCTAGAACTAACTAGTGTTACTGTACTAAACGGCGGCACAGGCTATACTGTTCCCCCGCAAGTTATTGTAACAGGCGATGCTACTACACAAGCAACTATGGAAGCAAAAGTTAACAGTGCTGGCAATGTGATTAGTATAAGTGTGCTCACACCTGGTAGTGGATATACAACTACTCCAATTATTACTATTTCCGGCGGAAATGGTGTTGGCGCAACCGCAATTGCAGTGCTTGCACCAAGCTTGATTCGAGATATTGTAACAACAATCAAATATGACAGAATTACTTATAATAGTCAAGTAGTTGATTGGCAAGCAAATACAGTGTATACTGCAAATGAGCTTGTACGTTATCCTGTTCCTACTGTTGGCACAGTTAACACAGTGCAAGCAAAAGTTTATCAAGTAATTACAGATTTTACTAGTGCCTCAACATTTGATCCTGAAAATTTCACAGTAGTTGATCCAACTACACTTGACGGTGCCGACAGAACAATTGGCATGTATACACCGACTCCAAACCAGCCTGGGCGAGAACTAGCACAGTTGATGGCAGGTATTGATTACCCAGGTGTGCAAGTACAAGGACCCGACTTTGATCAAAACACTGGCTTTGATGTAGGCAATTATGATGTTAATCCTTTTGACAACCTCGATTTTGGCCCTGAAGGGTTGCCAACATACAGCACAGACATCCTTGATGTTATATACGAAAGCTCGTTTGTTGATTCTTACTTGGGAATACGTGCAACTGATATTAATGTCGAGGGTGGCGAATTTATCGACACATATAGTTCTCATGCACCGGAAGAACTTGTTCCAGGAAGCGAGTTTGATACACTAGATCTTAAAGTATACACTCGCCCTGGCAGTGATTGGTCTAACAACGGTCACGGGTTTGATATCAAAGATATTAGTGTTGAGTATACAGGAGTTGGAACAACAGTTAGTTTTGCAAATCTTATGCAGCATCCTGTGGAACTTGAAATTTATAATGAACTTAGTGGTCAAAATGTAGATCCAAGTACCTACACCATTAACTGGGTTACCAAAGTAATTACATTTAACAGTGGAAACGTAGGAAATGTGTTTGACGTTCAAGTTTACGGACTTGGCGGCGGATCACAACTCTATAAAGAAAGTTTTGTAGGCAGTACTATTACTAATGCAACACAGCGTATTAATGTAGCATACACAGAAATTGCCGAAATGGTTGTATTTGTAAATGGAGCACTGTTTACAAACTACACTTATGCAGCCAGCGGTAGTTTTGCAACAGATGTAACATTTAACACACAACCTACATCAACTGATTGGGTTACTATTGTTGCACTTGGCGTAACAACGCCAACACAACTAAGCTGGAGTGCACCTCAAGTACAACGTTTTATACATGATGGCAGCACATCGCAATACACATTAACAAAAAGCTTACAAGGCACAAATATTGTTAACATGGTAGTTGAGCGCAACGGATTACGTCTACGAGCACCAGAGGGTATCGAGTATACCAGTGATGGGTCAAGTTTAGGTCCGTATTATTTGAGCACAACAGGTAAAACAAATCAAGGATTAATTGCAGACAACGATGTTCTCGTGTATGTTGACAATGTACAACAGAATCTCGCAGTTGATTGGACACTCAGTGAATTTGATGGCAGTAGTGATAGATATGTTGAGTTTAATGCATCATCTCAACCAGCAGACGGTGCAGAAATTTTAATTGCAGTAACAACTGAAGCCGATTATACAATAGTAAACACAAATGATTTGTTGCTACGTGTTGGATCTGCGCCTAACACAACGTTCACTGTGTACACATTTAATGACACGTCTGAACAAAACATTATCACCAAAGTGTATCAAGGTCCTACTACCGAAGGAGCAACTACTAGTGTTGCGTTTGATGAAAGTGATTATGATGTTGACCCATTTGATTACACACTAGGTATATCTATCGAAACTAACAATTTTGCTCTTGGCAGACTTGTAACTGATGCAGGTAGACTGTTTGTATCGCTAAATGGCAAATATCTCAAAGACGGTGTGGACTTTGAACTAAGTATTGGCACAGATGGTCTCAGTGTTCTTACTATTAGCGGCGGCATACTTGGACCCATTGATGTGTTGGTAGTAACTATATTCACAATGAGTGTTGTCCCGGATAGTTTAAACTTCCGTATTTTCCAAGACATGCTAGGAAATCAAAAAATACTCAAACTAAACAGCAGCAATACCACTGAGTTAACATCTGCACTAGCAATGGATGATGATGTTGTTTATGTCAAGGATGCAAGCAAGTTGAGTGCACCGAATCTAGAATCAAACATATTTGGTCAGATGATAGTTGGTGCAGAGCGCATTACTTACAGAACACGCAATTTAGCAAACAACACTGTTAGTGGATTGCGCAGAGGCGTAGCTGGTACCGGTGCAATGGCGCACGTTAGTGGCGAAAGTGTCAGTGATGTTGGGCTAGCACAACAGTTGCCAAGTACGTATCAGCAAAAAACTACAACCGATAAAACAAATATTGGCGACGGTTCAACTACTACCTTTATTGGGTCTGGTATTGTTGTACCATCAACGATTGACAGTACAGAGCTCGACGAAGCAGTTAGAGTTAGTGTTGGCGGCGCAGAGCTGATCAATACTGTTGATTATACTGTAACTCAAGTTGATGCAACCCAGGTTGAAGTAACACTCACAACTGCACCAACAGACGGCGTAGAAATTGATATCTCAATAGTCAATGGTAACGTAATGTACAAACAAGGAAATAATACAGCAAGTAACGGAATTGCGCTGCAAGACCAAACTACTGTAGCAGCATTATTTCTTAAAGACCAAGGTTAACTAGATAGGTAAATACAGCATGGAAGTAGATAAAGATAACGTTAACGAGATGTCAATGGAACAAAATAAAGAAGTTGCACCAAACGAAAATGGTCAAGTTGCTATCAGTGGGCACATCAAGATTTTTGATCCGAACACCGATGAAGTAATTATAGATAAACGTAATGCAATTCATTATGAAAATATGAGTGAAGCACTTGCAAACAGTCTTGCAAATAAAAGCATTGGACAAATCTATAGTATGTCATTTGGAAACGGCGGCAGTAGTGTAGATCCAACAGGTGTTATTACATACTTGCCACCTAATACTACAGGGCAAAACGCTAATCTATATAATCCAACATATTCAAAAGTTGTTGACGACAATAGTGCAGCAAACACCGACACCAGTAGAAACAAACTAACTGTAACGCATACCACTGGTAAAGTGTACACAGACATTCTAGTTAGTTGTCTATTAGATTACGGAGAGCCCAGTGGACAACAGGCATTCGATAATTCAACAGATTTTAATGGAGACTATGTGTTCGACGAGCTTGGACTTAAAGTTTGGAACGGCAGTGCAACTAATTTAAGATTGATAACACATGTTATTTTTCATCCAGTTCAGAAATCATTGAACAGACAAATACAAATTGATTACACAGTGCGCATTCAGACTTTGACAAATCTTAGTGCGACATAAATACACGTATATTATAAAGATATAAATACACTTGGAAACGGAGTAATAAACAAATGGCTTATACCATTAACAAAACAGATGGTACGATCTTTGCAGTAGTTGCAGATGGTACTATTAATACAGATTCAAGCCAAATCATCGTAGGCAAAAACTACGCAGGATACGGCGAGTTCTTAGGAGAGAACTTTGTTCACTTGTTGGAAAATGCAGCAAACACAACTGCACCGGGAACACCGTTGCAAGGACAGTTATGGTATGATCAAACCAACAATGTTATTAAAGTATATAACGGCACATTGTTCAAGTCTATTTCGGGCGCAACTTCATCAACATCGGCACCGACTAGTAATGTAGCAGGCGACCTTTGGTTTGATACTGTAAACGATCAACTTAAAGTATACAGCGGTAGTGCTTTTGTAACGATTGGTCCAGCGTTTACTAGCGGCGAAGGCACTTCGGGCGCTATTGTTGACACTATCACTGATAGTAGTCCAGGCGCAGATCATGTTGTTGTGTTGATGTATGTTAATAATGTTATTTGTGGTATTTGGTCTAAAGACGCAACTTTTACTCCGGCTGCGGCACTTTCGGGCTTTGCTACAATTTCTCCAGGTCTGAACTTGAGCACCACAGTAGCTGGCGCAACATTTAAGGGTACAGCATCAAATGCTGATACACTTGACAGCTTAAACAGCACACAGTTTATGCGGGCAGATGCAGCCACTAGTACAACCGGGACATTAAGTGTATTAAATGATACTGGTGTATACTTCGGCGGCGACAATGATGGTCGACTAAATGTTAGTGGCACAGATGTGTACTTTCAAAATCAAACACAAGATGGCGATATTATAATTCGTGTTAACGATGGTGGTGTACAAACTACTGCTATGACAATTGATGGCGCAACTTCAGTTGTTACTGTTAACACTAGCTTGGTTTCAACAGGCTCAGTAACAGTTGGCAGTATAGTAAATGGCAATGCTGACGGCGTTGGTAATATTGGATCTCCTTCATTATCTTTTGACACAGTGTACGCTAGAGCAACGTCTGCAGAATACGCCGATTTGGCGGAGCGTTTTGCAGCAGATGCAGAATATGCTCCTGGTACAGTTGTTGAACTCGGCGGTAGCGAAGAAGTTACAATTTGCGTAGATGATCTTTCGACTAATGTTTTTGGGGTAGTATCAACTCGTCCAGCTTACACAATGAATGCAGGATCCGGGAACGATGCTACACATCCAGCAATTGCTATGACCGGGCGTGTTCCAGTTATGACAATGGGTTTTGTGTCTAAAGGTGATAGACTAGTAAGTGCAGGCAACGGCACAGCTAGAGCAGCAACTTTGGATGAAGTAACAGCATTTAACGTAATCGGCCGTGCGCTAACGAATAAGGAAAGCGACGGTTTTGGTACTGTAGAAGCGATTGTGAAAATTAGTTAATTACTATAAATACATAGATACAAGATGACAACCCAGCTATATAGAAAAATAACTAAAACTACCTAATTGGGAATTCATTATATAGCGTAGGTTACACCTACTAATACAAAGGGAAAAATAATTAATGGCGTACACAGCAGGAGATGTAATCTCACATGCAGATTACAATGATTTCGCTCAAAAAACAGATACAGTTTGGGGCACTGGTGCCGGAACTGACGGCTACGGGCAAACCAACACAATCGGTACAGTAACTGGTGGTGTTACAATTACAGCGACACAATGGGCAACATTGCTAGCAAGAATAACAAGTGCAGCAAACCACCAGGGGTCGACAATTACAGCAATAACAAGTCCGACTGCTGGCGACACTATTTCGGCATATGCTGCATTGGCAACAAACGTTGCAGCGATCCAAAACAATAATAATGCCGCTGCTAGTGGCAGTGATGCTACAGCAACTACTACAACAACTAGTGCGTGGACTGCAACTGCAACAACAAGCAAAACTGTTACATTTGCTAGTGCCGACCAACTGCGTTATTTCTTTAATGCCGGCGGCATGATTAGAATGGGTTTTAGTCGCACAGGCGGAACTGCAAGTGATCAAAACACTTCTTGGACAAACTTATTAGACCAAGCTGGTACAATTGTATTAACAGGATCTGGTAATCCAGGTTTTACTAAAACTATTGCAGGTGTAACTTACACTGGTACTACTAGAATTGGTGGCAGCGGCACCCCATCTACACTAGCCGAGGGAATTGGTGCGTATAACCTTACTGGGACAAACCAAACACTTTACAAACAATTCGCTACTACATACACTTATACGTCAAACTACACTCAAATTGACGCATCAATTAGTGGAAATGTTATTACGTTCACAGTAACGCTAGCTGATGTCAGTGGTCCAAACGTACCCGGCGGACTTGACAGCATCGACGGAACACTTACTATGACTACAACAATTCGTCAACCATCAACTACATACATTGCAAGTACATGGGGTTCAGTAACGCAGAATGCTGCATCTTGGACGCTAACTTAATATTTAAAAATTTAATCAGGTCATTGTTTGCATGCTAACTACTAGCATGCAAACAGACCAACTCTCCCAAAACATTAAAACTAGATTTGATCATCAGCAAGCCAGGATTGTCTTGCGGGAAACGTATCAGGCTAAGATGCTTTTTGCGCATAGTGGCGGTATGTGGAAAGCATCGCCAGACTTGATTGTGTTGTGTGATTGTTGCCAAGATTCACTTGTAGTACTTGAAGATTATTATAATACACCAGTTAGTGTGGATCCGCGTGAACTTAAAAAATTAGCAATGCAGAGATGGCAGGAACAAATGAACGCCTGGCAAGCTGAATACAATGAAATTTCTAAACAAAGATGACAACGGGTGCTTTACTTTTTGCGTTTGACAGTGAAATACAGTATACCAAACTTGCGGTTGAATGTGCTCGTCGAATAAAAGAACACCTCGGCATTCCAGTAACATTAGTCACTGACAAACTTGTTGACTCGGGTATGTTCGATAATCAAGTTATAGTTGATCGAGGCAAAAACACCAATAGGCGATATTTTCATGATAGAAAAGAAACAACAACTTGGTATAACTTCGGCAGAAATGCTGCACTTGACTTGTCTCCTTATGATAGAACGCTATTAGTTGACACAGATTATATGGTCAACAGCGATTCATTAGCGCCGTTACTGGATAGTTCACAGCCCTTCTTGTGTCACAAACATGTGCGAAGTGTACACCAGCCGTCTCCAAGGCTGCAAAAGTTTGGAACAAAAAATTCACACATGTGGTGGGCAACAGTTGTTATTTTTGATCGTCGCAGCCAATTTACACAAGATGTGTTTGATATTTGGAAAATGGTGGAACAAAATTATTCACACTATGGAGCGATGTTTGGATTTAACACTAAACAATATCGCAACGACTTTGCAATAAGCATTGCATTATTACTAGCCAATGGAAATACACACCCACATCAATGTGAAATTCCGTGGCCAATGGCAAATGTAGAAACTGATGTAGAAATTGATTTAGTTGATGATACATGGTGGATCGAATACATCAATGATAAACGCAAAAAGAAAATTTGTGTTAAAAATCATGATCTACATGTTATGTGCAAGAGTTATTTGGAGAAACTGTATGCAGTACGAAGCTGATCGAGGATATCTAATTGTTGCAGGAACTGCTGACAGTGTTGACTATATTTCCTGTGCAGAAACACTTGCAAAAAGTCTTAAGTACTGGCATCCGGATGTAAAGATTTGTCTAGTTACAGATCATGAAAACTATGCAAATCCTCTTTTTGATTATGTTAGGCAATTTCCGCAAGGAAACACAGGCGGCTGGTCCACTGATTGGCAAGTATTTTATGCTAGCCCATTTCACGAAACTGTAAAACTCGAAGCAGACATGGTTGTCAGTGGCCCGATTGATCATTGGTGGCCACTATATCGAAACATGCCAGTTTGGATTAGCACCGGTGCACGAAATTTCCATGGAACCACAACAACTGTGCGAAATTACAGAAAAATATTTGATCATAACAATTTACCTGATGTATATAATGCAATTACTTACTGGAGAGTAAGCCCTGATGCAGAACGATTCTTTAATAATGTAAAACAATGTTTTTACGATTGGGATAAAATTAAACTCAACATCAAGCTAGGAAGCGACGAAATAGCTAATACAGATTTAATTTATGCATTAAATGGCAGCGACTTTGTTACTCCGGGAATTGGTCCTCAAATTGTACACATGAAACCTAGAATACTTGGTACTAGTGCTGACGACTGGGCAAAAGAGCTAACATGGGAAGTAGACGATGGGGTACTACGTATCAACGGGCATAATCAACACGGATTTGTTCACTATCATCAAAAAGAACTAGCACAGCAATTAGGGCAGTACTATGACTGAAGAAGAACTAGCACAATTGTTTGACCAAATAATAGCAGACAATAAACCGGTTGACTATGAATACAGATTGTACTATAATAAAGAAACTGGAGAACCTTTGTTCTACAGTATGGAAGAACATCACGATGGCGATTACATTACAGTAACACAGAAACAGCACAGCGAAGGTCGGTATGATATCCTTGTTCTCAAAGGCAGCATTGTCAGACGAAATGATGCAGTTAGTTGGACAAAACTAGCACCATCCGAGTCGGGTACTAGGTGCAGAGCTGACAATGCAATGATTGTGGATAACAACAGTGATATTAAGTGGGCTAGTAAAACATATTATCTAAAGTAAATACTTTATATAATAAGGAAAATATTAAATGAAGTATATACTAAATGCATTTATTGCAGGACTACTAGTACCAACTACAGTGTTGTCACAAGAACAAGAGACTAAATTTTTTCTTACTACACAACCTTGTGCACCAGTTATTCAAATAACCGACACGATTATGAACAAGTATGGCGAAAAACCTTTGCACAGTGGCAGAGGCATGCAACGGAGTTCATCTGACAGCAAAGAGTATTGGAGTTCAATGATGTTTTTTGTTAACCAAGACTCGGGCACCTGGACCTTGGTAAGTCTGTATGAAGACGGAACAGCGTGTTTGGTTGCTAATGGCGGTGAGTTTAAACCTTACTCAAAGTAAATTATGGAGTTAACATGGATTCAATTGATATTGCCGATTTGGACTGTATCTATCTTTCTTACGATGAACCACAAAAAGAAGAGTTTTGGGTTAAGATACGCAACATGGTTCCGTGGGCAAAACGTGTTGATGGTGTAGAAGGCAGCGATGCTGCACACAAAGCCGCAGCACAAGCAAGTGACACTGAGCGTTTTATATTAATTGACGGCGACAATTTGCCCGAAGAGTCTTTTTTCAATCAAACCATTGAATACAAAGACAGTAGCTACGAAAAAGCAGTTTATCGCTGGAGAGCACGTAATCATGTTAATGGATTGATGTACGGCAATGGCGGTATGAGTTCTTGGACAAAAGAGTTTGTTATGAACATGCGCACACATGAAGCAAGCGAAGGTGCTGATGACACTGATGTAGAGTTTTGTTTTGATCCACTGTACTGGCCGATGTACAATTGCTATTCAACTACACACCCAAATGGAAGTGCTAAACATGCTTGGCGGGCCGGCTTTCGTGAAGGTGTAAAGATGTGCCTTGACAGAGGACGCAAACCAACTGTTGGTGAATTTAAAGAACGAGTACACAGTCGCAATCTCGATCACTTGACCATCTGGCAAAATGTGGGCAGCGATGCAGATTACGGTCTGTGGGCAATTGCCGGTGCAAGACTTGGTACATACAAAACCATGCTCACTGATTGGAACCACAAAGAAGTGCAATGGTTCGATAATCTAGAACAAATTTGGAATGATATAGAAAACACCGATCCACTTAACATAATCGAAGAACATGCTAATGCATTAAACAGACAATTAGATTTGCCAATGAGCACATTTTCTCCAGAGCAGAGTAAGTTTTTTAAACATCACTATCGCAGCAATTGGAACAATAAAAATATCATGACACGAGAAATTGATGTTATTCGCAGCCAAGAAGGTTGGTAATGTGAAAGAGTTGTTTGCTAATCTTGACGCTAACTACAGGCATACATTGAAAGCAATGCCACGGGGCCAGACTGAATCTCGCCCAATCACATTTAGTTGCAATGTTCCGCATAAAGTTGTATCAATTGATGATAACTTAAATTGTTTAGTATGCCTGTGTGATGGATGGCTTCCGCTTCCTGTAGGACAAGTACATGATTTTGAAAGTTTAGTTGACGTATTTTCTAGTCCAAAAGCAAAAATTCTACAAGATGATGTTGACGCAAAAAACTATACATGGTGTGCTGTGCAACATTGCGGAATTAAATACGGCAACATCGAGCAATCGCATTACGAATTAGCCATTAACATTGATAGAAGTTGTAATTTACAATGTCCTAGTTGTCGTCGAGACAAGTTTATGTTAACATCGGGACCAATGTACGACAAGAAGATCGCAGCATCAAATCGAATTTTAAGTTGGCTAGAAAAATTCGATGATAAGATTAACATTGTACTAAGCGGTGATGGAGATCCACTGGCTAGCTTGGTTGTTCGCCCAATAATTAAAAACTGGAAGTACAAACCTAATCAAACTCTTATACTAAAAACTAACGGGTTGTTATTACGGAAACAACTTCAAAACACTGAAATTCTTAAAAATGCATTTTTAAGTATAAGCATTGACGCTGGTAGTAAAGAAGTTTTTGAAAGTATTCGTCGTGGCGGTAATTGGGAAGTTTTACTAGACAATTTTGATTTTTTAGTTAAGAATGACAAGCAACAAGTCACTACATTGAATTTTACTATACAAAATGATAATTATCTTGATTTAGAAAACTTTGTAGAGCTTTGTGAAAAATATCAGTTTCAGGGTTCTGTGGCTAAATTAGATGACTGGGGAACCTGGAATGATAAAACAGTTTCTAATCCAGACGAATGGACTCAAGAAAATGGTTACTTTTTTGAACATGATGTGTTACACTTAGAGCATGAGAATTACGAAGCAGCTAGACAAATATGCACCAAGTTTTTAAATCATCCACTAGTGGGTATGAATCCGTCGGTGTTGGAAAGATTGTAATGACTGGAGGAATGGTAATTGGATTTTATCCTGGTGCAGGTGGGCATAGGTATTATAATTCACTAATCAATCGATCATTTGGTAAATCAGAGACAGTTTATGATAATGCCCCAACTGATTACAACGCACGTTACACAACCAATCAATCACATTCAACATATACAGATATAGTTAGCAGTCATTGTGTAAACTACACAACATTAAAAAATTGTTATGTAAATCAAAATAATTTTACAATTATTCGAAGTGACCTTAAACGGAGTTTGTTTAGAGAATATAGATTAATTGGAAGAGAAAGATATTTACGAAATAAAATACAAGCAGAACCTGACTCTGTTAAACTTGAGCATTATCAACATTATAAAGATAGCGCATGGCCAGATGTGTACACTATTAAACAGTATTACAGTTTGCCTGCATGGATTCAGAATGAAGTTAACAACGACCGCAAGCAGGTAGCAGAGAACATTGATTTTTTAGCAGCAGAAGCCACAATAGAATTTCACTACGATTATTACAACCAATACCCGTTTGAAATTGGCGGCGCTAAAATTGTTGATATTGATCAAGATGACAACGAATTTTGTGCCGTTATGAGACAAGAGCTTGCAGTACCATTCTCTGAAGAATTTAATCAAGCATGGGAGAACATAGTTGGTTAATAGTTATACAGGATTTGGCAAACTACGTGAAGTTTGGTTAGGTGATTGCTACCCTGCAGAGTTTTATTCCGATTATGCACCAGCAGTGCGTGATGCATTTGAGCGTATAACCGAAATAACAAAGGAAGATCTTGCAAACATTGAATCTGTACTTACAGGGCTTAATGTACAGGTACGCAGACCTGTGTTTTCTAATAACAAAGAAGATTATACAAACAACAACGGTGCGCTGATTAAACCGCCGATCATGCCACGTGATGATAACTTGGTATTAGGAAAACAGTTTTTTCATTTACGAAACCGATATCGTGTTGACCCCTGGCAGTCACATTTACCTGACAGTGTCGAAACCATTACAGCAGAACTTGAATGTTTGCAACCTCCTAGTATTGTTCGCTGCGGCAGAGATTTGTATATCGATCGAGACTCGCATCAACACATATGGGGAATGGTAGGCAGTACGTTTTTAGACTGGGCACAAGACTACCGAGTGCATATTATTGATACAGGCGGACACAGTGATGGTGTTTTTTGCCCAGTGGCACCTGGGATTATTGTTGCAAGTTGCTGGATGGAGGAGTACAGTCAAACTTTTCCTGGCTGGGAAGTATTCCAATTACCAAAGGAACGTGTTGAACATTTTGGCAAATGGTGGATAGATGATCACACTGTGTCTAACAACAACGAGTTTGCCGACCATATAAATAAATTCGCAATCGATTGGATTGGGGACTTTACAGAAACACAATTTAGTGTTAATATGTTAGTAGTAGATTCAAAGACTGTAATCAGTGTAAATGAAAATCGTGAACTAAATGACTTTTTAGATCAACGTGGGATTAATGTCATTATTGCACCATTCCGTGCCAAGAGCTTCTGGGACGGGGGATTGCATTGTCTAACAGTAGACACAGTTCGCGACGATACACAACAGGATTTTTTTCCCGAGCGCGGCAACAGAAATTATTTGGATTGGATGTAATGCAAAACAAAGGCGACGAAGTCGATGCAGACTTTAAAAGTAAATTTTTAAGTGATGCAGAAATTGCACAACAAAAATTAGACACAGTAAGTCCTAGCATGTGTCTTGCTAAGTGGAAGCAACTCAGCTTGCACCTTACCACTGGAATGAACAACAGTTGTTATCATCCGCCATTACACAGGGCAGATGCAGTAGCTATTAAGAAAAATCCTAGTGCGTTACATAATACGGACTATAAAAAGCAACAACGCAAGCTAATGCTAGAAGGTGTGCGACCAAACGAATGTGACTACTGCTGGAAGATGGAAGACAACGGAAAACTAAGCGATAGGCATTATCGCAGTGGCGAACCATGGGCAATTAAAGACTTTGAAAAAATAACAAATGCAAATTGGGATGAAGATATCACTCCTAGTTATGTTGAAGTAGACTTTAACAGTGCATGCAATCTAAGTTGTAGCTATTGTTCACCACAATATAGTTCGACTTGGATGGCCGAAACAGAAAAGCATGGTGCTTGGCCAACTAGTACACCACACAATGATCCTGCACACTTTACAGGAGAACGCAAGCCTATACCTGCTAGGGAATACAATCCATATGTAGAAGCCTTTTGGGAATGGTGGCCTACCTTGTATCCAGAGTTAGAACACTTTCGGATGACAGGCGGTGAGCCACTAATGGATAAAAATACATATCGAGTATTTGATCATGTGTTAGCTAATCCCAAACCAGACTTGCATTTAAGTACAACATCTAACTTTAGTGTAGATGAAAAATTGTGGCAAAAATACAAAAATTATGTATACAAGTTGTGCAGTACACACGGCAATGTAGAACACTTCATGCAGTATGTGAGCTTGGACGGGATGTTCGAACAAGTAGAATATGTACGGCACGGGCTTGACTTTGAGCTGTTGTGGGACAGAGTGCATCAATTCTTGCGTGATATACCAGAACGTAATAGTGTTACATTTATTGTAACAATGAGTAATCTAAGCGTGACCACGCTGCACAAATTGTTTGCTGCTATACTTGAACTAAGACAAACATACAGCACAACATATCAACGAGTGTGGTTTGATACCCCAGTGTTGCGTACACCAACTTGGCAAAGTTTGCAACTGCTACCTGAGAGCTATGTATATGAACTTGAAGCTATCAAGACTTGGATGCTAGATAATCTTGAAACTGAAGCCACCCGGTTTCACGGATTTAAGGACTATGAAGTTAACCGTTTGGACAGAGACATTGCCTGGATGCGCAATGGGCAAAAATTATCTCCAGAATACATTAATCGTAATAAAGCAGATTTCTATAGGTTTTTCAACGAGCATGACCGTCGACGCAACACAGACTTTTTAAGAACATTCCCAGAAATGACAGACTGGTGGAATGATTGTAAATATCAAGCCATTAACACATAAGAGATACATACATTATGCCCAAGCAAAATAACGAAACAGATTTACAATATAAAAATCGGGTGCTCGATCCATTGAGTTCCAGTATGTGCGGAGCTAAATGGTACAACGCTACTATATGGCTAGGATCAGGAATGACCACTAGCTGTCACCATCCTTTGCCTCATCATATATCTGTTGAAGAAGTGCAAGCAAACCCAAAAGCATTACACAACACTCCTCGCAAAAAAGAAGAACGTAGACAAATGCAATGCGGCGAACGCCCAAGCGGATGCGAATATTGCTGGAAAATTGAGGACATTGGCAGAGATAATATATCTGACAGAACATATAAAAGTGTAATCTACTCAGATGAAGATTTGCAATCAGCACATGCACTGGATTATAACGAAGATGTTGATCTTAAAACATTGGAAATTGCATTTGATAGAACTTGTCAGTTTGCTTGCAGTTATTGCAATCCAGCATTTAGTTCAACCTGGGTTAAAGATCTGAAAAAACACGGTGCATACGAAGATTTAATCAGTGATGGTCGCAATCATTTTACGCACACACATGACAGTAATCAACTGTACACTTACAACGAAACAAACCCATACATTGAAGCGTTTTTTAAATGGTGGGAAAGCGACTTGCATAGAACACTCGACGAATTACGTATCACAGGCGGCGAACCAGCAATGAGCGGCCACTTGTGGAAGTTGCTTGACTGGTTTAAAGAAAATAAAGGCGCAAGCACCACACGAATTGCAATCAACAGTAACTTGGGCCTTGCTACTGCTGATATGGAAAAATTGCTTGACAGAGCTGCTAGTGCGCCACTGGACATTTATACATCAAATGAAAGTATGCCAGTACAAGCAGAATACATCCGTGACGGACTAGAATGGGAAACTTGGGATCGAAACATGCACATGTTGGCCAATTCGGGTAAAATACGTGGGTTGCACAATATGTGCACAATCAACGCATTGTGCTTGGAAACACTTCCTGAGTTTTTGGATTATCTACTAACATTCAAACAAACGTATGGCAGAGATTTCCCAAGCTTTACGTTAAACATTTTACGTTTTCCTAGTTTCCAAAGCCCATTGGTATTGCCAGACGAAATTCGAATGTTGCATAAAGATCGTTTGCAAAATTGGCTAAACACAAACAGAGACAATACATTATTGCACGAACATGAAATTAACCAAACTGAACGATTGATTGACTATCTTGATGTTGTTAAAACACCACACAGCGACACATTTGATATGCCAAAACTACACAACGACTTTAAACGTTTTTATACACAGTACGACAAGCGCAGAGGTAAAGACTTTGCTACTGCATTTCCTAGCATGAAAGATTGGTACAATGAGCTATAGTTATAACAGTGCCGATCCAATTAAGATTAGGCTAGCAGATGTAAGTGAAAGAGAACGTGAACTTCTGTCTGAAAGTAAAACATTTTGTATGTACCCGTGGATACACTTGCATGCTTATCCTACAGGCGAAGCATACCCTTGTTGTCATGCCGAAATGGGTGTTGGTCAAGTTGGAAACTGCAAAAACAACACAATGGAAGAGATTTGGAATAGCCCAGAGCAAAAGCAACTGCGCAAAGACATGCTGTTAGAACAAGAAAACCCTGCGTGTGGACGTTGTTACGAACAAGAGAAAAGTGGATTCTTTAGTGGCCGTCAAAGTGC